CCTTGAACGCCTGTGGCTCCCTGTACTCCAGTTTCGCCTTGGACTCCTGTTTCACCTTGAACACCAGTTTCGCCTTGGACTCCAGTTTGACCTTGAACGCCTGTGGCTCCTTGAACCCCAGTTTCGCCTTGGACTCCAGTAGCTCCTTGGACTCCTGTTTCACCTTGGACCCCTGTGGCTCCCTGTACCCCAGTTTCACCTTGGACTCCTGTGGCTCCTTGGACTCCTGTTTCACCTTGAACGCCTGTGGCTCCTTGAACGCCTGTGGCTCCTTGAACCCCAGTTTCGCCTTGGACTCCTGTGGCTCCTTGGACACCAGTTTCGCCTTGGACTCCAGTAGCTCCTTGAACGCCTTGAACTCCTGTGGCTCCTTGGACTCCTGTTTCACCCTGAACACCTGTTTGACCTTGAACCCCTGTGGCTCCCTGTACCCCAGTTTCACCTTGAACCCCTGTGGCTCCTTGAACTCCTGTGGTTCCTTGTATTCCTGTTAGACCTACTAGACCTTGAATTCCTCTTGCACCAGTTACTCCCTGAACGCCAGTCGCTCCTTGAACGCCTGTGGTTCCTTGAATCCCTGTGGCTCCTTGGACTCCTGTGGCTCCTTGGACACCAGTCTCACCTTGGACACCAGTCTCACCTTGGACACCAGTCTCACCTTGGACTCCAGTTTCGCCTTGGACTCCTGTGGTTCCCTGAACTCCTGTTTCACCTTGAACTCCAGTGGTTCCTTGTACACCTTGGACTCCTGTTTCACCTTGAACTCCAGTGGTTCCCTGAACTCCTGTTTCGCCTTGAACCCCTGTGGCTCCTTGAACCCCTGTTTCACCTTGGACTCCAGTGGCTCCTTGAACCCCTGTTTCACCTTGGACTCCAGTGGCTCCTTGAACTCCTGTTTCGCCTTGAACCCCAGTCTCACCTTGAACACCTGTGGCTCCTTGAACCCCAGTTTCGCCTTGGATTCCCTGTACCCCAGTTTCACCTTGGACTCCTGTGGTTCCTTGAACCCCAGTTTCACCTTGGACTCCTGTATTGCCTTGAACTCCTGTGGTTCCTTGAACCCCAGTTTCACCTTGGACTCCTGTTTGACCTTGAACGCCTGTGGCTCCTTGGACTCCAGTTTCACCTTGGACTCCTGTTTGACCTTGAACGCCTGTGGCTCCTTGAACTCCAGTTTCACCTTGGACTCCTTGGACTCCTGTGGCTCCTTGAACTCCAGTCTCACCTTGGACTCCTGTTTGACCTTGAACTCCAGTTTCACCTTGGACTCCTGTCGCACCTTGAACCCCAGTGGTTCCTTGAACTCCTGTGGCTCCTTGGACTCCTGTTTCACCTTGGACTCCTGTGGCTCCTTGGACTCCTGTTTCACCTTGGACTCCTGTGGCTCCCTGAACTCCAGTTTGACCTTGGACACCTTGGACTCCTGTTTCGCCTTGGACTCCTGTGGCTCCTTGAACCCCAGTTTCGCCTTGAACTCCAGTTTCACCTTGGACTCCAGTAGCTCCTTGAACTCCTGTGGCTCCTTGAACCCCAGTTTCACCTTGGACTCCAGTTTCGCCTTGAACGCCTTGGACTCCTGTGGCTCCTTGAACCCCAGTTTCGCCTTGGACTCCAGTTTCACCTTGGACTCCAGTAGCTCCTTGAACTCCAGTTTCGCCTTGAACTCCAGTTTCGCCTTGAACTCCAGTCATCCCCTGAACGCCTGTGGCTCCTTGAACCCCAGTTTCACCTTGGACTCCTGTGGTTCCTTGAACTCCTGTTTCACCTTGAACGCCTTGAACGCCTGTGGTTCCTTGAACCCCAGTTTCACCTTGAACACCTGTTTGACCTTGGACTCCAGTTTCACCTTGGACTCCCTGAACCCCTGTGGCTCCTTGAACTCCTGTGGCTCCTTGAACCCCAGTTTCACCTTGAACGCCTGTGGTTCCTTGAACCCCTTGAACCCCTGTATTTCCTTGAACTCCAGTATTACCTTGAACCCCTGTGACTCCTTGAAAACCTGTAGCTCCTTGAATTCCTGTTTCAAAAATATTTAAAATAACGCCCGGAACCCCTGTGGCTCCTTGTACGCCTGTTCTCCCATCTACTCCTGTAAAACCTTGAGCACCTTGAAAACCTGTTACACCAGCGACTCCTGTGGCTCCTTGAACCCCAGTAGTTCCATGTACGCCTGTTTCACCTTGGACTCCTTGAACCCCAGTTTCACCTTGGACTCCAGTCATCCCCTGAACGCCTGTGGCTCCTTGAACCCCTGTTTCACCTTGGACTCCTTGGACTCCAGTTTCACCTTGAACGCCTGTGGCTCCTTGAACCCCAGTTTCGCCTTGGATGCCAGTTGTTCCTTGAACTCCAGTGGCTCCTTGAACCCCTGTTTCGCCTTGGACTCCAGTTTCACCTTGGACTCCTTGAACTCCAGTCGCTCCTTGAACTCCAGTTTCGCCTTGGACTCCAGTAGTTCCTTGAACCCCAGTTTCGCCTTGGACTCCAGTAGTTCCTTGGACTCCAGTAGTTCCTTGAACCCCAGTTTCGCCTTGGACTCCTGTGGCTCCTTGAACCCCTGTTTCGCCTTGGACTCCAGTAGCTCCTTGAACGCCTGTTTCGCCTTGAACTCCTGTTTCACCTTGTACGCCTTGAACCCCAGTTTCGCCTTGGACTCCTGTGGCTCCTTGAACCCCTGTTTCGCCTTGGACTCCAGTCGCTCCTTGAACGCCTGTTTCACCTTGGACTCCAGTCGCTCCTTGAACGCCTGTTTCACCTTGGACTCCAGTTTCGCCTTGAACCCCAGTTTCGCCTTGGACACCAGTGGCTCCTTGAACGCCTGTTTCACCTTGGACTCCAGTTTCACCTTGGACTCCGGTTTCGCCTTGGACTCCAGTAGCTCCTTGAACGCCTGTTTCACCTTGGACTCCAGTTTCACCTTGGACTCCTGTGGCTCCTTGAACGCCTGTGGCTCCTTGAACTCCTGTTTCGCCTTGGACTCCAGTAGCTCCTTGGACTCCTTGAACTCCTGTCGCACCTTGAACCCCAGTTTCGCCTTGGACTCCAGTAGCTCCTTGGACTCCAGTAGCTCCTTGGACTCCTTGAACTCCTGTCGCACCTTGGACTCCAGTTTCGCCTTGGACTCCTGTAGCTCCTTGAATACCAGTGTCCCCTTGGACACCTGTGCCTCCAGAAGTTCCGAAAACTCCTGTTACACCTTGAATACCCTGAACTCCTGTATCTCCTTGAATACCTGTAGTTCCTTGAACTCCAGTTTCACCTTTTATACCTGTTTCACCTTGAACCCCAGTGGCTCCTTGGACTCCTTGGACTCCTGTGGCTCCTTGAACTCCAGTTTGTCCTTGAACACCTGTGGTTCCTTGAACCCCAGTTTCACCTTGAACACCTGTGGCTCCTTGTACCCCAGTTTCGCCTTGAACGCCTGTGGCTCCTTGGACTCCAGTTTCACCTTGGATTCCTTGAACGCCTGTGGCTCCTTGAATACCTGTTTGTCCTTGAATACCTGTTTGTCCTTGAATACCTGTTTGTCCTTGGACTCCTGTGACTCCTATAGGACCTTGTACGCCTATTGAACCTGTCGCACCTTGAACTCCAGTTTCACCTTGGACTCCTTGGACTCCAGTAGCTCCTTGAACCCCTGTTTCGCCCTGAACTCCTGTGGTTCCTTGAACTCCTGTGGTTCCCTGAACTCCTGTGGCTCCTTGGACTCCAGTAGCTCCTTGAACCCCTGTTTCGCCCTGAACTCCTGTGGTTCCTTGAACACCTGTAGTTCCTTGGACTCCAGTTTCGCCCTGAACTCCTGTGGCTCCTTGGACTCCAGTTTCGCCCTGAACTCCTGTGGCTCCTTGGACTCCAGTTTCGCCCTGAACTCCAGTTTCTCCCTGAACTCCTGTGGCTCCTTGAACCCCTGTTTCACCTTGAACGCCTGTGGTTCCTTGAACTCCAGTTTCGCCTTGAACGCCTGTGGCTCCTTGGACTCCAGTTTCGCCTTGAACGCCTGTGGCTCCCTGTATCCCAGTTTCACCTTGGACTCCTGTAGTACCTTGAACGCCAGTGGCTCCTTGGACTCCAGTTTCTCCCTGAACTCCAGTTTCACCTTGAACGCCTGTGGTTCCTTGGACCCCAGTTTCGCCTTGAACGCCTGTGGCTCCTTGGACTCCAGTTTCACCTTGAACGCCTGTGGCTCCTTGGACTCCAGTCGCTCCTTGAACCCCTGTTTCACCTTGAACGCCTGTGGTTCCTTGGACCCCAGTTTCGCCTTGGACTCCTGTGGCTCCTTGAACTCCGGTTTCACCTTGGACTCCTGTGGCTCCTTGAACTCCAGTTTCACCTTGGATACCTGTTAGACCTACTGGACCTTGGATTCCTCTTGCACCAGTTACACCTTGAACTCCCGTCGCACCTTGAACGCCTGTTACCCCTTGGACTCCTGTATGACCTTGGACTCCTGTTGCTCCTTGGATGCCTTGGATACCAGTTGAACCTAAATAACCATCTACTTTTGTAATTACAAATTCAACCTGACTTACATTTGCGTTTGTTACACCATCGTCAGCTTTGACTTCAAATCGAACAATCCCTGATTGGTTTAAATCAAGAACTGCTATACCTTTAGCTGTAGGAGTTAAGGTAAAAACAGCATCAGTTCCAGAAACTAAATTACCGTTAAAAGTAATTTGATAATAAAGAGAGTTACCTGTTCCGAACGAACCTTTAGAAACCCATGAAATGTTATAGTAACCTTCTACTAAATTAATCTCAGTAGCATTAACGCCTCTGCTTATAACAGAGTTATCACTTTCGACATAAATATTATCAAAAGAAACCGCTGTATATTGATCTGTTATGTTTATAAAAGATGATCTGTATTGTGCTGTGGCGAGAGGAACACCTGAAAGACCTGTGGCTCCTTGGACTCCAGTGTTTCCTTGAACTCCTGTGGCTCCTTGGACTCCAGTTTCTCCCTGTACGCCTTGTACGCCAGTTGTTCCCTGAACGCCTGTTTGACCTTGAACCCCTGTTTCACCTTGGATGCCAGTTTCTCCCTGAACACCTTGTACGCCAGTTTCGCCTTGGACTCCTGTGGCTCCTTGGACTCCTGTTTCACCTTGGATGCCAGTTTCTCCCTGAACACCTTGTACGCCTGTGGCTCCTTGGACTCCAGTTTCGCCTTGAACTCCTGTGGCTCCTTGAACTCCAGTTTCGCCTTGGACTCCTGTGGCTCCTTGAACTCCAGTTTCGCCTTGGACTCCTGTTTGACCTTGAACCCCAGTTTCACCTTGGATGCCTTGTACACCTGTTTGACCTTGGACTCCAGTTTCACCTTGGATGCCTTGAACGCCTGTGGCTCCTTGGACTCCAGTTTCACCTTGAACTCCTGTGGCTCCTTGGACTCCCGTTTCACCTTGGATACCTTGAACTCCAGTTTCACCTTGGATGCCTTGAACTCCAGTTTCACCTTGGATGCCTTGAACCCCAGTTTCACCTTGGACTCCTGTGGCTCCTTGAACTCCTGTTTCACCTTGAACGCCTGTTTCACCTTGGACACCTTGGACACCTGTGGCTCCTTGAACCCCAGTTTCACCTTGGATACCTTGAACCCCAGTTTCACCTTGGACACCTTGGACACCTGTGGCTCCTTGAATCCCAGTTTCACCATTGATTCCAGCTACGCCTGTTTCACCTTGGATACCTTGAACCCCAGTTTCACCTTGAATACCAGTTCCTCCAGAGGTTCCTGCTATACCTGTGGCTCCTTGAACCCCAGTTTCACCTTGAATACCAGTTCCTCCAGAAGTTCCTGCTATACCTGTGGCTCCTTGAACCCCAGTTTCACCTTGAATACCAGTCTCACCTTGAACTCCAGTTTCACCTTGGATGCCCTGTACACCGGTGGCTCCCTGTACTCCCGTCTCACCTTGAACGCCCGTTTCCCCTTGAACGCCCTGTACACCTGTGGCTCCTTGGACTCCGGTTTCGCCTTGGACTCCAGTCATCCCTTGTAAAGCTTGTGAACCTGTAATTAGGTTGTTTGAAATTTGAAGAAGGACTTCATCATTTGTTGAATCCGAAATTTTAAAAGCACCTGATTCAGAAGATAATTTAATATCGCCAATGAAAATAGAGTTACCCGATAGATGTAAATCTCTAAATCTAAGACCTGTTGCTCCTAAATCCTGAGAAGCGTCAGTTTTTGGTAAAATATCTCCATTATCATTTATAAATATATTTGAATTTTGAACCTGACCGTCTGTTCCATTAAATCTGGCGACTGACTCATCGTCAGATTCAATTAACGGTATTCCTCCTGCCCCAGTTGCTCCCTGTGCCCCTGTCTGACCTTGGATACCTTGCACACCAGTTTCGCCTGTTCCCGTTACCCCTTGGACTCCAGTGGCTCCTTGAATACCTGTAACCCCTATAGGTCCTTGTAAACCCACGGTTCCTGTGGCTCCTTGGACACCTGTTTCGCCTTGGACTCCTGTGGTTCCTTGAACCCCAGTTTCGCCCTGAATACCAGTTCCTCCAGAGGTTCCTGCTATACCTGTGGCTCCTTGGATGCCTTGGACTCCTGTTTCGCCCTGAACCCCTGTTTCACCTTGAACGCCGGTGGCTCCTTGAACCCCTGTTTCGCCCTGAACTCCTGTTTCGCCCTGAACTCCTGTGGTTCCTTGGACTCCTGTTTCGCCCTGAACTCCTGTGGCTCCTTGAACTCCTGTGGTTCCTTGGACACCTGTTTCGCCTTGGACTCCTGTGGTTCCTTGAACCCCTGTTTCGCCCTGAACCCCTGTGGCTCCTTGAACCCCTGTGGTTCCTTGGACACCTTGAACTCCTGTAGTTCCTTGAACTCCAGTTTCACCTTGGACTCCTTGAACTCCTGTGGTTCCTTGAACCCCTGTTTCGCCTTGGACTCCTGTTTCGCCTTGGACTCCAGTTTCGCCTTGGACTCCCGTCGCACCTTGGACTCCTGTATTTCCTTGAACTCCTGTGGTTCCTTGGACTCCTGTGGTTCCTTGAACTCCTGTGGTTCCTTGAACCCCTGTTTCGCCCTGAACTCCTGTGGCTCCTTGAACACCAGTATTTCCTTGAACTCCTGTGGCTCCTTGAACCCCTGTTTCACCCTGAACCCCTGTGGTTCCTTGGACACCTGTGGTTCCTTGGACTCCTTGAACACCAGTTTCACCTTGTACTCCAGTCGCTCCTTGAACTCCTGTGGTTCCTTGAACCCCTGTTTCGCCTTGAACCCCTGTGGCTCCTTGAACCCCTGTATTACCTTGAACTCCTGTGGCTCCTTGGACTCCGGTTTCGCCTTGAACCCCTGTGGCTCCTTGAACCCCTGTATTACCTTGAACTCCTGTTTCGCCTTGAACGCCAGTGGCTCCTTGAACGCCAGTGGCTCCTTGAACTCCTGTTTCGCCTTGAACCCCTGTGGCTCCTTGAACCCCTGTGGCTCCTTGAACACCTGTATTTCCTTGTACTCCTGTGGCTCCTTGGACTCCAGTTTCACCTTGGATTCCAGTGGTTCCCTGAACTCCTGTGGCTCCTTGAACTCCTGTGGCTCCCTGAACCCCAGTTTCGCCTTGGACTCCTGTGGCTCCTTGAACTCCTGTTTCGCCTTGAACCCCTGTGGCTCCTTGAACTCCTGTTTCGCCTTGAACCCCTGTCGCTCCTTGAACTCCTGTTTCGCCTTGAACCCCTGTCGCTCCTTGAACGCCAGTGGCTCCTTGAACCCCTGTTTCGCCTTGGATTCCTGTATTACCTTGGACTCCTGTGGCTCCTTGAACCCCTGTTTCGCCTTGAACCCCTGTGGCTCCTTGAACTCCGGTTTCACCTTTAACACCTGTGAATCCGCTAGGTCCTGTTTGACCTTGATTACCCATTATACCTTGTTGACCTGTTATCCCTTGAACTCCAGTGTTACCTTGAACGCCTGTGAATCCGCTAGGTCCTGTTTGACCTTGGATACCCTGAACACCTCTTTCTCCCAGAGGACCTTGAATACCTGTCGCTCCTTGTGTTCCTACACCCGTTGCTCCTGAAATACCTGCAATACCTGTGGAACCTTGGATTCCTGTAGTTCCTTGAACTCCTGTATTTCCTTGAATACCTGTGGTTCCTACAATTCCTGTTGGACCCTCTACACCTTGTACCCCTGTTGCTCCCTGTGCTCCGACACCTGTTTGACCTTGAATTCCTTCAATACCTGTCGCTCCCTGCAAGCCTGCAACCCCAGTGGCTCCTTGAACACCTGTCAAACCTTGTGCAGGTTGAATCGTTGCAAAGGAAGGTTTCCACTCCATTGTTTGAGCATCATAAAAAAAGAAAGTGTCCAAATCATTTACGTAGCGAACTTCTTTGTCTTGTGGATTCACAACAGACAAAAGTTCCGCATAAGTTTGAACAGCATTTGTAATCGCACCAGCTAATAAATCTTGAAATGACATTTATTCTTCCTAATCAATTCAGGTTTAAAGGTTATATTTTATGTATTAAATATCCATCTTTTAATTATATTGACATTTTACGGTAATTGTCGAAAATTTAATCACAATGTTTTTTAAAAAACAAATCAAAAATTCAACATCACTCTTTAAAAATAATATAAAAGGATTACCCTTATGACAACGCTAACACTTTGCATGATTGTAAAAAATGAAGAAGAAGTTATCGAGCGTTGTTTAAATTCTATTGAAAGTTTATGTGATGAAATCATTATTGCAGATACAGGCTCTACTGACAAAACATTAGAAATTGTGAGTAGGTATCCTAAAGTAAAAATAGTTCACTTTAACTGGATTGATGACTTTTCTGCCGCTAGAAATTTTTCGTTCAGACATGCTACCAAAGATTTAATACTATGGTTAGACGCAGACGATGTTATTAAATCAAAAGATTTAAAAATATTAAATTCTATAAAAGAGAAAAGTATTAACGAATTACCTGATTGCTACATCGCTAAATATCAGTATGCTCATGATGATTTCGATAATGTTACGGTATCTTTATCCAGAGAGAGAATTTTTAAGAGATCAGCGAACCCTGTTTGGATGTATAGAATTCATGAATGTGTTCCACTTTCAGGATTCAAAAAAATAGAAAATATTGACTTTGAAGTGCATCATTACAAAACTCAAAAGCAAATAGTTAGAGCGGAAGGTAGAAATTTAAAGATTTTAAAAGAATGTTGCGAAAATCCAACTACAAGATGTTCAAGATATGAGTTCTATTACGGAAAAGAATTAGCAGATCACGGAAAATGGGACGAGGCGACAAAATGGTTAAAATATTACCTAGACCATTGGGATTATTATGAAGACGCTTATTTTGCTACATATAAATTAGCAGAAATAGAATTTAACAAAAAAGATTACGACAAAGCTGCACATTATTGCTTTGATGCTTTGAAGTTAGATCAAAGACGTGCGGATTTATTTTGTTTTTTGGGTTTAATCTACATTAATAAACAAAGATGGGATTTAGCTAAATTTTGGTATAGTACCGCTTTGATTATGCCCTATCCAACAGATAGTTTAGGCTTTTTTAATATGACTTATCATACATTCACTCCACATTTTCAACTAAGTTATGTTTACTCGATGTTAAAAGATTGGAAAAAAGCCCTTGAGCATATAGAAGAAGCTTTAAAATTTAGACCTTCAGACAAAAACGCACTCTTTAACAAAGAAGTTATACAAAATAACTTATACCCTCCGACTAAAAAACCTAAAAAAGTGGCTGTATATATACCCTTCGCCTATGATGAAAACAATCCGAACATTAGACTTAGAAAAATTAACATTCAAAAAGCATTAAAGAAAAATGGGTTCGATTCTGAAATTGTTACAAATTTTGATAAGCTTGACTATTTTGATTATGTTTTTTCACACTCCCCGTTTTCAAACCAAGAACTGAGAAAGTTAAAGTCAAACGGAAAAATAATCGCTATTGATATGGCTGAAGGCATTTTTGACGAAAATTTTCTAAAATCATTGAAAGAATATAATTTAGTTTTTTGTTCAAGTTCAAAATTGCAAAACGTGGCTAAAAATTATAATCTGAACTCTATTCATCTATCAGATAGTTTTGAAGGAAATTAAAATGGTAACAGTAGGATATTGTGCAATGGGTGGCGGAATTTACGCTGCTAAACAATTAAGACCTTTAATTGAATCATTAGGGATGAGATTGTTCATAATTACTGAATGGGATGAAGCAGACATTCCTTGGAATAAAGATACCTATCTCCAAGAGCTTGCCAAATTTGATATTCTCATTTGCCCTATCGACCATTATAAATTCCCATACAAAGGAAACAACAAACTTTCTCAATATATGTACTTGAAAAAGCCTGTTATAGCCTCCCCTCTACAAAGTTACAAAGAAATTGTTATAAACGGAGAGAATGGTTTTATTGCTGATAAAATGGAAGATTGGTTTAAATATCTAACACTTTTACGAGACAACCCAGATTTAAGAAATTCGATTGGTGAAAAAGCTTTTGAAACTGTAAAACATAAATTCTCTCCATCTTTTTTGTCTGAAAAAATGTATGAATGTTTTAAAGAAGTAGAAAACACTATTGATATTATTATTCCAAATTACAACAACAAAAAATATCTTTTAAAAACTTTAGAGTCTTTAAAAGAAAATACCAAAAACAGTTTTGTCGTTCACGTTGTAGATTCTAGCACAGAAGATATTTCCGAAATTTCAAATTACCTAGCCTCTTCAGGTATGAGATACAGCTTCAAAAAATTTAATGAAAGAACTTGCTTTAGCAAACAGGTCAATTGGGGAATCGAAAATTCAAGCAATAGCTTAATTTTAATCGGAAACAATGATTTGCTTTTTACTAAAAATTGGGATGAACCTTTAGTTTCTTTTTTAAAAGATAACCCTAATGCAATGGTTGGACCTTTATCTAACTGTGACAAGTATTGGCTACATAATCATAACCTTATTACCAATAAAGGTTTAAGTCTTGAACCCGGAATACATTCGGTTGATGACTTTGATATTGATGACTTTTATTTTTCTCAAAACAACTTTAAAAAAGATGAAAGGGTACAACGAGAAAAGTTAGCTTTTTATTGCACAATGTTTAACCGTAAACTTGTTAGCAAAATCGGAATCCTAGACCCAGAATATGTAAATGGGGGAGAAGACTTCGATTATTGCTACCGAGCTAAAAAAGCAGGTTGGTCTTTTTATACAATTCACCAATCTTTTGTATTTCATTTTGGTGGAAAAACTCGAAAAGTTAATGAAAATGAAAATTACAACAGGCATCATGAAGAGGATGTTTTTAACAACACAAGATTAAAAAAGAAGTTAGGTAAGTCTGTTTTAGCTTTTTACCTTGGAGCAGGATGGGAGAAATGGGATGAAACTAATTTAATTGAAGGTGGAATAGGAGGCTCTGAAACAGCGGCTATTTGGATGGCTAGAGAACTTTCTAAGTTTGGATACCAAGTTAAACTTTTTGCAGACCCAAAAACAGAACACATGGATTCTAGCGGAGACGACGTAGAATATATCCATTGGAGCAAGTGGGAAAATTTTGCTAAAACTACCTTCATTGATTTCTTAATATCATCAAGAACTGTTGCACCTTTTCACAATTTAATTCACGCTTATAAGAAATACGTTTGGGTTCATGATGTATTTATTAATCCTGATAGAAACCACAATGTATTTGTAAACGACGTTACAAATTACTTGTGCCTGTCAGAATGGCATAAAAATTATTTAAACTATCACCATAGCATACCTCTTGAAAAAATATACATAACGGCTAACGGTATAGATGAAACACGCTATCAAAAAGATATTGAGCGTAATCCATCTCAGATATTTTATTCCTCTAGTCCTGATAGAGGATTGGATACTCTTCTTTATTGTGCTGATTTCATTAAAGAGTATGTTCCAAATTTTAAAGTCGTTGTAGCCTACGGATTTAATAATTGGGAAAAAGCTGTCAGGTTCAGAAATAACCCTTCTGAAGTTGAAGCGATGGAAAATTTAAAAAAACAGCTACAAAAACCTTATGTCGAATATGTAGGAAGAGTAGATCAAAAAAAACTTGCTGAAATTCAACTTCAAAGTAGTGGGTGGTTTTACCCTACAAAATTCCATGAAACTTTTTGTATAACCGCTACTGAAGCAGGATGGAGCGGTAATCCTATTATCGCCTCTAAACACGCAGGAATTATTTCTACCGTAAAAGACGGCGGATTGCTTTTGGAAGGTGACGCTTACTCGAAAGAATACAGAGAAAGATTTATCAATGAGTGCGTTGATATGCTTGTTAATAAAAAGAAAAATAGAGATTGGGGCGATATGGCTAAAGAAAGAATGAAGAGATTTACGTGGAAAGCTGTCGCTTTACAATGGCATAGAATGTTCCAAGAAGGCGTGTTTACTGAGATTCAATGATCTCTTTAACACATCTATATTTTGCAGCTTTAAAAATTTTTTTATTATCTTTGCCGAATTTTTCGCAAGTTTCTCTGAAAGCAAAATGATATGGGTAATCTATGGTATTATTATTCTCAATAACGAAGTAAAGAATCCAAATAATCACTTTTTGGTAATTTTAATTTTTTGGTTGTCATAGGAAACTTCGTAATTATTTCCGACTTCTTTTTTTAAAGAATTTAAAGCTTTAATCTTACTGGAGCCACCCAAATCAATAGCAACTTCTAAAGAACCATCTGAAGGATTCTTTTTAGGCTCGCCCATGAAGTGAAATTTACCATCTCCAAAGCCTTCATTGAAGCCCTTAGAAAACCACTTTTTTAGACTATAAACATTTGAATCATCGTTAAGAGTCATTTTTTTATTATGACCTTGGAACATAGGGTCGCTTTTTGTCTTCTTTGTCTTAGGGTGCTCTTTCTTATATTCTTCATAAGAAATGGCTAATTTTTTCTCTAACTCTGCTATTTTTTCTTTGATCTTTTTCATAATTTAATCCAATGCACAATAACGGTGATATTTAATCCCTTCGTCTCTCATTGCAGATACAATTTCATTAAAGTTCATATTTTTTATTTTTGCTTGATTGTCTTTAACCCAGCGATAAAAAACTTTAATGTCAGCTTTTCCACCCTTAATGGCAGGAATACAAGTTTCTTCATTTATATCAGAACGATCTCTCACTCTGAAAGAGTCGTAATCAGCTTGAATAAAAACATCTTTACCTTGAATAGAGATTGGTTTGAAACCTGCCGGTGAAATTTCAATACCTTTATGCTTTCTTTCATAAAGCTTAATGTTGTCATCTTTCTCTAAGTATTTTTTTGCAATTTTTAACGCAGACTCAAAAGAGTTAGCTTTTTCTAATTCTTCCATCAAATCTAATTCATTATTTGATCTGTTTAGATCATAAAGCACGAAGCTATCTACCATCTTTCCACGTTTGCCTGCGTTTGTTAAATCCCAAACAGCAACGTCTCTATCATAACGGTGAATTCTTATTGAGCCTACTTCAACACTCTCCCCACGAGATATGCTGGCTAACTTGTGTTGAAGGTGAATGATTTGTTCTTTTAAATTTTGCATAATGTTTATAAAGTACGCATCAAAGATATTTCGATGCGTACTGTTTTAAATTAGAAAGTTAATCGCCAAGTAATTGTGAGTGTTGCCGTGTTTGGCTTATTGATTACAGGGAATGTTCGGTAGTTAATCAAAGTTCCTGTATTAGGAGTAAGTGTCGCATCTCCTCCAACTAGACCCATCTCAAGAAGAGAACCTACAGCTTCAGACTCGTTGAAGAAGGTAGTAAGATCAATAACATTGGTAGGAGTAGCTGAAACATTTAAACCACTAATGAAATTTACACTTTGGAAAGTTTTTCTAGTCAATTCATTGTTAAGCTGAGTTTGAGCGGCTGTTGCAGGAGGTGGATTTAATACGTCCCAACCGCCTCCACCTAATCCAACTGCAAGAGCAAAAGCTCCGTGTGCTGGTTCAGTGTTGTCTTTCATCAAACGAGCTAACAGAACAGAAGCAGCGTTTGTAATGATATTTTTTCCTAAGTCTCTTTGCTCAACTCGCCCATCATTGTAATTTAAAGTCGCAAATAAGTGACCTTCAAGACCAAATCTGGCTTTTTCTACTTCTTTCATTCCAAATCCTGTTTGACTAGATTCAGTCGGTAAATTAAATTTTTGTTCCATAGGTTTCATATTAAAACTCTCCCATTTAGGTAATTATATTAAAGTATTAACTAATGAGCGAAAAATTATCACTTAAATTTCCGCTCGGCTCAAACCACTCATCGAAATCATTTCCATTTTCATCAAATTCTCTTAACTTTTCTGATATTTCAGCAAAATTGTATCCAGAATTAGTTAAATCAAATTTAGTGGCTAAGTAGTCTAAAGTATTCAGTTCAGCGTCCGAAGTATTATAAGTTGTTGTAATTTCCCCATCGCCCATTTTCATTTGTTTTAAGTCTTCAATTATTTTAGGTATTTTCTCTAAGAATACAGGGTTTAAATTGTTTAAATATAAATCTTGGATTGGAGGGAATACTTCTGATAATCCTCCACCTTGACCCATGTTTATTCCGTAACCAGAAGGGGCAATCATGGCAAAAATCGGTGCGAAACTTGCTAGGAAGTAAGGATAAAGAACTACATCCCCTCGAATAAACCCGTCTTCAAAATTTACAATTGTTGTTATCAAATCTTCTTTTACGTAGTCTTCGTCAGGCTGTGGTACATTTTCATTGAATCCTCCGCTCTGACCCATTGCGATACTGTATCCAGATGGGGCGATCATATCGTAAATAGGTGCGAAACTTGCTAGGAAGTAAGGGAATAATACCACATGCCCGTGTATAAAACCGTCTGCAAATCTTCCCGAAATAGCCGTGCTTGTTGTGTCAGTTATATTTCCAGTAGTGTTATAATTATCTAAATCATTAAGACCTACATTAAGTTGATCTAGTACGCCACTTACAGGAAAAAGTTCTTTATTATCCAGAATATTAATATTAAAAGATAAAATATCATTGAAAGCACTTACAGGTTCTTCTAATGCAAAAAGACCATAACCTAACTGAACGAGGCTTTCTTCAGGAGGGTCAAAAACTTCAAATAAAGTTTGTTCAAAATCTCTAATGTATTCAAAATAAGCTAAGTAATCTGATATGTATGAATCACATGTTGTTCCGGGGCGGCTTCTTATAATGCTATGACCGTTTGTAGAATTCAAATTTGATCTTTTGTCATTTAAACAAAATCTAGCAACGAAAAAATCATCAAAATCATTTAATGTGTAATCAAGTCGGTATTCGTCCTCTACCTCAAATTTCGGAAATGGAGGTAAATACGATTCTGGAGAATTTTCATTCAGAACATTTTCATTTGTGTGAAAATATCTATCTACTTTAGTTTGATAATCAAGCTCCAACCAATTTATCATTTGGTGAAAACCAGATGGAGTTTCTACGAATTTTTCTACAGGTTCTTCCACTTGCGTATCATGCAAATCTATTCTCGAATAACTTACATCAAAACCAGTTCTGGGAACATAAAGAACGAATCTATTAAGTACAAAACCTGTGTTGTTTGTCGATAATATTTCATCAACGCTTGGCTTGATTCCCGAATATGATTCTTGACTAGAATTATTAGCAAAATCAAAAAATAAATCCAGCCCGTCTTCACACATAGGTTTCAACCTATCTGTAACAGTTCCATAGCAAGTAGCTTCTATTTCTAAATCAGCATAAATTTTACGAGTTCCGTTACTTGATACTTGGTGAGCCGTTGTTCCACCAACAATATTGTAAATTAAACTATTAAGTTTACTGAAAGGGTCATTTAATTTAAAAACTGATCTACTATCGTCTGGGTTAATTAAAGTCTTTTCTTGTTTTAAAACAAATATAGGAACACCGTAGTTCAAATTATAAATAGGTTGTTCATCATATTTGTCAGATTTAAAAACAGTGTAATCGTTTAGTTTATCCCGTGCTGTCCCCAATCTATTAAAAGCTAAAGTTGAAATGTCGTTTAGAAGAGATGAATTTAATCCATCATAGCCAGAATATCTGTAGTCGCAATTTACTGGAGTTTTGTCCGGAATTTCAATTGTAGGCGACCATATAACAGAAGAATATCTGAATGTCGGAAGAGTATCGTTATATGGGTCAAATTGAGATAAAACAGTATTTGGATTGTTAAGGGTAAAATATTCAAAGTGTCTTCTTAAATATGTATAAGATACTGAAACTGAAGCACCTTCAGGAATAGAGTCTAATGTTTTTATTATACCCTTCAAAGCATTAACAGATTCCACAATAACAGGGGAACCGTTAATTAGAACAGTTACTTGATTTACACTTTCTAAAAGTCCATTTGAACCGTTTCCAAGTGGACCAAATCTAGTATGTAAGGTGTTTTGATCTACTATAAAGGCAGGCTCATTTACAATATTTTTCTCTGTAGAAGAAAAACAATTGTCCCTCAAATCTTCGTAACCGTAATTAAATATTTTTATATTGAAAACGTCACAGATTTGAGTATCTTTTGTCTTTTGAGTTACTTCAAAACCATCTGGAGTAATCAAAGGCAAATTTGTAACAGGGTCTATTACAAATATACAAGCTCCACCCCATCCTTGAGAATCTTCTTGAAACACAAATCTTGTATTCAAAGCGGTGTGAGCAGGTTTAATTAAATCAGTTAAAAAATTTATAGATGACTGAAGTTGGACTACATCTAGGCTCGAATTTTCAACAAAAATAGATACTAAAAATGTATGAGACAAAGGAATTGTATCCGTTATCCCTTCTGCTTCTCTTCCACCAAGGAATAATTCTTCTAATTCTACTCTTGCTTGATTTTCTGAGGCTAACTCTAAGGCAGCAATAATAGAACGCTTAGTAGCTCCATTAAAATAAGCTTTAATTAAAGCTAACAAGAAATTTTTAACTGCTACGTCATCTTTATTTGCAAAAGGAAACGCTTGATTAAAAAATAAATAAGATTCTAAATTTTGATATAAAAATTCTGGACGAGTCGTTGTAAAAATTAAATCATTGTAAACGTCTTCGGCATTAGTAATAACTCTAGCAGCCTCAAAGCAAAGTGATTTTAATTGAACTGCAAAAACAGAAAAGGAGTTCGATGAAACATAAGTTGAACCCATTGTAGATAACAATGAGTTTAACATTAAATTAGCTTTTTCAACAATTATTTGTCTAGTAAGCTTTGAATCTTCGACACCTTTATTATTGTAAAAACCCATTACTTACCCTGAAATTGTTAAGCCGTTATTAGCATAAGTTATATTTAAAGTTCCTATTTGACCGTATTCTACAGAAGACAAAATAATGTCTTTTGCTCCAGTCTCACCAATAGCCAGATATGTTACTGTGTATTTATTGAGATTTGGGTTATTTCCGTTTCTAGTAGAGACTATGATAGTCCCATCCGATGAAATGTAACCTGAACCAGCTTCATTAGAAACTTCTACGTCAGTTTGTTTCATATTTAATAAAAAGTCGTTTTCAAAAATTCCCCTAAATTCGTTTTCAGGTCCGCCGTTCTCAAGCGTCTTTGATGCTAATTTTTGGATACTTCTATATGAAGTTACTGAACCTACTTGATAAATTTCAAATTGAGGATTAGCTAAAACTTCTCTAATAACTTGGGTTCCGTCAGTTTTTACCATTTTTGAAGCAGGAACGACGACATAATCAACGCCATTAGTGTTTTCCATAATACTTATAATGTCTGATTGATAAATGTTTTGACCTAACTTAGTGTTTGCTAAAAAATTTCCAATATTAGTTCTAATATTTCTATCTACACGTATAGTATCTGCACCGCTTTCAAGAACAACAGTAATATCCATATCTATGAATGTAGGTTGGGCAGCTTTTATAACAACATCTGCCGTCAAATGTCTCATCTCATCAATAACTTCTTGAACCTCTGTTAAAATATCATTTACTTGATATTCAACAGTCATGATTTCTCCAGCTTCATAAGAAAGATAAACAATCGAACCGTCTGGAATATTTCCATTATTAGTTCTTTTTATTTGAGGAGGGGTTCTATTATCGCCCGGAATAATCTCATAGTCTAAGTTCAAAACGTATAAAACATTTGATACGTCTTTAACTTCAAGAGTTGTTAAATCTACATCTACTTGACTCAACGCTTGAGGAAAAATACCTACCAAAACTAAAGGTTCTCCTGCGATCACCTCTTTTTGTGCGTTAGGAAGACCATTTGCAAAATTAAATCTTATTTCGTCTCTAGCCGAAGTCGATCTACCAAGTAATAACGGGTCATCTTGTCTTATTAAGGTGTAATTTTCTGAAGATAGTTCTCCTGATTTACTACCTGTAACGCTTAGAATTTTCTCTACAGGTTGTGTTAAAAATCTAACATTATCTGATTTTCTGTAGATGTACGTTACTCTAATCACGTCTGTAATAGATAAACCAATCAATTGATTTGTTTCTAAAGATTCATCTAAATCTATTAAATTACCATCATTTGATATTGTTAGATTTGTTAAATCATAAACATTGTTTTTAGTAACATTTCTTACTTCAATAACTTGGAAAATAGGATATTCGGGTGAAACGTCAGAGTTCGTAGCTCTAAACTGCATAAAAGGTCTGGATTGAATGTAAAATAGCTCATTTTGAATTTTTCTATAAGAAAACCCAAAAGATTCTGTTACCGTTCTATTTTGAATACCTTGAACATAAATATCCACTTTTCCATAAGTGTGAATTTCTCTCAGAGGGTCTAAATCTCTCTGCATTAATGGGTCTTTTGCCTTAATAATCTTGGCTCTTGTAACACCTTTGATGCCTATAGTGTTTGAAAAATATCCAGCCTCGGTTCCAGAATCAACTGATAAAAAAGCTAGTAACGATCTGGTTGCTAACGAACTGTTAGATTCTCTGTCTTGACCGAACTCAGTAGGAACAGAATTAATTATCCCAAAAATTGAATCGAAGCCACTAACGGCTGTTACTATTTTACCTGCATCAACATTACCTAAATCTCCTGAATCTAAAGCTCTTATATTTAATTTGAACTCATACCTTTGAGTCGTAGGATTATAGTATCTTGATAACTCAGACAGCCTCAACGTAAATCCTGAAAGAACTTCAAAACGTATTGAAGGAACTCTATTTATATTATCTGGTAATGTTTCACATATTGCCCCAGCTTGAACAATACTATCTTTTTCTGGAACTCTTTTGGTGTAAACAGTTATTTCTCCAGTTGCTTGACTCGCAGGTAATCTAGTTTTATTAACATTGCTCGCTAATTTGTCAAAAGCAGCATCAATTAAATCTTGAACTAAAGATGCTTGATCTTCTGGAATTAAAATAGCTTGTCTAAGAGAATTTTTTTCAGGAGTTGTTAAAACAGGAGCCGAAGAACCTGTACTATCTGGGTCATCAAAAGACAGCAAAGTTGAAAAAGATTGTGCCGTATTCATGAACCTTAAAATTGTAAACATACGAGAAAAAAGTGTAGATGCGGGGTCAACAAAAGTGTCCCTGAGAACTGTTCCCGGTTTTACATCTAAAGTGGAATCAGCTTGTAATATTTGGTCAATTATAGAAACTCTAAAATCCCCTTCAGTCCTTTGATCTATTTGCTTTATCTGAGTGTCTATCACAACAGGTTTAGCAGCTAATTCTTCACTATAAGCTGATTCAACCAACTGTTTATTTATAGGGTCAAAGAAAACGCTTGTAACGACGTAATGATTTTTTTCAGTTATCGGTTTTATCCCTAAAGGTTGTGTTTGCCTATTATGTGTATAGGATATGTAACTTATTCTTTCTACTTTTTGTTGTGTGACGGTAGTAACAATGTTTCCTACTTGAGTGACTTCTTCATTTAGAGTGGTTTTATTGTCTTCAAAATAATCAACAGTATTAACAGGAGATTGATTTAAAAGAGTAAATCCTATAGAGCCACCGCCTATGTCTTCAGCCCCATAAAAATTGAACCCTATAAAGTCTGCGTTTTGAGATGCAGGAACGCTAATTTTGATGCTATCTCTTTGTTGTCTTATTTTTATCCCGTTAGGGACAATATCTTCAAAATCTGTAATCAAATTAGGGTCGTAAATGACAGCTAAAAAATCCGCTCCACTAAAAGCAGTACCTTTTACGGCTTGAACAACAAACTTATTTTCACCTTCTAAGAGATTGGCAGAATAGCTCCACCCTCCAAATCCATTAAGAGTAACTCCACCGCTTGATTGATTGACAATAATTGAATCAATCCCTATTTCATAAGTTCCTGAAATTGTTATATTCTGAATATTCGTACTGAAGGAAGGCTCAGAAGTAGGGAATGTTATATTTGGTGTATTTAGTGTACTCATATTTTCAATTTATCCTGAATTTGGGCATACAGCTTCATCTGGTTGTTTTTATCAATAACCCTTCTAACATCTCTAATGTTTCCGGCTCTATTACGAAAAATTATTGATATTTCAACGAGAGTTGGATTGGTAAAGTCAGGCTGGCTTACATCTATACTTATTAATTGCTCTATCCTCTCTTCATCTGAAACTTCTTGAAACGAAGCTTGTTGATCTTGCAGGTCTTTTAAATTTTGTAATAAAGCTTCAACGTCTTGAGCCATTAACAATTTTAAATTATCTATATTGGTTATTTTACCGCCAATTAAAGCGTCTAATACTGTTCCATACCAAGGATAGTACGTATTTGTTCCTCTAATTGTTAGTGTTCCCTTAACAACATCTTGGAGAAGTTTTTCCTCATTGCTTATAAGAACAAGCCTTCCTAATTCATCAACAGCGTAATCAAAATAATAAGAAAGACCTTCGCATTTAGGGCAGTCTGTTAAAGAGGTAGTATAACTTAATTCAAAAAAATCATCTGAACTTTTTTGTTTTTTCTTTAATTCAATTTTTTTCCGACTAGAATTTTTATTTTCTAATACCTTAAACCCAAATTCAGGGCTATTTTCTGAAATAACGAAACCGTTTCTTTTAATTTGTAAACTTTTACTTACAGCTAAATCTCTGATTATGTTTATAGTTCTTCTGTCACTTTCAATAAAAGCTATATCTTCTACTACTTTATGATCGCAAATTCTTTCTACTTTTATTTCTCTGCTCATAAATTTTAACCTTTAACAAATAGTAAATAAGGTTTAGAAGCTTGAGCTTCTGAGCTTATATTTTTAACGTCTAAAACTAAATCTTCTGCTACTTGAAATGCCCCATTACCCAAACATGCTGTGATTGTTACTGATACATTTCTATTATTATTAGTATTCAAAATTAACTTTGTACCAGAATCAAAATTCCAAAAATAATTAGCCAAAAATATTGCGTTTTTATTTGTGTTAGAATTTTCATTAATCTTATTAGGTTCTATTTTTTTACCATGAACAGCTAAAACCAAAAAATAATAATTACTGCCTTCAATCTTTAACCCAAAATTAGTATCATATATTTTTTGCAGTTCTCTTTGAAGTGACTGATACTCAGCTTGCAATATATTTGGAAAATTTTCTTGATTCGATACTTGAGACTTTAATTTATCCCATAGACTATTTGTAATTTTACCAGTCGTATTAAAAAAAGACATTAAACATCCCTCAAATCATTCTTTAATTCTTTCAAAGCTCTTAATTGAAAACTTTTTTGCTCTATTAAATAATAAGTCTTTTTTATTTTATACTCTAATTTTTCATCCCTTCTTAAATGAGACTGCCAAGGTTTTAAAAGCGAATCAATAATCGAGGCTGTTTTGGTGCTATCGAATTTATGTGATTCAAAATAAGATAAGTCTTCGTTCACAATAGGAGACTTGATGTACTTTGATAAAGCATAGTCCACGTCAGCTTTTCCATATATAGAGCCTAATATACCTTCGGCTCTTTGCAATCTCGATAAAAAGCTTTTAAGATTGTCTATTTCCGTTTGCAGCGAATCAATTTGAAGATCAATATTTTTATATCTTATATTAAGATAATTTTCTAACTGATCTATTTCTCCAACTGAGGGATGACCTAAAAATTTAAAACTCATAAGATAGAATGAAGCAACGGCGTTACCGCTGTAGCGTCTGCTCCTCCTGCTAAAAATACAAGACCACACGCAAAGTCATTAGGAGAACTGACGATTTCAGCACCTTCTGGAAAAGTGGCATTGTACATAGTTTCTGCAAAAGCTGTAGAACCCATAACTATAGGTATTCTAAGTGCATATAGGTTAGGCAAATTGACTCTAAAACTTCTTAAAAGATTTGTTAAATCTTCTATTCTTTTTAAAAAGTCTTGAAGAACTTTTATTTTTATTGAAATCAAATCAATAAAATCTACTAATGCTTTTACGCCTGTTTCTAGTGAAGATATAAGTCCGTTTGCTAAACTTTCAATTAATTCCGCAACATCGTAAATAACTGGAATGAAATCTTTAACGGCATATCTATTCCAGTTAGGAGGTTCGGCGGCTATTACTGACATGCAAACACCTTTTTGAAATCCTAAAGCTGTGTTGTCTTCATTAAAAATTATTTTAGATGTACGTGTTCCAGAAACATCTTGAATCATTATTCTTCCATCTGTGACAGAAAATCTAACATTAGGATTGTTGCATTGAGTTTCTAAATCTAAAATTATATTTTCAGCATTAACAGGTATTAGACCGCCGGGTAAAATTATTTGTCTTATTCCATCTTGAGTGAAGTATTCAAACTGAAGACCTTGATTTGAATTTCCTGAAAAAATATTGGCAAAATCAGCTATAACAGCATCCGAAGAATTGGGTAAACTTGCTGAAGAAGTTATGTCTCTTCTGAGTAGAGTTCCGTAAGAATTTTGAAAAATTTCATTAGTCTCAGCTATTAAATTTTTTCTGTTAGGTCTAAGATTTATTTGAAAGTTTTCTTCACCAACACTAAAATTTAAAAAATTATTATCTAAACTTATGAAAAACGGTTCTCTTTTTGAACTAACGCAATAAGCTCTCTGTGAGTTAGGAGCAACGTCTAGTTTAGGAGTTAATCTTATTTCATTAGATTTTGCAAAAACAGTTTCGCCGTCTCCACTTGTTATAAGGACTCTGTAATAATAAGTTTTTCCATTTTCTATTCTGGTAGATGGATTTGGTGTTATTTTTTTAGTGTACCAACTAGGAAATCCAGCATTAAAGTTATTGGCTAAAAGCTGAACTTCGACAGTAGATTGTACATAAGTCCATGCTTCGACTCTTGAACCTAGAGGAACAGGTTTACTTAGAGTTACTACCCCTTCTTCAAACCTTTGAACATATAAGTCATTTTCATTTCCTGAATTAGGTATTGATATTCCATTTATTCTAAAATCAATCCAATTATTTCCTATATATTTTGATTTAAAATCAGAGCCAGCCGAAGTATCTGATACGCTCGTTTTTATTTGATCTACTGTACTAAATTTTGTTCTCAAATTACCAGAAAATAGAAAATATCTGGCTGCTTCAGTGTCATATAAATTGAATTGAGATGGACCTAAATTGTTTCCCAATAAAAATTCAGAGCTTACTACAGAACCAAATCTAACATTTGCTCTTTCACTTAAATCTATTTTAACAAGTTGAGGGCTGAGAATATTTTCAGCTAAAGATTTGTCAATTATAGCTAGTTGTTTGGGTCTAACTAAAACATCTAAAGCATTAAATGTTTCTGCATAAATTGTTTCATAAGTTGTTTCTTCTGTATAAGTGGAAGAGTCTTTTTTAGATTCTGGCAATGTTTGTTGATTACTTGTTTGATTAGAAGAAGGAGACTCTTTTACAGGAACACCCCCAGATACTTCCGATCTTTGAATAACGTATCTGAAAGAACTGAATAAATTTCCGGGCAAATCTGCGGTTTCAAACATCACTAAATTTACGTTATTTCCAGAAACTCCATAAATTACAGGAGGAACAAATAAAGACTGGTAAATATTTTTGAAACCTCTGGCTATCAACGCTAACAAATTAATACAATCCATTAAATTACCAGAAGTAGCTACTAAGACTGTTCCTCCTACAGGAGTGTTTGAATTGTAAATAGGTCTTTGAGGGTCAGAAGCATCAAAAAAAGAATTATAAGCTTTATCTAAAAAACCTTGAAAACCTCCCCTGACTGAGTTTACAAAATTTTGTGCATTTGATGTGTCTGGTCCGACAACAAGGATATGAATTCCAGCATTAGCCAAACTTCTTATGAACGCTGTTATTTCTTCAACTAGAGCTTTTGTTACTGCTAAAAGTAAAGAACTTGCATCTACAATAAAAACTCTAATAATTTTTAATATACTTTGTATTATGGACAAAATTGTTTGTAGTGGGGAAAGAGTAGCTTCAATACTGCTCGCAGCGTTTTCCAAAGGTTCAATATAGCTTTCAAATAAAGTTCCCCGAATTCCGGTTTCCCATTGAATATTTGCCATTTACTTCCTTGTTGTTTCTAACGTATTTTTTATATTTTCTGCTTTTTCTTTTTGTCTTTCTAATTCTTTTTGAATTACCCATGAAGCTTGGTACAAAATAGCTTCTAATTTATTGTAGATATTTGGAAGTTTTTGTTCTTTCCATTCAATTTTTTCTTTTTCTTCATCATTCATATTTAATTCTCTATAAAAAGTATTCTTATAAACCCATTTTCTAAAACAAGTAGCGTATCCGCTGGAAAAAATAAAATTCCATCTTTTCCTATGGTGTAACTAAATGTTTCTTCTCCAACATCTACAAAAACTCCATAGACACTTGTTCCATTTTTGATAACCATGTTTGCTAAGTGTCCAGTAAAATAAAAATCAGGAGTTTTACCAAAATTTATCGGCAAATCAGGATATATGAAAACCACTATTCTATATTGATATGGGGATAAGTTCACACCATGTTTTAAATTAGAAAACTGAGTCCCTTTTTGGGCAGGTATTACTCCTGAATCAAATATAATTTTTCCACTAGAATTAAAAATTACCTGCTTTAGAGATTGATTTGTATTCAATTTTTCAATATAAGCACAATTAGCCACTGAATAATTTTTTTGAAGAGGATTTTTCAAAATAATTTTTGTAGCATCATATACGTCAAAAGTTTCATTAACTATATCTAAGATTTCAATTTTTTCACTTTGGAATGAAAAGTCTGAATTTGAATCTTGAAAATTATAAGTAGCCTCTATGGGTGAAAAATTATCTAAGACTGTAGTTTGCCCTAAATAACCTGAAGGATTTGACGCTAAAGCTTGTTGACCAGAACCAGAATCAGGGTACTGAAATCCATTGAAAGCATAATAGTTTATTCTTATTCTTCCATCTGCTCCGTCCCCTCCTATTATTCCTTCTAAAGTTTCCGCAGATTCCCCTTTTCCACCTGCCCCTCCACCTCCAGCGGAAGCAAAACTATTAATTGCACCTACTCCAGAAGAACCTCCATTGCCTGACAGTCCTCCTGAGCCTCGACTGCCTCCAAGACAATCAAATATAGGAGTGCTTATTGAGCGAGAATTTACAAAAATTGTTCCACCTGCTCCTGCTCCACCGCCTCCACCTGCTCCACCGCCTCCACCTGCTCCTGCTCCACCGATAGATTGTGCCGTGAGAGGAGATGAACTGCCCGAAACAAACCCATTTCCTCCGTTACCTCCATTTCCTCCGTTTCCTCCGTTTCCTCCATTTTGACCATTAGACAAAATTAAAGGGTTGTTAATTGCATTAACTTGAAGAAAAACTATACCCCCACCATTTCCGCCGATAGCATTTCCATCACTACCGTTCTGCCCTAATAAAAATCCACCTCCACCGCTTCCTCCCGACCCCGGAGTATTACTAGAAATCCCTCCAGAAAGAAGACCTGAACCTCCATTTCCACCTTTGCCTGCGGCTCCTCCACCGCCTCCAAAATATAACTGAGATAGCTCAGGTATGCCGATAGATTGACCTCCAACACCTGAAAGAGAAGATGTTCCAGTGTTTATAGAGCCTGAAGAACCTGAAACATTTAATCCTCCTCCTAAACCAAATCCAAAGGAGCCTCCGTTTTGACCGTTAGTAGGAATATCTGACACTAAAGTAGCGGAGTCACCTATCGCCCCGTCTGTACTTGAGCCTACAGGAGTTAATCCATTTATAGATGTTGCACCGCCTCCACCGCCTCCTGCTCCAGAAGCAGAACCACTTTTCCCAATATCACCTACGGTAGCATATCCTCCGCCGCCTCCTGCTCCTCCACCCATAGCACCAGAGCCACCGCCTCTTCCTCCCGTAACTTGAAATCCGTTATTTGAAAAAGATTGAGGTACACTAGAATCTAAACCATTACTTCCATCTAAACCTCCACCGCCTCCACAATCTTGAGTAGTGTTTGTTTTTTGGTTAAATTGACCAAATAAAAACCCTTCTCCTTTTCCGCCAGCTAGACTGGCTCCTCGATAGCCTTTTCCAGTTACGTCAATTTTTGAATCTCCTATAAATTCAACTACCCCTTTAGCAAGAAAAGATAAAATCCCTCCTCCATCCACAGGACTGTAAGAACTACATGTAAGAGTCGCATTGTTTAAAGTTACATTTTCAAATTGTGGTATAGTCATGATGAAAACATGGTTATTTTCACCATAAAAAGAATTGCTTACACCTATAAAACGATTCAATATAAGATTCTCTTCAACTTCAATATAATTAGAGGCTGAAGATTTAACTTTTAAAAAATCATACTGACCTATTTGAGAAGAATCTGATAATGTATTTACTTGAGCAGTAAAAATTAGAATGACATCGCCTTCTTGAACTTCAATATCACCCCCTAAGTAATTTATTGCCGTTTGATTTTTTAATACATTATTTGAAACTTTTCTTTTGCGACTATAAATGACACCATTTATGTCTTCATTAATATTAAACTCTCCTGAATTTAATATTAAATTGCCGTGGCGACCGTCACCAAAATTAATATCTGTTCCAAATTTTAAAATACCTTTTTGAATGTCTATCGAAACTTCTCTGTTTTCAGGTATAAAACTCAGATCAGTTAAATCTCTAGCTATAAATTTTGTATAATTTTTATGAACTAAAAAATCTAAACTGTCATGATATAAAGTTATTCCGTCAGCACTACCGTATATTTTATTACCTAAAGAAGGTGTTTGGGTTAAATCATCTCCTATCAAGTAATCAGTGTTTTCAACCCAACTTGTCCCATCTGATTTTTTTAATACCTTAGCAGAAGAAGGCTCAGATGTAGGTCTTATCGAATAAGAATTTTGACCTAAACTAAATAATTCTTCTTCAACGACGCTTGAAATATCAGCGGAACTTTTTATTTTTAATTTTTCTCCTACTAAATATTTAACCTCGTTAGTTGGAACAAATATTTCTGTTTGACCTTCCAAAACATTATCTAAAATATAATTTCTAAAAGACCTTGAGTTATTTTTACTAAAAACTTTTCTCGTAGAAATTTTTCTATAACTATCTTTACCCCTAAAATCAAATAAATCTGATTCTGAGATTTCATCAATTTCTACACCATTTGAAGATTTTAATATTACTATCCAAATTAAAGAGTTTTCATCTAAAATTTTTAAAGAGCCTGCTTGATTGTCCTCTCTTCCATTCTTTATGGCATCTAAAACTTCATTGTAAGTTCCTTCAACCCCATAATTAATTCTAATTTCATCATCAAGGTTCAAATAAATGTGACAAGCTAAGGATTTACCAATGCTAGGTATATTCGGAACAAAACTAGAGAATGACGAATACGCTCCACTTATATTACCCTTTTCTAAATCTATAAAGGTGCTTCCAAAAGTCGCCTCACCGTTTGAGTTTCTTGGAAATTTAGAAACTATTTGACTACCTTTAAGATAAGTAAATTTAGTAGTTCCAGCTACCTTACAAATACTAGGAAGTAAGCAGACAGTTTTTGGACTATTTTTAAATAACAATAGTCTTGCGTCTTCTAATGAGTTATTTTTTCCGTTCAATATTTTTAAATTAGCCATATTTTATGCTCTACTTAATACGATTCTTATAAAACCAGTTGTTCTTAAACTATTTGTTTCAAAATCAAAAAAAATACCACCTGCTCCTATTTCGTATGCAAATGTTCCCAATCCTCCAGTATCAGGGTAAATCCAAATACCGATTTGTGTAGAACCTGAAGCATAGCCGTGAGGTATGGTTCTTACATCACTATCTGAACCTGTAGGGCTATAGTAAACTATAGGAACACCACTAAAAGATTTATTTTCAGGGTGAGCAAAACTTCCGTTTGTTCCTGCCGAAACAAAAATCCATCCCGTATCGTATGGTTGATTTTCTGAATATGATAAAAAAGAAGTTTTAAATTCTGTAACATTTAATTTAATTATTCTCGCAGCTTCGCCAACTGTAAAATTTCCGACAATTGTAGGAGTGAAAAAAACTTCATCAAAGAGTTCACCTTTAACTACATTAGTGACTCGGAGGAAATCATCTTCTCCTGAACCTACGGGAAATTCCTCTTGGGTTCCATTCAATAACTTTTGAATTTTTATTAAATCACCTATTTCACATATTGTTTTATCTACTTTTACCGAGCTTTCACCGTCAAAAGCATCAACAAGTAATGTTTCAAAATGAACTATGTCAGTTTCAGTAAAAATATCATTAACAGAATTTAAAAATTTAAAGGCAGATGATTCTACAAACAAATCATTTTCATTAATAGTATTTAAAATACCGCCAGTAGATGAGATTATTACAGAAAAAATCTTTATCGCTCCATATACTTTATTTCCACAAACATCATGTGCGTTATCTATAAAACCTTGTAATACTTCTTCTCTAGTTAAAAAATCTAATAAACTATATCTAACTTCAATATTTTTGTTTCTAGTATAGTAAACTTGAGCCAGTCTAAAATTATTACTGGACGGTATTACGTTTATAAAAGACGAGTTATTGATTGTCCCATTTTGAAAATCTATTGTTATTTTTATTTTTTCAAAATTAACAGAAGATGGAAAATTTGATTGAACAGCACTCTCATAAAATATTCTTTCATTGGTATAAATATCAATTATTTTATTTTCTATAAAACAATGAATAGGTTTTTCTTTACCTGAAAAATTATTTTCAATATTCTGTAATTTTATGTTTGCCATTAATTTAAAACCGCTACCGCTCTGTAGTATCCATTACTGACAGAACTAAGTACGTCTCCAGAGGAATCTAAAATATGGTATAATGAGTTATTTCCAAATTTTAGAGTCACGTTATCAAAATTCATTTTTATATTTACTCCATAGGTTTGACTTAAACTTGTGTCTGCATATTGAGTCAATAGTCTCGCACCTTCCATACTTTCGACTGAATTGAAATAAATTAAAAAATGATAAGTAAAAATATTTCGGTTCAAATTATGTACAATATTGACCGTTTGAGATGTTGAAGCAGCCACCCATCCAGAATCATATAAAATTTTACTTTTAGATTCCAAAGCCTGCCTTAAATTACTATATTCATTCATTCTAACTCTAGGCAAATCCGACAAATCATAAGCATTTTGAAGATTAGAAGAAAATGTAATTATGTCAGGTAGAGGTGATCTTTTTTGAATATTTTCAACTACTAAATTTTCTGAATTAATTTTAGAAAATAATGTTACTGAATCACCTGCTTGTAAATTTGTATTTCTAATATTGATCTGATTTTGTCCGGCTAAAGAAGACTCACTCAAATATTCTAAAAATTGTATGCGGTATTCTTCATTATTATCATTTGTAAAATGCAATGTTTCAGTATCTAAACCAAGCACAAAATCAGGTCTTAAATCATGGAATGACTCAATTTTGTAACCAGAACCCCTATTAACGATTAAGACACTGTATAAAGGCATGTTGTAAGGTTTAGAAAAATTAATGGAATCAAAATCAACTGTAGCAAGTTCTATAGTTTTAACATTTTCATAAACAACACTTAATAAATCCTGCGTGTTTATTGAAATAACAGCTACAACTCCTTCTCCAGATGACATATTAGGTACTAAAAAATCCGAAGAAATTTCATCCCCTCCGTCAATTACACCTGTACTGAAATCTAATGAAGTTATTAAATCTTGATATTCATTTAGAGTATTTCTTGGAAATTTAGATATATTGTCTCCAACGTATCCAAATTCAATTCTTGAATTTTTAACATATCTTGAAGGGTGCAAATAAAAAACAGAGCCTTCAGAATAACCTAAAAATCTTGTATCAACTTTTGATGAATTTTGCCTATTCTGTATTTTTAAATTAGCCATTATTTTTTACTCATATATTTTTTGAATTCACTTTTTAATTTTTTACGAAAATCTTTTTTTAAATCTTCTACACCCTTTTCAAAAAACTTTGTTTTGGGAAGACCGGGGTGAGTCCAACTTCCTTTTTTCCTCATGGACTTTTTACTAGCCCATCTAAAAACAATCTCTCCTGTGTTCTTATCTTTGATAGGAATAGGACGTGTTGCCTTTTGCAAGTATTTCATTTTATGCTTTCTTACCCCATAGTTATGATAGGAGCCGATAGCGTTTAAATGAAAAGTTATACTGCTTTTACCTATCGTAAAAGATACACTTTTTCTGATAGAATTACCGTTTTTACCGTAATTCTTTTGATGCTCTCGAATTTTTTTCAAACCTGCCCTCCCTAAATTATATTTAAGACGGCGTGTTAGTAATCTGTCCAATTTCTTTTTTAAGACAGATTTACTCAATAAGGGCTTGATATAAACCTTTAGCATCAATACAACAAATTATTAGAAAATAAGTCTGAAATTTTAAGGAATACGAGAGGGAAGTTATATCTTCCCTCTCGTATAATTTTTTAAAGGCTAGTTCTGATAGTGTAATTTACCTGAATCCAATTTAACGGGAAAACAGGAGAATAGAAAGCTACGACATCTGCTACAGTAGGGTCACTCGCTCTAGGAGTAGCCTTAATTCCTGTATATGCAGTTACAATCTCACCTTGGATTAGTGCTTTGAACATATTCGCTAGAGATATTTCAATATCTGTTATGCGAGTAGGTAAGAATTTTTCTGCAATAAATGGGTCAAGAATTGCCCTTGTTTGTTGCTGAACATAATCTTTAATAAACACTATAGAAGGCTCTCTAGTAAGCACGTTACTCATGTCTGTAGTTACAGCTTGTCTAATTTGAATAGCCGCTTGATTTTCTGTAAGAACCGTTAAACCTGCGGTTGCAGATTGATTGGCTGAAACAGCGTCAAGTTTTCTAAACAAGCGACGAAACCCTACCATGCTCTTACGTGTTAGCGGAGTAGCAACATCGAAAGAAGGATTACAAGCTAATCCAGCTAAAGCTGCCGCTAAAAAGCTTCCATCAACTGCGGTTTCAACTTCACGACCTAATGCGTCAGTTAGAGCTACAATAGCTCCGTCTGGATATACTCCTATTAAACGCTCGGTTCTTAAAGCCTTTGAAAAATCTTGAGCAGATTCAGGAGTTGTTCCGATTGCGTAACCAAAAACACCAGTTCTTTCAAGTGCGTACCTTGTACTTGAAACTTTCTCAACATGCTTTTTCATGTATTGAATTACAGGTTTGCTTGTTGTTAAACAAACCATAATGTTTGGTCTTACATCTCCATCCATAGGGTTTTCTAATGAATCCATGGCTGCAAAATAATCAGAGTCATTTGCCTGTAATCCATCTGGACCTTTTTTAACTTGAACTAGAGCTACCGCAGGAGCACCGTTAAGGAACGCTAAATTACTTGCTAAAGTTAGTCTGTTCTCAACATTTAGTTCACCAAAGTTGCTTACGACATCTCTGAAATTTAAGTAAACATTTGGCTTGAAATCAGCTTTAGCGTACTCAAGAGAAACGTAATAAGAATCTCCGATAGCAGGCTCGCTTCCACCTTTGTTATAAGTATTAACAATAGCCGTGTTTCCTACTCCTACCCCAGTAGAATTTGAAACAATTAAATTGATTCCGGGTATTGACTTTGTTGGGTTTGAATCTGTCTTAAATGTTTGAGAACATTCGATCATTAAAAAATCACCAGATTGGTAACTAAATGTCGAAGGGCTTAAAACAGTAAAACGTAACCCTGTTTTTGAATCAATATAAGTTTGGTCTAAATATCCAGTACCGTTTGAGCCAGAAGCACCTAAAGAGGAGGTAACAACATAAGTGTTACTATCTGTAAATGTCAGAGTCACTGTCTCTTCAAGTGACGCTCTTGGTATTGTTAAAGTGTCTTCTACATCGCCCGGAAAACTAATACCTTCAATGCTAAAATTAGCAGCGGCTACCATTGAACCAGTAATATCGAAATTAGCGTCGAATAGTTGCCCGAAATTATCTGAAGATATTTCGTAATCTCCTGCGGAAGCTCCAACAGAAGCTACTTTATTTGTGATTGTGAAAGAGTCGTCTGTTAAATTATTGTAATAAAAAGACGCATATACTTTCATTCCTGCCGAAGGTGCATTTTTAAGAGTTACTGTTCTAGTTCCTCCTACAAGTTGTGCAACAGAAACAGGTCCAGCAGCTTTGGCTGAAGCTACAGAATTACCAACATATACTTGAATTTTAGTAATATCATCTGTTACTTTCGCTAAACCTGTACCATCTGTAGGGAAAAATTCAAGTTGAAAAACTTTATTATTTCCGTTAGATGAGCCAGAACACTGTCTAAAGAAAGCACGGTTATCTACTAAAATACCTTGGATTTGAGTGTCATCGAAGGCTTCACCTGATTCTAATTCACCTACTCCTACACTTACTGAGCTTCCCCATTGAATTTTATTTCCAGATTCTATAACGAAGTCAGAACCTAAAAAATAATCTTGTTTATTTGGAGTATTACCTACAGCATTTATTTTGCTTAAAGTAATATCTTGAGGAAGGAAGTCAAAAGTATCCTGCCAAGTGTTTGTGTAATAAGTTAAAAGAACTGTATCTCCTTCTTCAGGAGCACTTGAAAGAGTTACCAATCCAAGCTCACCGTCAACAGAAGAAATTACTACAGATGAACCATTTACAGTAGCGGACAATCTTGAAGGGTCAGTAGTTGAAATTCCACCATTATTCCCAGAAACAATTCTAGGAAAATTAACTTTGAAAGTTTTATTTAAACCGTCCGCCTGTGAACTAACATCATCGTCTGTGATTTTGGTATCTTTTCGAGAAAAGAAATAGGACACCCTGACAGTTGAGCCGAGAGGAGGTATAGTTCCTAGAGTTACTTGCCCTAACTCACCGTTAAGGTTTATAATAGAAGTAGGCTCCCCATCTACAGTTACAGTAATAGCATTTGGGTCATTTGTTACAAAAGCGTTTCCGTTTCCATCAACAACGGGAAAATGAACCACGTTAAAAGTTCTGTTAGTTCCTGTAAATTGATTTGATACGTCTTCGCCAACCATTCTAATATCAGAAGTCGCAGAAGAACCTCTGATAATTTCAAAATTGGTTAATTTTAAAGTTTCCGCTCCAACTCCAATAAAAACAGGTAATCTCAAACCTGCAATAATGCTTGGAACTGAAGTATCTGTTAATGTCTGAACGTACACGCCCGGAGGGGCGTAAGTGCTAAAAATTGCCATGAAAAAATCCTCCAAAAAGAATTAACTTTATCTATATTTCACTAAAAAAATTCTACATTATTAATATAAATAATTTGGGAGGAATATTCTCTAAGGCTTTTCTTGCTTTGAGAATTCCGAATAGAGAGTTTTTCGTTCTTCAATTCTCTCTTTATTTACTGATTTATATTCATAGTTTATTTTTCCAGAATCATCTTTTTTGATCTCTGACTTAATTGCTTGATTTCCTGATTCTTTTCTTATTTTGTCTTTTTGTTTTTTGCGATCATTGATGTCTTCCCATCTTTTTTCTGCTTCTGCTCCTATAAGTCTATCAACAGTGTCTCTTGAAGTACCTGCTCTCATAATGCCTACAGGGCTAAAAACTCTTCTTGTAGCCTCTATTTTTGAGCATTTTGGACAGTTTGTTTGAGGTCCCGCTTCATCCATTTTTTTAAATTCTTCAAAATGATAATTGCAATCTTCACAGAAATATTCATACGTAGGCATATTTAATCCTCATCTCAAACTTTCGGTTTTAGGTATAAAGTCAACTTGGTATTTTTGTAAACTTTCCAATAATTCTATGTGAATGTCTAAAAATTTTATTTTTGGAAGGAGAGGAGCATAAAATCTCCAATCACTATTAAAATTAATATCTATGCCTGCCATGTAATACACAGTATCAGTATTTTCATCATATAAATCTTCAGATTCTCCGTTCAAAGATACATTTGTTATCATTAAACCCTGTGAATCAAATATAGGTTTTAGATGCCCAAAAATCTTAACGGCTAACAAATCTGCAATAATTTCTCTTTGAATAGGGTCACGACTGTATATATCCATCGAAAGACTTGTTTCAAAATGACCCCCATATTCTTGGGCAGCGTCTTCTCTTTTGTCAGTTACAATTACTACTTGTTTATCCCCTACTTCCACCCAATTACTTATAGCTACAACAACTCCCGATAGTGCCTGACACAAAGTTTGTTTTTGTATATCAACTGGTCCGATAGAATTACTTTGGTAACGATAAAAAACTCGATAATTAGCACCTTTGATTAAAGTAGTACCATTAGTATCGTCAGGGTTAATTAACCACGTAATCAAACCTGTATCCAAATTTACATTATAATGGATACCTTCTCGTAAAACAGTTCTGTCATTTTCAAAAATTTCAAAAGTTTTTTGGCGTATAGGAAAATGAGGCAATTGATATGAAACCTCATCACCTCTAGCTTCTTTTATTATAACTTCATCAAAATTTAACAAAGTATCAATCATAACTTTGTTTGGTTCAATGACTTCAAAATAATAAAGACCCGCAGGAACTAAATTTCTTCGATGATACTCTACAACAAGTTTGCTTCCTATAGCAGGGGCATAATTTAGCACGACTTGTTTTTCTTTTAAGTCAATTACAGGTATAGGGTTGCCGTTTGCATAAGCCAAAATCTGTTTTGGACTCGTAGCTAAAGCAAGATTGCCCTCACCTGAAGTAGGTTGAAAATTTAGTTGAAAAATCCTTTTGCTGCCATCAACTTGAGAAGATAAATCATCCATTTCATATTTTGTTATGTTTGCAGAGTCTTCTCGAACCCAATCAAAAATCAGACTTTTTTTACCTTTCAATGAGGCTGTAAAACAATGACTTACTACCGTACCGATAAAGTTATCTGAAGAGATTGGCATGGAGTTGCCTGAAACATTTTTCACAACAACTCCATACTGAGGTCTTTCATCATACGGGAATTTATCAGAAACTTTAAATTTAGAAAGTCCGGGGTATTCTGAAAAAATACCTTTCAGTTCCTCGACGACACGTCTTTTAATTTCTCTTGAGAGAAAATAATACACCCTTACTCCTTACTCATGGTTTTGTGCCATGATTAAAAGTCCTCTGGAAACTGCGAATAGAGGATTCTTAGCGTGTCTTATATCTGTTACCGAGAAAGGAAAACCTTTCAACTTTTGAACTTCCTGTCTTACAACTTCCATAAAGTTGATCGGCAGAGAAGTTCCTCCACCAATAACTACAGGAACAGATTCAGGAAGATCAATTTGAGCCATCACGTTTTGACTTTTAATTTTTTCTACAAAGTTAGTTAAAGCGTAACGAATTAAGGTTTTATAATAAATAGCGATTGCTTCTTGCTCTCGCCCTTTCGGGTTTAACAAATCAACGCCTTTTTCTTTTACGGCACAAATTTTTGCAGGAGATAGACCTGTTGCTTTAGCGGCTGATTCATCAACGTAATCACCGCTTCTAGCAACAGCCATAGTAATTAGAGGGATGGATTTATATGAAAGAGATGCGTTTACCATCCCTGCACCAAAGGACATTGCAAAACCGCTGAACATAGTGTCAGCACATTCTGAATATACGATTGCTTGAGCTTCATTTGCAGGACACGCTTGCCAACCTAAAGATTCAACCATTTGACCCATAATCATTTCGTGGTAAGTAACGTCCATATCAGCATCAATAGGAGCCGCAGGCACAGAATAATAACAAGGTGTTCCTGCCACAGGAGCTTCACCAAGAACATGCCTAAACAAATGCTTGATTACTTTTTGAGCTTCAATTTCCTGCGGAGAAATTGTTCCTTTACTAAGAGGTCTTCTTAAAGGCTGATTAAATATGTTTGCGATATTTGCAGCATCGTCTCCAACAATAATAACTCTGTCGCCTTCTTCAATATATGAAATATTTGATAGCTTCAACATTTGTTTTTGCTCTACAGCCAGTGACACGAAAGCGTCTCTGACTCGTAAACTTTTAACTTCATTATTATTCTCATCCAAATGAGAAGCAATAATAGTTCCTGTTCCTATATCTAAACCCTTACAAAGATATTTGGGTTCTTTTTGTTTCGGGCTTGCTGGCATTTCTTGATTTTCTAATTGTTCCATTTACATCTCCTATTTTTTCATTTGATTTTTTAATTTCTTCAATGCAGCTAACGCATCATCCACGCTTCCTGATTGTGTTTGTTGAGTTACAATTTTAGAATCTTTAACATTCAAGTCTTCCACTTTAGGAACGTATTTTTCTTCAAAGTCTTGGATTCTGAAACCTTCACTTTGATTTTCAATTCTTCCTGTTCCTGAATTATTATAGATAACTTGTGTCTTTGTATTTTCTAAAGTCTTCTGAATTTGTGAAAGAAGCTCCACAGTTTTTTGAGATTCTTGAGGCTGTTGGGATAAACTCAGATTTCTAATTTCATGTAATAAAGCGGTAAATAGATGAGAGTTGTCTGTTTTGTTAATCTGCTCAACTATTTGTTTTTGTTGTTCCTGTAACGCAGATAAAGCTTGATAAAATGGAGACATGTCAATCTTAACATCTTCTTTTTTAATCTCTTTGTTTTCCTTAACTTCTTGTTTTAATGAATCATAAGATTGCTGAACACTTCGTAAAAATATAGCCTGTTTTTCTAAAACCTGATTTAAAACGGCAGGGTCTATTCCAGAGACTTCTTTTACTATTTCTCTATTGGCAGGACTAACGATTTCATTATGACGCTGTACATTGTTTTTTTCCGTCATTTTTTTGGATTCGAGAGTGTTGTAAAGCAGAGCTTTTCTGTCGGCGGAAATAACCCACTTATTTTTTAAAGCGAATTTAAAATTTGGATTAGCTGTTTGCCATTCAGCTAAATTTACGGTTTCTCCGAAATTTAACCTAATTCCTAAACCATCAATTACAACGTAGGGTTTTACATTACCTTTAAATAGTGCCATTCTTAACTCATTTGGGAAAAGTTACATATAATACATTGTAGTTGTAAATTATTGAAAGGAGTCATTATGCAAGAATTAACCAAAGAAGTTAAAGTTTTGGTCATAGATAACCTCGGCATCGTTATGGGAAATATTACCGTAAAAGAAGACATGTATATTGTCACAAACCCATTATTTTTAAGCCCAAGCCAAAACGGTATCGCTATGCAAAATAATCCCTTGTTTGAAGACGAATTAACAGTATCTAAGCAATACGTAGTAGCTATATCCAATCCAAAAATTGATGTAGTCGAAAAGTATGAAGCTTATAGAACTCAAAAATCCACAGGCATTATCATGCCTTCCAAGTCTAAGCTTCAACTTTAAGGTATTTTTATGTCTTTTAACTTATATGAGATGTTTCAAAAGTATGGCGTAGCTCACTTACAGCCTTGGGAAGCATATAGATTAGAAAATAACCTATTAGTCAAAATTGACCCTTCCTCTGACACAAGATACCCTTTTAATGTGGGAGATAATTTTGAATTTGTTTCATACAACATGTATAAAGCAGGACATCCATTATTTGTTCACAATCTTTCAGCTAGTGTCATGGAATCATTCCAAATCAATGTGAAAAATTTTGATGAAAATAGTAATCCTGAGTACATTTTATACAAATTCAAAATTGTTGAAAAAGTAGATTTAATTAAGGTGATTGACTTAGATAATCCAAAATTTGATTTTGATTTATTAGCGTTTACTTTAAACGGGCTTCCATTATTTTCAGAATTAATAGCTTTTATGTTTAAAGAAATTTCAACTGCAAAAAATAGAGGTTTTCATGCTTAACAAAAAATATTACTTTTTCCATGACACTGAAACAGGTGGATTAGACAACGGATTACATAAATTACTGGAACTAGGTTCTGCTATCTATGATGAAGACGGTAACGAATTAGAACATTTTCAAAAATTTTTAAACCCTCTTGAGGGAAATAAAAAAGTCACTATGTACGCTTTGAAAGTTAATAATTGCTTTTCAAGAAAAGGTGATTTGTCTTATGAGGATAATCTTTCTGTAGCTAGAGGTTATGCTGAGTGGTGCGTTTCAGTTGTAAAAAAATATAGCCCTGTATTAGTCGGACAAAATATTAATTTTGATGTAGGTTTCACAAATGAATTTATGAGTGAGCATGGTTTTCTTGGCTGGAGCGAACTCTTTTCCTATCACCGTGTAGATACATGTGTTCTAGGTTATCAACTAATAGATTCTGGTATAGTACAGGCAAAAAGCCCATCCCTAAAAAATTTGAGCGATTTTTTTCAAATTGAAAATCCTTGTGCTCACGGAGCATTAGAGGATGCGAGAACTACCGCAAAAGTTTACTTTAGGATGAAAAACATTTTCAAAGAGTTTAAGCAGTTAAGTGATGAAAAAAGTATCAATAATAACTCCAACTTATAACGGATTAAATGTTTTAAAAACATGTGTTCAGTCAATACAGACGCATTTAAGTTCTATTGATTGGGAATGGATTATTGGAGAAAATAGTTCATCTGACGGCTCTTTAGAGTGGTTACAGTCTCTCAAAGATTCAAGAATAAAAATTATTGAGAGAACTAATGAAGGTAACTTCAGTAGCATGAACAACTATCTAGCAGGGCAAGCTAGTGGTAAATATTTGTTATTTTTAAATAATGATACTGAAGCCACAGACGATTTTTTAACTCCGATGTTAAACCTTATTGAAAATGATGATTCGATTGGAGTAGTCGGGGCTAATCTTTTCTATCCAAACGGGGAACTTCAACACGGCGGAGTTTTAATTGATAAAAATCTATCGCCTGTGAATATAAGTGACCCTTTATATAAGAATATCAAAACTCTCAACAAACAAACCCATTTAAAAACTAGAGAATACCAGTCTGTTACAGGGGCTTGCCTATTAATTAGGAAACAGGATTTTGAAGATGTTTGGGGTTTTGATGCTAACTATAATTGGGCTTATGAAGATGTTGACTTGTGTTTAAAAATTAAATACCACAAGATAAAAAAAATCGTTGGATGCTCACAGTCCAATTTAAGACATTACGAAAGTTATTCTAAAGCTAATCCTAATTTGCCTAAAAATTTTGAATTTTTTAAGACTAGATGGAAGCATGTTATAAAATCAGACGTATCTGATTTTTCACATGACATAAACATCTATGTTAAAAATTCTAAAATTTATGAAATGACCTTTGTTGTGTGTACGCATGACATAGCACTTTTAAATGAATGTTTGATCTCATCACTTTTGAAGCAAGTGAATCAAAATTTTGATCTCAGAATTATATACAATTTTGATAATAGATATTCATCTGCAAAAGCCTTGAACAAAGGAATTAGAGAATCCAAAACAGATTTTGTCATTTGTACGCACCACGATGTTATTTATAATAAAAATTGGACTAAAGAATTTCTGCGTGAAATTGCAAAATATCAAGGTTTTGGAGTTGCAGGTTTAGCTGGAGTTAAGTGGATTAGAACCCCTGTTCATAAAGGTATTCCAGTAGAGCCTAAAGAAAAGATTTGGGTTCATTGCTATGGAGAAATAACATACCCTTACGAAGGAAAAGATCACAAATATGGTCAATTTTCAGAAGGTATAGTTGATGTAGTAGATGAGCTTTGCATAATAATCAGAAAAAGTAATGAAATTTACTTTGATGAATACACTCTATCAGATTTTCATTTTTACGGACCAGACATATCCTTAATTTCAAAAAATAAAGGAATGTTCAATGTCGTTATTAATTGCCCAGCTTATCATAAAAGTGATGGCACATCCTCTACTAAAAACGGATTAGATAGATACTGGCAAGAATTTAAGAAAGTACACGAAAAATGGAAAAATATTTTTCCAACAGTTATTACAACGACAGGTTATTGGCATAAAGGTAACACGCATACTTTTATAAAAACAAAAGAAACTCAAACAAATAATAAAGCTCCAGTACAATCAATTAATTTAGAAGCTGATACAACTCAACGATTCGAGATAAAAAATCATAGAAAAGATTATCCAATAGTCTGGTTTTTAAACGATGATAAAATATCTCATTCAGGACATTTTTACATTTTTTCAAGCAAGAATAAAGGAATATACCGCCTCTCCTGTAATTTTGTAGATAACAACGGAAATAATTCTTATCAAGAATGGTTAATTCAAGTTACTGAAAAAGAAGACAATCAAGTTATACTTGGGATGCAACAAAATTTTCATACGCACAATTTCGGAGAAATATTCGGCAATAAAAAAATATCTCAGGAAGTTTTCATAGATTCTCCTAATCTTTGTAGAATAGATTTATTTTTGGGAACTTTTTCCAGAAAAAATTATTGTAATTTATTTCTATCTATCACAAATTCTTTAAACGGTGATTTACTCAGATTCTCTTCAGTAGGTTGTGATAATATTCAAGATAACGATTGGTTTAGCTTTTATTTTAATCCTATCGACGTGCAAGGTAGAAAGATATTTATAAACATAGAATGTAAAAACGGCTCTTTTGGTAATTCTATTACAGCATATTTTGTAAACCACTCATTCAACTTCGGTTCTTTGTTTTTCAACAATAAAAAAATAAACGGATGTCTGAGCTTTAAACTATTTTTCAAGAAATGACATTTTCTTACATTACGCAATTACTTGTATATGACGCAGACCTTAATTCAAAAGTTAGAAGGTGTTAGACTAATTACTTACTATAACCGTTGATTAAAGCGATTATTTTTCTTACACTTTTTCCACACAATTTTTAGTTTTTTGGTAATCTTTCAGAAGAGATTGCTGAGATTGGAGATAGACATGGAAGTAATAGCTTTTTCAAATTTTGCTAAAAATAAATACAAAAGAAAACTCGCAGTATGTAATATTTACCAAGAGTTAGAAGGTAAGCAACTTCAAAAATGGTGCAATAGATGTACTAAAAAAAATACTACCAGTTGCCCATTAGAAACAACTTCTGGGTTTCAAGCACAAGTAATTAATCTGTACCCTAAAAAAGTAAGCGTGGCTTCTTGTTAGTTATTTCTCGTATTCGGATGCTGCGTACCAACAGTCAGGTCTTATACCTATCTCAAAATTTTCAATAGCTGTGCAGTATGCCTTTTTAACATCTTCGGCTTCAGCCAGTTCATCCATATCATTAATGCACAAAGCTCCTTGGAAATAAGTGTCCATTCTACATTGAGCATTAGGATGATTATGATTTGTTTTTGTTACTTTTCGTGTATCTTTTTTACTAAAAAACACTTCAGCGTTTCCGCCTAAAGAGCCTAGAAGGCGAGCCAATGATTTTCCAGCTAACGCTGATCTAAAGCATATCGCTCTATCTTTGAAGGTTTTATGAACTAGCTTACATTGATTTTTTGCGAATAAATCCTCTTCGTCAGTTATTTCTTTTCTATATAAAGCGTAAGTTTCTTTAATTTGTTCAGGTTGAGATAAAAATTTTCTCAAGCACTTTGTCGTAGCATAATAATCAGACTGACCTTCATTTGATGCCCATGAAATTCCGACAAAGCTAGGCTTTCTTGGTGCTCCTGCTATATGATGACCAATTTCATGACATATAACAGCACGAAAACCATCAAGGGTAGTTTCTTTATGTCTTGCAAGACCTCCATACATGCTCACTTTCCATACTTTACCTGTCTGTTGAGCAAAAGCATTTACTGTTCCGTCTTGCCATTTAGCTTCAATTACTAATTCAGCGTCGTAGTTATTTTTAAAAATGGGCAAATAGATATTTTTCATATCTTCTATAGCTTTTAAAAAATCTTCTTCTGTAATCGTTGAGGAAGTTTTAACGTGGCTTGGAATGTAGAGATCATTTTTTGGTAAATCTGCTTTAACTGAAGTTATAAAAAAAGAAAATGCTATAAATATTAATATGTTTTTCAAGAATACTCCAAATATTTTAAGCCTGCCGAGAACCGACAGGCTTTATTGAAAATTAAAGATCGTTTGAATAGTCTCTTTCTTCATCAAGAGCTTTTGCTAATTGACCACTGGTAGAAAAGTAGTTTTTTGTATATTTTGCTTTTCCTACAGGGAGACGGATACCTGAAGGCATTTTTTCATCTGTGTAAAATTTAAACCCGTCAATTTCATACTCATATAGTTTTGAAGCGGCAGCAACTTTATCTGTCTCTACTCCAAAAACTTCTAGTTCATAGGCAAGCTCACGGATTTCACTCGCAAGTTTTTCAAATTTATTCATTTTAATTCTCCTTTATTGAGTCTTCTTCTAAAGATTTTGATAATTCACCAGTAGTATTAAAAAAGTTTTTAGTAAATTCTGCTTTTCCTACAGGAAGTCTAATACCAGAAGGCATTTTTTCAGAACTATAAAATTTAAAACCATCTATTTCATACTCATACAGTTTTGATGCGGATGAATACTTATCTAGCTTAGTTGCAATTTCACGAATATTATTTGCTAATTTTTTCGACACTTTAATTTCCTGTTACAAATATTTCAATAGTCATAGATGTAAATGGTGAGGGTATAGCCCCAACAGTGATAAAAAGTTTGCTTATTAAAAGAGATTGTTTCGGCAATTCAAAAGTAGAGCCACCTTTTACAGTAGTCGCATCGTTAGCGATTGAATTAAATCTAATTGATACATCCGCACCTGTAGGAGATATTCTAATATAATTTGCATTTCTCCCTAACAACCTAGAAATATCTAAAGATTTTTCTTCTAAAGAACCTAAAGTTAAAGTGAAATTTTTATACACAGGGGAGTTGTTATCAGTAAGCCTGTTATTTATAACATCATCTAAAGAATCTACTGAAACTGCTAAAGACTCTTCTACGTCTGTTTCATCACCGTTTGAATATATACCAGTAATTTTAAAAAAATAAGGAGCAGATGCCCCAGAAGAACCTGTTAATGATATGGAGGTACGAGATACTTTTGCCAACACGTTGCCCGGAGTAAACGGATGAGATTTATTCGGAATATTGTATTCTACAATAGAATATTCCCCATCAAAAGAAGGGCTACCGTAAAGGTTAAATTTAACAAAATCATTATCTTGGACAAACCAATTTAACATGATTTCTTGAGAATTTACATTAAAGACATTTATTTCTGGTAACATATAAACCTACTTAAATTATTTAATTATTCGTAATCTGAATCGTCGTTTTCTTCCTCGTCTTCAGACTCATAATCTTCATCTTCTTCATAATCTGAATCTAAAATTTCGTTGAAACACTTGATAAGCTCTTTGTGAGAAAAGGCTAATTCATTGGCATTTTCCTCAAGAGAAATTTTTAATTCATCGTCTTCTACTTCTGACAATAAATCATAATAATTACTGATAAGTTCTTGTTGATTTTCCAATATTTCTAACAACAGGTTTTCTAACTCTTTCATGAACGCCTTTTTGTTTTTAAATAAATCTCTTTTATTAAAGGAACACAGTTAGCCACATGTTTACATATAAGATGTCGTTTTCCTCTTATTGTAGGAGCTTCCCCATTACTCATCTGCCTTTCGTTATAGTCTTTTTTTAAGCTATTCCAATCACAACCATAAAATTGCCAAAACTCGCATGAGCAAGAAATTAAAACTTTTGAACTAACTGCTTTTTTCTGATTACCTTTAGGCAAAAATTTAAGTTTTACTATGTGACCTGTAGGGTTAGACCAAGATTCCCCACAAATAACATGAAAGTCATATCTGAAAATTTTATTTCTTATCCTTTTAGGGGAGGCACTACAACTTCCCTTATATTTTAAAGAAAATTTGCTAGTGGCATCAAACAACTCATCTAAAGTCCAAGCTACCTTTATGTTTTCACTTAAATCTAGCTCTACTGGATTTTTTTCAAGCCTGTACTCTGCAAGTATTGATCTAGCTATTTTTTCAATGTATGGGTCGGGAGTAGTCTGAACCTCAATACCGCTATCCCAATTTCCTGAAAAAACATCTTCTTTGATTTCTTCTTTATCCTGCTCAGAAGAAGGAGTTAAATCACTCAAATAGGCTTTTCTGGGTGGAGTATTTGGCTTTTCTGAATCTAAAGACATATTAGGAAATTGAGCTTCTGTCTCTGGGTCGATTTGGTTTTTTTGCTCTAACAGTTTCTCGTATTCGCCCGGAACATCTGAAAGACTCGGTTTATTAAAATACGGAACTAGAAGTTTCTCAGAAGGTTGCAAAACCGTGTCGCCCGGTTTTGCCATCTCTTCTGGAGTTCTAAAATCATAAATATTATCGTAACCCTTTATCGCCATTTATCTCTGCCAATTTTTCTTCTGCTTTACGTTTAATAGAGCCAGACTCTTTACTAATAATCTGTTTGATTACTGCACTATCGGAAGCATTTTTGATAAATGTCGCTTTTTTCTTCGCATTTAAGCTAGACCAATTTTTTAAAGGGTCTTTAGAAGCAGTCATTTCTGAATCAACTAAGCTTTTAACTTCAATAGCGTCGTCTTGAGAGTCTTTTTTGATTACCTTTGGAACAAACTGATCTTTAGCTACTTCTAATTTTTTAGTTTGACCTTCCATCAAATTTTCATAAAAAGATTTAGGATGTTCATCTTCCACAACAGCGTTTTTAGTTACTTTAGCAACCTCAACCCCTTCTGTTTCTTGAACGATAGGTCTTTCTACTTTTTTGTCTTTTTTAATTTCCGTCTCTTTTTCATCTACAGTGGATTTAACAATTCTTTTATCCACTTTTTTCATTTCAGTATCTTCAAGAAATTGACCATTCCCAGCGGAACCTCTAATTTGCATTAATCTAGCCTCTTTAGCTTTTTTTGCTCTTTCAGAAGCAGATTCTTGGGGAATTGAAGCGTCTTCTTCTGATTTACCCAAAGATGTTACCTGTGCAGGGCTTAGTATCCCTGCTCGGATTGCAGACATCAATGAAGGGGCTTTTTTATCTTCACCCCTGAATTCAGCTTTTACGCCGTCAAATTTGATTCGCTCGTCTTTCTGAACATACTGGTCTAGCTCACCTGAATAAAATGATTTTGTGGCAATGTATTCACGCATAAAATTAACTCCTTAAAAGTCTTGATTTATTATAGTCAAACTTAAAAGGTTAAACTCTATTGGAAGAAATAAAATTTCTTCTGTTCTGAACACCCTGAGAAGAAAAGGGACCAAGTGCTGCCGATACCCCAATTCCATATTTAGGTTGTTGGATACCTTTAACAATCTTGACTCCAAAATCTTTGTAACGCTCCACAGAAGTTTGATACTCTTGTTCAAATTTGTCAGACATACCTTGATATTTAGAAGACTTATCAATCTGTAAAGAAACTCCCCCAATACTGTAATCAAACTCGTCGTGAATCCAGTTAATACTTAATGCAGATAAAGCTAAAGAAGCTGCTTTTACCGTTACGATAGTTTGAAGAAAATTTGGTAAACTTGTTAATGTGTGTTGTTCTATAGGTGGAGCCATATTGACGGCATCAACAGCCATCAATAAATATTCGTATAATTCCTCGTCAGTCCAGATAAACCCAAAAGTTTCCGTGTAATTCTGAATAACTTTTTCATGTTCAGGCGGTACAAATCTGTAGTTTCTGTCAGGGTTATTATCACGAAGTAAGAATCTTAATCTTCTTACCATAGTTCTTTCATTTTCATTGTAAATGCTATTAACAATAGTTGATGGATTAACTACTGCAAATTCTTGCACTACGTTTCTTGCAGGATTCCCTTCATCATCAATAAAAGTCCATCGAATAGAATAATCCCCTACTGGAGCATTTTGAGGAACAGTATAATTTGCATAATATTTACCAGTAGAAAGCCTTACAGGTTGGTTTTTTAAACCGCCAACTAGAATGTCCAATCCTGTGGTTCTGTCGAATACTGCATAATAAATTTCTTTTGGGTCAAATGGGTTATTACGTTCATTCAAAACTTGAATGTATAATTCTTGAGGTCCAAGTATTTGTCCGGGGTAATATGCTACCCCTCCAGTATTTGCAAGAAACTGAAGAGGAGTTGATTTTCTAACAATAGAAAACCTTTGATTTACTTGCTCCCTGTTTCCGTTTTCTACTAAACGTATATCCCATTGGATTTCGTATTCACCGAGATTTTCCCCTTCATCCATTCTAACATTTACCCAATAGTAACCAACAGAATCTCTACTAGGTATCTGATTTAAAGAACCTCCTACAAGAACAGGCTTGCTACCAGTCCTATCGTAAATAGTGTATGTAATAGAAAAAGGGTCAATTAAATTTCCTTCGTTATCTCTAACAAAAATATTTAGATCGTTTTTAGTAAGTTGTTGACCTCTTTCAAAAACTACCACAGTATCTCCTTAGCTAACGAAATTAACAGATGCAAAAGTTTGTTTTTTAACTACTTTAAATTCTTTTATTATCTTATAATTTTCAAGTTCTACTAAAAGAAAATAAGTTTCATTAGGTACAAAAAATTCAGAATCTAGGTATAGTGAAACTGCATAAAGACCGCTGAATATCGAAGAAAATTCTATCCCACCTAAGTAATCATTTTTTGATAAATCTTCGCCAAAATAAATACCTTCAGAAAACCCCAAAGAGGTGTTAGATGAAATAATTAAATTTGATTGACTGCCTTCCAAAAGACTTTGGATTTTAATTCTTCCTTTGTCTTCTACTGCCGTGAAGTCAAAATTTGGGTATATTTCAGAATTAATAAAATTAGCGACATCTGAAGCAGTTTGATAATTTTTATCAAACACAACTGTTTCTTCACTACCTCCGCTAACGGATAAAGTGATTGAAGTATTTTCTAAATCAGCAAAAGGCTCCAAATTACTTAGTACATACGCTGGCTTAGGTTCAACTATATTGAATATTTTAATTTGAATAGCGGTTACTATTTCATTAGATTCAAAAACGAAATCTGCATAATCCCCTATATTAAAAATTTTCATTTTCTTTCCTTAATAAAATTTCTCAAGAAAAGAAAATTATTTGTGGATTAAGCAGACATTACTTGATGTGTGAGAGACTTCAAATTTTTTATTGAAGCGGCGTAAGGTTGAGCCTTAACTTTTGCCTCTCCATTAAAGTATTGAAGCTTTAAATCATCTAGTAAAGGCTGATACTCAAAAATAAAAAATACTCTGTTTCCAGTCTTTTCTGTTCTTTTTAAAGTACATCCTGCCGTTTGAAGATAAGCAGCGAAGTACAAATCAGATGTTTTATATTCATTCATTTTAAATCTCTTTTAAATTCGGGCGGAGATTTATTTCTCCGCCCTTAATTAAATTTATTCTGGATCAGAAATTTCAATAAGTCCCATAACAACGAACTTATCAAGAGCACCGCCAGAAGCGACTGCTAAAAGATACTGAGACGTTTCTTCTACGATAATAGAATTGCCTGAAGCAAGGTACTGATCTTGACCTGCTTGACCAACTGCTACACCTCCACCTAATCCGTTTCTTTTTTCAAGAAAACCAAGATAAATAGGTGATGTAAAAGGACCTACTTGAAATCCTCCACTCGCAGTTGTAACTTCTCCAGTGTGTGTTAAAACCTTAGCCATTTTTTCCCCCTTTAAGGATTTGTTTATTTCTTTGATACCATCCAACAATTTCTTGTATATCTATCAACGCATTTGCAATAAATACTAAGTAATCTACATGGTTTATCGACTTAACTTGATTCGCTTTCGCCAAATACATATTAAGACGAGCTAACATCTTTTTAATACTCGGCAAGTCTTGATTCTCTAAAACATCTACTGTTTTTTTCAGTTTTGACATTTCCGACAACAAAGCTTTAGCCAAGGCAGGCTGAACCAAATTCTTTGGTCGCCATTCCCCTCCTTGAAAATCTTTAAGCAGATCGTCCATGATTACCTTATGTAAAAGATTCACTTATTATGAAAAAATAAAGGTTTATTCAGTGAATAGTTGCTAAAATAATTAAATTGACACAAAAATATAGTAATGTTAGTAAATTCAATATGTTTGAAACCATAATCAAAATGTATTCTGAAGGCGTTCCCGTATCTGAAATAGCCTCCAAGGTAGGTCTTTCGACTTCAACTTTGTATCAAATATTTAAAAAAGAAAAAATAACTCTGAGAAGGCAAGACGGAGTGTCTCTCCAAAAACATTATCTGATAAAAGAATTTTTAGAAAACAATAAATCTATTGAAGAGATAGCTTCAAATAAAAACACCAATGTTGACGCTATAAAAAAAGCTTTAGTTAGATTCCGAATAGTAAGCGATGTTATCTCAGACTCAAAAAATGAACTACTTAATTGGATTAGCCCTATTCAGGAACAGCTTATAAAAGGGTCTTTGTTGGGTGATGCTAGTATTGAATTGCATAGAAACAAAGGTAGATTAAAAATAGAGCATGGTTTAAAACAAAAAGACTATGTGGAATTAAAATATAATATTCTTAAAAACTTTGTCCAACAACCTCCTAAAATTTTTGAAAGATTTGACAAAAGAACTAACAAAAACTACCAAAGTGTTTCTTTTAGAACAGAAACAAATCCTATATTCAATGACATTCACAGCCTTTTTTATAAAAACAAATTAAAAATAGTATCAGAAGAAGTTCTTAATAGTCTTGATGACAGAGGTTTAGCTTTTTGGTTTCAAGATGATGGTTTCAAGAATGAAAATTTATTGGGAATAAGCACAGATTGTTTTTCTGAAGAAGATATAAACAATTGTATAAAGTGGTTCAAAAGTCGGTGGAAAATTGAATCTTATACTCGAAATAAAAGAATATATTTTCAAGGAATAAATGCCTTAATTCTTAGTAAAATACTTGAACCAAACATAATACCAACATTAAAATATAAATTACTATGAAATGCCATCAAAGAATTATCCGAGAGCAAAGGTTAGAAGCTGATTTAGTTAATCTAAATTTTGACTCTAGTAATTTAAAAGCTTCGGACTTTTCTTTGAAGCAAGAAATATTAAATTCAGAAATTATAGATTTTATAAAAACTTATGAATGGTTAGGAAATATAGGAACAAAACCTAAATGGGTTTTTACAGCAAGGTATAACAATTTACTCGGCGGAGTGGTTTTAATAAATGAACCTAGCTCATATTCAAATGTTTTGGGGAAAGATACCAAAAAATATGAAGCCTTAATTCAGCGGGGTGCTTGTGCTTCATGGACTCCAAAAAATCTCGGAAGCAGGTTAATCATGTTCTCATGTAAAGAAATGGTTAAAACCACACCTAAAAGAGCTTTCGTAGCTTATGCTGATTCTTCCGCCAATGAAATAGGAACAATATACCAAGCTTGCAATTTTGATTATCTAGGATGTAATTTTGGAACAAAAAACATGTTGACTCATCCTAAATTTAAAAAAGGTGCTCCTTTTTCAAAGCAGTCTCTTTATCGAACATCCACTTTAAAAAAATGGGCGAAAGAGAATAATGTCAAAATAGAACCGAGTTGGATAAAAGAAAACGGTTTTAAAGACCTTTCTAAAATACCACAAGATGTAAATAAAGCATGGAAAAATTGGATTAATTCTATCGTAAAAGAATCTGAAAAAATACAAATCTCACCTAAAGGAAAATACATTCTTGTTTTAGGCTCTAATAAAAAAGAGTCTTTAAAATTAAACAGCCTTAAAAATTATACACCTTTACCTTATCCTAAAAGATCATGAAAAGAAAAAGTTTAATCGGAGAAAGGTTTGGATCAATGGTCGTGATAGACCAATTAGAAAACGATAAGAAAAACCGTAACTGGCTTGTTATGTGTGACTGTGGAACTATCTGTGAAAAAAATACATATTTGTTAAAAAATACAAAATCTTGCGGATGTTTAAGAAAAAAAGTTTTATCTGGTCGAAGAAAAATTCAAGAGAATCAAAAATTTGGTTTTTTAACTACACAAAAAATATCTCGTAGAGGTTATTGGACGTGCTTATGTTTTTGCGGAAATGTAGTTGATGTAAGGAGCCAGTATCTTATTAAAGGAACAACTAAAAGCTGTGGTTGTATGTCTTCTCAACTTAGAAATGATTCATACTATAAGAATAAGCCCACAAATATAAATATTAAAAAGCTTAAATACGTTCAAGAAAAATATTACCCAAATTTAACTGTTGAAGAGGTTCTACTAAAGCTTAAAGGAGGACTTGATGTCTCCTGAAGAAACACAAATCTTACTTAATTATGCACATGGAAAGATTTCCAAAGAAGAAGCTATGATTGTATTAGGTTACAAAAAAGCAACCTTTAACTCCCGTATGCGTTCTTTAGGATTTAGTTCTGAAAGCCACTACTTTCCTCGAAATTCTTTTAAACCTCTTGTCCCAAAAAATGATAAAGAATACTGGGAAAATATCCATAATGATTATAAGTCAGGTGAAAGTATTGAATCTCTTTCTTCTAAACTTGGTATCAAGCCTAATACTATAAAAGAAAGATTTAATCTTTTTAACCTAGAGCTACGCAAAGAATCAGAAAATAGAAAGTTAGCAATCGAAAAAATGCGATCTACTACAAAGAAATTGTATGGAGTTGAGTACGCTCAACAATCAGATGAAATTAAAAAAGCTACTCAGATAACAGTAAAAGAAAAATACTGTGTCGATAATGTCGCTCAATTCGTAGATTCAAGAGTTAAAATTTCTCAAAGTGTTTCTGCTACATCTGAAGAGGCTCTTGTAAAAAGAAAAGAGACAAACCTATGTCGCTATGGTTTTAATTTTGCTCAACAAGACCCTGAAGTAAAACAGAAAATATTAAACACAAATATTGAAAGATATGGAACTGCTCACGCAGCATCTTCAAATATAGTTCGTTCAAAAATTCAAAATACTAATAAAGTTCGGTATGGAAGTGAATCACCTCTTTCAAATCAAGAAGTTATACAAAAAAGAGTCGCTACCATCACTGATAAAAAATATGCAGAGGTATTAAAAACTCTTGATTTTTTTAATTATGCTCTACTCGATGAATACAAAGGAATCTTTACCAAAGACGGTTTTACTAAGGGATATAAACAATACAAAATAAAACATTTAGATTGTGGGTTAGAATTTTATGATGACCTTTATTTGACCCCACGGTGTCGAAAATGCTTTCCGCTTGTAGGTAATAAAAGAGGACAACTTGAAATAGCATTAGCTTCATATATAGAGTCTCTCGGATTCAATGTTCAGTGTAATACTAAAGACGTTATTAAAAACACATCAACAGGTAAATGGTTTGAGATAGATATTTATATTGAAAGTAAAAAATTAGCTTTTGAAATTGATAGCCTATATCACCACAGCACCCACTCTTTACAATGGGGTAAACCCGTTGAAAAAAATTATCACTTAAATAAGACACAATCCGCAACCAAAGAAGGGATAAGGTTAATTCATCTTTGGGAAGATTGGAGTCTTTTAAAAATACAATCAGTTATTAAGTCAGAGCTAGGAATATTAGATAAGAAAAATGCTAGATCACTAAAAATAAAAGAAATAGATTGTTCTAAGTTTTTTGATGAAACACATGTTTATGGTAAGGCTCAAGCAATAGCTCAATTTGCTTTGGTAGATGAAAAAGATGAAATACAATGTGCAATGAGTTTTCGTAATCATCCAGAAGGGTTAGAGATCAGTAGATTCTCTTCTCGACTAGGAACATCGGTTAGAGGAGGTTTTTCAAGGCTCTTAAAACACGCTATGAAGACTCTTAAATGGCATACAATAATTTCATACTGCGATAGAGACTTATCTCCAGTAGCAGAAAACACAGTGTATTTTAAAAACGGATTTGAGTTAGTAGAAGATACAGGACCGAGATTATTCTACACAAATTTTCGCAGACGTTGGTCAAGAGAAGCATTTCAAAAACATAAAATTAAATCATTTTTTCCAGAATCATTTAATAGCAATTTAACCGCAGATCAAATTCTATCGTCTAAAGGAATTTATTCAATATGGAATTCTGGAAATTGGAAATTTAAAATCACAAAATAAAAAGGGCGACCATTTCTGGTCGCCCTTCACTAGATTCACAAAAAAATTGATTATCGAGTAAGAACAAGTCTTGAAAGACCGGCAGGGTTATGAGCACCAATTCCGATATTTTCAAAGATTGAGAAACCGATAGTTCTTGCTTTCGGATCATCCGCAGAAAGAACAGTAAGTTCAGTTCTTACAGGAATACGTCCAAACATTTCTGCTTCACAGCAAGTATAAACGTAGTTTACTGGAACACGACGAGAAACAAGAATTTGAGCACCCCAAAGGTATGCAAGAAGACCTGTTTTAAGTAATGTTTGCTGAGTTTCGATGTCGAGAACGTCGCGACCCCATTTACGAATATCTGTATAGTCTTTAGCGTTTGCGAAAATTTTAGCAACACGAAGATCGTGACGCTCAACGTCTGCAAAAGAGTCAGCCATAACAGAAGCAGTTAGAGGAGCTACAACTGGAATATCAGGGTTAGTGATACCATCGTCAGTAGCCGCACCTGCGATTGCGTTCATGATTTCAAATACACGACCATCTTCTTCAGCTTGAATTTCAGCTTTAGCAAGGTCTTGAGCACGTTCGATTAGGTCGAAGCGACGCTCTTTGATCTGCGTTAGAGGAATTTCTGGGTTAGAAGCAATCTCGAAAAGAGGGAAAATAACACGCTTAGGCTTTTGGATAGCAAGAATGTTTTCACCTTCTTCACCGATAATGTAGGCAGTAGCCTTTGGGTCTTTATCGTAGATTGGAAGTGCTCCATCTGGTAAAGCTTCAACTAGGAATGTTTTACGTCCAATTGAAGTGTAATCACGACGGAAGCGAAGAGGTTGAACCATAGAGGCAGCTAATTTTGCTCTGCCTGCGGCGGTTTTAATCAGTTCGCTGATTACTTTTTGTTTTGTTGCGTTATCTGCTGGTTTCATTGTTAAAAACTCCTTTTTCAGTACCGTTCGTGGAATTTTCGTCCACTAGCACCTACTTAATAATTGTTAAAAAATTAAAGTCTCATTTGTACGATTGCTAAATCGCCATCTTTACCAATAAGTAGCCCTACAACTGGTGCTGTAGAAACTCCCTTAACTTTTAACTTACCGCCTGCACCACAAACAAGCTCAGAGCCGATAGCCGCTGAACTAAGTGACACGAACTGGTCAGTTTTAAAAACTGCACCTGCACCTGCGATAAGTGATACAGTTACTCCACCGCCAGCGGAACCAACGGCTCCGTTGATTTGCGAATCAAGTAATCCTGTAGATTGATAAGATGGGACGTATCCCTGTACTTGGAAAATACCTACTGGAGCAGCTTCATTGTCTGCACCGATAACTAATTCTCCTGACGTGTTCACAGCCGCCACTTTCCCTGCTTCGACAAGAGTCTTGTCAACACCAGAGCCAAGTTTTAGAACTGTGGGACGCTTTACTGCGTGTAAAAGTTCAAAAGCCATTGTTAAATCCTCCTAGACTGTAATTAAAAATTTATTAGTCTGTTATTGTTAAAAAATTAAATACGTAATTCAAATTTCATAATCATGTTGGAACCTGTTGGAGCACTTGTTACAATCCCAATTAGTGTTGCACCATTTGGAACCGTTCCTCCTGCTAATCCAGCGGCGGTCGTCAACAATCCATTTTGTGAGCTATAAAGTTTATCCCCTACTTGTGGCAAAGCTATTGGATTACCACTCACATCACAGGTTTCAAAAATATCCACTTCATAAACACCCATACCGCTTACATAAGGACAAATTCCTGAAGCGGCGGCTGGAGAGTTTTCAAAAGGATTTCCCGCAGCGTTGTTCATAAAAATACCAACGACAGCATCGTTGGATGCGGCAGCACCCGCAGGTCCGATAATATCTGACCCAACCGCTGCCGCCACAGAACCGCCTAGAACTCCTGCAATGTCTCTGTAAGGGAGAAGAGTAGTGTTGTTGGCAAGTTGTAAATTTCCGCTTGCATTACTTTTAGTAAAAGCAGCGTTATTCAACTTTCCTAAACTTACTCTATGACCGACGTACAATAATGTTAGCATCTGCTATCTCCCTTTATCAGATCAATTACTTAAATAGGTGAGAAACATCTGGTGGGCAGTCCCACAAGTTAGATAAATCTTCAGCACTATTTACAGAGCTAATTTTTAATCCACCTTTCAGAGTTTTAGCACCTTTTTTAGGAGCCTTTGAAGCTGTTTTAGAAGCTTGTTTTTCTTCTTTCTCTTCGTGAGCTTCCCCACCGAAAGCGTCTTCATAAGCTTCTTTAGCATCTTTCATATCAGGAGACATGAAAAGGTCTTCAAGAGCTTCGTCTTTTTCAGACGGAATCATGTCAACTTCTTCCATAGAAAGTTCTTCTTCGTCTTCCATAGCTTCTTCTTCAGATTCTACTTCTTCTTCCATAGCTTCTTCTTCAGATTCTACTTCTTCTTCCATAGCTTCAGATTGTGCTTCTTCTTCGTGAGCTTCTTCTTTATCTTCAACTCCAACTTCAGCCATAAGCTTTTTAGCAGCGGCTAAGTGGCGAAGGGCAGCTTCTTTCTTTTCCTCAAGACTCATTTCTGCTTCTTCAAGACCTTCAGTATTAAGTTTAGAATTATCAACTTCTGCACCTTCTTCATGAAGTTTTTTCATCTTTTCTGCATTTTCTTTAAGTGCTGGTGGAAGCTCTCCTGCAAGAATTTTTTTAGCCTTAGCAAGGATTTGCTTTGCTTCTTCTTTTTTAGCTTCAGCTTCTTCTTCAGCACCAATTTCTTCTTCATACTCAGCGGCAGCTACAAGAGCCGAAGCTTTTTTAACAAGAACAGATGCAGCTTTTTCAGCTTGATTCATTTCTTCTTCGTCTTCACAAGCTTCATCTTCTTCAAGAGCTTCTTCTTTTTCTCCTTCTTCAGCTTCAGCAATTAAAGAACGAACTTTTGCGAGAAGAGAACGAGCTTCTTTCATTACTTCTTCTTGTTCTTCTTCTTGAGCTTCGTCTTCTTTCATTTCTTCCATTTCAGCAATACGTTTAAGTGTTGCTTCGATTGAACGATCAGAAAGTTCCATAAGGTCAAATCCTTGAGCTTCAAGAGTTTCTTCTGAAGCTGTAGGGAAAAGAGCAGAAGCAATGTGAACGCATTTAAGTGCTTTTTCACGAAGTTCACGAGCAACTTTTACAGAAGCTTTTACAGAAGCACCGAAATTGTGGTCTGATTCGGCAGCGTGGTTAGTTTCTTCACGCTTATCGTCTTCCCAATGTTTTTTGTCGTAAGGAGTCTCAGCCCATGAATCAGGGTCCCCGTTAGTATATTTTTCAACAGGTGGATTCTCTTTTTCACGTCCTAGTGTGAAAGGGTCTGCTTTCTTTAATCTTGTAAGTCTGTTTCTCATTTTGTTTCCTCCAAAGAGATTAATTTAAAAATTTATTTATACTTTATTCTTAACTTTTTTCTTAGTTTGCTTAGAAGCTCTTTTTGCAGCGACAGCTTCTTTTATTATTGTAGCAATGTGCTCTCTACTTTCATCATCAACGTCTAAATTTTCTACTAAAAGATCAGTTGACGCTAAACTTCCCATAATATTTGAAGCAATTCTTCTAAGTTTTAATCCTGTAGAAAAATCATTAGAATCAAGAAAATCGTCAGCTATTTCCTCTATACTCCCAACCAATCTTTTTAAGTAATCACTATTGAGCTTTTTCAAGATATTCCTTATAGCCTTCTATGATGAATTTTCTTCCTTCTATTTTTCAAAAAAGTCTTAAACTTTTTCCTATAATGCTTCATTCTACGTTTTATCTCAGACTTATTTCTGCGATAATACTTTCGGCTTTTAGTTTTTCTAGGACCACGTAATTTACGTTGTCTTTTAAATCTAGGTTTGTACGCTATCCGCTCTAAACGGACTTCTAATTCAGCGATTATCGTCCTTAAATTTTTCACGAATAAACTTAGCCCTTGCTAAAATACTGTTAATTACTGCATTATCGGAAATACCGTTACTTGCAACAAAGTTTAAAAAACTATCAAAACTACTTAAATTTTCGCTAGAAGCTTTTCTAAGAATATTGTAGTGACTTTTCTTGAGACTTTTTGGATTTAATTGAAAAGTATCTACAAATTCAAAAAAATCTATAAGGTCACGAGAACTGTGAGCCAATTTAACAATATCTTTCTTATTTTCATAAGCTTCAACCATTTTAAAAATTGAGGCTAATTTAGCTTTTGAAAATCCTGTTTTGGGTTGATATATCTCAATAAAAGCTTTCACTAGATTATCGTTAGTATTCCAACCTTGATTCATTTTGTCTGAATCTGAGAAATCCGGTGTTTTTGTTGTTACCGAGTCAGACAACTCTTTTTGCAGTTCGTCAATAACTTGCTGGCGAATTTCTTTTTTAACTTTATTTATAACCCCATCAAAAGAATCTTCTTCTGGTTGAGCTTGCTCTGGTTGAGCTTGCTCTGGTTGAGCTTGCTCTGGTTGAGCTTGCTCTGGTTGAGCTTGTTCTGGTTGAGCTTGCTCTGGTTGAGCTTGCTCTGGTTGAGCTTGCTCTGGTTGAGCTTGCTCTGGTTGAGCTTGCTCTGGTTGAGCTTGTTCTGGTTGAGCTTGCTCTGGTTGAGCTTGTTCTGGTTGAGCTTGCTCTGGTTGAGCTTGCTCTGGTTTAACTAAATCTTCTTCGTCTTTATTTGGGAAATCCATTGGGTCTTCAACTGCTTTACGAAGTGAAGCTGCTTTTAAATAAGCGTCTAAACTATTTTCTTCTACTTTTTTAAGAACGTAAGAAGCTTCAATTTTCTTTGCTACTTCTACACTTTCTAAAGAATCTTTTGGAAATAAAATATTTCTCATTACAGCACCCTTGAAGGCTGGATTAGCAACCCAAGATGCTTCAATAAACACGTTAGAATCTTTTTCTTCACGATGACCGCAAAGTTCTGCAATTATCCTCTTTACTCCGTTTTCATCAACGAAATAAGAATTTTTCATATATCTTATATGGTCACATAATTCAGTTTCATCGGCTGCTTTGTTACCGCAGGCGGAACATATTGAATATTTGATTGAGCACCCCATAGAAAGTGTAGAAATTTTTCCACCTTCAATTGATGCAACTAATTCTCTGTGCTTTCTTTCAGTAGCTACAAGAATATCTATATAAACTGAATTGTTATTTGAAACACTTCTAGCAACAGCGTCAATAATTCTGCCTTTTGACAAAGCTGGAATTTGAACATGCTCTAAATAATTATAAGCTCCAATAAATGTTGGATAAGAAGCCATCAAAAGCTGCCTTTCCCAACAGTCGCCATTTTGATTAACGTATTGTGAGCAGTCTGGTTTTATATAATAATCATTATCTTCTACATCTACGGAAGCTACAATTGTAGCGTGGGTAAGTAGATATTTGTCTGGCGAAAAATCTTCAAGTATGGAAGAAACCGGAACTCTGACTGCCGTTGCAGCGGCTCGCATATTGTTCCAAGCTTTTGGCTCTAAATTAGGATTTCTTACTATAGCATCTGCATATTTTAAAAAAGCCATTTAATACCTATTGTTTTCAGATTCAATATCATCGTCAAAATCAGAATCTTCAAAATCTTCATCACTGTCATAATTATCTTGTAAAACTTCTTCTGCTACTTGAACAAAAGCATCTGCCGATGGCATAGAAGTCCCTACATTTTCTGTATCTTTCATAAGACCAAAAATAACTAAATCTATAAATCTTGCAAAAATTTCTTCTAAATCCTCATCCTGAACTTGAATTCCGATCTTTTTTTGTAAAACATCTTTAGAGTTTTTGAGAAGTGCGTAGCCAACAGGTACTTTAAGAACCATGTAAGCTTTCTTTTGCATGATATTATTAGCTATCTTTTGAGCTTTTTTCTTATCCATTTATTTGCTCCAGCACTTCATTTATGACTTCATTTCTTATTTTAAAATAATCAGGTAAATCAGAAGAAATCTTTTTTGAAAAATCTTTTACGCAACTTGAGTAAAAATTAAAAAAATCTACATCTTGAAAAGCTACTTTAAGAAAATCACAAAATTGATCTTTTGATACATTTGAAGCTAATTTAGAATCAAAAACAATTTCAACTAAACCGTTTCCAATATTAATAAATTTCATATTTTCAAAAGTATCATTTAAAAAAGAAGCCAATTTTGGAGCTATGAAGCTTTCCATTTCCTCAAAAGATTGGATTTTATCGTCAGCAATAGAATCAAAAACCATTACTACTACTTCATTTTCATCTTCTTGAGGTAGGTTAAGTGCTAAAATTTCAGGCTCTTTCAAAATGTCAGAAGCAAGGTCATTACCGACTTCAAAAACTTCGTCTTCTAATAGTTCTGGTTCAGGTAGCGAACAGTCAGGAGGAACGACTAATTTGAATAAATCGCTTACCTTGAAGACCAATTCTTGTTTAGAAGCAGCTAGGTTACGAACTGTTTTCACAACATCGCCAACATTTTTTGAATCTACCAGTACGTCAGCACTACTTGTCCAAATCTCGCCCTTATCATTTACATAAATATGTTTTGGTAAGCCAAATTTATTTTCGATACAAAGAAGATTGTCTTCTAATAATTCACACTTGAATCTAGCATCCAAAGAGTTAGTTACTTTGTTTAAATCAATAGCAATTTTATTCTTCATAAACAGATAAAACCAATTCTTTTAGTAAGCTATCTCCAACACTCTTGGCATACTTACTACTCATCTTTAAATAACATTGTAGTTCGTTCAGATTAGCTTTTTTCATACTAAGTATGTTTTCAACTAAAATTGAAGTAGCGTTGACATGTTTTGATGCTATCTTATCAGCTAAAGACTCTAAATATTTTTTTGGTCTTTTAGGGAGAGAAGTGCCGTAATTTTTTTCACTGTCTCTGTTCTCCCAACTGTCATAAGAAGTATCAAATCCTACGCTAGTTGGATAAAGAGTTGGCGAAACTTTGTAGATTTCTTCAGGCGACTCTAATTCATTTCCGTAAGTCCACTGAACTCTAATTTTGCAAGATTTTGGTAAAATGTGAGTCACTATACCAACAATCTGACTTTCGTTGTTTCGAGTCAATTTCTTTACATGATCTCCAATTTTATAATCTAAAACTGAAGTCTGGAAAGGAAAAAGAGCTACTGAAGATTTTTTAGATTTGCTCACAGCACTCTCCCTAAAATTATTACTTTCTTCTTGCAGCAAGTTTTTTAGCGTCAAGCCTGCTTGCTTTTTTATTTGGGTCGAACTCACCTTTATCGTGAGCTTCAGACATTACATTTTGACCAAAGTTATGAAATTCTTTCATATAGTCTTCGTCTTTATCTTGCTCATGAGTTGCAGGGTCTTGACCGAAATCTTTCATGTATTTTTCATCTTTGTCGTGCTCTAGGGCTTTTGCCTGTTTTGCTTGAACTTCAAGCTCATCTGACACTTGGTCTAGGGCATATTCAAGATTAAATCCTACTTTTGCTTCCAGTTTACCTTCAGCTACAAGATTGCGAATTTCGTTTGCAATCTTATCAAGTCTGTCAGTATAATACTTTGCAGTACGTTTCATGTTTACTCCTCCAGTTTTTGACTGATTCATTAAATTTAAAATTTTAAAATAGTTTACCGAATTAATCTTACCGTCATACTTACCGTCTGCTAATGTTTTAATAGCCACTTCTACGGCAGATTGCTTGGCAACCTCTACATTATAATTCATTAGCTCTTTATCCAATATAGTAGAGGCGTGTTTTGCTATTACTAAAAGATCATCATCGCTTACGTGAGAAGGGTTTGTGTAAGGCTCTCTTTCTTCACGTTTGTCACCAGAGTCTAAAATTTTATGTTTATGAAAATAGTCTGCACCACTTTCATAAGCCATTTTTTTAAAAATTTTTTCTGCAATATCTTTTTTCATAATAAAACCTTCTAAACATAAAAAATCATTAAATAATTACAATTCGTTTAAAATATACCAAGACCAAAATTCTTGTACATGATAAGGAGCTACCCCTCTCATGTAAGCTGAAAACCCATCTGCTTCAGGTTCTCCTGAAGTTTTTGGCTCCATATTGAATAATTTATAATAGAAAGATTTTTCTCTTTCTGTCATAAAATGGGTCAAGTAATGCCCAATTTCATGATAAAAAAGACTGTCAAAACGATTTTTTTCAAAATTGACTTCTTTACCGTCCAAAAATCTTTCAATGTTATACCAAATGCACTTTTCTTTAGGTCTGCATAAACCAAGAATTCCTTCTCTATCAGCACACTCTTCCAAAGTTTCTTGAGAGCACAAATGTAAATTGCACCCATACATAACTTTCTTCACTTTTGATGGAAGCTTGTTATATAAGGAATTAATGCGTTGAGAAAATATAATATAGTAAGGTAATGAGAACTCGTCACACTTTAGATTAGGTTGTGCGACAGTCATCCAATGAGCGGCTATTTTTAATGCTGCCTTTTGGCTCATTTATTAGCCTTCTTTTTTACAAATTCGTAAATTGAAGATACTTTATTTAAGTCAGATTCTTCCAAATGATCGTCTTTTGCATCTTCTTTCGCCTCTTCTTTCATTTCAGCTACTTCAAATTTGCTAGTCCAATGTTTTCCTCTAGTTTCATCATACAAAGTATCAATCACTAAAGAGATGTTTTCTACCGTGCTATATAAACGAGATCGGATTTCAGAAATATCCATCACGAAACCTCTTCCACCTAATTTTCCGTCAGGGGAAATGTCTATGGATTTTAAACCAGCAAAATCAGAGAGGGCTTGAGATAAAAACTTAATACAAACATCTAGTTTTGCTTCAACTTTTAATAGTTGTTCTAAATTTTCTTTTTTAGGTTCCCAGCCATCCATTAATCTTCCAGTTGAACCAGATTCTTCTTTGGAGGCTTTGGATTTTTGTTCGTTCTTTTTCTTGTAAACAGAAGTTCCACCCATATCGTCTCTTCTTTGTATTTTTTCTTTTTGTAAATCAGGGTCACGTACTGGAGCATGATCTCTTCTCAAATCATGTCTTGGAGGTCTTTCTAGCGTTGTTTCGTAACGACGTTTTTCAATATCTGTATCTGATTGACTCTGATTTGCTTTTTTCATTTGTTACCCTGTAATTGTCTGAACCAGATTGTTAGTACCTGTGTTAGAAATTGTAGAGGTAGAAGAAACAAAACATTGTTGAATGAAATTGCTATTTCCAGACACAGTTAAATTTCCACCAAATCTTACATTTTTTAAAGTAACGTAATCAGTAGATACAGTTATGTTTCCACTGAAGTTAGAACCATATCCTTGACCTTCTATTGAGCATCTTTTATTGACATCTATATTTCCTGTAAAAGTTCCTCTTAAAATCAAAATCTTTCCATCAACAGGTATATCACTAATAGCTGTTGTTAAAGAAGTATGAGTTGCTTGTCCATTAGCAAGCTGAGTTGAAGACCCTACAATAGCATCGGCTTGAGGAAGATCAAAAAATTCTTTTACATCAAGAACTAAAGTGTTAGATGACGTAGCGAATCCTACTTTTACAATTAATCCGGAACTTGGTTTTGGTGTAATTATTTGACCTGCATCAACCTGACTTAAAAAATACGGATTTCCTACTACAAGACCTGTGAACACGTTTTCAATTTTCCCAGATATTGCAACATCTCCTAATGTGCCAGATACGTTAAAAATTACTCCAACAATGTCGGCATTTGAAATATCGTCTGCTAAAGCTTTTACGAATTGAGTACCATTAAAATAAACAACATCTCCATTATTACAACCAGCCTGAGTTACGCTGTACAGTACAGGGGAACCTTTTGCTTTAAAGGATTGAATATAAGAAGAGTTTTGGTCGTTTGTATCAATTGTTCCATATCTTCTTACTACAGAAATCATTCTTCTTTTTACAGAATTGCTTAGATTATCCCATAAAAGAATTTGATTTGGAGACAGTTCTTCGTAATAAGGAAGAGTATCATCTGTTACTCCAACTAAACGTCTAGGTATCTCTGCACCTTGTTCTTGAACAATTAGATCACCATAAGGAGAGGAAGAATTTATTCCTGTAACATACGAAGAAAATTCATCTTTGAATGTGATTAAAGTTCTGTTGTTAAACAACCCTATATCCATATTTAATCCAGAAGACTCGTTAGTGAATCCTAAAGCTTGATTAAATATTCCACCTTTGTATTGTTCTACGTCTTTAATAAAGAAACAGCTATACCCAAGTAGATTAACTTGACCATCACCTACATAGTGAAATGGTAAAAATGTGATTTTTAAATTTTGTGCAGGGTTAGGCATTACTATTTCAGTAAGCTCTCCTGCTTTTGATAAAGGTCTTAAAAATGTTACAAAATCGTCTTCATCATCTGTGGATACTAAGGCAATAATATTATTGCTTCCTGAATCATACTGACCGTCATCTACAGATGAACTGTCATCATAATCGAGAATCAAACTTGTAACTAATTCACTAAAATTATCTATGACTCTTGTTCCCTGAGACTCATCCCCTACATTTTGATACAAATCTTTAGTAGGAATAGGTTCGTAGATGGCAAAAGTTGTTGTGCTAAGATCAACAAACATTGACCTGTAATTTCCAGACGTTCCAACAGCTAAGAAAATTTGACCGTTAAACGAACTAGCTTTCCAATTATTTTGAGCAAGAGTAGTTTCTGAAAATGTAATTAAGTCTTCTGAGAAGTATGAAATATTTGAACTAATTAAAAGATAAATACCTAAGCCGTATGAGGCTCCCATAGTTTCAGCACAAGCAAAAGACCAGCTTGAACCATCACTTGACTTGTAAGTTCCAAAATTTCCACCTACAAGATAAACACCGTTTAAGTAATCTGCATAATTAACATAAAAACTTGAATAATTGAATGAGGTTTTCCAAGGAGTGCTTATTCTACTCCAAGTTGTACCATCATTTGAAGTCCATATATAGCTGAGATATAGGTTTGTTACTGTTGTAGAACCGACTGTTTCATATTCTTTGAACTCGTCAGTAACAATTACATACAAACCGTTTCCATAAGTAATTTTTTTAATTAGATTTGAGGTATAGTATTTATTATTTCCAGAAGTTTGAAGTAAAGTTTGAGGTATTGAAACAGTATTACTTAGAGTAAATACGCTATCATAAGTATAAACATTACCGCTTGAAACAATAATATAATTTGTACCATCAAAAACAACAGAATAAAAATCTTCTAATCCTGTCGTTACCACATTCCAATTTTCACCCTCATCATTAGAGTGAACAATAACTCCATCATTGGCAACAGCAACCAATATAGAGCCTGTATAAATTATTTTGTTAAAATGATATGAGGATGTATATTTTTCTGTCCAGCTTAATCCATCTTCAGAGTTAGCTATTTTACCTGTAGTAGATACCGCAAAAAATTTACTTTGCCCATATACAACATCTACCCAAGGCAACTGCTCTATATCACTTTCGTTAATCCAAGAAGCTCCTAAAAAATCTGAAGAAACTTCAAATTCTGTTTGACTAGAAATATTGGTTATTCTTCTAAACTCTTGACCAACACGAACCCAGCAATTAGGTCTAATTGAAAAAGAAGGTGCGTCATCAAGGCTGACAGCGTTTCCGGAGAAACTTCCTGTTCTTACACTAAACTTAGCAGTAATTAAATTCGGTGAAGCATACTGACTTACAGACGCTCTATTTGCAGTAAAATCTATCGAGTTATCAAGTGTATTTGGAAGACCTACAAAGGAGTCTGCTATCTGAACTAAAAACTGCTCGGTAGCTATTTCATCGCCTGCTGCATAGTAAACAGGTGCTCCGTTAATTTGGTTTAAAGGTCTTCTATCTATAATGTCAGCGTTCGTAATGTTTTGTAAAACGCTTCCTATTTTTCTTAAAGTTACAATCGCAATGTGATAACTTAAAGAGTTAGGCTCAGACGCTAATTCAGCCGAAGCAGCAGGAGTTCCAAAATAAACATCTACACCATCTACGGAGTTTATGACAATTAAAGCTTTTACATAAGAATCAGAAGGCACATTAGATTCATATAATGAAAAATCTACTGAACCGCCCGGAAAATTTGAAGGATTTCGTGGAATAACATAAGCTTTAACAACTTGCCCATTAGATTTAACTTTGGAAGCTGAACTTATAGTTACAACCTTATCATTCTCTGTACAACTAGGCTGAAGTAATTCAAGTTGAATTCTAAAGTCGTCGTCAGATTTAACTGTACCTTTAACTGTTAAATTAAAATTTGCCATATTACTCTTTTAAATTGTTTTCAAGAATCAGTTTAACGATTCCGCTGTAATCCACATCAATTGTATTGTTTGTAAAATAATTCTCAATAACCATACAAGATTCCGAAGAAACCTTTATAGCTGTAGAAAAATTATTAAATTTTAAACCTTTAATTTTTACACCATCATTAGTGATATTTAATCCTATGAAAGAACCGTCTCCGCTGATAACAGAGCCTCTTCCGCAACCCATGATAGTGATATTATCTTTATTGATATTAACTGCTTCGGTTAGTATTAATTCGTGAGAATCAATCATGATTAAAGCACCGTCTGAAACAAAATCAATTGCGTCTTGAAGTCGATCATGTGTTCCATTGGGACCAACAACCGCTTTTACAGGAGACAATAAACCTTGAAAGCTTACAGGATTTTCTAAAGCCTTAACACCAGTGTTAAAAAGCTGTGCGGAACCTGTTTTGTATAAATCCCCAGCTAATTGAACAATATTGTTAAAATTGTTAGCACTATTATCTCTTACAATACTCCCACCATTAACAATTATAGCTATTTCATCTGTTGATGAAATACTTTCAATAAATTGAATGTTTTGATTGTCCAGAGCAAGATAGTGTATGTTTTGATACCGATATTGACCGTTTTTAAAAACCATCAAAGAGTAGTCATCTGCTACAAATCTTCTAGTAGTCGTAAAAATATTAGAATCAGGTCCAATACCCTGAGAACCCAAAAAGAAATTAAAATTAAAAAGACCTCCGGCTAAATCTGTGTCTCTAGGGGTTCTTATTTTTGTTAATTTCTGATTAAGCTGTTTTATTAATGGCATTATGGATTCCTTAACAGTACATTTGAACCTATCTCATTATTAATCGCAGATAGACCTATCACAATACCGTCTGTTAGGTTGTCAGTAACGATATTACCCTCTATCATATTTTCAGAACCTTCAATACTAATTCCAGTATCATTCCCTTTACATATATTATTATTGAGAACAACCCTTTCACCGTTAATAATGCAACCGTGTGAAATAGAATTTAGAATTTTATTTCCACTTACAACGCTTTCTCCACCTGTAGCTTCAATAATAATTCCATTGTCACAGGAATCAAAATTATTCCCTTTAATAACATTATGTAATCCGTTTACAATTAACCCATGAGTTGAACAGTTTATAAACTTACAATTAATAACAAAACTATTGCTTTCGACAGAAACTCCACTAACACTACAATTTTCAAAAAAACAATTTTCAAAAGTAGCGTTATTCTTTGCTATGACTGGTATTTCACAATCTTTAAATTTACAATTTTTGAACATTAGAGTTTCAGATTCTCCAACAACCTCAACAGCTTTTTCTAAATTTTCAAACATGCAGTTGAAAAAGTAAGCTGAAGAACCGCTGGATGCGATTGTAACTCCTATACCGCTTGGAGATAATGCAAGAGATGATAATTTGATGTTTTCCAAAGTAAACTCATTTGCAGAAGTTATTTCAAATATAGCTTCTGAAAAACTAGAGTTTACTGCCGTCTCACCAATGGTTTTTGAATAAATGTAGCAATTATTGGTAACTTCTATAGGAGAGTCTATGTCCCAATTCTGGGTTTCTAAAAGAACTCTTCCGCCACTTTCAATAGCTGTTTTTACGCTAACTGTAGTTCCCTCCACCGCTCGAACTAATTCATCAACTATATATTTGGCAGGAAGCAGTAAATTTAAAGACGAAGTAAATTCTGTAACAGACTTACCAAAAAATCCGGCTGGAATTGCTAATTGATAGTAATCCCCAGATTGCGGTGCAACATTTACTTCTATTTGAGAAGCGTTTAATTCTTTATATGAATTAGGAACCAAAAGTTCTGGGTCACGTCTTAGAAGTTCTCCATTTTTAAATACTAAAAGAGCGTTTTCTCCTACAGGATAGTATCTTTCATTTTGTAATGTAATTACATTTCCATTAATTTCACTATCACCAAAATTTATTGTTTGATTTAACGGTACTCTTTCATTTGAAAATAAAAACGAAGGGCTTATTTCATCATCATTATAAAAAATAGCCCAATCTGTTAGTATTACTTCGCCTGTACCGATATTTGTAAATCTAACACGTAAATCTGTTCCTACAGTTGTAAAAACTTTTACTGAATTGGTAGTTACCTGAAACCAATCTATTCCACCGTTATTTGTAACTTCAATCTGTAAAAATTCTGAAAAGTTTGCAGATAATAAAATCAAAACTCTTGGAATGTTCGTTAATGAAAACGTATTATCAAACAAATTTGTGGTTTGTAGCGTTTCACCTACTTGGAAAGTAGTGTTGTTATCTACAATAACATCTGCATCCGCTGTAGTATTATCAAGATCAATGTAATCACTGTCTGAAAAATCTTCGTAGAAACCTTGTTCAAAGGTAGAAGTATTTAGGTAGTCACTGTAAGACTGACTAGCTGTTGTTCCTTCTCCTCCACCGCCTCCACTTGCACCTAAAAAAGGTCTTACATCTTGGATGTCTTCTTCATTGATCGGTAAAATAGAACCTGTTAAACCTGAGCCGTCGTCTTTAACAGTCACATAAGCTAAAGCGATAACATTCCGTGGTGTCGGAGGTGCTACCAATCCTGAAATATTTACTGAAGGATTTCCGTAAAAAATTAGAGGGCTTCCTGCGGCATTTAAAGTGATAAGTATTTTTCGATAATAGCCCGGAGTTGTAGCAGGAACAGCGTTTGTTCCTGTTGAAAAGTCTATTGTAGTATAAGGAAAATCTACCAATAAACCTGCTTTAGGATAAACAATTCCATTAAAAATTTGAATTTGTTTATTGGCTGGATAGAAAGCACGAACTCTACAATAATTAATATCCTCGGCTCTCAACTGCCCTAAGAAGTTATTAAATAAAGGTCTTACGTCCAGTATATCAGAAACTAAAATATTTCTTAAAGTTCCAGCATTAGCGTTGCCATTGTCTCTAACATTAACAATCGCTATAGGCATTGATTCTTTCGGAGTCTGAGCTAAACCTACGTCTTCTAAATTTAAAGCAGGGGTTCCCCAAAAGGCTTTAATGTTTCCAAAAGCATCTAAAGCAACAATGGCTTTGTTGTACCAGTTGGCAGGTATTGAAGGAGATATTAAGTCGCCGCTTGAAAAACTAATTGTAGTATCTGGAATGGAAACTAAGTTTCCGTCATTCATCCAGAGCGTACCTCTAGTAATTCTTAATGAGGCTGATTCTGGAATCGTAGGTAAAGCTTTAAAGTCAGCTACCGCATCTGTTCCAAAAATAGGCTTACCGTAGTTACCGTAAAAAAACGGTCTTATATCTGTAATATCTTCTTCTAAAACATTATTTACGGTTCCTGTTCCACCGATTCCATTATCTTGAAAAATAACTTTAGCTATCGGAAAGTTCCCTGTAGGAAGTGAAGGTTCTACTACCCCTTCTTTTGTAGATGAAGAAGTACCTTCAACCTTTTCGATCAATCCTGAAGGGGATAAAGTGAAAACAGCTACGTTGTAATAGTTTGAAGGAATCGCAGAAACTTCATAATTAGCTCCTGTCGATAAATCAACCGTTAAACCGTTAAAATTAACTACAGCGTTATCAATATAAACAGAACCGCTTAAAATATTAAATGTTGTGCTTTCTGTTTCAGATGGAATAGGTGCTAAAAAAGAACTCGCCCGTGAGTCAATTTTATCAAAAGATTTACTTTTTTCTGCTTGTCCGTCTGGTCTAACAACTAAAAATTTCTCAAGACTCATTTCAGTTCCTTATAGTGTAAAGGCTTGGATTGAACTCAATAGTCTGAGCCGTCACCGGAAATGCTACCTTTTGAATTATAGTATAGGGAATTGTCGGAGGAGTTTGTGTTAAATCACCATTAATTCCTAAGAAAATAGGCTTCTTTAATTCCCAGTTCCAAGCAGGGTTTGTAATTTCACCCTGTTTCATGAAACTTCCTATTTGATTAACTCCTACTGTTTGAATAGCGATAGCTATAGCAGGAGCGGTAGCACTTGTTGTATTGCTCGCTAAGTTCACTACATTTGAAGTATTTGTTAAACACACAACCTTAAATTGTGCGATTTGAGTAGCCGCTTTATATTTTGAAACAGGCGTTCCAGACTGAGTATCAGGTGTGGGAGGTTTCGGTAACTGCTCTGTTTCTGCGGTAGCTTCTGAACGATAAACCATAGGAATAAAATCACGTCGATCTAAGATCGTAATACCTAGATTGTCGGATTGAACTATAGCTAAAGTACAAGCATAAGACAGAGGTCGAGAAGCTAAAGCCTGAACAGAATCATTTTGAATTACTATGTATCTAGTTGAATTTGTAGGAATACTAAAAACAACATCTTCTTCAACTACCATATCGACAGTCGCCACTCTTACGGAGCCTGCCCCTACAGTAATTTCAAAATCCCCTGATTTTTTAACAGCACACCCATCAATAACATAAGTATGAGTTGATTTTGCTCGATCATCAACAATTTGGCTTTCAGTTATGTTAGGTTCACCTGTTACTCGATTCAATCTACCTAATTGAACAAACTGATTAGTTCCAGAAGGTGTAGGAAACTCAACTCCTTCAATTACCCTTACAAAATACTCAAGTTTTAATCTTTGGCTTGTTTCTGCTCCAACGGCAGGGTCAAGAAGATTTGGGTCTTCTGTAGGGTCGATTTCTGTCTCGTAAAACTCAATAAACACGCAGTCAGTTCTGTTTGCTAAAGGAGTAGATAAAAAACTTACTGTTTTGTCTTCAGCCAAGTTAATTCTTAAACCTTTATAAAAAAGAGTACCTGCTTTAACTTTTACGGAGTTTGGAGTATCGCCCGGAACAACTTTTAACTCGTCGCCAAAAAATGAAACTCCGAGTAATACACGTCTGGTATCTTCGAGAGAGCCTCGAAATATTTTTTGTAGTTCGTTTAATTCTGAATCAAGAAGCGAAACGTCTTGATTAAATTGAACTTCAAGATAATTTTTAGTAGGGTCGTGTGAGACTCTTGATACTGTCATTTACTTTTTTCCTTAACTCAAAGTATTATTAAAATTAGCTAAGTATTGATTAACAATTTACGGAAACCTCTTTAATGAACTTATTAAAACATTTAAACTCCCAACAACTTTCTGCCGTTACCGCCCCCAAAGGTATTGTGCGTGTTGTCGCAGGAGCAGGCTCAGGAAAAACTTCATGTATTACCACTAAAATCGCTTATGAAGTTCACAACGGTATCCCTCCTGAGAAAATTATAGCTCTAACATTTACTAAAAAAGCAGGAATAGAGCTTAAAACAAGACTCCGTAAAATCATTGGTGAAAAATCAGATAAAGTTTTTGCAGGAACTTTTCATAGTTTTGCACACCAATTACTATCTAAGGTTCTTACATATTCATTGATTACCGATAACGATGTTCAAGATATTTTAAAAACAATTACAGAAGATTATTCAAATTTTTCTTACCAAATGGGCGATTTAGCAGGAATTTTATGTTATCACCGTAATTTACAAAAACCTTATCATGACCCTATTTTAAAAGAAGTTGAAATAAAATATAAAGAGTTTAAAGTAAAAAATAAGCTTAAAGATTATGATGATTTGCTTGAAGATGTTTTAACCCTTCTGAAAAAAGATTTTTTCCCACTTGATTACTTATTAGTGATTGTTGATGAAGCTCAAGATAACTCTGGAATTCAGTCAATGATTACAAAAGAACTTATTAAAAAACACCGTAACCTTTTTATTGTCGGTGACGCAGCACAGTCAATTTATTCTTTCCGTGGAGCATCACTGGAATCGTTCATCGACTGGTCAAAAGAAGGAGTTACGGATTATCCCCTTTCTGTAAATTACAGATCATCTCAGGAAGTTCTAAAAGTAGCCAATCGTATATTAGCAGGTATGCCTGATAGTCCTAAAGTTGAACTTGTTGCAGTAAAGGATTACCCCGATGCACCAAAAGCTAAGTTGGTTAAAGTTGGAAATTATTTGGATGAAGTTAATTATATAGCTCAGAAAATTTTGGAATTTAGAAACCAAGGTAAATCTTTTGACTCTATGGCTGTCTTGTATAGATCACATTTTATTTCCCAAACACTTCAATTAAAACTAGCTGAATTAAAAATACCTTTTACTGTGTGGAGTGGTCAAAATTTATTAACAGCTTCGCACATCCAAGATGTTATTTGTTTTATGCGAGCATATACTAATAAAAAAGACATCATTGCTTGGGCTAGAATTTTTAGATTAATTCCCAAGGTCGGTAAAGTTACTGCTCAAAAACTTGCTGAAACCGCTATTTCAAGTGGAATAAACTCTGTAAACCATGGAGGAATTTCTCCAATAGTAGATATTTTCAAAACAAGTGACCCAAAAGAATTTTTAAAAAATGTTGAAAATTTTTACGTGCCTGTAGTGCAGAGAGATCATCCAGATACTAGCAGAGATGTAGCAGTAAAAAAATTTTTGGACTTTGCTAGATCACATCCCGATCTTAAAAAATTCATATCTGATATAATATTTTCAGACAGTTTAGAAAAAGAGAGTAATGGAGTTGTGTTGACAACCATTCACCAATCTAAAGGTTTGGAATGGGATACTACCTTTGTCATGGGTATTTATGATGGAGTCTTCCCATCTTTCAAAAACGAAGAATTTTTTGAAGAATTGAGGCTTTTTTATGTTGCAGTCACAAGAGCAAAAACAAATCTTTTTTGTATGTTTCCAGAAATGACCCAAAAAATGCAACCGACCAAAAGTATGTTTTATGACTTAGTTGTTCATGGAAAGCCTATTGCAAGGAAACAGTTTTAATTTCTCGATAATAATTAAGGGTTATAAATGAAAAATATTTTATCGAGGCTGTTTATATTTATTAGTTCGGCATTTTTTAAATTAGGCGTTTATTTTCATAAAGATCATAGAAAACCTATTGATTTTAGTAATCTAAGAAAATATCAGAAATGTGATTGCGGAGTTTTCATTAAGTGTGAGGTTATTGACGGCGATAAGATATATGGACTCTTCGCTAATTCTCAAATTGGTTTCTTTTATAAAGAGTATGTTTTTGAAGATGAAGTTTCTAATTTATTTGCAAGTGAAAAAGAAATAACTGAAATAAAACAATATCTGATTGATAAAATTTTTGAGTGTCATGAACACATTGAAAAGTTAGAGAAAAATGAAATTCAACCAAGTTTACCAAACTAATAAACCATTTGAAATTCCGGAAAGGAAGCCTTCCTCGTTATTACCAAAGCCTCCAATTAATGTTTTTGTGATTTCACCTTATTTAAACGGAGTATTAGACGTTAGATGGGACAACCCTAGCATACTTCCCGAAAATACTGCTTTTTCCATCCTTGGAGTTAATTTATATAGAAGTTTTGATTCTGAAGCAGGTCCGTACCACAAGGTTAATTCAGAACCTTTAAGTAGCGGAGTGTATCGTGATAAAACCACAAATAGCCTTATAACTAATGAAGAAGTTCAAAATTTAGAAAGAGGCATCAATCCTCAAAAAGAGTGGCGTTTTAAGACCAAATTTTTCCCAATTGTGAAAAATATAGAAGATCAAGGAAAGTCTCTTTATGAAGGCAATCTAGCTGAAATAAAAGACGTGATTGTTAGAGTTGATAACGGAGATGGGAACGGGTTGTTAGAGGTTCCGATACATAAAATATCAGCATTAACTGGAGAGATAACTCTAATCAGCCAGCAAATATTAGACCCAGCTACAGAAAAATTAATCCCTCCAAGATTACCGTTAAATAATGCAGGAGCTTTAACTGTCAGCTATTACATAAACAGTAATAGAATAAGAGCGAATCTTCACAATAGAATTTTTTATAAATTGACCACGGTAGGGATAAATTCGCAAGGTCAGCTAGTAGAATCTGAATTGGAATTCTGCAAATCTGTAAATTTACACGAACAAGAAAAAACGGATTGGATGTGGAAGGAAGCTGTAAGAAGAAACCGTTGGATTCTTGAACAAGGCGGAGAAAGAGTTAAAGTTTTTATCAGAAAATGGAATGGTCAACTTTGTGATGATTTTTCTGACGTTCACCAAAATTCTCCTTCAGATTGCCCCATTTGTTACGGTACTAACATAGTTGGTGGATATGAAGGTCCTTTCGATGTAATTATTGCCCCTCCTGACGCTGAAAAAAATGTAGAATTAACTGAGATCGGTATTAGAGTTAATTACACTTGGGAGACTTGGACAGGTCCTTCACCTATGTTGAATAAGAGAGATATAATTGTTAGACCTTCAGGAGAAAGATTTTCTGTAGGTAGTATAAATTATGTTGGTCAAAGAGGTGCAATATTTCAGCAAATGTTTACTCTGCAACAATTAGACGCAGGAGACATTGTTTATTCAGTTGGAATAGAAGGTAACAATACAAATCTTAATCAATCTGTTGAGTCACCTATAGACCCTTGGAACTCTCGATCTGAGAGAGTTGGTAATTCTTCCCCTATAATTACAGCGGATAAACCAACAAATAGAAACTACCCTTTAGAAAAGGGAAGAACAGTTACTTTTGAAGATATTGTTTATTAAGAAATATTAGCTACGCCTAAAAACAATGAATTTTCTTCTTTAGGTTCTTGAAAAATATAAGCTACTACTTCATTCGCCTCTGTTATTTTTTCAGTGGTTAAAAAACCTCTTTCTGAAATGTATAAAGGGTTTCCTGCCTTATATTGCAATGAAAAAGATGTCGGGTTTAATACGTCGTGTGAAACTGAATGATAGTCAGTAAGAGTGTCTAACCCAGTCCTATCAAAATAAGAATTAGTCTCAAAAATACGTGTTAAGAAATGCGTATTGCCATATACTGTTTGAGCATATTTATACTTCAAATGCTGACCTGTATAAGACATTGATTTATCTTCAGGCTCATCGGAACCATACATTGCAAACGGACCTCTTTGGATGCCGTTTCCTCTTCTTACAACAGGCACTACATGACCATCGACAACTATTGAGTCAGTATAAGAAAAGTAATGACCTCCAGCCCATCCGTTTTCAGCTAGTTCTTCATTAACTAATACTGTTATAGTGTCACCCTTTTTAAGAAAATATACGTCACGTTGTATTAAGTTTGAAAGTGCCATTAGTAAATCACCTTTTTTGGTTTGGTTGAATCTTCAACTAAGTATTTTACCAAGCCCCTTATTTCTGGGTATTTATGATGCTCTGGCAAAATGTCTTTATTAACAAGCTCAGACATATTTTGACCTTCGTTTTCCAACCATTTTTGCATTTTTTCTAACTGCATAATGATTTCTTTTGGGTCAGATTGTTCTGTTTTTCTTTGGTGTAAAGAAGGGTTTAACTCTCCAACCTGATAAACTATATCTTTGAGAGTTAATTCAGCTATTTTTAAAGCTATCGCATATTTTTTCATATAACTATATTATATTAAACATTTAGTAGAGGTTTTATGAATAAACATGAATGGGGATTAGAAACAATTGTTGATAAAACCAATCAATGCACAACTAGAATAATTGATATTTTACAAGGTAAATCCATAAAATTAAACATTAAAAAAGAGACATATTATTTGCAAAGCGGTTCGATTCTTTTCGATAACCAAATACTCACGGAAGGGTGCGGAGACATCTCACAATACACTAGCTTGTCAGAAGTTGAAATATTATCAATATCAAACTCAAAAATACTATGTATTGAATTACATGAATTTTGAAATCTTACTGTTTTCTATATTTTCCGTGTAACCCATTCTACAAATTAACGAATACCTTCCATAATTTCCTAAAAAAGGCGTTACTGAATGACAAAAGATAGGATTAAAGTTCATTAAAGTTACCAAAGTACCGTGATATGGAATTATAGTGTCTAAAATTTCAACTTCATGGGACTTACCCCAACCGTTTCTATCTATTTTCCACTTTCCTATTTTAAGTAAAGAGCCATGGTCTTCTGAAACTTCAGTATCAGATAAATATAAAATATTATTTATTGGGCAAGCCTCATGAAAATCGTGATGCCAAAGCAATTCATGGTTCTTTTCATATTTGTGAGCACTCATTTTTAGATGGGTGAAATCACCATAATTTAAACGAAACAGATTAAAATAAGAATCTAACGCTAAATTGCTCCAAAAATTTTTAACAAGGTCTGGAACTTTTTCTGTGTAAGACCAATCGACTACTTTTGGCGGAGCGTTATTTGAATATATGCCAGAATGATCGTCGAAAACATCATTTTTAATGCTATGTAACAAATAATCTACGTTATCTACTTTTGTTACAGCAAATCCCTTAGAAAACAGTGAATGTAAATCTAATACCATGCTACAATTATATACCGTAAAAGGTTTATATGAAAGATTTGAATAAAAGAATGAAAGAGCAGTACGAAGGTAGATCAGATTTTTATTTGGCTAGAAGATGTTACGCTATATTAAGAATGAAAATTTACCCAAACGTCGATCTTGAAAAACATCTCAATTCTCTAGTTAATTTTGCTAATTTTGTTCCAAACCTTCAGATGGGTTTTACTCAAGGAAATGAAGTTAGTTTTTTATTCTGCGACTTTTGGAAGCCTAACACTCAACAGTGGCTAGACGGAAATATCCAAGCAATCTCTTCTTTAAGTTCTTCATACCTCACAAGCTTTTTGTGTTCAGAAGGACTAGAAAATTTTTATGTAAAAGCTAAATGTTTTAATATTCCCGATTCTGTAGAAGTTTATAATTATTTTTTAGGAAGACAGTCTTTTTCAAAAGATAATTTAGGATTCACTATTCTTAGATATAAAAAGTTTGTCGCAATCAAGTCCCCTAATTTTAAAGAAGATAAAGAGTTCTTAACTATGCTACTACCAAGGTATCCAAAATTGGATAAGTACGATTCATGATTTTTCAATTATTTAAAAACAAATATTTAGATTTGGATACAAATTTTAGTAAACAACATTTATTATTCTCAGATGCAATAATACTATCAACTAAAATAACATTAGATCAAAATTCAAGATATATCTCAAAGTCTTCAAATCTACATACGCTAATATCAAGCAATTATAATTCGAGTCTTGAGTTATTTTTTAATGATTTTTTTTGCTATCATAGTGATAGACCGTCTGTCATATATTGCGAAATAAAAGACTTTAAATACTTAATCGTTTCTTTCTTTAAAAGCCTTTACCCTAACCAAAATAAGGAAATAATTTACAAAATATGTGACTTAACATTTGATAAACTATTCTTAATTGAAAATATCAACATAGAATTCAGTAAGCAAGAATTTGAGGTTATTTACCAGATAGCAGACAATAATTTAATTAAGGAAGAGATGGTAGAATTTCTTCCTTTTGAAATTCGTTACGGCGACTATAAGTTTTTTAAAAAACCCAAAACTTATCAATCTTTGATAAAAGACATCGAAAAAATAGCGTTAAAAGAAATGAAAGAAATGCTGAGAGAAATTAAAAACTTTTTCATCACTTATCCACACGAAAAACTTTTTAAATCAGAAAAAGAATCTCTGAGAGAAATGTTTAAAAAATCTTACCCTTTTATCTTTGACCCATTAGTATTTAACTGTGACACAGATGAAGATGTTTATAAAATAATTGAAATTTACGGAATAGACCACATTTCGGAACTGTATGTTAAAACTTTTGAATCAGATATTAATCGTGGGATAAGCGGAAATATTATTTTAGCAATGCCTTTAAGCGGAAGTTTACCTAAATACAATATCGAATTTTTAAATATAAACAATAGTACCATAAACGACTGTATTAAAAATCTCATTCGAGATAAGCAAATTAAAAATAAATTAAGGATTATAAAGGATAGAGATTTTGAGTCTCTTATTGATAATAAAGAATGGATTGAAAGTGTGATGCAGATGTCGTCACATAGAAGAAGAATTAACTTTTTCCTATTAAATTATTTGTCAGATAATCCAATATCTTTATCTTTCTGAATACTTTTTAAGACTTTTTCTCTTAGTTCATAGATATATATCGGTATGATTTTTCTTAATTTTTCAGCTTTTATTTCCAATTTTCGTCTCTTGCCTTCAGTTATATTATCGGTAAATAGAGCATCTTCGATTTCTTTTAGTAGTTTTAAAGGTCTGACATACTTGGAGTAAACTGTTGAACGTCTTTTATTTTTCTTCTTAACAACTCTATGGCAGGAACTACACCAATAAACATCATCTAATTTGTAGAGTTTTAATTTAGGCTCTTTACACTTGGGGCACTTAACATAAATTTTATAAAAAGAGTTTTCATTATAAACAAACTTAAACTTATGCCCGTCTATTTTTATTGAATTTAAAATAGATAATAACTTACCATTTCTTTTTGTTTTTAATTGCAAACAAAGATTAGGAATGATTTCTTTAAAATCTAACAAAGCTACTTGATCTAATTCTAATTTTGCCATTTAGCTTATAGATACGACTTCTTTAACAGAGAGTATTTTTTCTTTTAAAAGAGTTTCGACTCCGTTTTTTAAAGTTATTTTAGAGCTAGGACAACCGTTGCAAGAACCGTGAAGAGATACATATACCACACCGTCTTCAAAGCTCTCAAAATTAATGTCTCCTCCATCTTTTGCTACCGCAGGTTTGATATGAGTTTGTAAAATAGTATCAATCTCAAGTTCAATGCCAGTAAGTTCCTTTTTATTAAAAAATGCGTAAACTAATTCGGAACCTGAGTTAATGACTTCTATAATACAAGATTTAATTCTGTCGTAAATTTCATAAACTTCGTAACCTTCAATTGTTACAGTAATAAAATCTTTTGCAATCATTACACCTTTAACACCATCAATAGAAAATAATTTTTCTGCCAAAGGTGATTTTTCGGAAGCTTCTTGTAAACTTTTTGAATTACTGATACCTTTGCTTAAAAGTGTTTTATTTACAACTAATTTTAAAGTCTTGGGATTAGGAGTCCATTCTAAGGAAACTTCTAAATCTTTTTCAATACCTTGTTGCATTAATTTACCTTTTTATAAAAATTATTCATGACACCGATAATAGACTGCTCATCTTCAATTATATTTAATTCAGGTAAGGTGCAGTTTCCAGCTTCATCCATATAAGGGAAAAATCGAGCATTACCGTTTTTGGATTTTAACTGTTCATAAACTAAATCTAATTTTTCAGAATCTATAATCGCCCAGTAAACAAGGATTAACTCTGGGACTTCTAATTCTGGGCTAAAAGACCGTATGTGGGAATAAGGTAAAATATCAAAATCTTCTATAACTTCAGGACTTAAATTACATAAACTTTGTAAGTGATGAAAACACGAAATAGAATAAATTGAGTTAGGTTCTGGAAGTTCATCCTCATCCTCTACTTCTAAAACGTCTCCACTTGGGAGTCTCCATCCGAGTCCATCTGGATCATGAAGCAAAATTGAATATTTTCCGGGGTTATCTTCTTTTATAACCACTAGATTCATCATCACGTTATGTAGCATTAATCCCCCGTTTAATTCGCTGCTTCTTTATATTCTTTTTTTACACATACTTCTAAATTATCTCCAACTATTACTTTTTCAAATGTCTTATTTGGAGCTTCATACAAATAATCTTTTAAAACTACCTCAAACTCTGCCCTTAAACCTCTTGCTCCTGTATTCTTTGATAAGGCTCTTTCAGCGATTTTATTCAAAGCTTCGCCTGTAATCTCTAATTCAACTCCATTGTAGTTGAACTGTTTTTTATACTGCGATAAAATACAATTTTTTGGTTTGGTGATTATGCTTACTAAATCACTCACTGTCAAATTTTGAAGCGTTGCAATATTTGGCAATCTTCCGATAAATTCTGGAATAAAACCATAAGATATTAAATCTTCTTGAGTTACATCTTTTAAAGTTTCAAAATCGTCAAATGTTTGACTAGATAGACCTATACGTTTTTTATTTGTTCGTCTCTCAATAATATCTGTTAATCCTACAAAAGCTCCTCCAACTATAAACAAAATATTTTCAGTGTTAATTTGAATACATTCTTGGTCTGGATGCTTTCTCCCTCCTTTTGGAGGTATTTTTGCAATTGTTCCTTCGATTATTTTAAGTAAAGCTTGTTGAACTCCCTCACCACTAACATCTCTTGTAAGGCTCACGTTTTGAGTTTTGGACGCAATTTTGTCTATTTCATCAATATAAACTATACCCTTTTCAGCTTTTGCTACACTTCCATCCGCATTTTGAAGTAAGTAATAAAGTATATTTTCGACATCATCACCTACGTATCCTGCTTGAGTAAGATTAGTTGCATCCGCTATTGCAAAAGGCACATTTAAGCATTTAGCTAATGCTTTACATAGAGCAGTCTTTCCCACTCCAGTCGGACCCAAAAGAAGAATATTGCTTTTTTCTACCAGATTTTCTGAATCTTTATCATTGATTCTTTTGTAATGGTAATAGACTGCCGTAGCTAACTCTATCTTGGCTTGATCTTGACCAATAACAAAATCATCTAAATGTGTTTTTATTTGAAGGGGAGTCAGATCAAAATTGAATGTGACCTCTTCTTGATTATTTTCTTTAAAGTAGCCGGAAATTTTCTCACTACAGTTTTTACATATAAGTATTTGTGGAGAAAGCCCAAGCAATTGGGTTTTGCTTCCACAAAAAGAGCAAGAAGATTGTGCGTTCTTATTCACTTTTTTCCTCTATTTTGTTCCAAGTCATTTCTTGAATTCTTGTACGCTCTATGTTTTTCTCTTCTAACAATTGCTGTACTTTTTCTAAAGCCTCGTTCTCATCTTTAGCTTTAATTTTAAGAATTTTTGGAACAGTGACTTCAATTTTTACCTCATATAGGTCTTCCATAAAGATACCTCCGTTATGTGAGATGAAAATCGTAGTATTTGCTTAGAAAGGTGTCAAGTTATGGCGTTTTTAATTTCAATAGTGATAAATCACCTTTAATTACGGTTAAAGTTTTACCGTAACTGCTTTGAAACAAGGTAGGCGTGTAAATTAAAAGGTCTGATATTTCGTATAGCTCTTTTTGATAGTCTGCAACAGGTTCAGGATTCCAGTCTTTTGAAATAGCAAAAGATGATCTTTTTAATGCGTGGAAAATTAAAACGTCTTTATTTTGACCTAAAGCGAAATTTATTCTTTCTTTTAATGTATTACTGTCTTGATTACTATGCGTTCCCAAGGTAACAAAATTAGTTATATCTAGTATATTTTCTTTGAATATATTTTGAGAAATTTTATCTCTCGATAGAATTGTTATAATCATTAGTTAGCTTTGCTTCCTCGATCTTTTAAATCGTAATTGACATAATTTTTATTATAGTAATGAGATTGATAAAGCATATCACCAAGCTCTACCATGTGAGTATCACAACCGCTTAGAATCACTCCATCAAAAGCCAGATACATAGTGGGACGCTTTTTACACTCCTCACAATCAGGCAATTCTCTAATGTGTTCAATTATATCTTGTTTATTCACATTTTTCCTAAAGCTCTTAAAATTTTTTCTCTAGTAGCTTCTAGCATTTTATCACAATTATTTATTTGTTTTAACAAAACATTCTCTCGTTCTTGTAACGCTTTTTGCATATCTTCTGAGATATTTGTTTCTAGTTTTTTCTGCTCTCTTATAGCCCATAAATTTGTTTCATAACCACTTTTGCTTTTTAATACATCATCAACATATTCCAAATCTGAAACAAGACTAAAAACTCTGGTTTTTATTGATTGAAAATCTAAATTACTCATCTTCTACTGTTCCAATTTCCATCTCTTCCGAACTAATATAATCCGTAAAGACTATTGAATGTATCACATCCTTGACAACAATTACTTCACCTTCATCATAATCAAAATGCAAATATTTTTCGGTATATTCCAACATTTGTGCTTTAATTAGTTTTCTATCTTCTTTTGTTATACCACAATAAGTAAAGTTTTCTACTTCAGGTCTTTTATCAACTATAACCAAATTGTATTTATCTTCTGAATGAGACGACATTTGATTCACCTTTTAATGATTTTTTAAACTCATTTACTAAATCTTCTGATTGAGAAAAAGAAAAATCAACCCAGTTATCATTTTCTTCTGAAAAATGAACCGCAATTGAAATCTTTTCTCGAAAACTTTTCATTTCAAAATTTTCAAGATCATATAGAATAAATTCAAAAAGATTAGGCTCCTTGAATTTCATCTTTCCCGACCTTGTTATTTTTTGGCTCTGGCAAAGGTTTTACAAGCATCACTTCAGGAACACCTAAAAATAAAGCATATTGCTTATAATTTAATCCAGTCATTTCTTTAGAATGAATTAGGTAATCATTTACTACGTTTGGAGCCACGTTCAAGTCTCTAACAGGATTTAGATTTAATTTTTCATATCCGGGCTTATATGTCTCAGCATCCTGAAGACACATTTCTATCTTCTCGTCATCTGTCATGTCAGATGACAAAACCTCTTTAATTTTTTTATCTCTGTTTTCTATATTGACTCTATATAAATTTTCGGTGTCTTTAATATCATCAATAGTTAGAAAACCTTTCCTCTCAAGAGTTTCTCTAACAATCTGAACACTTTTGAATAGAGATTTATTAAACTCTACCATTTTAACTAACTGTGATTGAATATTTCTAAAGTCTTCAATTAAAGCTTTTAGATTAGATGACATTGCGTTGGCAGAGTTAATATCATTTTGAGCCGAGCCTATTTTATTTACTTTTTCATAAGCTCTACGTTGGTGACGGTTCATTTAATCCACCTTTTGATAAATTCTTTAATTGAGAACAGTTTTGAATAAAAATAATATTTTAAATTGGTTAAATAAGTATCTTCTACGTTTTTATCTAATACCCAATTTAAAGCCATAATTTCTGGATACTTCATAGGATTATTTTTAATATCATTTTCTAATGAAGCTTTAATATCTTTCTTTTTTAATTTAGAAACAAAAGCGTTACAGTTTCCAGCACATTCAGAGCTATCACAAATTTGATAAACATTGTTATCGGAAAAATAATTACAAACTCTCGTAGCGTGTTCTTTTGTTCCTGCAAATATAACTGTTCTGTTATAAACGCAATTTTTAGGTTCACGAGACAGATGTTCTTTATAAAACTGCTTAATATAAGCAAACTTTAATTGTCTTATTTTTTCTTTTATTTTAGTAGGTTCTTTCATGTAGTCACCATTTCAGAAGAGTGAACTTCCGTAAATTTCAATCCACGAGATGTTTCAGTAGCTCGATAAACTCTTGTAGCGTTTGCTAGAATTTCTTTATTATGCGTAACTAAAAGTATTTTGATGTTTAATTGTTTACTCAGTTCATTCAATAAAACTGATAAATTTGGCAGATACTCTTCACTAACAGCATTTAAACTTTCGTCCAATACAATCATAGGGTAAAGTTTTAATTGCAGTATCGCTAATACTCTTAAAATCAAAGATTCAACTTGAGCTACTGAACCTCCAAAAGCTTCTAAAGCATTTTCCGAAACACCTTCACTATTTTTAGTGAGAAGTTCAACCCAAGGCTTATTCATTTTCGTTGTTACGTTGCAATCAAATTCAATGTTTTGATCTGGAATAACCGTTTTAAGACCGTAAGAAACATATTCTCGAATTTTTTCTAATTGAAACCCGATAAACTGTTTTATCAAATCTTCAAGAACGAGCTTTGCTTTTTGAATTTCCAGACTTTCTAATTTTAATTTTTCTAATTCTTGAATTTTTTGAGTATGCTTTCTTAATAAAGCAGAACGCTCTCCGATGAGCTTTTGCTGAAGATCGGAGAGATCGCTTAAATTTTTCTCAAAAATATTCAAATCCATCATAGAGATGTCTCAATATCAATAGCTTTTAATTTTTCGTGAACTTCTTTTACCTCTTGTTCTTTTTCTTTAACAAGATTTTCGAGTTCTTGTATTTTTTGATCTCTGATTTCTTTAAGGTTTTTTGGGTCATAACCTTGAGATTTAATTTTATCTAATAACGTGCTCAGTTGTTTATGAACATTTTTCTTTCTTTCTTCAAGACGTGCTTTTAAGTCTCTTGATTGCTCAATACTTTTTTGTATGTTTTGGTATTTACTTACAAGCTCATTTAATTCTGCCATAATGATCTCCATTTTAAATTACAATTTACGGTAAAGTCAAAAAGTTATTTCGTCACCTTCGGGTATGTTTAGTAGCTCTGATTCAGTTTTATAAGCGTCACATTCATTTTTATACTTGCAAAAAAAGCAAGCAGATTGGGAAGGCTTTGGCTCAAATTTGTCTTTCTTAATGTCCCAGAAAGACTTTTTTGCCCATTCAGTGACAGCTTCGATTCCTTCTTTAGCATCATAATACAAAACGGTATCATGTCTCCAAAAAAGAAAACCTAGCTTATTTGGATAATCTCCGTAATTTCTTTGATGCAATAAGCTATAAATCCATAACTGTCTTGGGTCTACTGAAGGCATCTTAGCGGAATCTACTGTATCTTTGCCATCTACTATTATGGACTCATTTGTATCATTATGCTTGATTATGAAATCAACTTTTCCAACTAATGAAAACCAATTATTAATATTCGCAGTTAATTTTATTTCAGATTTAGAGGCTGCGGAAATTAACCGATGGTCTTTGATTATTTTAATGCCATCTTTGACCCCTTTTTTAACTTCTTGTATCATATCCTCTTTGGTTAATTTGGCATAACTGGCAGACCAATCAACTTTTGCCCATTTGAGAGTATCTTCAAAAAGTTTTGGAGCCATACTTTCCATAAAAGGAACACAGTCTTTCCCTTTCAGATACCAACGCTCATTAACAAAAAGCTCGAACATTTTTTGCTTAACTGTGCCACAAATCCAATAGTAAGCGTTTTCAGGAATTTTAGGTTTACGCTTTTCAATACGTGACCATAAAAATCTTTGAGGGCAATCTTCATAGTCCTTTAAACCACTGTAATCCAAAGTTTTAATATCTGTCATACGTTTATCCCAGCCCCTCTATTATTCAAATATTCCGTAACACGGATTCGGATAGCGGAATCAAGACGCATTTCTTTTATAGTTTCTTCTAGCGTGGAGATGTTTTCAAATAAGTCAGTTTTATTTAATGTGGATACAAATTTTTCAATTTCTGTTTCTCTGTGTTCAAGCTCTTGTTTCTTTTCAATATTGAAAATTTCACTTCCGGGCTTAACAGGTAATGGGATTTCAGAACATTCAAATTTTTTACCATCCCATACAACTTTTCCAACTTTAACTTGTCTATCTATATTTTCTTTACTTAAAGCACCTCTAGCTAATGAACCTATGTTAATAAATGATTTTTTTCCAATTTTTTGAATTCCTTGATCGTGATGATAATGCCCGAAAACATAAACATCTACTTCTGTATCGCTAGATGCTAAAGTTTTATAAGAGAATATAGGTTCACCGAACATGTCTCCTCCTGTGGGAGACGCTAGAACGTGACATACAGCAATTAAAGGTTTTCCGTCTTGCTTCTTTTGGGACAAAGTTTCATAAGAATTGTTTTCGTTAAAATGAATTCCAACAATATCTACACCATTAATTGTTTCTCTATCTAATCTTTTCACAGCACCGGAATTGAAAAGAACAGCTAACGGCTGTTTATCAAGAGAATCAATCCTATTAGCAGTAATATCATGGTTTCCGATGATGCTGTAAACAGGACAAGGAAATGAGGAAAAAAGCGATATAGCTTTTGATACCAAGTAATGAGAATTGAGTTTAGGTGATTTAACATCAAAAATATCTCCTGTTATTAGAACAGCGTCAGCTTTTTCTTCCAAGGCTACTTGTCTAGCCATCATCAATTCTTCAAAAAGAGTTTCACGATAGTTATCTAAGCGTGATGCTGGAGTTTTATCTGCTAAGTGTACATCTCCTATAGTTATCGCTTTAAATTTCATGCGTTAAACTCCAAATGGTCGTGCGAAATGCCTTTAAAATCGTGCTTGCACAGTGGACACTTACCTAATTGTTTCTCTAAAGATTTCATTTGTTTTTCTAGTTCTATTATTTTAGAACAAGCATTTTCTAAATCTTCTTCAATTTGATCTTTGTCAAAATCTAAAGAATCTTTCTCTTCTATCAAATTTTGTATTTCTTTTATTTCATCAAGATTGAATTCCGCTTTTGGTATAGAAGGAATGTCTGAATTTGATTTTTTTAATAATTGGAAGTATTCTTCAAAAACTTTTAATATATCAATATCGAAACTTACTTCTGGTATTTGACAGTCATCAACTTTTCTTGCAGAGATTAGTTTATTTTTTTGTTCTTCTACTTCATCTGACCAATCTTTAATTTTTTTTAATTCTGATAGATCAAATTGAAATTCTATAATTTCTGGGGTTTCTCCTAACTTCTTATACTCTGAAACAAAGACTTCTTTTTGCTTGCACCATTCTTCTATTTGTTTGATTTCTGCGTTTTGTTTCAATAAGTTTGACTTAGCTTCAATAAGATTTTTAACTCTTTCATGATAATAATCTAAAGAGTCAAATTTTGATAAATCTTGATTTAATTTTTCTACTTCCTTATCGTTGTGCTTGATTGACTCATTAGCTTTACGTAAATCAGACTCACAATCTTTTAAAGCCCCTGTTAATATATCAGCTTTAGTTATTTTTGATATAAACTCGGCTACAAATCCACCTGATTTATCTAGTAGAAAAAGATATTGATGTTGTCTTGCAAATTGAACATCAAGAGTTTCATCATTAACTTTAATGGTTTTAAATCCCCAATCTGCTATTTCTGGAGGAGGCTCCTTACCTACTTTTGTATGCTCTTTTCCATTAACATTGTACATGTTAATGCTGTCGCCTTTTCTCCATTCAATATGTATATTTCGAGATTCATCATCTAGTTTTACTTGGCTTTCTTTAGTGTTATATCGAAAAATGCCTTTAGGAGACTTATTTGTTAAAGCTGCAAATAAACCCCTAATTAAAGCAGATTTACCAGAATTGGAACGTCCGACAATTCCAGTAAACCCTTCCACTTCAATAGATGCTTCTTCAATAGCTTGTATATTTTTAACCGATACTTTAAGAACGTCCTTCAAAATCTACCTCACTCTATTTCAACTTCTTTTGCTTTCTTTTTACTTTTCTTAACTTTAGATTGAGCTTCTGCTATAGCAGCTTCTTCTTCATCATTAAGTTCGATAGCATCGAAGTTTCCAGATTCTACTCCTGTTGTCGATAGATCATCTTTTTTAGACTCTCTTTCGACTTCATCATCTTTTTCAACATAAATGTTGTCCACTAACGTCGCCAAAACTTTTGTGTGCTTAACTAAATATTCTCTGACTGTTTCAAGTCCTTGCATTTTCCCTTCTTGAGTCATCAAGTCCTCATCTAAATCAAATGGAATATCTTTACGGAAGTTGAACCAAGCCCCAGCTTTTTTAATCAGACCTAGATTTTCAGAAACATCTATTACACTTCTGACGTTATCAATACCTTCTCCGAATCTAATCGCAAATTCAGCTTTACGGTATGGGTTTGCAACTTTGTTTTTACGGTTAATTACTTGACATAACATTCCAACAGGTTTGTCTTCAGGTGTCCCATCAATGTCATTAGTAGTGCTTATAGTTTCAATTTTTCTATGACGTAGTTCCAGTCTTAAAGAGGCGTAAAACTTGAGAGCTTTACCGCCTGTTGTATCTGTATCAGGTCCAGCATCGTACATATTTGTTTTAATACGACTACGAACTTGGTTTACTACAACCATAGCTGTATTTGTCTTAGATATAGTTTTTGTCATCTCAGCACAAAATTGAGCCATGTGGCGAGCCATTAAACCAATTTGTAGCTCTTTTTCAATCTCAGCATTAAGAATCTTTGATGGTGTCATAGCAGCTACAGAGTCAATAATAATTAGATCAAGACCTTCCACGCAATCCAAGAATTCACGGCAGATTGCAAAGCCTTCTTCAAATGTTTTAGGTTGAGCTAAAATAAATGTGTCAGGGTCATCAATATCTAATCCCTGCTTTCTAGCATATTCAGTATCGAAGGCTTGCTCATAATCTAAATAGAGAACTTTTCCTCCGTTTTTTAAACATTGAATTGCTAACGATTGTACAAGTGTTGATTTACCACTTGACTCCATTCCGAAAATTTCAGTTATCCTGCCTTTTGGAATACCGTCAAGACCGATGACTTTATTGATAATAATTGAACCTGTATCAATACATTCAATTTCTCTGTGCCTTTCTTTGCTATAGAACAAATCTTTATCATCGCTTTTAGCAGCGAGTTTTTTTACAAGCTCAGACATAGAAACCTTTTTCTGAGTCTCTTTACCTTTTTTAACAGCCATAAATTATTTCCCCTTAAATAAAAATATCGGTTTTTTTAATTCTTCATAAATATAGTAAATTTCATTTTTACGGAAGACAATACCCTTCTTTTCTGTTTGACCTTGTTTTTTGCCACGAGTAAATGTGTGACTGTGCAAAAACATTTGATTCTCTTTTACGGTTAAATCTTTTTCTGTAATAAGTTTTTCATAAAACATCCACCAACGTAATCCAATTTTTGAAATCCAATAAGCGTCAGCTACATCATTAGCAAGACGTGAGTTATCAGGAAGACCCATATCTTTTCTTGCAGCTTTTACCATATCAGATTTAAAAATCTTTCCTTTGAAATTCGGTAAAGCGTAACTTTTAACTTGGAGTGGAGATAATATGACTACATTTACAGCGTGTACCCAATACACTAAATGTAAAAAACTTTGAAGACCGTATAGAACTTCTGTATTGAAATCTTGGAATATCGGTGATTCAGAAGAAACGTATTTTATTTCGTACTTTTCAATTATTTCAGAAACCCTGTTTGCTTGGATTAAATACCTTTGAACATTTAAACCATCTTCAGGATTAGTCTGAAATCTTCCTTTTTCTAAAACTTTACCATCTTCTAAGACAACATATCCTAAATTTGTAAGTGAAGGGTCAATGCCCAAAACACGCATGAACATTCCTTTGTTCTAAAAAGAAGGAGGGTCTTTGTGATACACTTCCTTGTCACTAGACCCTCCACCTTTCTCGCACTACGAGTCAACTTCCTTGTTTTCCCCGTAAAACTGTAAACTAGATTCCTAAATTACAGTCCGGCAATAATGTCGTCAGCATTGCTTGACGTATCGTCAGCAACAATACCGCCTTCAGAAGATTCACCTAGCTTCTCTTTAATTTGATCGGCTGTTAAATTCTGACCTAATTGACCTTCAAGATATGGTGCGAGTTTTTCCACTTGTGCTAAAACAGCTTTTTTAATTTCTGGTTTAATTGCCCAAGCGGCTTCCTTGCAGGATTGGAAGTTTAATTGTTGGTACTGATCTTCAATACAAGTTACCATTAAGTCATGTTTATCAAGAGGGAATTCTTGATGTGCTTTTCTAAGAGCATCATATTTTTTTGCACTAAGAACAAAAAACTTCAGAGTTAAACTGCTTTCATTGAAAGGCTGTTTAATTTTTCCGAATTTGTCTGTTTGGTATTGACCTACAATCGTTACAAGACGAAGCGTAGGCTCACCGAAACGAGAGCGTGTATAATCGTTCGCAAGAACATAGCCTACATTTTCAATGTAATGAACATAAGCTTTTCTCAGTACAGGTTGTAGTTTGCCTTGAATTTCTTTAAGGTGAACAAAAGCTAAACGATCTGTTGTTCCTTTTGTACCTTTGTACTTTTCAAAATCCAAAGACCGTACACTTTCATCATCAAATCCAACTTCTTCAGACATACTCATTTTTTTCTCCTTCGACACTTTTAGGTCATTTGAGTAAGAATCGTGAAATCACGTTTTAGCTGTTCTCCAGCATTTTCAATCTGTATCAAATGATAGTAACAAAACTTTACGGTAGCAAGAAAAAAATTACGGTGCTTTTTACGGTCATTTTGATTATTTTCTATAATGTAATATGTTAAAAATTAAACTCACAGAATTATTTGAAAATGGTGTTACTTATCAAAAAATACAAACGCCTTGCGAAATTTTAGAAGTGATTAGCAAACTTAACTTTCAAGATACAAATGAAAAATATAACGATAGCAATGCACCGCTTTTAACTCTTCAAGTTCCAGAAAGTATTCAAGAATTTTTTATAAACATGTTAAATGAATATGAGAAGCCTTTTACTCAGATTTACGGTGATTTCTCGCAAAGGCAGTTCTGCGTTCATAGTTATCGCCAAGGTGACGGTTTAGAGTGGCATAATGATGCTTCACACAATTTTCCCATTAATCATATACTTTATTTAGGTGATGAAAATTGGCACGAGTCTTTCGGCGGATGTCTTTCTATAAAAAATGCCCATAAAATTCAAAACATACTGCCTGAAAACGGTACTCTAGTTTCGATATTGAATTGGAATCCTTTATTCTTTCATAAAGTTGAAAAAATGAAGCTACCTTTAAAAAGGTACTCTCTAATGTGTAAATCTGGATACTGATTATGGAAATAGTTAATAATACGCATTTTGATTTGAATCAATTTTTTAAAGATGGTTACGTGATTTCTTCCGTCGATAAAAATTTTTGTGATGACCTGCTACAAATAATTAGAGGAGAAAATTTTGTAAAAGCTAATCAAGAAAAGTACGGTTGGAAAGACCCTTTGGTTTTACATTGGGAAAAAGATACCCAACCTTCTTTGTTTCATTATTACTGGAATTATTTATCCTCCAGTGAGTATTTTTCTTTTTTCATAAAAAATTTTGGAGATTTTAGTCAAGGTCTTCCAATGTCCAATAAATTTAAAAATGGAGAAGGTATGGCATGGCACTCTGATTATCTTGACGGTTCTTTTATGACAACTATGCTTTATCTAACACAGGATACATATACTATAACTGACGGCGGATATTTGAGCGTTGGAATAGAATCTTCTGAAAAAATATTTACACTTAATACTATACTGCCTCAACACGGTACTTTGGTTTGTGTTAATAATCTTAATCCCATATTTAAACACAAAGTTAATCCATTGGTTTGTGACAAAGAAAGATATACAGTAATGTGTCACTTTGGGTATGTTGACCCTAGCTTACATAGTAAGAATAAGCCTCACGTAATGTTTTCTACTAAAGCCGCCAAATTGAATCAGATTCCTTAAAGAAAGTTATAAGACCTCTGTTATAAGAATTCCTGAAATAAGGAACATTTGAATATAAAACGCTAAAAATTAAACCAGTTTCGCTATTTATAAAAGGTTCAAAATTTTGACTTTCTATAGCATCCAATCTCTCTTTAAACATTTTATTAGTGAAGTCTTTATCATAATTTCTGTATAAATAAGCAGGGATTCTTTTGGATAGTAATATATTCCAAAATTCTTTTATTTTTTCTTTACCTAAATTTTTTAACAAATATTCAGAGGTTGTTTCAGAATCTTTACCATCGAATTCAATAGGCACTTTAATATCCCAAAGAATGTCAAAATATGGTTTTTTTAATAAATCCAAAACAGATTTTGAATTTTCAAAATCAAATAAATTTTCTAAAGCGTCAGGAACGGAATCTCTTAATCCAAAAGAAGATGTAAATATGGCGTTGAAAGAACCTATAGTCATATATAAAAAATGGTCATAACAAAGCTTTCTACATTTTTCTATAAATTTACTGTTTATATTTCCTGCCAAGTAATCACCATACAAAAATTCAAAAGAAGGTTCAAAATTTTCTATTTTTTCAGGATTATAATATTTGAATTTAAAATCAATGCTAAGAAAGTCTCTATTAAATATAGAACCGTTTATTTTGATATAATCACAAATTTTCTCAAAAATAGTTTCAACACTTTTGTCAGGATACAAGGATATTAAATACTTTGAAATTATAATACTGAAATCTTCAGGTGAGACGAAATATTCCTTTTCTGATCTTATAAACTCATCAAATGAAAACACTTCCCCTTCATTTGTTATGTATTTTTCATCAACACAAAAAAGAGTTATTTTATTTAAAGAAATGTTTAATTTTGTTTTTTCTGTCAAATTCATAATACAAAAACCGAATAGTCATCTTGGTTTGAAAAATATTTAACAAATGATCTCTTGTATCTTACTGAAAGCTCTGGAGAATTATTAAAACAAACAACCCATTCAAGACCTAAAGTTTTATCATCAATAAATTTTTCCCAATTTTTTGTAATAACAATATCTTTTAAATTATCAAACAAATCCCCCAAAAATTGTTTTGGCTCGTAAGGGGAAACTACTTCTGGAATTCTTTCATACAATATATTTACCCACATTTCTTTTATTAAGGAGTGGTCGTATTTATCAAATATGTATTCAACAATTTTACTGCTATCTAAATAGTTGGTATAAATAAACGGTATTTTTTCATCATGAATAAAACTTAAATTTTTTATTAACTCTTTGTTTGGCATACCTTTATATCGGGGGAAAAAACGAGACAGATTATTATCATTTATAAAAGGTGCGGTATATACTCCACCCAAAATTGTACGGAAGCAAACAGTAAGCATGAAAAGCATGAAACTTGTTCCCAAGTCCTGAGATTTTGATAATAGTTTATCAAAGTGCAAAGATTTTTCTTTTTTTCCTAAGTAGTCTGCAAAATAATGTTCAAATGGTAGGTTATCTTTATCAATAAATTGAGGTTTTGAATTATGAATAATATTTTCTATTTCGGATTCTGATAATCGAGAGTTCCAAAAATTTAAAACTAAATTTTTATCAATTTGAATGTCTCCCTGTATTGGGAAAGCAAGTGATATGAAATCAGAAATTAGTAAGTACAAATCTTTTATTTTATCGTTTGAAGCAATAGGATATAAACTCTTGTAAAAATCAATCACTATTCTGGAAAAATCTTCTTTAGATACAAAAATATTTCCGTTGAGAGAACTTAAATTACCGTTATATTTTACTAACTTACCATCACAATTAAATGAATTGAACGAAAAATCAAAATTTATTAATACTGATTTGAATAACGGGATTCCCCAATTAACAATCATTTTTATATTCCATTACTTGTACAAAGTTCTCGTCAGCAACAGAAATTTTTTAGCTTTTAATTCGTCTCCTTGGAATTGTTGTTTAAACATTTCAAAGGCTATTTTTTCTTTACCTGAAAACTCTTGAAGTTGTGGGCAACCTTCTAAAATCTGCCCATTTTCACTATTAGAACAAGCTGCATGGAAGAATCCATTTTCTTCTATTTTACCTTCATTTCTTGCTACTATACAGATATTTTTACAACCTAAAATTTTGCAAATTTCTAATTTATTTCCTTTTAACAAAACTTTTTTATCTTCAACAATTGATATAGTTTTTCTATTTATTGGATAGTATTCTTCATTTTGAACTTTTGGGGATTTAGTATTAGGTATTTCTTTTTCAATAATTTCTTGTGTTGTTAAACCCTCAGTTCTTTCATCTTCATATTCTTCTACAACATCTTTTTTTGTATATTTAAAGTCGGATTCAGATTCATAAAAATCCACTAGACCTTTTTGTATATCTTCAGGATTAACATTAACTGCTTTAGCTTTAGTGGAAAACATCTTGTTAAATTGCCTAAAACACTTATTTCCAGTTTTTAAATAACCTTCCTCGTCATTAGAATTACCGCTTGATTCGTGATACTGAATTATAAAATCCACACAGTCCGGATTTTTGTCCCAATCAATAGTCCCGTCTGGATTAGGTCCAGCATTACCAAGTAACTTCTTTTTTGGAGGTGCTTTTTCTTCTCTTGAACTGACAGGTCGAGATGAGCTTGAAGATGAAGTTTTCGTATTTAATGACGAAATATCTTCATCTTCATCTATACGTAAAGATTTATCAATGATTGTAGTTTTAACAGGTTTATTTAATTTCTTAATAACAACTGCATCTTCATCACTGATTTTTTCTTTTACGATATTCATACTCATGCAATTTTCTCTTTTTTCTTTTTAGAAGATTTAGCTTCTTTAACTAAAGCAATGTCTATAACTTCTTCAATAGTTGTTACAGGTACGATCTGGATAAGTTTTTTAATTTCTTCTGGTACTTCTTCCAAATCTTTTTCATTATCTTTAGGTATAATTACAGTCTTACACCCATGACGTGCAGCCGCTATTAGCTTTTCTTTAACTCCACCGATAGCCAGCACTCTTCCAGTAAGAGTTAATTCTCCTGTCATAGACACGTCTTTTCTAACAGGCTTACTTGACAATAAACTTGTTAATACCGTTGCCATAGTAATACCTGCGGATGGACCATCTTTTGGCACGGCTCCATTTAAAGCATGTAAATGTATTCCAGTGTTTTTGAAATCTTCTAGTTTAATACCGAATTTATCTGCACGAGATTTTACAACGGAGAATGAAATGTCAGAAGATTCCTTCATAACTTGAGCTAAATTACCCGAAACTTTTAAATTAAAGTCTTTTTCAGGCACAAGGATAGCTTCCAGTTCTAAAGTGACTCCTCCAACAGAAGTATAAGCAAGACCTGTGCAAACACCTACTAAGTCAGAATTTCTCATCTCATCTGTTAGGTATTTTGGTGCTCCCAGATATTTTGTAATTGAATCTTCCGTAATATTCAATTTTTCTGAAACTTTAATCTTGTCTTCTGTTACAAGTAGAGCAATTTTACGGAAAACTCTATTTACAAGACGCTCAAGATTTCTAAGACCGTTTTCACGAGTGTAGCCCTGAATCATCTTGCGGATAGCAAAAGGGTCAAATTCTAATTTCATGTCACCTAATCCGCTCTCTAATTGATGCTTCGGAAGAAGGTATTTACGACAAATTTCAGCTTTTTCTGATTCAGTATAGCCACTTACATTAATAACTTCCATACGGTCTAATAAAGGACCCGGAATTGTATCTAGGCTGTTAGCTGTAGCAATAAAAAAAGCTTTACTGACATCAAAAGCAACATTGATATAGTGGTCTTTGAAATCTTTATTTTGTTCTGGGTCTAAAACTTCCAGTAAAGCGGAAGAAGGGTCGCCTCTAAAATCTCTTCCCAATTTATCAATTTCATCCAAAACAAAAACAGGGTTATTTGAACCAGCTTGTTTAATTCCTTGAATGACTTTTCCGGGCATGGAACCTATATAAGTTCTTCTGTGCCCTCTGATCTCAGCCTCATCCCTTACTCCACCAAGAGATGAACGGATATATTTTCTGTTCATACTTTTGGCAACACTTCTACAGATACTTGTTTTACCTACGCCCGGAGGACCGACAAGGCACAGAATTGAGCCTTTACTATCAGGGTTCAATTTTTTGATTGATAAGAATTCCAGAATCCTTTCTTTAACATCATCAAGACCAAAATGATCTTCATCAAGAACTTTTCGAGCATTTTTAATGTCTAAGTTGTCTTGAGTAGATACTGCCCAAGGAAGCTCTACCATCCAATCAAGATAGTGTTTAATTATTGAAGCTTCGCTAGACTCTGGGCTGAGACTGTCTAATCTTTTTGCTTGTTTTAATGCTTCTTTTTGAGCCTCTTCTGGCATTTTAGCATCTTTAATTTTTTTACTGTAACCTTCTTTATCTTCGTTTTCACCTAGCTCTTTACGAATAGATTGAAGCTGTTCTCGAAGAAAGTATTCTCTTTGTGATTTAGTAACTTCTTCTTTAGTATTGGTTTTTATTTTTTGTTGTAATCTGTATATTTCAATTTCTTGAACTAAAGTTTTATTAACCTTTTCGAGTCTTTTGATAGGGTCAAGTTCTGATAAAATAGAATAACTTTCTGTCAATTTTAGAGACAAGTTTGCAGAAATTAAATCCGCTAATTTTCCGGGGTCTTCTTGTTCTTCTAAAATTTGTACTATTTCAGGATAAGCGAATTTACCAATAGTAACTAATTGCTCAAGGTTATCTTTTACTAAACCCATGAGAGCTTTATGTTCTGTCTTTAATTCGCTTATAAAATCATCAACGATTTCATATTTTACTACGTAAGGAGCTTCCGCTTTCCACTCTAAAATACGAACTTTATGTAGCCCTTGAGTTAATATCTTAATTCTTCCATCTGGGACTTGTTTTGTTTTGATAATTAAAGCTGCAACAGCTATGGGGTAAATATCATTTTTAGAAGGTTTGTCTAAATTAACATCTTTTTGACTAGCTAAAATCATCAAATTTTGAGTATTTCTAGCCGCATAATCAATTGCTTTAAGAGACTCTTCTCTGCCTACAAAAAAAGGTACAATCATGTTAGGAAACATAACCATATCTCTTACAGGCATAAGTGGGAGTTCATCTGCTAAAATAATATCCTGCTTGTTCACGCTCATCCCTCTTTTTCCTCAGTTATTTTTGACCAGCTTGTTGGCTGTTTATGTTTAGTATCAGAAATTTTATTCAATTCTGCAAGTTGATAACTATTACGACGATATTGTTTCCGTAACATGCTCCGTAATTTGTGTGAAGGCTTAAAAGTCATTTTGGGATTTTGGTAAACTAACGACTTTTTTTCTTTAGGATTCCAAATTTTTCTTTTTGATAAAGGCTCAAATACAAATTTCCCAAATTTAGGAAAATGCACAATAGCCTCTGTGAAAGATAATTCAATTAAAAGATCGGTTAAAGCATTACATACATCTAGTATTTTATCTCTGGGTAAGTCTAATACCCCACAAAGCATATCAACTATTTCTGATTTACGGTATTGCTTTAAATTTTTCTCTATTTCTCTGCGTTGTAACTTTCTTTCTTTAACGCTTTTTTTATCAGACATACTCTCTTTCCTTGAGAGAAAATTTTTATAACTATTTTTATTATAGTTATTATTTATAATTTAGATGTTTATTCAAAATCAGAATTTTCCTTCAATTCTTCTATCCCTTCATCAACAAAAGCTTCAGAAGTTGCTCTGTAATTAAGGTTTAAATATTTAGCGGATTGAATAGTAGCTTCATTTTGTCTATTTACTGACGATCTGGTTCTATCTAGCCCTTTATTTCTTTGAATTAGGATTTTTCCAAGTCTTTCTGTTTCACGTAACTCTTGTTCAAGGTCTTTGATCTCTTTCGACAAATCACGTAACTTATATTTAGCCCTATTAAGACGTTCCGCTCCTGTTCCCATCGAAGCCACTTCAGGGTCTTCTACTTTAACTTCTTCTAACCTAGTCTCATAAAAATCTTTCTTGTTTGTAATTAATCTTTCTAAACGCATTACATCTTGTTCTACCTCAATCAACATTTCTTCAATTCTTTGCCCATGGTCATCCACAATGCCTAATATTTCACAAACGTATTCTGAAGTAACATGTCTAACATCTTGCGTTACTTTATTTCGTATTACATCTAGCATTGAATTAACTTCTGTAAGTAAAGCTCCGATTCTATCTGTTTTCATTTACCCTCGCTAAAATTTTTAGTCCTGTGTGGCGTGTATCTTCTTTATTTGATTCTATAGCTTTTACAAGTGCTTCTCTGTGACCAAATATAACGACTTGTTTTTTTGCTCTTGTGACAGCGGTATAGAGTAATTTTCTTTGTAATTGTATGCTAAAAGCTTTAACAAAAGGCATTATTACTACATCAAATTCGCCGCCTTGAGCTTTATGGATTGTAGTCACGTAAGCATGTTTCAAAGTGTAAATTACATCTTTGCCTATTCTAAAGTCTTGTTCGGCAATTGTAATAGTCATTTCTTTTTCACCGTGAATGGCTTTTATGTTACCAATATCTCCGTTTACTAAACCTAAATCATAAAAATTTTGATTGATAAGAATTCTATCTCCTACTCTCCAACCATCTTCTGTTTCCATCTTTCCTATTTCTGGAGGATTAAAAATTTCCCGTAATTGCTCATTAAGATAGCTAACACCACATACGCCTTTATGTGTTGGAGAAAGAACTATGAAATCTTTATTAGATTCTTTTAGCTTTTTTGCAGCTTTAATAATATTTTCAGATGCTTCATTTTCATCCATCTGAACGAACCTAAATTGATTTTTATCCACCAATTTAGTGTCACCTTTTCTAATATTGTGAGCATTTTGAATAATTTCAGAATCAGATTGCTGACGTATTATTTCTTCCAGCTTGTGATAAGCTATGTTCCATTTTTTATGTAGTTCTATAAGCTCTTTAAAAACTTGACCTGCTCCTATGGAAGGTAATTGCCCTTCGTCACCCACTAAAATTAAAATAGGGTTGCTTGTTACAAAAATTTTCTCCAGAAAACGAGAAAATATTTTTGTATCTACCATCGAAAATTCGTCAATTAAAAAAGCCACATCACCGTGTATCTCAGTTCTTTTAAGAACAAAACTGTGTATTGTTCTTGCAGGTCTTTTACACCTATCTGCTAAATTTTTTGCTGCTCGACCTGTTGGTGCTAATAACCAGATAGGAATACCACAGGCTTCTAAATACTTAACAATTTTTTCACATGTAAAAGTTTTTCCTGTTCCGGGCAATCCGTCCATAATGGTAACACGATTGCTTTTTATGCTTTCCAAAACAGCATATTGTTTTTCTGTCAGTTCGCCTTTAAAACCGCTTGGGTCTATCAATTCAGGTAGCCTTGTTTTAGAAAGCTCTGAAAACGTGTGAGCAATGATTTCTTCACTGTAATAATTTGTATAATGCCAAGCATATTTTACGGTAGAATTATCTCTTAGCTTTTCTTCAGCTATTACAACCATCTTTAGCTGTTCTAATTCATCTAAAGCTTTATACCATTCATCCTTGGAGCATGGAACAAACAGTTTGGGCTGTCTTTCGACTCTTTTTTTATAGTTGTCATACATAGTGTTTACTCTGGCTAGAGTATCCCCAAAAGTACAAACCATGCTGTGAAGATAATAAAGAATTATGCCGTGAACCCTATGATTAGGACAAAAAACTTTTCCAATGAAGTCAGTTTGTTCCCATGTGAGATTCCTTAAAGGAAATCGAATATAAATATTTTGATAAAAATCATCATCTGGAGGGTTTGTTTCAAAAGTCGCCACTAAATGCTTAAATGGCGACTTTTTTAATAATTCAATTAATTGTTCTAATTTGTTCATACCGTAATTTAACTTATTTACGGTAAACTATCAAGGTTAGAAGTCTAGCAAGTTTTTTAAATCATCTGGAGATATTACAGAAACTCCAAGCTCTTTAGCTTTTGAAGTTTTTGTACTCTGTGCCCCGACTGAAACCAAGTAATTCAATTTACTTGTAACACCAGATACAACTTTTCCACCGTTTGTTTCAATTTTCTGTTCTAGGGATTTATCTCTGAAACCTGTAAAGCAAAAAGTTTTTCCACCAAGTTTGGTAGAAACAAACTCACTTTCAACAATCTCAACATGCTGCATTAAGTTTTTTATAACCTTTTCTTTCTCTTTCAACCCCTGAACGATAATTTTTGCTAACTTTTTTGCGATACCTTGGATTTTTTCAAGCTGTTCTTCAGAAGCAAGTTGAACGGCTTCCAGATTTCCAAATTCGGAAGCTAAAAGTTTACCTGTCTTAATTGATAAATTAGGTATTGATAAAGCAGATAAAAAAGTTCCTAGAGTAATTTTTTTCTTTGAATGTAATTCATCTAAAACTTTCTGTGCTATTACTTGACCTCTTCCTTCGATACTCGCTATGTGCTCTGGTCTTAATTTATAAAAGTCTGAAGGCTCTTTAATAAATCCTCTTTCTTCCAGTTGCTCAACTAACCTTTCACCAAAATTTAAAATATCTAATGTTTCTAACCAGTGAAGTAAACCTTTTGTCATTTTGGCAGGACAGTCATTATTTAAGCAACGTAATTGGATACCGTTATTATCTAAAACGCTTTCACATTCAGGGCAGTTTGTAGGTATTTTTATTTCTTGACCTTTTTCAGAAACAACTTTTGTTATTTTAGGAATAACGTCACCGCTTCTTTTAACCTCTATTAATTGACCTTTTTTAACTCCCAATCTTCCCATTTCAGCAATATTGTGAAGAGTGACATTGCTAATAGTAACTCCTCCAACTTCTATAGGTTTAACCTGAGCTAAAGGAGTAACATAACCTGTTCGCCCTACTTGCCAAATAACATCCTCAAGAACAGTATTTGCTTTTTGTGATTCAAATTTATAAGCAACTGCAAATTTAGGTATTAAATTTAATTCTCCTAAAATTTCTTGCTTTGATAAAGAATTAACTTTGACAACTAAACCGTCAATTTCGTAGTCGAGTTCCTGCCTTTTTAAACTTTCATAATCTTCATGAATTTTTATCAATTCTTCTAAAGAAACTTTTTTATAAAAAGGGGTGTTTAAATTCAGAGTATTTTTTATATATTCAAATTTTTGAATCTCTTCTTTAAAAGTAACATTACTTATAATGTCATAAAAAAATATATCCAAGTCTTCTGTTCCGACCCCATCTAGTCTTTTAGTTAGACCTACTGCGGCGTTTCTAGGGTTTGCTTTAGTTGAGCTATGCTTTTGAGAAAAAATTGATTTCCTTAAAAATATTTCCCCTCTAAGAGTTAGGGTTAAATTTAGTGGGAGCTTTTTGGGAATTTTCATGTTTGAGACATTTCTTGTTATATCATCTCCAACAACCCCATCCCCTCTAGTTATAGCTTGTCTCAAATGACCGTTCCAATATGTAACACTAACGCTCAAGCCGTCTATTTTTTCAGAAACGCAAAAAGTTAAATCAGAGGTGGATTTTACAGCCCATTCTCTCATTTCTTGTTCATTTAAGGCTTTATCGAGGGAACCCATCGGTATTTCATGATTCGCTTTTTTAAAATTTGGGTCAGAAGGAACAATCCCAACTTCTTTAAAATAAGCGTGATCGGGGTATAAACTTTTAAATTCATCTTTTAGCTCATCAAATTCTGAATCAGTTACTTCAGGCTCACCTAAATTGTAATATTGATGAGAATAGCGTCTTAAAAGTTCTACATATTCTTCTGGAGTTTTAATCAACATTTTTTATCCCTCTTAGAAATCAGAGTCAAAATCAAGGTCCCTATCCATAGGTTTTTGATAGCTTGTAACTCTCGCTTCAAAGAAATTTGTTTTAATTTCCATATCAATAAGCTGCATAAAATCGAAAGGGTTTTCTACATTATATAGCTTACCAAATCCAAAATTTTGACTGACTCTATCGGCAGTATATTCTATGTATTGAGCCATCAAGTCTTTATTCATTCCAATAAGACTAACAGGTAAAGCATCACAGATAAAATCTTTTTCTATTTCTACTGCCTCTCTTACAATTTTTTCAAAAACATCTTTTTCAACTTTAAGCCCCATCTCTTGATAAAGAAGAACTGCAAAGTTCCAATGTAATCCTTCATCTCTTGCGATTAGATCATTTGCGGCAGCTAGTCCGGGCAACAACCCTCTTTTTCTTAGCCAATAGATTGAACAAAATGAGCCTGAGAAAAATATTCCTTCAACTACGGCAAAAGCAATTAATCTTTCTGCGAAAGAGGCTTTTGAAGATAGCCATTTTAATGCCCATTCAGCCTTTTTCTTAATTACAGGTATCTCTGAGATAGCGTTGAACAATTTATCTTTTTCTGCTTCATCTGCAACATAGGTTTCAATTAACAATCCATACACTTCAGCATGAATTGTTTCGATTAAAATTTGCATAGAATAAAAAGCTCTTGCTTCTGGAATATCTACGTCTTTATAAAACCTGATTGCTAAATTTTCATTAACTATTCCGTCTGATTGGGAAAAAAAAGCCAAAACATATTTAAGAAAATGTAATTCGTCTTGATTGAGTTTTTTTAAATCTGTTAAATCTGCACCAAAATCTAACTCTTCGGCTGTCCAAAATGTTTTCTCGTGATTTTTAAAAGCTTCCCATAATTTTTGTTTTTTAATTGGAAAGATGGAATATTTATTGCTCATTATTAACCTCTGTTGCTTTTATAATTGTTTGAAACATTTGATGAGACTGCTTTTCGGTAAGTGTTGCCATAGGTAATAGCAACACTGTTGCGAAATAAATAACAAATAACGAAAGTAAAAACAGTATTTGGATATTTAAAGTTCTCATGACCCACAAGCCTCACAAGCTTCAGGATTTTCAAGTGAGCAAACTAAAGCTTCAGCTTGTTGAACTTTTTCTTCAATCTTTGTTGTCACTTTAACTGCATCTACCGCTGGACGTGATCTTGTGTAGTAACTTCCAGTTTTAAGACCTTTTTTCCATCCGTAGAACAACGCTGAATTCATTGCTCCAAAGTTAGGTTTAGCAAAGTAAAGATTCATTGACTGAGATTGACAAATAAATGGACCTCTATCTGCGGCTAAATCAATAATAACTTTTTGAGACATTTCCCAAACAGTTTTATAAACCTCTTTAACATTAGCAGGAATCTCTGGAATATTTTGAACCGAACCATTTTCTGAAATAATCTTGTCTCTAATAACACCATTCCAAAGATTTAATTTTTGAAGATCACGAACTAAATATTTATTAACAACAATAAATTCACCTGCAAGAGTCTGACGCTTATAAATGTTAGATGTTACTGGCTCAAAAGCTTCAGTATTACCAAAAATTTGAGAAGTGGAAGCTGTAGGCATGGGAGCTATTAGTAACGAGTTTCTCATCCCATGTTGCTTAATTTCTTCTTTAAGAGAATTCCAATCGTATTTCTCAGAAGGATTTACACCCCATAAATCAAACTGTAATTTGCCTTGAGAAGCAGGTGAGCCTTGAAATGTTTCGTAAGCACCGTGTTCTTTTGCAAGCTCCATTGATGAAGTACACGCTCCGAAATACATTGCCTCAAAAATTTCTTTATTCAATTCTTTAGCTTCTTGGGAATCGTAAGCATACCCCAAAGCGTAAAATACGTCTGCTAACCCTTGAACACCGATTCCAATAGGTCTGTGTCTCATGTTAGAGCGTTTTGTTTTTTCCGTAGGGTAAAAGTTTTTGTCGATAACAAAATTAAGATTTCTAGTAGAAACCTTAACAACCTCAATAAGCTTATCAAAATCGAAATACTTTTTACCTTTCTTTTCCACGATAAACTTAGGGAGACAGATACTAGCTAAATTACAAACGGCAGTTTCTTCTGGAGTTGATACTTCCAAAATTTCTGTACAAAGATTTGAAGATTTAATCACACCGATATTTTGTTGGTTAGATTTCAAATTAGCAGCATCTTTGAATAAAATATAAGGAACCCCTGTTTCAGAAAGAGACTCCATGATTCTCATCATAATTTCTCTAGCTTTAATAGTTTTTCTAACCTTTCCTTCTTTTTCATACTTTGTATAAAGTTTTTCAAAAGCATCGCCAACAGAATCAGATAGGTCAGGACACTCGTTTGGACACATTAAAGACCAATCTTGATCTGCCTCTACTCTCTTCATGAAAAGATCAGGAACCCATAAGGCTAAAAATAAATCCCGTGCTCTGAATTCTTCTTTTCCTGTGTTCTTTTTAAGATCGAGAAAGGCTTCAATGTCTGCGTGCCAAGGTTCAATATAAATTGCAATAGACCCTTTTCTTTTTCCGCCACCTTGGTCCACGTACCTAGCAGTCTCGTTAAAAACTTTCAACATAGGAATAATCCCATTTGAAGTCCCATTAGTTCCCTTGATATGAGAACCTTGTGCTCTTACATTATGAACATGAAGACCAATGCCTCCAGCATGTTTAGAGATTAAGGCACACTCTTTAAGAGTGTTATAAATACCGTCAATAGAATCATCTTCCATAGAAATTAAGAAGCAAGATGACATCTGAGGTCTTTTAGTCCCAGCATTAAATAAAGTAGGCGTGGCATGAGTGTAGTATCCTTGTGACATTAGATCGTATAACTCAAAAACTTTATCTAAGTCTGAACCACAAACACCGATAGCTACTCTCATGAATAAATGTTGAGGTCTTTCAACAATTTTCCCGTTAATTTTCAACAGGTATGATTTTTCTAAAGTTTTGTATCCGAAATAATCAAAATCAAAATCTCTATCGTACTTAATAGCAGACTCAATAACAGTTCCATTTTGTTTAACTACTTGGATAAAATCATCTGAAATGTAACCCTCTTTATAGAGCATTTTCATAGTTTGGTAAAAAGTAGTAGTTTCTTTGTGTAGAGAACTTACCGCTATTCTGGCAGCTAGTTTTGCATAGTCAGGATGCTCACTGGCTAAAACAGAGGCAGTTTCAGCTAATAAATTATCTATAGCTTTTGTTGTGATACCTTCATGCAAACCTGCTACAACTTTTTGAGAAACACTTACAGGTTCAACAATTAAGTCTGAAGTGAAAGCTTTTACTCTTTGGAGAATTTTATCAAATCTAACTTCTTCTTTTTTACCATTTCTTTTTACAACGTACATAATTAAATTCCCTTTACAAAAATTCCAACATGTTTTGATTCGACTTCATTTATAGAAATTTTTCCAGATACTAAGTCTTTCAAAATCGAAAGATAATCAGGAAAAGAACTCAAAGTGTCTTTAACTTGGAGTAATGATTTAATTTTAGCTTTTTCTTGTGATTCTTTTTGCTGTTCTTCTATCTCTTTTATTTTAGAAACCCAGCTTCCTGTATGGATTTCGTAAAGATGATTAAAAGAGGAATCAGGTATTTCATCAAGACGAATATTCACGATAGGTATTTTTATTGAATAAAAAGTGAATGATTTTTCCACTAACTCTTGTAACTTTTTTAAGTAATCATTATCTACTTTTACATACCCTTTTGCGATTTCTTTAAGTTCTTTTTCCGAGATACAGATTTTTTCTCCAACAGAAAGACGATAGATACCTGCTTTTCTATCTAAGTCATTGTAAAAATCCTCTTCGGAGTATAAGCAAGGTTTTTGCGGCATTAACCATTTAAAAATAATTGATCGGCTTATAATAGGTAAATTATGAGTGTGACCGTTTACAAAAACCTGCATCTTCTTTTCAGATTGTACTAAATGTTCGTGATAATACCAATTATTGAAACCTTCACCTAAATATTTTGAGGCAGGAAAATATTCATCTGCTAAAAGTATCTCTATATCTTTTTTCTCTAATTCCATGTTTTCCTCTTTACTTACAATACTGAAAAACGAGGTTAAGTATAGCCTCTTTTACCGTAAAATTAAAACGTCTAATTTTGCAATTAATACTCTCAATTTCTATCATTAATTCAGACAGTTCTTTAACACTCCACATTTTTTCAACAGACAATAAATTGTATTTGAGATAAAAAGGATTTATCTCGTATTTTTTACAAATTTCATCGTCACTCATTTTTGATAGTTTGGCTGATTTATAAACTAAAATTTTCTCGGCAGTATTAAAGATGTTACCAAACTGAGGTATAAAATCCGATTCGTTTGGTAGGTTAGCTATACAAGATTTTAATTTACGGTGCATAAAGTTGTTAGCAAAAATGAACGGGTCTTTTTCTAGTGCAGGGCTAACAATTTTAAAAATGTCCTTGGATTCTAAATAAGAAGTTTTTTTAGAATCCAAATAAGTTTTACATTTTTTTAATTCTTGGTAGATAGCAAATAAATTATTTTTATATAGAGAATAAAATATCGGTAAGTCTGTAACCGATATTGCAATACCTAAACTTTGAGCTATTTCACCTACCGCTTTACATACGTCTTTTTGAGAGTCTTTAATCTTATCACATTTAATTTCTATAGATTTAATTTCAGTCGGTACTTTTTCTTTTAAAGAATTGATTATATAAATGCTTTCACTGTCTGAACTTTTTACGTAACTCCAAAACTGTTTTTGTTTTGATAAGTTGTTGCTAGTATTATTTATGTAAAATAATTTAGGATGAGGAAATAAATCAGACGAGTCTATTTTGGAATAAAACTCTGAAACTTCTAATTCTGAATCAACATAATCTATTTCCAAAGTCTTAAAAGAATCTCTGATTTTTTCTTTAGCTAAAACTTTGTATAGTTCTTCCTCTCCATTTAAAACATAAACTTTAAAATCAAAATTATCTTGGTCTTTAAACTCTGAAAAATTCATTAAAGCACCTGAATAAAAAGGGTTTTTAAAATTGTTTCAGATCGAACATTTTTATCAATAATGTTTTTAGCTTTTTGTATAAGATGAAGTTTTTTACTATGATTAGCGTAAAATTTAATCAAGACATTACAAATATCTAGGTATTTTTGCTTTAACTCTTCTTCAGAGTATTCGGCTTTTTTAATATCCAATAAATATTTGTAAGCATTGCAGTACAAACGTGATTTTAAAATATCGAAAATCTTCCCTTCTAACTCGTCTAAATTTTTTTCTTCTTCTGTGAAAGGTATTAAAAAACTTCGAGATTTCAAAGCTCCTAAAATATTCAATGAATCTGTGGATATGACCCATCGAACGTAATCTGGGGATTCTTCAATTATTTTCAGCAAAAAATTTGAGGCTTCTTTTGATATAAAATCAGCTTTTTTAATAAAGATAACTTTATACCTAGATGCAGGTTTTAAAAAAATCCATTTTTTTATTTCTAACAATTCATCCAGTTTAGGTTTGTCAAAAAAATGAATCTCATCGTTTTTGAAAAATTCTTCAAATATGATTTTTTTATCACCTTCATTTTTCCCATAAAAGATCATGCACGGAGGGCAATTATCCGTAAACATATTCAAAAAATGGAAAGCTCTAGGTTGATTCATCTGTAAAAGTTTCTTTTTTCGCTTTCTAATCTTTGTTGAGCCTCAATTGACAATCGAGTGGTAGGAACCATTAAAAGTCTCTTTACTTCGATAGGTTCTCCAGTTTCTTCACAAATACCAAAATCAGAGTCATTGATTCTTGCTAATGCTTGTTTGTACTCGTGAATTTTTTTAGACAACCTTTCTTTCATTAAAATAGCTGCGTGCTCGTCGTACAGTGAAGCACTCATGTCTGCACTATCTCCAGAGTTTGAAGAGGGTTGAATTTCAATGCTATTCAATTGTTCCTGAAGGGAAACAATTTCAGCTTTCATAAGTTTTTCAATTTTTAGTCTATCTGCCTTCTTGAGCATAAGAACACTCTCCTTAGTGTTGTTAAACTTTTGAGGAATAAGGTTAAAGTCGATTTTACGGTAAGTCAAAGATTGTATTTTTATTTACGGTAAAGAAGTGAATTCTTTTTTTTCTTATCCCATCTTTTTTGGTACTCTGCGATAGCTTTACCTGTAGGATAATCACCATAAATATAAAAATGACGATATATGTAAATATCAGTATCCAATTCTTTTTTAACTTTCCAAAAAGGTATCTTCAGCATCAAAGTCCAATAAAGCTGTTCTCCGAAGCCTACAGCCCTTTTCTCTGCATTAAAGATAGCTTTCCTTGCCCACTTAGGGGTTGAATTATCCCCTACCTTGCAGTATGCGTCAGGAATCTTTAACCTTTCCGTATAATCTAAATGATGCCCTATTTCATGCAAAAGGGTTATTATTTGAAATGTAACTGTCGTTCTAGGTCCACGACATATTTCTATTTCACCTGTTTGTTTTTTATCAGGATGAACATAACAACCATGATAATCTCCGTTTCTTTTCACAAAACGGATTTTTAATCCTAAACCTTCAGCAAACTTTATGGTTCGTTTTAACTCATCCTTAACCACAATAAGTATCCCTCCGATTTATATTCCTTTAAAGAAAACTAATCACGGGTTTATTAATTAATTTACTGTAGCTTGATTTACCGTAAAATCTTTATTTATTATCCTGACAAAATAAGTCAAATTAGAACAATATATGTTTTACTATATTATATTATATATTATCTCTCTCTTTCTTTTTTAAGCATTAAAAAAGCTAAAGAAGAAAAAACGGTAGTAGGAGAAATAACAAAAACAACTCATGCTTATGTTTCATGTTCTTCATGGCAAAATAAAATAACAATACGTGTTATTAATTCTGTTAAATTTAACATAGTACGTTATAGATTACCGTAAATAATTTAACAAAATACCGTAAAATAAAAATTTTAAAAAATTTTCAACTATACTATTGCAATTGAATATTTTTTTATGAATAATCAAATTGCAACTCACCTGTATTAGGATGCTAGGGAGATGATGTATTTAATACTATACTCTCCAAAAGACTAAACCTATGAGACTCTGAGGGGGCAGGTAACTTGCTAGAAGAAAAGCTAAAGAAGAAAAAACGGTAGTAGGAGAAATAACAAAAACAACTCATGCTTATGTTTCATGTTCTTCATGAGAAAGACCGAATTAGTCCGGCAAAAGGGTTTTAATATTTCCCTTTGTAATCAAAAATAAATATTAAATGTTTTCAAAATGGTTAAAGTTGATGAAGCTGGTTGGGTTAAATTAATCCAACTTGCTGGTAATCCTGTTCCTGCGAGTCAGTTTAAAAAAACTGATAGGAATGTTTTATGGTATTGTGTACCTTCTATCCAAAATAGAGGGTACGGTATATTTGAAGAAGTCTTTAATTGTTTGAACGATGAAGATTGTGTTGTTCTTTGTATCACTGATAATTTCGGTGATACTTGTTACAAACAATTATCTGTTAAAAAGATTAAAGAAGTTTCTTCTTTTCAAAACAATCCAAACTATAAAGGTGTTCAAAAAATACGCTGGATAGAAGCAGATCATTGGAATAATTATAATTTATATGAATAATTATTCTTTCTGCTTACTACAATATCTCTGTGTATAACTTTCCAATAAAGATTAACAAATTTTTTTGTGACGGTTTCAAGTGCTCTACTTGTGACTATAAAGGTTCTGTTGAATTAGGAACTCCTTCCTTTTTTGAAGATAAAGAAAAATATTTTAAAATTGGAGACAAAGTAACAAATTCAATCATGGGAATCTATGAACATTTTGATGGAGTTTTCTGTCCAGAATGTACAAAAGCAGGAAAATTAAAAATACAAGGAGTACGAATAATTTTACATGACGGTATTTATGTAAAGTGCATTTTCGACTAATTTACATTTATAAATCATAGTTATTATTCTACAAATTGAAATGAAGAGATAGAAGATGCAGAAATTAGGAAACAAAGTCTCAAGAGTTCTTGAAGCAAAAGATAAATCTTTTAATTCAGTTGTTTTTCAACCACTTAGACCGCCTTTGGACTCTGAGTTCAATTTACTTCAAAATATTCAAAATACTATTATTAGTGATATTTTACGGTCTTTTCACAAATCTGGTTTCATTACTCGTGGTGAGATCACTACTCGACCTGAAAACGGAAGTAGTTTTTGGAAAAATGCCATCAAGATTAAAAACCCTTTAGTTTTAATCAATGGAAAAATATTGTTCTTGGGAGCAGGTACAAACCAATTCCAAATTGGAGCTTCTGATAACATCTGGAAGATTTTATCAAACCAAGAAGATGAATTAGTTTTTCTTGTTGGAGATGGACCTGAATCAGGTTCCAGAGATGATGTCGTTTTCTTAGAAGTGTGGGACGAGTTAGTAAACCCTTCAAGTGCTATCAACAAATTTGGAAATGCTCAAACCGCTTTATCTCCTTTTACGAATGATTTGATTGACCCTTCCGTAAATAGAGAAACCTCCGTTCGAGTACAAACTAAGTACCGAATTAGAGTCTCAGAAGGGGTAGATTTAGTATCTTATCGAGAAGGATTAGGGCATCCGTCTATTTTTGGGCAAGGTGCTAAAAGTTTACCTGTCTCAAATCCTAACTATGTTTTCCAAAAAACAGAGATGGGTCATTATGTAGCAGGGAATGGAACAGAACAGTCTGCAAATGATCTTGGAACTGTAGATGGATATGTGTACGCATTGCCTTTATGTAGCCTTCACAGAAAAAATAAAACAATCTATTCAAATTCAAATCCAAATGGAGCTTCCAAGCTTTTATCACAAGGAAATTCAGATCGACCTGACGGTATTTTCGGAGATGAAATATATCGTTTTGACATAGAAGATTTAAGACACACTGTAGCCATAGAAGAAGATTTAAAAGCTATTTGTGAGGAATCTTTCGATAATCTTATTAGAGGTATCCCTGACAGATTAATATTAGGAGATCGACCTGATATTTTTTCTTCAGTTAATATCCAAATTGACGGTATTTCAGCAACAGATCGACCAAATATCAATGAGAGTTTTTTACGCAGACCTAACAACGTAAAAAGAAATTTTACTGACTCTGAAAAAACTCAAAGAACTGTAATTTATTTAGCTGCCGCTACTTTAAATTCGGTAAACCAATTAGAAATATTTCCTCCGCAATTTTACACGGTAACTGATTCTGAACAGTATAGAAGTTACAATCCATTTATAGGAGCAGAAAATGTTCCAAAGATATATAACGCTCAGACAGGGCTAGAAATAATCCCTGCCAATGTGGGAATTAATGGTTGGTCTAATCTCGGAGACAGAACAAATAAAGATAAAGTCACTTTCAGACCATCCGCCGCTGGAGACTTAGCAGGAAAACCTATCATCATAGAATATGATTTAGTGATTCCTTCGGGTTCCGGACTTTTTCAAATACCTAGAAATGTTTATAATATAAGAGATGATATGAAAGCTACGGATGTAGTTTTCACTGAAGATGAAAAAGTAATATCACAAGAATTAAATAGAGTAGTTCAAGGCACTTGGAGAGACTCTCAAACAATTTTTCCAGTAAGCCGATTTATAAACCCTACCTCTCAACAAGAAAATTTTAGAGGCGGTGTCATTGAGAGAGTTTACCACATTACTGGAAACGGTTCAGGCAAAGTAACTATACCTTCTACTATTGATGGAAGAACTGTTCTCACAATTGGAAGAGTGCAGTTTTCAGGTGGGCAAGACATACCATTAGGATTTTCCAACAATCCTAAAGTTTTAAGACGTGCTGACGGGTCTTTTGAAATAAATTTTCAATCTTATTTCCCGACTTTAAATGACATTATAAAAGTAACTGTCTTAATGAGTGGATATGCTTGTGAGATAAATAGAAAGAACAAAGGTTTAGAAAATTTTTCTCAGACCTTGATGTATCAACTGACCTCAACAGGGGCAAATCAATATAACATTTCACCAGTCACTCAAGTTTTAAACAAAATGGAATTTGTTTATGGAGTGGCAGGGCTTTACGACGGTAGTTCTTATAAGGCTCACGCTTACGTAGCAGACACTCAAACAAGCGATGGTAAGTGGGTTGAAATAAGCTCTGTTATAGGCTTAAATTCATCACGAATTACGATTAACTTTCCATTAGCTCCTGAAGCAGGAAAAATTATCTACATTCCTATGATAGGTAGCTTTGCCCCTTTAGCTACAGACCAATACACAATCACCTACGATTATGTTCCTTATCAAGGTCTTAGTAGCTTAATTTCAACAGGTGAAACATTAGAAGCTGAAGTTGTTTATTTGTGCGACAATGCAAAAATAACAACTAATGGTACAGGCAGTAGCAATCCTAAAAATTATGAAGGTGCTCCACAAATTCCATCACAGATCAGTGAAGGTATCTACGGAATTTCCACAAGGCTTCCGTTAAACTCAACGGATTATGACTACCAGCTAGATAATTCAAATCTTTTGATTCCTAACAGCAAAGCTATTGGAAGTATCAAAGAATTAACTTATAGATATGACGGTTATCCTGAAACAAAATCTCTTAAAATTGGAGACACTTTAGTTCTTAAAAAAGAAAGTGATGCTTCTCCATACGCCGTACAAAGAGGATGTTCTTTAAATTCTCCAAAAATTTCGTACAGAGTTGACGACCTTGTTGAAAGGTTAGAAGAGAACGTAACTTTACAAGTAAATGGTGGAAACAGAATATTTAAAGTTTCAAGAAAAATAATGGCTATTTATAATACCGTATGTTTAAGTCGTACTTGGAAAATGGTAGGATTAGCTGTTTTCAACAATGCCTCAACTACAGTAAGCGGATTAAACGCTTTTTTCACACGCTCTTTAAGACCGGGCTATTTAATCAGACCTATGGGTTCTACTACTTGGTATGAAGTTTCAAAAATTACCGATGATGCGACCTTAGTAATTAAAACTCCTTTTTCAGAATCTTCAACAACGGCAGATTGGGAAATATATGCACCTGATTTAGTTGTAGTGAAAAATGGTGTAGAACTAGAACCAGAAGATATTCTGGAAGTTTTTGGAAATGAAGGAATGATTGTTTTAAGGGAAGCTCCTGCTCTGACTGATAAAGTGGTTATAAAATATAGAACTGGAAGCAATACTTTAAATATTATTCACGGTTTAGCTATAGGAAAAGGCGTTTTAGAAGGAGAGCTTTTGTCTTTTGTCATAACCACCACATCAAATATCGAGAGTGTGAATAGACCTGAATTTAACTTACTAAAAGTCGGTTCAGCTAATCATTTAATTTTTAACAATAATTTAGAGGTTACTAGCTTAGAGGGAACCTTGAATGAAGCTAACCGTGTCGTAATAGCTGCGGATTTCTTTTACACTAAAAACAGAAGACTGAGTATAAATCAGAAGGTTTAAAATAATGAAAAGTTATACTGGAACAACTAGAACTCTTGAATCAAACAACACAAGCTACAGAAGTGTAATTTTCAAACCAAGTAAACCGCCTCTGGATTCAGAACTTAACTTCGTTGGAGATTTAGCACACGACTTAAATAAAATGCAAGTTCGTGAGCTAATGACGAGCGGTTTCTATCCTATGGATGTAAACGCTTTTGAAATTGGATATGATAATAATGGTAACGCCTACGGAGTAAACTTAACTGAAACTCCCAATCAATTTATAGTAAGAAATTTTCTTGGACTACCATTTAAGGTTAATGTTTTAGGTGAAGTTCTTGATGTTGGCGGAACTAATACAAGCGATCAATCAAAACTAGCAATTACTTTGCCTCCCGCTCCATCTTCAGGTTCAAGACAAGATTTAGTTTTTCTTGAAGTGTGGTATCAAGAATTATTTCCAAACTCTTTAGCAAACCGTCCTGAAAGTGGAAAAATTTATAAATTTGGTAACGTCCAAAGCGGAATGGAACATCTTGATGATGACATTTATTACAGCCCTATCGGAACAGATACTACGCAACGTGTTCAAATGCAGTATCGTATCCGTGTAGTCACTGGAGTTAATTTTGCAGGTTTTCCTGAAGGTATTCTTGACACTAACAACGTCAAAGCTCAAGCAGGAAGAGGGAATACGAGTTTAGCTTATTCTTTTGAAAAAGCATTAGATGATTCCGGACTATACAGAGCAGGTAATGGAGACTCTTCTTCTATTTCAGATTTAGGTACAGTTGATGGTTATTCATACGCTATACCTCTTTTTAGAATACACAGAAGAAACGCTTCCCCTTTTAGTTTACTGAATCTTAACGGAGCAGGAAAAACAATTGCTCAAGGAAATTCAGACAGACCAGACGGATATTTTAACGATAAAATAGAAATCGGGGATATTGAAGATTTAAGACATACTTGCGTTATTAGTGTAAATACACATCAACTTGATTTTGCTTTTAAAAGCCTACTCGAAGGAAACCTAAATACTGTTTTAACTGAATCTGTTCTAGGAGCAGATTTATCATTTAATGCTACAGGTCTTCATGTAGATGGTATTTCCACAGTTGACCAGACTGGAGCATTAGACATAGCTGCCCCAAATGGTCAAAGACGTGTATTCAGTGATGCTGACACAATTCAAAAAACAATTCAAAGATTCTCTCTTACTGATAGAACAGAAGTTAAAGGTATCAACTGGACTCTAGGAGATCAATTCAATCTAAACTTGCTTGGTTCAAACCCAGTAGGAACGACATTTGGAAGAAACCCTTTAAAGGTTTTCGCAGTTGTAAAATCAGGAGCTTCTGAATCAAAAGTTGAAATTCCAAGTGTAATTGAACCTGTTGGGGATACAGCTTTAATCATAACACTAGGAGAAGTTCCTACAGGTGTTTCTAATCAACAGCTTTATGTTGAGTATGAAATTGCTTATCCTAATGGAAACGGATTAACATTCGTTCCAACTGAAATAAAAAGAATTTTTGAAGTACGTGACAATGTTAATTTTAGCTTTGTATCCGAAAATGATCTTGATGGAATCAGATCAGGTTCTTTAGTTTCAAATTTAACAGCACAAGACTACAGAATCGGGAAGAATGAAAAAGAAGGATTCACTACTTTAGGATTTTTACAAGTATTTGGAGACGGTACTCAAAGTTATACACTACCTGCCAATTACGGCACTATCCCTATTACTCATGTTCATTATATTACAGTCAGTGGAACTTTAATTTCCAGATCAACTTCTCCATTGAGCATACAACAGATAAATCAAAATTTTGATAATACGATTACAGTTATTTTTAATAACGCTGTACCTGTAAATACTCCTATGGTTTTTGCAGTAGGTCTTGCTAATAATGCTGCTCTTATTCAAGAAAAAACCAAATCTATTACAAATCTTTCTCAAATTGAAATTTTAAGTAAGACTGTTCTTAACGGGCAAAATTTAACTCAAATAACGATTGCTTCTACAGGAATTATCTATTCTGCTCAATCTGAAAAGTTATCTTTAAGCACCTACCAAGACATTTGTTACATTGATGGTCTTGCAACTCCATGTACTACCACTATTGATGGAAATTTTATTACTGTTCAACTTGATTCTCCTATAGGAGTAAGTCAAAACAACACAATTTCTATCACAGTAAATAGATCAAAAGCTTTAGATTCAAATCAGCAATTACAAATTTTTTATATGTTTACGCCATACCAAGGAGTTACTGCGAAGCAATCATTTGGTAATGGAGTAAATTCATTCGTAAGAACACGTTTGATAGATCAAGCAAGAGGGTTCTTAGTTCACACTTCTGGAACAAATGGATTTAACTCTACCGTTCCAGATGCTTATTCCCCTATCTCTGTAAAATTACCAAAGGCTTTCTCAGATAAAGATTCTGATTTAGGAAACGAACCTTTAGGTGCAGAAATTTACCCTTATCATAAAGGCATAAGTCTTGACGCTGACTACACAATAAGCGGAGGGTTTTCTAGCAATGATTTTGAAGTTCTTCATGACTGGGAATCTGATAATTTAGATACGTCTGGAATCAGAACAGATGATATTAGAAGTATGTATCTAAGACCTACTTTAAGATTTAACAAAACAGGAACAAGCGGAAGTCTTGCAGAGATTTCAAAAGAAACATTTTACAATGACTGGTCAGCACTAATTGATGTTGATGGAAATGTAGTGGCTGGAAGCCGTTTAGTTTACTGGGTTTTTATACCAGATCAATCTAAAGTTGAAAACTTTTCAATGCACTTAATTTGTGAAGACGATACATTCCATTCTTACGAAGCTTTAAATTTTGTAACAGGTTGGAATAGATTAGAGTTTACTTCAAGAACTGGAGGAGATTCTTCATCTACCACAGTTGTTAGAGTTAAATTTATTAGTTTAGTAAACTCTCCTTCGGAAAAAGTTTATGGGTTTAATATCATTCCTCCATATATTGAAATAGATAATCCAAATGTTGTGGCTCCTCAAGATGGAGAAATTTGGTATGGTCAAAAAGAACAAAGAATTATGAAATTTTTACGTCAAAAAGGAAGCTATCCTTTAAGTGACGGGGCAGGTATCAATTTCTTCAAAAACAGAGCCTATTCTTTTGACGTGCCTATTGTTTCTGGTATTAACGATGAAACCTCGACTAGAGTACAACCTTATGTATCAGGCAGAGAAAATTACATTTCTAAAGATAATGTAATCAATAACCGAGGTACTTTTAAAGGTTCAAATTTCTATTCAGTTGGTATGGATACTATTAACTCTGTTAAGAAACAAACTGTTATGTTTATGCTCGAACAAGTTTTAGAAGACCCTACAGGAAATTTTGAAAGAGGTGAGTACGTTTTAAGAGTTGAAACAAGAATGACTACAGAAACAAGCGTTGAAATAACCAACTCTGATTTCTCTTCAAATAACTCGTTTGATTTATTCAAAATTAAAGGAAGACCTCTAGGTAAGTTATGATAAATTATAAAAAAATAGCAAACTCAGTTTTTGAAAAAATTAAACGAAAGATTTTTGCAAACGCAGAAATAACTAGATTTAACAATATGTTAATTGAGTTAGCAAAAGAACACGAAATAAACTTACCTAAAAATACAAATTTAATGAACTTAGCGTTCAAAGCTGCCAAAGATGCAGGAGCTAAAGATTATTATGAACATATAGCTATAGATGCTGTACATCGTTTAATATTCCCAAATCTTACAGATGAAGAAAAAAAGTTTGATTACAAATACTTAAAATTTCAAATGCTTCCTGTAGCTGTCATAAACCTTAAATCAAAAGGTTTAAGCTTTGAACAAATAATTGATAATGACTGGATTGTTAGTCTATCCAAAGAATACAACATACCAGATTTGTCTTATTTAAAGAAATTTTATGACGGTGAAAAAACACCAACAAAAAAAATTAGTCCTGAAAAAGTAATGCAAGGTAAAAGAATAAGAGACGCTATATTTAAGAGCTACAATCCTTCAATAGGTTCTTTCACTAAATTTTGGTACACGGCTGCAAAAAATATGGCTATCAAAATTTTAGAAAAAACTAACAAAACAGAAGATGCTCTTAATACTGCCGTAAGGATAATATCAAGAGATGATGAGTCATTTGATGGAGTGAGAGAAGATAAACTTTTTCAAGATGAATCAAGCCACACTAAAAACGAAGCAAAAGCTATAAAAAAAGAACTTTATCAAGAAGTTAAAAAGTTAAATCCTTTATATGAAAAGGCTTTAAATCTCATAGCTGACGGATTCGACCCGTTTGTTAAAGCAGATCAAAAGAAATTCATGAACGAACTAAATATGGACGATAAAAAGTTTTCAGATTTTGTTCAATACTTCGTTAAAGATTTAGGAAAGATTTTCAAAAAACTAGAGTTATCTTCTTTTGAAGATGCTAGAGAAATATTAGTAGCTAAGAAAAAAATAGCTTCAAAAATATTACTCAGATTAGGTTAAAAGCATGGCAGGTAGTTCTTGTTGTGAAGTTTGCGGAAGACCTTTACGTTTTGGGCTAATGTCCTTACAAAAGTTTCTTAATGAAATGCACAACAAGATACATATACTGCAATCTGAAATACCTCAAATCAGTAGATATGAAAAAAGACTTACCAACTGTTCTTTAGAAAATAAAGAAAAAATAGAAATGCAGTTTGAAGAATGTAAAAAGAATTTAAAAAATATTCATGAAAGTTTTAATTCTGACTTTGAAAATCCATACTATCAAAAAATAGCTATCTATTACCCTGAAATAATCTCATCTTTTAATCACTTTAAAAATAAGTTCAATCAAGAAATAAATAAAAAGCTAGGTTAGTTAAACCTAGCTTTCAACTCTTTTGCTTTCAAAAAATAATTTGTTTTCTTTGTCGATTATGAATGTATAAAGAAGAGGTTTTCTGGATTTTCTATCAAGAAAAACATGGCTTGGTTGTTTATCCCAATCTTCTACAGCTTCATCTTGACTCACGGTATCCGAACCTATGAAATTTTCCCAATCATTTTCAAACTTAAAATCAGGGACAAAAACCCTGTATTTTTCAACAATAATTTTATCAGAATCAATAAGTAACTTTTTTATAAGTTTTACTTCTAAATCGGAAATTCTTAATTTTTGATTTTCTAAATCAATTTCTAACTTTGGAAGTGTATCAACAAACTCCATTATTAATTCTCCCTGCTCCAAATAACATTAAAGAAATCAATTTTTTCTTGAATTCTGCTTGTGTACACTTCAAAAATTTTATTTTTAATAGTGTTAATAGTTTCAATGTCGCCTTTTTGAACATCTCTAACGAGATACCTAGTCATGTGTCGATCAGATTGCTTTACATTAGATTCCATTGAATCTGTCCAAGCCTTATCAAGTTCACAAACGTAAATAGACAAGCATTTTTCATTAGGTTTGTTTCGACTTACAGACTCCCACCCCATATCGAATATAATATGGTGAGTTATACCAAAATAAGGGTCTTCTTGATTCTCTAATCTTCCTAAAAGTTCTTCTACCGTAATATCTCTAATATTATCGTAAACATTAAAAGAGTTAAGGAAAGATTCGTAAGACTTATCAACGGCTTCTTTAACCTGTTCACCGATAGTAGGGAGAAGTTTAGCTTGATCTTCTGCCCTCGTATCGCTTTTATTCATTTCAAAACTAAGCAAAGCCTGTACAGCTTCTTTAGGGGCGTTTAAAAGTTTAGCTTCAGATAAAGTAGATATAGTGTTAGCAATAAGCTTACGACCTAATTTACCTTTCAGTTTAGACTCAAAAGCTCTATCAACGATTTCTTCTGGAGAAGAAACTGGATTTGCTCTTTCTACGGCATGTAGATGAGACAATAGAACAACATCTACCATATCATCTTTTGAAACTTCCCCGTTTTTGAACTTGTCTAGGAACTCTCCCCATTTATCTTTACTTATGCAATCGGACAATAAATTAGCAACGTCTTTGCTATTATCTTCACCAAAATAAAAATCATAAACAGTATCACCTACTAATGACCGTATAACTTGATTTGGGTTTTCCGTAGTTTGAAGGATGTTTTGTAACGCTTTTACGTTATCTGTGTTATTACCGTCAAATTGACTATCAAAATTTTCTTGTGTTTTTACGTTAAAATCATTACTCATATAATATGCTCCCTGTTCCAGAAAACTATACACGCCTTTTAGAAATAAGACAACAAGACAATCTTGTTCTAAAACATTGTGCATTAATAAAACAAGAAGTCAAACTTAGAAACTATCAAGCTATAGGAGTGTATCACCTAATAGCATGTTCTCGAATGGTTCTAGGGGATGCGGCAGGTCTTGGAAAAACTCTTCAATCTTTAGCAGCCTTTTGCTACCAAAAAGAAAAAAACCGTAATTTAAAATTATTAGTTATTGCATCAAAGTCTGCTTTGTATCAATGGAAGTCTGAAGTTGAAAAATTTACGGTTTTGACAGCACAAGTCATAGGCTCTTTCACCGTAAAAGTAGATAAAGTTGTTTTAAAATCAGGGGAATCACGCAAATATCAAATATCAGAGTTCTTCAAAAACAACGTAGATGTAATGATTATGAATTACAATACTTTGATTGAAGAATATGAAACCTTAGTACCTCAATTAGGGGAGTACATGGTTATTTTTGATGAGGCTTCATATTTTAAAAATCAAAAGACTATAACTTTTAGAGCCGTAAAAGAAACGTCATTCAAAGCAAAAAGGTCTGTAGGGCTAAGTGCTACAATCATTAAAAACAGATTAGAAGAAGCTTTTTCTATTTATTCTGCGATAGTTCCGGGACTGTTTAAGAACATAACTCAATTCCGAAAAGATTATTGTCGTACTGTGTTAATGCCCATGGTTTTTGGAAAAGTTAAAAGAAAAATACCAAAAGTCGTAGGGTACAAAAATTTGAACCAGTTCAGACTAAATATTGACCCTTATTTTTTAGGAAGAAAAAAAGAAGATGTAGCAAAAGAATTGCCTGTATTGATTAGCAAAACGATTGAGTTAGAGCTTAAAACTAGGCAAGAAGAAATATATCAAGAGGCATTACAAGGTATTTTAAATCTCGATAATGGAGAAGAAAAGAAAGTAGAAAGATTGTCAGCGTTAATATATTGCCAACAAATTTCTAATTCTCCAAACATTGTTGGAATTGATGCTGATTCTTCAAAAGAAGAAGAACTGTTTAGATTATTAGAAGATGAGTTGATTGATGAAAAAGTAATCATCTTTACTAATTTCAAAAAACAGATCGACAGATTTGAAGAACTTTTTAATAAGAAAAAAATAAAAATGACACGCATCACCGGAGATGAAGACTCCGATGAACGGGAAGAAAATAAAAAGTCCTTCCAAGATAAAGAAAGCGGTGTCAATGTTATTTTTATTAACCGTGCTGGAAGTGAATCCATTAACTTACAAATTGCTTCAACTTTTATATTTTTTGACAATCCTTGGAGTTACGGTGATTATTTACAACTCGTTGGACGAGCACAAAGGATAGGAAGTGAACATTCTTCCATCCTAGTTCTTCATTTAGTGAACCGTAAAACGATTGATGAACACGTTTTAAAGACTCTAAAAAGTAAACAGGGATTGGTAGCCTCGGTTTTTGGAGAGATGAAAACAGGAGAATTGGCTTTTGATGAAGACTTTTCTAGTAACCTCTTCAATGAAATGGTGAGAGACGCTCATGGCAGATGACATTAAAAAACTTATGAAGGTAGCAGAAGAAGCTTTAAAAGCTTTCAATTCATTACCAAACGATGATGCCTCAAACAGAGACGAATCTATGCTTTGTCCGTATTGCCTAAAAATATACGGTAAAAAAATTTCAAGATTCGACGAATCTCATCGAGTCTGGGATGACAAAAAGAAAGACTTTCTCAGAATAAGATGTGGAGCCGAAAAAGAGTTTAAAGCCAGCTTATACTATGATAACAGGCTAAAACAATTAAAGTTTGAAACACCTGAAACAACACATTTGTTAAAACTCTACAACCCAAATACAAAAATGCTTTCACATTCTTTTGTTATTAGTGAATACACTCATTTTTGTTTGCATTTAAAAACATTTATACGAGATTTAATTTGGGACTTTAAATGCACAGATTTCGATTATAAATTTTTAACTGTCCCAGATTTGCGTAGTTTAAAATTTGATGGTGATAGTAGTAACTTTAACCAATTAGATAGATACAAATTATTGATATTTGATTTAGAAGAAGAAAGTCATTTCAATGTTTCAGATGTTCCCCATTTGAGTGAATTAATGACCCATAGAGAGCGAAACTTTTTACCTATTTGGTTTCTAAATAAAACTCCAACCGTTACAAATAAACATGTAGATTCTGACTTACGTAATCGAATTCAAAAATTACCAAAAGTAAATTTAGGTTCTAGCGAGTTTCAAGGTAAAAAAGATGATTTTTACATAGAAGAAACTTTAGCCGTAACTTCAATATCAACTCCTACAAGTGGCGATATAAATAGATCAATCACCGCCCTAGCCAAAAAAGCTAAAAACAAAAAGGGCAAGTAGTATGGAAGTAGCAAGAAGATTTTTAAGATGCTTAATTAGAATTAACGAAAATGATAATCTAGCTGACAATGCTTTTTTAGTATTGGATAGTCCTGTAAACTTTAAAGAAGTTAGTTCTTCCTTACAGAACGTATATGATTTTATTAAAAGCTATTACAATGATCTAAACGATTACCCTACTGTTAATTTTTTACAAGAAGAGTTTGTTTCACGAGCCATGCTCGATGAAAAAGACGAATTAGAAGACTTAAAAAATTACCCTCTTCATACAGGCTCAGGTTTTAAGTTTATCATAAAAGAGTGTATCACTGAACTTCACAGAAAATCTTTTAACAAGGTTTTAAAAGAAGCTAATGATATTAACAATCAAGAATTTAAAATCGGTAAAAGACTCCTTAAAGGAACAAAAGATGCTCTTGATTATGTGATTGAAAATTCTGAACAGTTTTACTATCAATCTTTGCAAGAAAAAACAGAAGTAGAACTTTCTAAAGCAACTAATACTGCTTACGAGCGTTATTTAGCAGCCAAAGAAAACTCTTTAGCAAATTACGGTATTCTTAGTGGATTGAGAGAAATTGATGTCAATGTCAAAGGTATCAAGCGAAAAGAGATGATGTTGATCGCTGGCTCCGTAGGTGAGTGTAAAACAACTCTCGCAATAAACTGGGCTTATAATGCCTGCGTACAAGGCGGATTTAATGTTCTATACGTAACTCTCGAAATGTCCAAAGAGAACCTTGAAGATATTCTTTATTGTATTCATGCTAACAATCCAGTTCTACAAAGAGAAAATAACTGCGATATTACTATGACTCGTGATGAGATAAAGAACGGAGAAATGTCACCAAGGCAAGAATTTTGGTACAAGTTCGCTCTTACAGACTGGTCATTGAGAGGAGCTACAAGAAAAGATAAAACTGTTCCATACGGAAACTTTACTGTGTGGGAACCTAACTCAGAATTGACTCCAACTCTGTTGGCTGCAAAATTAAACTACTTTAATAGAATCGCTCCAATACATTTAGTTATTGTGGATTACCCCGGACTAATGATTCCTGACGACCATTCAAAGAATATGAATGAAGGTGCAGCACTCAACCAGATCATGAAGAAGCTAAAAAACTTAGCTCTGACCTTTAACGGTAATGAAGGAGTAGCAATGCTATGCCCTTTCCAAATTAACCGTGAAGGTAAAAAAGATGTTGTTAAAAGAACAGAGAAAGAAGGAGAAAGCAAATCCTTTAAAGATATTGATAAACCTGTTTATAACACCTTCCATTTATCTTACGCCAACGAAGCTGAAAGATCGGCAGATTACGTTATTTACACTTACCTAAACCAAGAATTGAGAGATAGTAATACAATTCATATAGGTTGTATCAAAAACAGACATGGAGCCATTTTTAAACCTTTCATAGGAGAAACTGCTTTATCTTGTGGTAGAATTTGGTTTAACGCTGACCACTATGATGTACCTCTAGGAAAAGTAGTTGAAGCAAGCTTGTGAGTGATCTATTAAAAAAACGTATAGATAACATAAAAAGTCGTGTAAAAATACGAAGTTTAATACAAGACTACGGACTACTTCCTAATCAATACGTCGGAGATGAGTTCCAAATGCGTTGTCCCTTTCATGGAAGAGACAACACTCCATCGGCTCACGTATATGCAGAAGGGCACTTTCATTGTTTTGCTTGTCATAGGCACTTTGATGTTATTTCTTTCTTTCAAGAAAAAGAGCATATAGAAAAACTACCAAATGCTTTAAGAGCTTTAGAACAAAAGTACAACATACCCAAACTAGAAGAAGTTGAAGAAGAAGTTGAAAAAATATTTTCAGATGAAATAGAAAAACCAAAAGTTTCTATCGAGTATGAATTCAATAGAACCGAAAAATTTTTGATTGATAAGAAAAAGGAAATAGGCTTAGAGAAATATTCAAAGCTCTTATACGTTTTAGATGACGCTTTTAAAAATAATAACTTTGAATTGATTGATAAAGTCAAGTTAAAAGCTCAAGAGATTTTAAATGTTAAAAAATAAACAATTTAATATTGAAGAGTATTTTACAAAAGGCTTCACTGTTAATTATTTAGATGAGATCGAAAGTGATAAACTTCTAAACCTTGTTTTCCAAGAAAAATTCAACAGAGAATCACAGCTAATTGATACAAACCCTCTTATTCCTATTTGGGATACAGGCTACAGTAATAAAACATCTGATAATATTGTTCCTAGTGAATTTTTAAATTTTTGGAAAAAACTTTCACAAGAGCCTTACTTTGATTACTTTAATTTAATTTACGGTGAATTCAGTCAATTCAATGTAATGCTACATAAGTATAATCAAGGAACAGGATTAAATTGGCATCAAGATGTGCATGAAGGTGTACACATTACCAATGTTTTATATTTAACAACCCAGAAGGTTTGGAACTTAGACTGGGGAGGTCACTTAGAACTAGGTAAATGGAATTTAGATAATAACGGATGGGGCATAGCATCAAGTGTTATTAAAACAGGTGAAGTATTACCTGTTCATGGAGTGCTTGTGTCGATATGTAACGTAGTTCCTATATTTTGCCATAAAGTAAATAAACTAAATGCTGACATTGAAAGATACAGTTTAATATGTAGATTCGGTTATAAAGAAAATACAGATAAAAATAAAATAGCTAACCTTTTTTGAATTTACTTTTTATTTTCTCACAACTTTCAATAGCAAAACCTTTAAAAATTATGACACTGATAACAAGACCTAAAAAAAGTAATTTTTTCATTCCTTGTCACCTATAGCCAAAAACTCATTGTTTTTAAGACAAAATTCTAAAGATATACGACCATTTAAAGGATTAAAATTTACGGTAATACTTCTTTCAGGAAAATTAAAAAAATCCGTAACAAGAACATCCTCAAGTCTTTTAGCAATAACAGTTAAATCTTTAACACTCGAACCTTTCAAGGTTTCCAGATCATTCAAATTTGCAATTAAAAAAGATTTCATTAAACCTCTTCTTTGCTATTATAGTTAAAAAGATAAAAATTTATTTAATGCAATGAGAAAAAATGAAAATATTAGGATACATTTCAGGATTTGATGGGTGTGGTCTGTTTAGACTTCAAATACCTTTTAAATATTTGAATAAAATTCCTAATGTTACTGCTCGTATATCTTTTAAGTACGATAAAGAAGAATTGGAATGGGCAGACATTATCATCATACAAAAGCAGTACCAAGATAGTGTTTTTCCGTATATTGAGATTGCAAAATCATTAAACAAGCCTGTTATTTTAGAATTTGATGATTTAATGACTGAAATACCAGAATGGAATTCTGCTCACAGTTTTTATAAAGATAAAAAAGAAAAGATAATAAATTTTATAAAAAATTGTGACGCTTGCACAGTCACAACAGATTATCTTAGAAAGGTTAATTTAGCTCTTAATCCAAACATATTTGTTTTACCGAACAGTATGGACATAGAGCAGATAAAAAATTTCTCAGGACTGCCTTCCGATCATTTTTATAAGTATATAGTGTTCAAAGACCCAAAAAATATTTTATCTCGAAACAAAACTAATCAAGTTTTGCCTCAAGATGAAGTTATGCGTAAACTAAAAGGTAAATTAAAAATCATGTGGTGGGGTTCACCTACACATCGGGAAGATTTAAAAATAGTAGATAAGACGTTAGCTCTCTTAGCTCATGAAAACCCAGAATTAATTATCATGAAAGTTGGGTGCTGTACTGCCGAATTTTTAGATTACATGAAGGATATTCCAGATCAATTAGTCATTGTTGACCCTATTGCAGTTAATAATTTTCACGGAGTTTTACACACTTTAATAAAAATAGGTCCGACTATTTCAGTGTGCCCGATAGTTGAACTCCCGTTTAACAGAGCAAAAAGCAATCTTAAAGTTATAGAGTCTTTTGCCTTGAAAGCGTCAGTAATTGCATCAAAAGTTGAAAATTATTCAAAAACAATCACTCATGGCATAAATGGTTATCTTTGCTCTAATGATTTAAACTCTGACGGCATTGCAGAAGATTGGTACAAGCATTTAAAGTTAATTATTCAAAATCCAATTCAACAAGGGTTTTTAGCTGAAAACGGTTATTTAACTGCTTTGAAAGATTATAACATTTCAAACAATGTAAACCTTTGGATGAACGCTTATAATTCAGTTTTGAACATTAAATAATTTACGGAGGATTTTTATGATAGGTGTTATTTTATCTGGTGGATTAGGAACAAGAATGGGTTACTACACTCATAGAATAACAAACAAGCATTTATGTTATGTTTATAACCGACCTATGATGGACTATCCTCTTCTAAGTTTAGTGGAAGCAGGGATTGATGAAGTGGTTATTGTTACTGGAGGAAGACATAGTGGAGACACTATGGATTATCTAGGAAATGGTCGTGAATTTGGTCTTAAATCTCTAAACTATGCTCGACAGTATGGTGAAGGTGGAATCGGTGATGCCCTAAGATGTGCTAAACCTTTCGCTGAAGGTAAACCTGTATGTGTCATTCTTGGGGATAACTTATTTGAAGATGATTTAACTGATTTCGTTAAAGATTATAAAGGCGGAGGAAAGGTTCTTCTAAAAGAAGTCACAGACCCTTCCGCTTACGGCGTGGCAACTGTTGTTGATGGTAAAATTACAAAAATTGTAGAAAAACCAAAAAATCCAGAATCTAATTTAGCAATTGTAGGAGCTTATATTTTCGATAAAGATGTTTTTGATATTATCAAGACTTTGAAACCTTCAAATAGAGGGGAACTAGAAGTTACTGACATTATTCAGCATTATCACGATCAGCAAAATCTTAATTGGGGTCTTTTAAAAGGATACTGGACAGATTTAGGCTCGCCTGAAACACTTCTTAATGGGGCTAATTTTATTCACGCTAATAAAGATAAATACAAAGAGCGTTTTGATAAACACTTTTCGTTAGACTTAGCATTACCTTTTTCAAAAACAAAAGCTGAAGGACTAATCGAAAAAAATTCTGAAGAAATAAAAGATGAATTAAAAAAACACATAAAAAAATTAGATAAGTGGAGAGTATAAATGAAGGTTCTTATAACAGGAGGGTGTGGATTTATAGGCTCTCAAGTAGTTCGAGAGTTTGTAAATGCTGGATACAAAACAGTAGTTTTTGATAGCCTAGAGTATAGCGGTTTTAAACAACATTTGAATGAAGTAGATTGTACTTTCTTTCAAGGAAATTTAAAAAATATAGAAGATATAAAAGATGTTTTCGTTGAGCATGGGTGTTTTGATTTAGTAATTCACGCTGCCGCAGAATCTTCAGTTGATAAATCAATTAAAGGTTACGAAGACTTTATTATGACTAATATTCTAGGCTCTGCTAATCTATTTCAAGTATGCCTTCAATATAAAGTGCCGAAAATTGTTAATTTTGGAACCGATGAAGTTTACGGTCATCTTAAAAGAGAAGATTCAAGTTTTACTGAAGATACCCCAATTAATCCGAGGAATATCTACTCAGCTTCAAAAGCTTCTCAGCTTCTCTTCGCTAACGCATTTAAAGAAACATTTGATCTACCTGTAGTTAATATATGCCCATCTAATTGCTACGGTCCTCGACAATTACCAGAAAAATTATTACCACGAATGATGTATTTAATAGAAACAGAAAAAGACTTGCCTATCTACGGTACAGGGCAAAATATTAGAGAGTGGTTGTTTGTAGAAGACGCTGCAAGAGCAGTTAGAGTAGTAGCCGAAAAAGGCATTATTGGGGAAACCTACAATGTAGGTTCTGAAAATGAAAAATCAAATCTATCCATTATCAGCATTTTGGGCGGTATTTTAAATAAATCGTATTCGATAAACTTTGTAGAAGACCGAAAAGGGCATGACTTTAGATACAGTGTGGACTGCTCGAAAATTAAAAAACTTGGATGGGAACCACAAGTTGACATCCGAACAGGTCTTGAAAAAACCGTTAAATGGTACAAAGAAAATTGGATTTGGTTAGAAGAAAATTATAAGGCTGTGTGGAAATGAACAAGACAAGAATTCTTTTTACAGGTTCAAACGGAATGTTAGCAAGGGATTTAATCCCTTTATTTGGAGATGCTAACGTATATGCTTTTGATAAAAGTCAGCTAGACATTACAAATAAAAAAGAAGTTGAAACAGCTTTACTACAAATTAGACCAAACATTGTAGTGAATTGTGCTGCCTTCACTAAAGTAGATAACTGTGAAATAGACCCTACTTGTTACAAAGTAAATTCAACTGCGGTTCATTACTTAGCAAAGTATAGTAATTTAATAAAAGCTAAGTTCGTTCATTTTAGTACAGACTACGTGTTTGACGGCAACTCTATTTCTTTCTACAAGGAAAATGACGAGAGATCGCCAATAAATCATTATGGTCATTCAAAATTTTTGGGTGAACTTGCTTTAGAAAACGAGCAAGGGCTAGATTATTTACTTTTAAGAGTTCAGTGGCTCTTTGGAATAAACGGACCTAATTTTGTTGATACTATGTTAAAAATTGCAGAAAAAAATAAAGTAATAAAAGTAGTAAACGATCAGTTTGGAAGACCTACAAGCACGTTTTTACTTTCAAAGGCGATTCATTATTTAGTAACAAACAATGCTAAAGGGTGCTTTCATTTAGGGGCTTCAGATTACTGTTCTTGGTATGATTTTGCTAAAGAGATTCTTAAAAACAAAAAAGTAGAAGTTATTCCTTGTAACTCAGAAGAGTTTCCAAGACCTGCGAAAAGACCTAAGTTCGGAGTTCTTGATGTAACAAAAATGGAGAAAGAGCAAGCTCCGATGTATTCATGGGATGAACATCTAGCAAGCTACTTGGGAAAATGTATTTAACTTACCGATGGAACGTGATTTATCAATATGAGTTAAACAAAATAGGGCAATTCCATTACCTTGATCTTCCTAATGTTTTTCCTTGGAACCATTCTGCTCGACCTTTTTCCGAAAATTGTAAAGTTGTAAAAATAGAAGACATTGATCTTAAAAACTATAAAGCTTTTGTTCTTCATTTTAACGAAATGGTTTTAAATCCCGGAAAAAATGTTAGAAGTGATTTTGGAGAAGTTTTTAGAAAATTAGCAAAAATCCCTATTAAAAAAGTTTTTGTATGCCACGGCGTTCCTGCTCTTGAAGGAAGATTTGAGCCAGATTTTTATTTTGAAGATAATTTAAAAATAGACCAAGAAGCAAAAAAAGAGTTAGAAGATTTTATTCAAGATGATTTGGTTATATTTCCAAACTTTGAAGCCCAAAGTAAATGGAATTTCAAAAATTCTTTGATAATAGAACCCACCTTATCTTATCAACATTATCCTTATGTTCCAAAAACTAAGAGTAAATTTGTAAGCGTTTCTCCTTTCTTGGCAACGAATCCTCAATACTCTGGATATAAAATATTCGACAAAGTTTGCTTAGGTTTAGGCGTGGAAGTTATAGGAAAAGACCCAATAGGGATAGCAAAAGAAATAACTCCCCCTTCAATTGAAGAAAATTCAAATGAGAAATCTATCATAAATTTTTATGATTATTTGGATTTCATAGGTCAATACAGTTGTTACTTAAATACTCATGTCAGAGAACCTTGGCATCATAACTTATATGAGTCGATGCTTTTAGGAAGTGTGCCTGTTACCACAAATTATTTTGGTGAATCTAAGGTAATTAAAAACGGTTATAATGGTTTTTACAGCAACAATGTATATGAACTCAGAAACTATGCAATATATCTTCTTGCAAATCCTGAACGTGCTATCGAAATGGGTTATAACGCTAGAAAAACCATGTTGAAAAAATTTTCAACGAACAAGTTTTATGAAAAGTGGTCAAAATTATTAGAATGAAAATAGGTATTTGGTTTGAATCTGAAAAAATGTCTAAAAGCTACCAACGTCTCAGTAGCCTTGTCCAAATTTTAAATACCTTTGAAGGTGTTTCAGCAGAGTCTTTTATACCTTTTGGTAATTATTCCCATCTAGTAATATCCTCTGATCTAATTGATAAAAATATTGATTTGATACTTAGGCAAAAAACAAACAAAATTTTCATAGACGGTCTATCAGAAAAGTATATTAAAACTTTTAAAAATCAACGTAATTTTAATTATGGAGTTGATTACAGAGTTCCTAGAAAATCAAAAAATTTAGAGTTAAATACTTGCTTGTGGGTAGGTTTTAAAGAAGATGTTAAACTTCTCCAAGATTGTAAAAAATTTTTAAAAGGTAAAAAAATTTTTGTATGTACCGATTCGTTAGAAGATGCCAAAGAATTAAACTTAAATTTTGAATTTACTTATGAATATAAAGCGGATTTTGTACTTGCGACAAACTTAAAAGCACTTTTTGAAGCTTGGGTTAGAAAAATACCTGTTATTTCATTAAGCACTCCAGAAATAGAAAACGAATTTGAAAAAATATACAGTCAGTTCGACATACCTTTAAGTTATAAAGAATTTTTTAGACCTTCTAAACACAATGAATTAGAAGACTTCTTAGAGTTTTATAAGGTATCTCCAGAATCTTTTGAATATATTTCTCAAATAACTAGAGATTACGTTTTAAAAAATCATTTGAACTACAATAGAGCAGTAGATTGGATAGAGGTTTTAAATGATTAAATTAGCTTTCGTTTATTTTAAACGTGAATATGAAAACCATCCAATTTACTTGAACTTAAAAAGTCGTGTTATCACCAAACAGTATTTCTATAAAGATTTTTTAGATAGCTCTTTATACGACTTTTGCTTACTACTTCCTGACGGTTTTGACCAAGCTGAGAAATATTTTTGTGATAAGATACTTTTGAACAAAGATACCAATAAATACAAATTTATAAACGAATTTCCAGACCCTCTCACACAAGCATACCGTTTGATTGAAGAATTTTGGAATAAAACCCCCGACATCCCATCAATTTTAGGATGTTACCAGCCTCATGGAGAATTAGAATACCTTCTTACTAAAGATAAAAAATTCGGTCAAGTTTTCGATTACTTTAAACCCACTTTAGAAGAGATAAAAATAAAGATAAAAACTGAAGACGCTCTAAGACACAATGCGATACTGTCTTATAATCTTTATGATACTTTAAGCCAAAAACTTTTACGTGTTGGGAAAGTATCTTTATCTGAAAATTATGAAAAAGGTTTTTTGAAAATACCGTTACAATCTCCGATCTTTAAATGTTACGGTAAACAGTTCTTATTATCTTTCAATGTTCTTTATGCCACACCAAATAAATCTCCAATTATGTACTTTAATGAACAGGACTGTTTGTTTAGTCGCATGGATGAAAAGAATAAAAGAAACGGTGCGTTTATTTTTATGGCATTTTGAGTTCTTGCTTTTTTTACCGTAATTTCATATTCTTTTTAAATGCTATTATCAGATGAAGAAATTACAGGCGTTTCACTTTTTGACAGATTTCCTTGGATGAAGGAAAAATCTTTTATATGTGTAAAAGATATTCATCAACTTAGAGAGATCGCAGACAAGGCTATTAAAGCAGGCATGTGTGTTCTTGACTTGGAAACTTCAGGTCTTGATTCCCGTGTTTATAATGGTAAATGCAACACATTTATCGCAGGCTACGCTTTATGCTTTGACGGGGAAACTGGATATTATGTTCCAGTAAATCACGGTTATGAAGATGAGGGAGTTTTTCATAGATTATCTGAACTTAATATTGATTACGACTTAGCTAAAATTGAAATACAAAAAATACTGGATGGTTGTGTAACAATTTATCATAACTCTCTATACGATCACGAAATACTACACGCTAATAATTTTCAGATACCAGAAGTAAAAAAGCCAGAGGAACACAAAATGGTTCCTGTGGATAGCAATAAGAGATTGCAAATAAAAGAGCTAATGTTTCATGATACTTTCTGTTTAGCTTACTTGTGGGATTCTTCTTTAAAATCAAAAGGTCTAAAAGCTTTATCTGAAAGTTTATTAGGTATGAAAATGTTGGAATTGACTGACATCTTTCAAACCAAAAAAGATATTAAATTTTACACTTTAGACCCTATCAATGATGAGAAGACTACTGTGTACGCCGCTTCCGATGCTATATGTACTTATCATTTATATCAAAAATTAAAACATGTTGCTGACGAACAAGCTTTTATTTACTACCTAGAAAGACGCTGTACTTTTGCTATTAGGCAAATGGAAAGAAACAAATGCTTAATTGATATTGAAAAAATTAAAGAGTTTAAATCCATCCTATTAGGATTAAAATTAGAACTGCAAGATGAAGCTGCAAAAATTCTTGGGTATTCTGCCAATCTCGCCTCTCCTGCTCAAGTAGGAAAAATTTTAACTAGCCCTCCTTTCAATCTTGATATTTATGCTAAAGATGACAAGGGTAATTACATTATAGAAAAGGGTGAAAAGAAGATAGAGACTGGCGAAGAGGCTCTAAAACCTTTTATAGATACATGCCCTTTGATAGATATAATTCTTACCTTACGTGATATAAATAAAACGGTTGGCACATACCTTGATAATTTTTTAACAAGGGCTGACGAGTTTAATGAAGTTAAATTTAAGTTTGTTCCTTGGAGAGTGGAAACAGGCAGATTTGCGTCCCAAGGTGGAGAGGCTCACGAAGGTTACTCCGGGGTCAACATTCAAGCTTTGACCAAACCTCTCAAAAAGAAAGACAAATATGACAAGAATGGAAATCCGATTCCAATCCTAGAATTAGTAAAAAAGAAAGGCTCAGGTTTCTTTCTCAGATCGTGTATTAGAGCCAGACCCGGATATAAATTAGCCGCAATTGACTATTCAGGACAAGAGCTTAGGGTGGCGGCTAACGTCTCTCAAGAAAAAATATGGATTAAAGAGTTCTTAGAAGGCACAGGCGACCTTCACACAGAAACAGCAAAAATTGTATTTAAGACTCAAAATCCAGATGGGCATCAACGGGATGCCTCAAAAGCAATTAACTTCCAAACCCTTTATGGTGGAGGTCCTTCTGCTATTTCAAGAAAAATTAAATCTAGTTTTGAAGAGGCAAAAGAGTTTCAACAACGAATGATTGGCGGTCTTGGCGATTTAAAAAGGTGGATGGATACTACCAAGAAAAAAGCTCATAAAAACATGTACGCTTCCACCCCATTAGGAAGAAGAAGACCTCTTCCTATGATTAAATCAGAAATAAATAGAGAAAGAGCCGAGTCTGAAAGGTTAGCGATTAATACTCCAATTCAAGGTGCAGGTGGAGATATTATGAAAATGGCTATGGTTCGCACAAATGAATACATAGCAAAGTCTAATGATGAAGTTCGTATGCTCATTACGGTTCACGATGAATTAGTTTTTGAGATCAAAGAAGATAAAATGGATGTCCATATTCCGGAGTTGATGAATTTAATGTCCATGGACACTATTCTTCAAGGGGTTTTAAAATGGGCGGTTCCTCTTTCAATGGATTGCGAAGTAGGAGATAATTGGGACGTTGAATATGAATATTTTCAAAAAAATCCTCATTTATTAGAAAAGCTTAACGATAACCTTAGATTAGTAAAAGCACTCGCTATGTCTTTAGACCCAAAAACTTTAAAACCTGTTGGGGAAGACCCAACTCCAGTCACAGAAAAAATAGAACAAAAAATGGAACAACTTAGTGTTCCTAAAGAAGAAACAATCAACGATGACTTTTTTGATGTTGAATCTTTAAATTCCGAAAATGCTGCTAAAGCTGTAGAAATGTTGACAGAAGATCAACATACTATTCCTCAAGAACATGTAGATTTATTGCCTGAACACGAAATAATAGCGATGGATAATTTTGATGAGAACTCTTTAAAAAATGCCATTGAATCTTTTAAAAACTATTGTACTAAAGACCCTGAAAAAGCTTTTTTAGTTGGAATATCAGAATATATTAAAAATTTGAATTCTTTAAAAGTTGTAGGAAAAGAAATACAAAATGAAATAAGAAAAAAGCCTACAGCTTGGATGAGCTATGAGTACAAAATGAAAAGTTCTTTTATCACAGAACAAAAAATGTACCAAATAGAAGCATTGATAAAAATGTGTAAAGGAACGAACCCTTACAAAATAACAATGCAACAGCAAATCATTGCTCAAGGTAATGATTTAGACGCTAACAGGTTTGATACTCTGGCAGATTATTTGAATATTTAAAATAACATTAGGGAGGCACGGATGCTACGACCTTGTAAAACTTTGGATGAATTTGTCCAAAAATATGATAAAGACTTGGAAAGAATATTATGTAGGTCTTTCAAAAACTACATAAAAGTTGAAGAGTTACCAGAGATTAAAAACGATGTTTACGCACATCTGTTAGAAAAGAAATTTTTTGAAACTTATGATTCAACAAAAGCTCAATTTAGTACCTATCTCTACACATATTTGTTTAAGTTCTTAAAAGGTAAGAAAGTTAAAGAAGATAAAGAGTTGGTAACTCACGCACTCAGCCTTGATGTTCCTATGTTTGAAGACAGTGGTACAACCATTCTTGACATTAAAGACTTCAACTCTGATTTCACGTTTTCAGACAAACTAGAAATTTTAGATGTAGATGAAAAAATAAAAGAGCATTTAGAGCATAAAAAGAAAAATCTAAAAATTCATAATCCTTATAAAAAAGGAACCATATATAGTGCTCTATGGGAGTTTTTTGAAACACCGAGAAGTACAAAAGAAATATGCAATTTTATAGAAGACAAAAAAGTAGCTTTTCAATCTAATCCTTATCATCCAAAGAAAGATCAAATTAAGTATGATATTTGGGAAAAGTTTAAAAAAGGTTCGATTGAAACTTCGGAAAATAATAACTTGTGGGAAAATGTAGCAGGGGTTAAAAAAAGAATTTTAGATTTTAGCAAACTCTCTTACGAAGCTTCTGACGTTTTTAATTTCATATCAAACTGTCAGCCTACGCTAATGGAATGTAAAACTGTTTTAGATTATTCTTCTGAAAAGATAGATGAAATACTTACAGAGCTAGAATCTAACGGTTTTGTACACAGAGTTGTTATGAGATATAAAAAAGGGAAACCTTACGTCTATCAAACTAATTTTAAATCTCACTTAGTATTCGATCAAATTGAAAATTTAACTTGGTTTATAATTTCTTATTTTCAAGAAAATCATTCAGAGCTTTTTGAAATGGTGGAAGGAAAATACTTTTTGAATACTCAGTCAGACGTTACATATAAATTATTTAGAATGATGTTGAACGGAAAAACTAACAAAGAAATAGCAAAAACTTATCAAGTAAACAATTCATCTTTAAATCAAACAAAGGATTTCATTCTCAAAGATATTAAGAAACTCGTCACAGGTTAGTAATCCTTTTGTTTTTATTATTATAGGAGCCACTAATGGCTTTTTATAAAGGGAAATTTGATGAAAGATAAGTTTACTGGAGTCTCTGTTCTTGAAGATTTTAATGACATCCAAAAATTTTATGAAAATGGTTTTATTGATTTATCTACGTTAAAATTAAAAGCGGATTTATACCCTAATCAATTTTTAGTTTTAAAATCCGCTGGTCAAACTTCCGCCCTTGCTAAAATATCAACTGACGGAAAGAAAATAGTTCCGATCAAACAAAACTGGGATTTCTTCGGAGTTGTTCCAAAAAATAAAGAACAGATCATGCTATTTAATGTACTGGCAGACGAATCTCTTAAAGTTGTAACAGTTACAGGAAAAGCAGGAACAGGAAAATCTCTTCTCATTGGCTCTTACTTGTGCGACGCATTAACAAAAAAGAAAATTGATAAAATTGTCATAAGTAAACCGATGGAAATTGTCGGAGGGTCGAAGTATTACGGTACTGTTCCGGGCGATAGCGATGAGAAATTTGCCCCTTTCCTGCTTAATTTTAAGTACCTTTTTGATAAACTTGCTGGCGATAAAGGTAAATCTTATTTTGATATGTTTTTAACGAAAGGGTTAATAGAATTTATGCCTTTAGAATTAATGCGAGGTGTAAGTTTTTCTGGAAACACTGTTGTTTACTTAGATGAAGCTCAAAACGTAGATGACCACATCATAAAGACTCTTGGAACACGTATTGGTGAAGAGTCACGTTTAATCATATCAGGAGACTATAATCAAGTAGATGTAAAAACTAAGGGGTTTAAGCCCGGAATTATGAAAGTCATTGAGAGTGAAATATTTAAACAGTCTCCAATTACAGGTCACATACATCTTCTCAAAGTTGAAAGAGGTCCCGTAGCAGAACTGTTCACAAAAATATTTGAGGAAGAGTAATGCTAGATGAAAACAGACTAACTTTGATGCTAGAGGATTATAAAAATCAATTGAAAGCTCTTTCATCCATAACTACACCATCTGGAGAACAAACTCTCCAGATGGTTAAATTAAAAGAGCGTATAGAGCTTATCAAAGTTATTGTTGGGGAAGAACGTAAAAAGGTTCTTTTTGACCAAATGAAAGATATGAATTTAACAGAATGGGAAATTGTCAGAGGTTCGATATTAGTTATTGAAAATCTTTTAATCAATAGAGGTTTTACTAATCAAGAAGAACTGCAAAGAAACCTTATTCAAGTTATTAAACATCTTAGAGACAGAAATACAGGGGCTTAAATGAGAGTTTATCTTAAAAAAAGATCAAGCAAAAGCAATAACCAAGGACTTTTTCCTGTAGGTTTTGAAATTCAAGGAATATTGGTAAACGTAGAAGGTATCGAAATAGAACCAGAAAAAATAGAAAAGAGCTTATTTCTAAAATTAGAAAATACTGTTTTCGACGAAAAACCTTTTCAGTTTTCTACAGATACTATTCAAAAAATAACTAAAGTAAAAACTTCATTTGTCATAGATACCGTAAATTCTGTATGGGAAATGGAAAAGATTTCATAAAAGTTTAATTTATTTAATCAGTATATGAAAAACTTAATAGATCAAATTCGATTTCTTGAAGCTAAACTAACTGACGGTAAAACCGACGAACCTGAAGAAAAAGACTATAAACGTCTTGAAGATATTGTTACAAAGTCTAAAGGAAGCGAAGACAAGATGCTTCAGCTTTGCAGACAAATGGCAAAATCTATTAAAGACGCACTCAAGGCAAAAAGACGTGCCGAGGCTGCTAAAGAAATCCTTCCTCCTTCAATAGCTTTAAAAGCTTATCAAATTTTTATGAATTACGGAAAAGTCGCAACTGTTGTTTGCTAAAACTATGTTTTCAAATAAATAAACGACTTTATAATTCAAGCTGAAAGAGAATTAAAAGAATTATCTTATCAATCAAATTTGCTAAAAAAGAACATTGAAAAAAGAACAGACAATCCATTTAGCTGGGATTGGCAAGAAAGCTCAAGTGCTACCTCAAAAATGGTAAGATCATTAAAAGATATTTCTAATCAAGCCAAAGAATTAATTCAGCTTATAGAATACCGTTAATACTTACCTTTCTCTGCATTTAATTTGATAGTGTTTAAAGTAGTTTCGTAAGAATCTTCTGATAAGACATCATATTTTGCTCTCAACCCTTCAGAATTTTCCGCTCCTATCACCTTCCAAGAAAATCCGTTAGGTTTTGGTTTACAAAATATGTAAGTATCGTTGACTTTATCTACGAATCTATAGCCTCTAGGTTTTTTAATTTCCATAAAACAAAGTTTATAAATTTTTACTCATTAAGCAATCATTTATTAGCTTCTTCCTCGGCTTTTTTCATAGATTCTTCAAAATCAAGAGCAGCTTTACCTGCATTACTTCTACGGTCTTGGTGTGCTTTTATATGTGCCAGAAATTCTTCATTACTTAATTTTTTATTGCTTCGCATCTGAAACACCCACTTCAAGATACCTAGTACAAGAGTGGCTACTAATTCCATCATAATTTTACTCCCTAACGATTAATTCTTCGTATCCGATAGTGTATAATTTGTGTAACTGCTTAGAAGTTTTTCCTACAAAACCGTAAATACACTCTCTCGGAGGCATAATAAATTCAAAAGTTTTATTATCGGAAGATGATAATTTTGGACAAGGTTCTTTTCTTTCGGCAGAGCCGTTTACAGGCTCGGCAGACACCACTTCTTCAGGGAATTCTATTTTTTGCAAAAGACCTAATTTTGACTCACATAGAGAAACACCATTGAACTCTAATTCATCACCGTTACATTGCATTTTAGACTTCATTTTGAATCTAGGGTGCTCAAAAGCCAGAACGCCCCAACCGTGTTTACCTTCACGGTTGTAAGTAGCTACAAACAAAGGACATGCTTTTCCTGATTCCATAGTAGGTTTGTAATCTACGAAATATTGACCATCTTTTTTAAAGAAACCTCTGTCAGGATTTTCTGTCGTAATCTCTCTATGACATGTATTCATTGCAAAAAAATTCATGTTTGCGGAGTGATTAACTCGTACATTGTAAGAGTCATCAAACGGTAAAACTCCGGAACCGCATATTTCAATTTCTTGATATATTTTGTCACGTTTGAAAACTTTAGGAACTCTTTTAATCTTGTTTCTATACCAAGTTGGAGCTTCTCCATGCTTAGATATATCTCTTTGATAGGTAAAACAGATGTCGTTTTTATAGTAAACAGAAGGGTTTAATTTTTGAGGTGCTATAGAAGCACATCCTGTTAAAAAAAGAATAAAAATTAAGTATTTCATGGTTATACCTACTTTTCAAATTGAGATAAGTTATGGATAAAAAAGTCAAAATCCATAGGTTTTGGAAGCTCTAAAAAGCCTTTTGATATAGCGAAATCAAGAATAGCTTTAGCTCCCCATCTGTCGGAAATATACCAATTTAAGTTTTTTGAAATGGTCTGATATTGATTATTTGTGTTTTTAACTACAATAAATTCAATCTTACCTTTGGACGGGAAAAAACCAACAACTTCCATTTAATTTCTCCTTCTTACCGCTCAAATTAGTTCTTTAATTATTATAGATATGTAGGCATATTTTTTAGGAATTCTGTACATGGCAAAAAAAGACGAACAAAGTATTGAATTATCATTTGAAGTGGAGTCAGGTGAAGCCATTTCCGCCATAAATTCTGTTACTAAAACAGCCCTTGAATCTAACAAACTTATCAGTAAATTAAATGCTTTAAGTTCTAAGAGGTTTAAAACCTCCCAAATGGACGCAATAAAAATAACCAAAGAGTTGAACGACGCTCTTAAAGAAACAGGCTTTAGCAACATTGATAATTCTAAAAAAGCATTGAGATTTCAAAATAGAGCTTTAAAAATTAATCAGCAAATCAGGAAAGACCAAGAAATACTTGCAAAAGTTCAAGATGGTAGAAATATCGGTAAAGCTGAAAATGAAGCGGCTGAAAGAATACAAGCTAATATCAAAAAATTAAAAACCGAAACAGTAAAATACAACAGGGACATGCAAGGCTTTCAGAAAGCGAATGAAGCTGTCGCAGAGTATGAAAAACAATTAAGAAGTCAGGCTACTTTTGAATCTGACGATGAGGATTCTTTAAAAAAAAGAAACCAATTAATAGATAAAGAGCTAGGTAATTTAAAAGAACAGCTATCAACTTTAGAAAACATAGAAGATTCTTCTGAAAGGCAGTCAAAGTTAGAAGAGATACGTCTTAAATATTCTCAACAAAGTGCCAAGGTTGCTTTAAAAACACAAACTAAAAGTTTCTTATCAGGAGTAGCGGATAAATTAAGCGGAGGTATGTCAGGTAAAGGGGTTAAAGTTAGAGAAGGAATGGTAGATACTGCAAAAACATTCAGTAAACTAGCTGGGGTTGGAGGAAAGCTTGGAGGAGTTTTTAAAGTTTTATCAGGAGTTGTTTCGACTTTAACAAATGTTTTAGGGGGATGGGCATTTGCTTTAGGTGGTATATTGATAGCCGCTGACGCTGCTCAAAAAGAAATAAATAGAAACTTAGCCAAAGGTATAGGTAGTGCAGGATTATCAAATCGAGATATTTTAGATTTGAACGAAGAAGTAAACAAAATGTCTTACGCACAAAATCCTATGTTAGTGAATAATCTTAGATTAACAAGTGAAGAAATCCAAAACACTATGAACGCTTTAATGCAAAGTGGAATGAGTGTTAAAAATTTGGTTGGAGGGTATAAAGATTTAACTAGAGCTACAGAAATTTCAGCTACGGCTGCTAGAAATTTTGGATTAGATATTGAAGAAGGCGGAAAAATAGTCGGTGAGTATTATTCCTCTTATGCAAAAGGTATAGATTCTATTCAAGATACTTTTGCAACATTAAATCACGACATTAAAAATTCTAGCATGACTGCAAATAATTTTTTATCTGTGATTCAGTCAGTATCAGCACAATTTAATATATTTGTAGATCAAACAAAAACTTTTTCTAAAGTTCTGTCCGACTTAGGAAGCCGAGGAGGATATTCACAAAAACAAATAGCCAAAATGATGGATACTTTAGCAGGTTTTTCTACTAAAGGTATGGACGAGGGATTTCGTCGAATGGCTTTAAGTGGAGGAGCTTATAGAAAACAAGCTCAAATAGAACTTAAAGAAATCCAAAAACAGATTGAGGGAGGTATCGGTGGAATGTCTGAGGCAGAAAGAAACCAGCTATTTGAAAGACAGAGATACCTTCAAGAAATAGAAAAAGGCGGAACATTAAGAGGCGGTGCTGCCATAGAAAGGGGTTTAGGTGTTGCAGGCGAAGTTAAGGCAATGCTAAATGCTCAAAAACTAAACACTAATGAAGATTTAGATAAAGCTATTTTTAATCCAGAAAGATTAAAAGTAATGGGTGCGATGTATGACCGTTCCGCTGAAGACATGAGAACTCTTTTAAGCACAGTTCAAACATTAGCTATTCAGACTGGAAAAACCCCTGCGGAGGTTATGTCTTCCGCAGAATTTGATAAGAATTTTAAAGCACAGCTTGAGGCAACAGAAGAAGCAAAAAATATAGCCTCAAGAACAGTCACAGCGATAAGTGGTGCTGGGGATATGACAAATAACATTCTAGTAAGCATAGCTAATTTACTAGAAGAAGCTGTAAATGTAATTTTAGATTTATTTGGATGGAAAGGAAATAGAGAAGAAAGAGACAAAAGACTAAAAAATGCTAGAGACACAGAAAAAAATCAAGAAAGACTAAGAAGTGAAGCAGAAAGATTAATACAACAATCTAAAGAAAGGGCTTATAGTAATCAAACATCGGCAGCAGGTTCAGATATTAAAAAAAGTATGTATTACTATAGAGCCACCCCTGAACAAAAAAAGAATATGTTAAAAGAGAATATGATTTCACCTTCAATAGAAAAACAAGACGGTTTAATTTTTCCTAGACCTGAAACAAAACCTGAAGAGTTTAATCCTTGGGGAACTATGCCTTTTGATACAAAAGGTGGAACATTTAAAGGAAAAGGCTCTACTGGTTCATGGGATGATTTACCTGAAAAAAAATCTACAACTTATATTGAAGACGGTGCTAAAAACAAAACCGCAAATCAAGCAGGAACATCTCAAGGTCAAACCGTTATTAATATAGATGCTGTCCTACAACTAGAAAATGGAGAAGCTTTAAAAACAATTGTCAAAAAAATTAATTACGAGCAACAGAGAAATAGTTAATGAGAATTAGAACCCCTGCCAGACCTTCAAGTAAACTAGAAGTGATACCTTTTAAGATAGGTATTGAAAATCTTGTTGATACTTCTAATAGAAGAGTTTTCATTCCTGTTATTCAATTTCACATAAACCCGACAAGCATAAATTTTCAATACAAAAAGATAATCACAAGACAAAGAACGAGAGGTGGGTGGATTGAGGAGCATTGGGGCGATGAACTAGACGTTGTAAACATTGAAGCATCTACTGGCTCTTTTCTCAGTTTAGAAACAGGTTTAAATGTAACAAGAAGGCACGAAACTTTATCCATGATAAATTTTCAAGAAATACTAGCCATTTATAAAAATAACGCTTGTGTGTATGACAATCTTGGAAACATTGTAAACCAAGGAGATGTTTTCATTGAATATGATACCTATAAACTTTTTGGTCAATTTCAATCATTCAATTGGGACGAAACTATAGATAATCCTTTTAGATATGTATTTAATTTTGCTTTTGAAGTTAAAAGGACACAGGTTATAGTATGAGTGGAACACTAAGGTCTTGGGCACAAAGTTTAGGAACTTTCAAAGAAGAGGTTCAAAAATCGGCAGATGAGCGACTATTAAATTTAAACAAACAGATTTTTAATGCTACAAGTACAAAAGGTGAGCCTCTTTTTACAGCCTCTACTCAAACAAGAATAAATCAATTGATGTCTCAATATAAATTAGATTTAGACCCTAGAGTTTCACGGTCAGGAATCAATCAAATACGTGGTAATAGGTTGTTTGATAGAAGTGATATTAATGAAAGCAATGAAGCTTTTACAAGACTTCAAACATTAGACACATACAAGGTTTCTTTGCAGGCTAAATATTTAAAAGGTTTAATTCCTTCACGAATACCACTAATGCCTATGATTTTTAATGTTATTTTACCCGGAGTTGTTCAAGCTGAAAATTTTTTAGCTCCGCCCCCATTTTTTTTATTTGTAAATCCAGCTAATTGGTCAAGAGCGAATAATAAAGTACAAAATAATAACTATGTTCGTAATGGAATCAAGACTGAAAGGTGGGGAGAAGAATTAGAACAAATAACTGCTACTGGTTCTATTGGAGGTTTTTATACTCAAGAAACAGGTTTAACGAGAACATATAAAAGACAAACACCGTCTTTTACAAATTTAATGAATTTAATTCAGATATTCAGAAATAATGGGTGCTTATACGGTAACAGCTACGAAGGCTCAGAAGACGCTCCTAGCACTAATAGAAGAATTTTGGATGTAGGGTATATTGAAATATTGTACGGATATGAACTATTCAGAGGTACTTTTGACTCGTTTTCAATTACCGAATCTGTAGATAAACCTTTTACATTAGAATATACATTTACCTTTAATGTTTCTGAATCTATCAGCATCCATGACATCACTCCTTCTGGGACTAACGTACAGCAACTAAGACAAGGTGCTGTCAGATTAGTTCCTACTCAATCAACAGTAGAACAATCAAATTTCTTAGAACAGCAAAACAGAATAGCAAGACAAAACTTTTTATCTACAATAGCTAATAACACTCAAGAAAGTTTGAGACTTCAAAACTTAGCGAACTCTAGTAATAACGGAAAGCCTTATCAGTTCGGTCAACAGACTTCTGGAGGCGTAGCATCATTAACTAAAAGAATACAACAAAGATAATGAAGAATATAAAAAACGGTCAAAAACAAAAAAATTTAAAACGTGTCGCTCCAGACGCATTTGTTATCATAAACCAAGAATCTTTTATTTCATCTTCTAATGGGCAACGAGTACCTTTTAACGACGATATATCGCAGATAAATATCAATGGTAACGTCGATAGCCCTCCATCTACAGCAAGCTTTACAATAATTGTTCCTAGAAATGAAGAATTTAAGTATTTTAAAAACGGTAAGTGTCTCATACCTGTAATGAGTGAAATTAAAATATTCATCAAAGGTAGGTTTTACCTTTATGATGATGATGGAAGTTTAAGTTTACCAAAAGCTTATCAGCAATTTCATGGAATCATTACTTCAATTTCAGATGACTACTCTGGAGATCAACATAGTCTATCATTCCAGTGTCAAGATTTGTTATATTGGTTAAAAATAGTAAAAACCAATCATCATCCAAGTATTCTTAATGCTGTATCAACAGGGGCTTCGGCAACGGTTTTTGCAAGTAACTTCAAAGATGAGAGTCCAAAAGAGTTAGTTAAAAAATTAGTAAATTGGGCATTAGGTGGAGGAGATTACGGAAATAAATTCATAAATGCTGTAGTAGTTCCGGAAACATTTAACAACGTGGCTTTTGCTATACGAAATGTAGTATTTGACCCTCAAGCCGAGGCTAAAACCTTTAAAGATATTCAAAGAGATGCTATGGTTGAAAGTTACTGGAGAAACAGGTTCCAGTTGATTTTTGATGGTTCTGTTCCAGAGAGGTCAGATACAAATCTACTATCCATGATTATATACGGGTACACTCCACCAGCTAGTCTTGTTAAAAAGAATGAGAAAAAATTAAACACTGACGAAAAACAAGTAACTGGAAAAAAAGAAGTTTACGATCAAAGAGAAGAACTAATTGAAGAAGCTGATTCTAACGTGTTCAAAGGTCAAATAAATGTTATTAGTGATGCTGAGTCAAGAGCTATAGGAAATAATTTTAGAGATAATACCATTGAGCGTGAGTTAGATAAACTAATAGAAAACGCAGCACCTTTTGGACAATTAGTTGGAATAGATGTCATCAATTCTGAGTACCAAGCATTACTAGATATTTGTATTATTTGTAGAGACTATATAGGGTATGAATTCTTCATGTCACTAGATGGAACAATTTATTTTAAACCTCCTTTGTTTAATTTAGATGTAAAAACTTACAGACCTTTTGTTGTTAAAGATGAAGATGTAATGTCTTTTTCTCTTCAAGAAACAGATGATGTGATGACTGTTTTTTCTGTTAGAGGAAACATATCTCAAGAAGTAGGAATGACTTCTGAAATAAAAGAAATGGGTTCTGCTTTAGATGCAAAACTCGCTCGCCAGTTTGGAATACGTTCACAACAAACCGACATGCAAATGATGGTTAGAAGAAGCGGTAAAATATCATTTACTCAATTGTTAGCTATCTATGCTCAAAATCAAATGGATATTTATAATTCAAGAAGAACTCAAGGAACTATAACTATTATTGGAACCCCTGAAATAAAATTGGGCTTTCCAATTTATTTTGAATCACGAGATTGCTATGCTTATGTAACAGGAATAAACCATAGCTTCTCCTTCGGTAATTCTTTTCAAACCACATTAACAGTCGAAGCGTTTAGATATAAATCAGACTTGGGTTCAAGCATGACGCTAAGACCTGCACAAGACGTTTCAAGCAATCTTCCTAAAACTTTTATAGATAGACAGCATTTAGAAGCAGAAAGAAAAGGTCAAATAGTTGGAACGGCTACAAACTTTTCAAGAGTAAGAACAGTATCAAAAGCTAGAAGTTCAGATAAACAAGTACCTTTCTATAATAATCAAGTTCAAAACATAACAGACTATGATGGATATGAGCTTATTGGAATTATATCTCACGGGGCAGATTTAATATTAGACTCTTTTGGAATATTACAACCTAAAGCAGGAGCATTAGATTTAGATACTTCTTTATTGACAGAAGATATTACAAGAAGAAGACCTGCCGAAGCCCTTGCAAACATGAATATAACTAGCAGAAAACAAGAAAGAGCTACAGTATCTACAACAAGAAAAGAATCAAAGAATCCTAAAGCTAAAGATATGACTAATATTAATGTGAAAGAAAAGAAGTAATCGTATGGCAAAATGGGATAATAAACCTTATAGCAATTTCAAAAGTAGTGGAACAAGTTTTGATTTTTTAAGATTCGCAGAAATCACTAGAGTTGATTACTTTAAACACACTGTTGATATTAAATACTTAGATGGAGAAAATTACGCTACTGACGTAATGGTAGCAAATCCATTTATCGCTCCTAACAGTTTCATGGGAGGTATGCCTGATATTGGTTCAATTGTAGTTTGTTATTATTTTAGACTTGCCAATAATCAAGGATACCCATGTATTCTTGGATTCATTCCACGCAATATTTTCTTTTCTTACGATTTTGAACCTGTTTATCTAAGAAGTAATATAGAAAATAGTTCAGACCAAATTGCTCTAACACAAAGATTTAAAAACTGGAAATTATACCCCGGAGACTTTTGGGTGTCCTCAAAAGCAGGAGCAGATTTAAGGTTAGATGAAGGCGTGTTTTTACAAAATTCAGCAATGAATGAAATAAATCTCGACCCTTTTTCTCAAATAGCTTCTATTATGTCTCAGAACCAAGTTTTAAACTCCAAAGCAGGAAGAATAAACTTCGGTTTTATTCATAGAAATGAACTTATAGGTAACAAAGATTTTGGAACTCAGTTCCTAGATGCTTCTCAATATCTTACAGATGGAAGACTCTTTTATAGAGTCACAGATGCTCCTAAAACCGCTCAAAACCCTTACGGAACCCTTTCCATAGACAATAACGGTATAAACGGATACACCGAGTTTAGACTTGATTTAAAAGAATATTCAGACCTTTCTTTAGACTTACCAGAAGAATCTAGTGGTGGAGCTAATTTAAGCCCTTTATACAAGGCAAACAATTCACAAGAAAGTGGGAAGGTAACTAAGCCTCTCGTATCTCTTGTAGTTGGAACCTTAGTAGGAAATGATGCTATTTCTTCAGAAGGTAGAAAGAACTACGGCAAAATTTTAATGCCTGTAACTTTTGCAGATAATAAAACAAGAACTCCTGACAATATCATTGCCACAGAACAACAAGTAGTTAATGAAAACGGAATCAATGGAGAAAAAACTCAAGCAGGTGCTTTTCAAGTTAAAATACCAAACACTTTAACATCTTTCAATTTTACCAAAGAAGGAGTTTTAGAGTTTAGTTTAGATAAGAGTAGTTCAATTCATCCTTTAGGTGCTGGAAGATCAGCAAATATTGGTATGGCAGGCTCTTTAAAAATGATGATTGGTAAAGAAGCCTCAGATGGAAAATCTCTTATACTTGATCTACTTGGAGGAGCACAAGTATTTATAGGTGGGGAATCTACAAACAATCGAAGCCTTGATGTTCTAATGACTAACGGATTAAATTTTGAAATTGTTGGTTCAGACGCAGGAAAAAATTCAATTCGTGGAAGAATAAAAAATAATGTTGATCTTGTAATTGACGGTAATAGGTTTACTGAAGTTAAAGGAGATGACATTTATCTTATACATGGAAAGCTAGAACATCGTGTTTTAGGTAAAAAAGTTGATAACTTTATCAATGATAAATCTAATAACTACGGTGGAGGTTTAAAAGAAAATGTTACCGCAGACTACCAATCAAATATTGGAGCAGGAAGAAAAGTAGTTATTGCTGCTCCTAACTTAGCGGCTGGAGGTTTAGCCGCCGATAAAGAAAGAATTTTGTTAGGAGATAAAGAACTAGAAATGCTTCTAGGAAGTTATACTCAAAAATTAGTAGCAGGTAACTATAAAGAACAGATTTTAGTTGGCGGAAAAACCACAGATGTAGGTATTGGTAATTTTAAAGTTGGAGTAAAACTTGGAAATATCAATATTGAGACTCTTTTAGGAAACGTGAGTATTGGAACAAAAGTCGGGCAAATGAGCCTAGAGGCTTTAACGATAACTATGAAAGCTCTCCAAATTACTGCAAAAGCTCCTATTGTAAGAATAGGCAGTAGTACACAAGGAGGAGTTGTGAATTCCGGTCCCGCAGGGCACAAGGATTATCTAACAGGTTTACCTCTGATAGGTGCAGTAACGGTTACATGTAACACTATATAAACGTGATATTTGGCTAATTTTTCAATGAATTGAGGATTTTAAATATGACACAACCTACGATCTGGTGGATTAAGGGCGACGACCCTAGAGTAAATACACAATATATTTTAAGCGTGGCAATCGACCCTTCTGTTAATGATGGAGATGTTGTTCGGTTCAACGGAACCATTTTTGTCCAAGCTCAAGCAGACACCTCAACCAACGCCGATGCTATAGGTTTTATTGTAAATAAAAATTCTGATACAAATACAGGTGATTTAATTATCGCTAATGGAATTTTGTCTGGATTCAGTGGATTAACGGCAGGAACGTCATATTATCTGAGTTCAACTACGGCAGGTGGATTAACAAGCACAAAACCTAGCCTACCTGTTTTTTTAGGCATAGCGTTAAATAGCTCTACAATAATAACATCAATTAAAAATGAAATCGGGAGCGTACTGAGACAAGTTCCTCAAGTGGGATGCTCTAACGGAAATATAGTCAGATTTGATGGTTCCTCTTATGTTCCTGCGATAGCTGATAGTCTTACCAATGCGAAAGCTGTTGGTATTATTCAAAATGTTTCCGGAGGTACTGGAGATGTTTACATCTCTGGATTAGCACCAAGCACAGGACTGACCGCATCTTCTTTACCGTTTTCAAACACAATAATTCCTATAGGTTCAAATGCTTCGTGTTATCTTAGTCAAACAGTAGCAGGTGCAGTTACTTCTGAAAAACCCGATCATGGATTAGTAGTTCTGGTTGGAAATACCGATGAAACAGATGGAATCAGAATAAACATTACTCCAATGTTTTTTCAATCATACAGTAATGAAGTTTTTTGCCCAATTAACTATGCTCAAAAATCTTCAGGGCTTGCTTTTTTTCAGTTAATTTCAGGGACGGGAACTGTTACATACAATGCTTCCGCTCCTTCAAAAATGGGAACAGGTGCGTTTGAATTTACTGGAACAGGAGTCTGGGTTTTAAATACAGTATATGCTGTTAATCCAGATGTAGGAATCGGAGGATTCGCTAACTACGCCTCAACTGCGAGTGCTACAATTAGCCTTGGATATAGAGGGTTTGATTCAACACAAACAGAAATTTCTCATAATGCTGTTCAAAATAATTTTCTAGCTAATGGTGTAGTTTATAACAGTACGACATACGCTTATGTTCAAAATATAAGTACAAAAGAAGGCTCAACCGCAGGTACATTACCGACAAACACACGTTGGCTACAACCTCGCATTGAAATATCTGCAAATGCTGGAACTGTTAGATTAGATAGTTTTATTATTTATCCAAACAAATTTGCTACACTGACTTTATACGGTTAAACCCCCGAAGGATTCGCTACCGTCGAGGTGTCGGAAGCCTCTCGCCTAAAAAACGAGAGGCTTCTTTATAAGAAGTAGTGCCTGTTTGCGATACCTTTATTCAGAAAAGAATCATAAAAATAATTGATTAAAAAAAGATTAACTTTATTGATATAGGTATGAGTGCAAAACAGTATGCTATGAGGTCTTTTAACATCTTTTAATAAGAATTTTAAATAACCTTCATCTTCAATTTCAGCTTCCTCTACAGATAAAAGAAAATCATTCAAAGTTGATAGTTCTTGGTATTTACTTGAATAACCTTCCGCATACTTTTTATAAAAACTAGCAAAAGTGTTGGAAAGAGTTTTAATTTCAAAGTTGCTCAATTTATCTTTTGTAAGTAAAGGGATTATACTTTTATCAATACGGTCTATTTTATAGATTAATTCTTTTTTTATCTCATCTACAGTTTTATACTTTGAGTCATCGAAAAACTTTTTTAATCTATTAACTAAAACATTTCGATTTGGATAATTTTCTGCACCATAAAAACCTGTATGTGCAAAAAAATTACCAATCAAATATTCAACACCTATTAAATTTTTATTTACTGATTTATGAACAACCGCTTGTTCATACATAGTATTAAAATTTTTATTTTTTAAAGAGCTATAGTCTTGATTGTTTATTAAAGAAATTTGAATGACAAACCTTTCAATTGTTAAATCATAAAGATTTTTAATTTCTTCTTTTGGAATACTTGGGTAAACTTCTTTTAAAAAACACACGATAGCAAAACAAAGATCATTGCTAGACAAGTGAAAACAAACTTTTTCTTTTATATCTTCAATACTTTTGAAAAATGAACTATCTTCAAAAGTTAAAAGTTGTACTACCTTACAATTTTCTTTTTTTGGTGAACCTATTAAATCCAGATAACAGTCATTAACTATGTGAAACATTCATTTCCTTCATAAGCGTATTTTCAACATAGCCTAGATAAAAATGAAGGATATAAAGCTCCTTGTCTGTTTTTAATGGGTTTATTTTTCTTATAACATTCGGGTTAATGTTATAGTTGGTAATCATAAGTCCGTTCGTAGGAATAAAATGTTCAAGAGGTATGACTGTATCAGACAAAGGTTTTCCTGTTGGGGAAGAGTCACATATACCTAAAGAAATTTCTCCACCGTCAGATTCATCAAAAACTTCTGGCGTAATAAATAAAAGGTTTCCATTAAAAGCACCAAGTTTTGTGTCTTGATACCAATCGTATCCCGAACCCTTTTCCATTTTTGTAAGCATTACGGTAATTTGAGTAAAATTGCCATATATTTGAGTAAACCATTCGTAGTAACCAGAACTGGCTAAATCTTTAATAGCCTCATACAGCGACGAAGGTATTTTGTTTTGATGAGATTTGAAGTCCCAATCCGCAGACAAAGGTAAAGTAAAAGTATTACCTTCAGCAAATTCCTGATAACTATTTTCAACAGTGTGCCATTTTTGGCTTCTCAAAAAAGGCAAAAGTTCTTCTACTTCTGGAATATTCGTAGATGTGTAACCTTTATGAAAATAGTCTGAAAGATTCATTTTATCCATGACTTTACCTCTTTAAGAAATAATATACAGTAGTGTAAAAATTGAAAAATTGCTATGCGTCATCAATATTCTTTTTCCACATACCTTTCATTTTTGATCTGAGACTTCTAGCCCCCTCAACATATTGCAAATATATCATAGTATTGTTTATTTGTTTGTGACCTAGAAAGGCTCTAACGGTCATTAAATCTCTACAATTTATATATAGTAATGTTCCTGCCGTATGTCTTAGACAATGCGAACCTTTGGATGAATTAGGTCGCCAATAATCCCAAATTCTTCTCCATTGCCTATCTGAGATAGGGAATATTCTTTCATCTCTTCCAATATTATTTGAAGAGATATAGGCTTGGATTTCCCTGAAAAAAGAAACGTCGAGAGGAACTGTTCTATCGAAAGAATTTTTAGAAGCTTTAATCGTTACACTATTGTTACCAAAATCTTTAGGCTTTAGCGGTAATATTTCTGAAGCTCCTCTGGCTCCAGTAAATAAAGCCAATCGAATCATGATAGAATCCCTCTCCCCTTTGTGCCTGTTCAAAAGATCAAAGAGAGATTCTCTTTCTTCATCGGTTAAAAATTTCTTTTCGGTTAAACTACTTGTCATACTGCCCTCGCATCTCCAAATACATTTCTCATTTCTTCTCTAGCTCGGTAAAACAATTCAATGTCGCTATCTTTAAGATCAAGAACCTCTAGCATTTCCTCAACTAGAGATTTGTGTTCGATTGCGGTAAACCATTCATTAGAACCGTCTGAAATTTTGCTGAAGTAATTTTTTTCAAGGCATGTTTTAATTTCCTGTTCAGTAAATCTCAAACCTTGGTTAAATATCTCTCTTACTAGATTGTCGAATGAAAGCATTTGGTTTGAAAGAATCTCTATAATTTTTACTTTTAGTTCATCTCTAATAAGAGGCTTTTGAGAAACTTCTACAAGTCTTTGAGTAAGTATAACCCAATTTCTGATTTCTGCGTAACATATAGAACCGTGATGCAGTCGGAACTCGATATGACCTTTATCTACTGGTAAAAAATTCAATCCATAGTATCGCTGACTTCTGTCACCGTTTGGATTTGCAATTTTGATGAAGTCGTCAGGAAGAGGTTTACAGTAGTGGTTACTTTCTCTATTTTTTGAAATTACTGCATACAAAGCTGATTGGTATTTTACAAACATTTTAGCAAGGGCAGTTCTAGCCATAAGTCTATCAACTTCGTGATGAACATGAAGACCGCAAGTGCGATTGATTTTAGCTTTAACAGAAGATAAAACCTCTAAAACAATTTTTAATTGCCTCATACCTTCTTCACCAACAAGAGGAGGAGAAGTAAGTTCGTGTCCGTCATTCCCTGACTCTCTGACTGAACTATCACTTGCTAACATCCAATTAGTGTAATCATTGTTTTTTTGGTGATAGTTAGAAGCATAGCTATCAGAGGAAACTACTTTGATACCTCTTGCTACCAACTTCTGAAAAATAGAACTTCTTTTCATAGGGCTAATAAACTCAATTTCAATACCGAATTTTTTGTCATTCATACAGGCTCCTTTGTCCTTTTCTCAAGTGCTATACCGATTCCACTATTGCCTCTATGAGTGGAATCGGTATAGTAAGTGAGGCTAATAAAAGCAGCTATTTAAGGAGTTTTTATGAAAGGTGATGAAGCCATGAAAGTATTAAAGGTTATTTATTGTATGGATTTTAGAGAATTTGCGAAGGCTTTGAATGTAGAGGTGTCAGATGAATTTAGCGAAGAATACTGGCTTAACAAATTTCAAGGTTTAAGGAAAAATCTGTTTGTAGGTCTATGTGAGCTAGATGACGAAAAACAAAATCTTCTTTGGGATTATGCTAAAAATAAGTATAATAAATAAAAATGAACTACTCAAAATTATTAGAACTAGCTGTTGAACTTGCTTTTGAAAACCATGCAGATCAAAGATATGGAAATGAGCCATACACTGAGCATTTAAAAAATGTTCAAAATGTACTTATCAGGTTCGGCTTCCATCCTGACCACAAAAATGAAAATTACGCCAGACTAAGTGTAGCTTCATGGCTCCATGATATTGTGGAAGACACTGAGATAACAAAAGAATTTATTGAAGAAAAGTTCGGAAAAGAGATTGCTGAACTTGTATGGTGTGTTACAAATGAGCCGAGTTCAAACAGAGAAGAAAAACTTCAAAAAACTTACGCAAAGTTAAAACAAAATCGTTACGCTGTTATTTTAAAATTAGCAGACAGAATTACTAATGTTGAAACCTCTATCGTATCTTCCAAGTATGACGGGGGTAAAATGTTGCGTAAGTATAAAAAAGAATACTCTCAATTCAGACAAAATCTATTCAATTCAAGTTGCACAGAGTCAACAAAAATGTGGGAATATTTAGATAAACTTCTTTCGGATTAAGATTTTAAAATAAATATTAGATTTACGGTAAACTTTTTCCTATAGTATCAATTATGATGCAAAAAGTAGCCGCCGTATATTGTGTATATGAAAATTCTGGTTTTTTAGCCGAGTCCGTAAGAAGAGTTTACCCATTGATGGATAAAATTCTTTTTCTCTTAAATTTCAAGCCTTGGAATGGTGAAGGTGATTACAAAATTGTCGAACAAACTTATTCCGACATTTTAAAGATGTATGACCCTCACCATAAAATTGAGGTCGTTTCAGGATACTGGAAGTCTGAAGCAGAACAAAGAAATTTTGGTTTAAAAAGATGTCGGGAACAAGGTATTCAGTGGAATTTTATAATTGATGACGACGAGATGTATAATTATGCTGATTTAAAAAACCAATTACATGAAAGAGTTTTCAAGCAGGATTTTTCGGTTTATCTATCACCGCACCAAGTTTATTGGAAAGATACAAAGCATTGTATAAGTAATACTGTAGCAGCTTTACCTTCTTTTGCTAGTACAGAGCAAGACTTACTTTATTTCAATGAGGCTAGAGCTATTATCACAAGAGGGAAATGGTACACCTTTTTTCCTCAAGATTTAATTTGTCATCATTATAGTTACGTCAGAAGTGATGAGTCTATGCTGAGAAAAATAAGAACCTTTTCTCATGCTGACCCTTCAATGGAATCTTGGTATAAAGATGTTTGGCTTAAATGGAATGAAGAGATGGAAAATTTACATCCAAATCAGTCTAATACAGCATCTTTTAAAAAAGCTATTTCTATAGATAAATCAAATTATCAATTAGAATCTTGTGATATATACCCTGACTCCGAATTAGAAAAACTTCTTAAAAAAATAGAATGTTTTAAAACATCTTTTGACTTGAACTGGTTAAAATGGTTTGAGCCTACAAAACATTTAATAGACACAGTTTTCAATCTTATTTACCTACAAGCAAAAAGTGAAAACATAAATATTTTAGAACTAGGGACAAATCAGGGGCAGTTATATTATACAATGTGCGAAGCACTATTAAAAAGCGGTTCTAATTCTAAAATATCCTCGTATAGCGAACATCCATTAAAAGAAACTAATAAAACTTATCAAAACTTTTCTAAAAGTGTTTTGGGTTTTGACGAACAGTATGATTTAATTCATGTTGTTAGAGAAACAAATCCAACAGACCTAAGAGTAGCTTTATCAAAACTCAAAAAAGGTGGATTGCTTCTTATTAGCAATACTCAAGAAGACAATAAAAATTTCTTTAATGAGTATAAAAAGAATAAATCCTATTTTGAATTTAAAGAAGGCAACGGGTTTGCAATCGTACAGGAGCTAATGTGAAAGTAGAAATTGGAGGCGGTCCTATTCCGCTAGAAGGTTATTTCAATATTGATTGCTTGGTTCATCCAAAAGTAAATCATGTGATGGATTTCAACGTAGATAAATTACCTTTTGAAAACGATTCTGTTGATGAAATTTATAGTTCGCATTGCTTAGAACATTTAGACCCTGTAAAAGGCTATGTTCATTGCTTGGAAGAAATGTATAGAGTAAGTAAGCCTGACGCTAAATGGCTCATTAAAGTCCCTTATGCTCATTCTCATCACACTATAGCTAACCCATTCCATATCAATAATAGATTTAATGAATACGCCTTTAGCTTCTTTAGCGGAACTCACAAACCTTGCGGTAACACTCTAGTAAGGAAAGGGAGTATTTCTGAAACATGGATTCTATGCACAGTAGAAGTTGAAAAAATAGAGTTTGGCTATTTTCCGGATTTTAAATATTTAGAAAATAGGTCAGAGGAAGAACAACAGATTGCCAGACATAGATATTGGAACGTGGTAGATGAAATAAAATATCATATCAGAGTAGTAAAACCTGATTTTTGGACGCAAGAAAGAAAGCGTCTTGGTTTAATTTGATGTTTAGAAAAATAGGGTGGATGTTTGGTGCAAGCATCTTCAATTTAAAAGACCCAAACCTAAGAATTAAAAATTTCGTTCATAGTAATATGAACTTATTGGGGTGGCAGTCTTTTATAGTAAGTCATCCAAATGAAATTTTTGATAATAAACTCAATGCTGTCATTTTCTGCTCTGTTGATGAGATAACTCTTCAAACAGTTAAAAAATGTAAAGATGCTGGAATAAAAACTTTCTTTCACCACATGGAGAGTATATTTTCTTTTCCGTATCAGAAAGAAATATTTTCTCTTGTGGACTTTGTTATATGTGTAAGCCCAATGCTTGCTTATCACACAGAGACTACACATAAACTAGGTAAATGTGTTCATATAGATGACCCTGCCGATGATGTTTTTTACGATTGCTCTAATTATCCAAAGAAACATGAAAAATTAACAGCCGTTTACAGTGGAGGTAATCCACAACTAGCTAACATGTATCGTAAACATGTAGAAGAAGCTGGATGGGATTTTAAAGTCATAGGATACCCCAATGATGGCAGAGATTATTTCAGAGAAGAGGATGATTATGGAGGCAATCCTTATTGGTGGCTAGATGAATACAGAAAGTGTCATGTAGCTATTTGTGCTCATGATTTTGTTACAGGTGTCAATAAAAGCGTAATCAAAGTCGTTACTTCTTGGGCAAACAGCTTGATACCATTAGCTTCGCCAATTCCTTCTTATAGAGCCACAATAGATCACGCTGTTAATGGATACCTGTACCACAGCTTTGAAGACGTTACAGATATTTTAAAAAAGCTTTCAGACATAAACCACAAACAAATTATTGAGAACGGTAATCAAGCAGTTCAATATTATAAAACTTGTGAAATAACTAAGAAGTGGATGGCAACAATCGAAAGTTTATTCTGATATTTGTGGTGGATTTTTAGGTATTTTTAAAATAGTCTCTCCAAAAACATTCATGCTTTGAAGATAGATATAATCTTTAGACCAAGCGATAAATTCTTTTAAAACTAAACGTGATAAATAATCAGAATACTCTGTTTGCCACAAGGCTACATCAATTTCAGCATTGAAAAACTCCAGATGTTGTCTCAGTGTAGTTTCACTATCAACATCTGGAACTATTGCATTTAAAACTTCTTCTGGGATATTACCAAACATTATTTAGAAACTCTTTGCTGTAAAAGATAAATATGTTCTTCATGTTTATCTGATATTCCTGCTAACAAATCTTTAGTTCCTGCGGATTCAGCATTAGCCTCACATTCATTTAAACAAGATATAAAGTCTTTTTCTAAAAGTAATGCTGCTTGAGCGTATTGAATATTTTCTTTGCACTCATAAGGTAGCTTTACAGCCTCCGCACACATCAAAGATAAGATGTTATTCAAATTAACAACCCCAATATCGCCTGTGATTCCTATAGCTCTTTCCGCAAGCTTATCAATGTCTTCTGTTGAAGAATTATAAAGTCTTTCAAAAAGTAAATGATCTGAATAATAAAGTGAACCATGAACTTGCCAATGTGCTGTATGATAGTACATTGCAAGTGTTCTCGCTTTAGCGATTAAATTTTCCCACATATTTTACCCCAATTGTTTTTCTAACCAGTTTAAAGAATCTAATTGAATAGAATTGCAACCTTTTTTAAATTCTTCCAACATACCTGCTCTTTGAGCGTTCTTGTAAGAAAAAAGTGCAATAGAAATAAGATTCGAGCGTTCAGCACTATCAGTTGTAGTTGGAAGTGATTGAAGATTGTTGAGAGCGTAGTAAAACATAAATTTAAGCTCGCCTGCGTTTTTAGACCAAATTTCCTCTTCAGACATACCTGAAGCTCTTAGATCATCTAAAAGTTCATTTTGAATCTTTTGCCAACCTTTAATTTCTTCCATCCTATAGTGCATAGAAATTTGCATTTGCTTCAATTCATAGTTTATAAATTGAAGTTCAATTTCTAATTTTTTCTTTTTAATTTTATCCCTTGCTGAATCACCAAGTTCTGACAAGTCTAATTGTTTTTCTTCTGCCTCTAATTTTTTAAACTCAAAATCTTTCGCCAGATACATAGCTTGGTCGAACTGAACTTTTTGCTCTAACATAGATTGGTGCAGTTTAGCGTGTGCTGTTGGAAACTGAACATCATTAATGATAGATAGTTTTTGAGTATCTGTTCTCCAAATGTGTGTCTTTTCAATTACTGTTGCGAGATGACGAGAGTTTTCTTGCAAAAAAGAAATATCTTCATTTTTAAGGATAGGTATATGCTTAACAGCTTCAATTACTTCTGATACTGTAGCATTTCCTAAAATTGGAATTATTTCTGACATATTTTTTCTCCATCTATATTTATGATATTGTACCACTCGTTAAGTTATTTAACGATAAGGTTCCTGTAACGGTAGGTGCAAATCTATCAAGTCTTCTTTCTATAGAGTTTGCTATAGCTGTAGTAAATCCTCCCGTCGCAATTGCGTAAGATTGCGTTCCGCAACCTCCATGTTGATGTCTTCCTGAAACCATAGCTCCAGTTAAAAACCAAGTTGTACCGTTATAAACTTGTGTTAGAGAAGTAACTGAAGTAGAGAAACCTCCAAAAAATACACAATTGTTTTGTGTTCCTGATATTCCACCAGAAGCAAAAGAAACAACAGGCATATCAGAAGAAGACCAAGAAACCCCATTAAATTTTTCAGTTGACCTAGTTCTATTACCAGAAAGTTCAAATCTACCATTTACAATAATAGCAGAGTTCACACTTCCTGTTCCTTCTGCCGCCTCTCTTGGGATATTTAAGTTTTGTGAATTACTCCAAGATGTTCCATTATAAATTTCAGTTGATCTAAAAATTTCTGTACCAGAACTTCCTCCAATAGCAAAAGCTGATAATGAAGCCCCTAATCCTGCTAAAGACTGTCTGCTAACATTTAAAGTAGCAGAGCTACTGCTCCAAGATGTTCCATTAAAACTATATGAATTATTTCTTATAAAAGGGCTTTGAGAAGCATTCCCCCCAAAACTAAATGTAGCGTTCTGAGTACCAGAGCACCCCATATTCCAAGTTCCTAAGAGCATGTTAGCTGAAGCTGTAACTACATCAAGATTAAATTTTTCTGTGACTATTGAACTGACTGGAACAGTAACTCCTAAAGATGTAAAACCCCCAAAAATTAATGCTGTTCTATATGTTCCTGTAGCCATACAACCTTGTCTAGCGACAGTCATAGCTCCAGAAGAACTAGACCAACATCCATCATCTTCTGATAAACTTATTTCTTGAAGTTCAGTTCTTTCTAAAAGATTAGCGTAAGGAAAGTTCGTAATCTCTATGTGAGCTTCTTCTAATACTTTTATTGAAGTGGATTGATTACTGTTATCCTCTTCATGTCTCGAATAAACTTTTATTTGAAGTAAAGCGTTACCATTATATTTTTCAGATATTGTAGTAGAGGAGCCTCCAAATACTAAAGCCTTGTTTTGTGTACCTGCTCCCCCTGTCCACCATCTAGCTGTTATATTTGACTGAGATGTTGACCAAGTAGATACGTTAAACCTTTGGCATACAGTAGTTCCTACAGTCGTGTATCCTGAAATAGAAAGAGCATAGTTTCCGCTTCCTGCTCCTGAATGAGCGTGTAAAGCTGTAGGCATTGACCCTGTGGATGACCAAGTATTCCCATTAAATTTTTCAGTTATTGATAAGACTCCTGTAGTAAATCCACCGAAACATAAAGCTGCATTTTGAGAGCCTGTTGAAGCAGAACCGTATCTAGCCGTGACTGCTCCGCTATTAGACCAAACAAGACCATTAAATTTTTCGGTAACATTTGAAACAGAGTTTATTCTGTATCCTGCCACAGTCAAACCTGCATTGACTGTACCGCAGGCAGATAACAATCTTCTATCTGTGTTTAGGTTAGATGACGATCTCCATGAGTTTAATATAATTGTATGAATTTCAGATTGACTTAAAGTGATTTCATAATTTGTCGCAACGCCGTTTATAGTAACTACGCCAATAGCATAATTTTCTCCGCCGACTACAATCGTTCCAGCATAATTACCAAAAGAAGCTCCTTGGAATCTTCGAGCTAAGGTGTCGGCTCTTGAAAACCAGTTGGTTCCATTAAAAGCTTCAACTGTTAGTAGAGACATTGGACTTTGAGCACCAGTTGGAGAAGGGGCGGTGCTAGTAATACCATTAGCTACAAAGGCAGCATTTTGGCTCCCTGAGCCTGAAACATGGTAACGGGCAGATGATATAGACGCTGAAGCTGACCAAGCTAAACCTACACTCACCGCAGAAGCAGTAATAGAACAAGAAAGAGTTCCAGAAGATAATGTTGTCAAATTTGACAAGTGCTCTGTAGTCGTTAATGTCCTAACTCTGGATTCTAAAATAGTCATTTGGTTAAGCCTGTATTACTAATACTGAATTACTTGTTCCGGAATCAGTAACAGTTCCTCCCACCCAAGAGTCTCGTAAAAAATTAAAACTTGAGCCTGCACTAAAAACGACATTTCCCGTAACTCTTATATCTCTAATTATGCTAAAGTCGCAGTCCGCTCCAAGAGTCAAATTACCTGTTATGGCGGAAGTTCTACCTTCGCCGTCGATATTCATAGTTTTATTCAAGGTAACATTTTCTGAAAGGGAGTAACCTTTTAAAATTAAAATTTTAGAGTTAGCAGCAGCTTGTGTGATTGCAGACTGTAAACTTGAATGTGTAGCCAGACCGTTAGTTACTTGTGATGAAGTACCAACAACGTAATCATACTCGTTTGAAGTTATGTACGGAGTATTTAAAATTCTGTATGTCGATGAATCAATACATAATATAAGGAGGGTAAAAGTCGCTCCTGATTGAGGAACTATTCCATCCCAATTTACTAAAGATGTTGGAAGGGTATAAGAAGTACCATTAGAGGTAACGAGCAAAGTGTATAGCCTGCCAGCTACTCCATTGTTGAAGCTTGTAATGTTAGCAGTTAAAGTTAATGATTGAGTAGAACCGTTGTTCCAGTTAATCGTAGTCGGACCTGTTCCTGCACTAAAAAATGTTGTAGGTTCCCCATAAGAAATATTTCTGTAAACTGAGGGGCTTTCACAAAGAAATTGATAAACAACTACTGAGCCGTTAGGTAAAGAACTACTAGATGTTGAAGGCGTTACTGAGCTAGGAAAACTATATTGAGTTCCGTTAGTAGTCGTAATTAAAGTATAAATTTTACCAGATACGCCGTTACTAAATGTTGTAATGTTAGCAGTCACGCTACAAGATTGAACATCACCATTGTTCCAGTTAATCGTAGTCGGACCTGTTCCTGCACTATAAATACCAAGATATTTAATATCAACTAAAAGTTTCGTTTCCGTGATAGCTTTTCCAATCTCAACTGCAAAACCTGAGCTTGGTGAAGTGTCTGTAATCTCTCCTGAAGCATCTAAAAAATAAGTCGAGCCTACAGATAATCCAGAAAGTTCAATAATTCCTGATAGTAATATATCTGTGGCTACTCCTAATTCATTTAAAAGCGAAAGACCTACAACTCTTGAAAGAGCGAATGATGTGTTATCGGCTAATTCAAAAGCATTTGTTGATGAATTATAATAAACAGCTTTACCTAAGCCTACATCTGCCATCGGGGCTTTTCGTATAATCGAAGACTCATTACTAATATTTTGCGTTATCGGTTGGATTATTTGAATTTCAGAATTAGAAATTGCAATTCCGATAGGACGAACAATTCCAGTAAAAGGACGCACGTCTGTTATTTCACCTGCATTACTTTGACTTAAATAAAAAATCGTCCCTGCTACTAAACCAGTGTATCCTGAAACTACTCCAGAAGTTACTAAGTCTAATTGATTCGTAAACGTATTTAAAACTAAAATACCTGAAAACTTAGATGTTGATAAATCATCCGCAATACAAGGAACATAAGAAGTGCCGTTGAAATAAACCGCTTGTCCCTCTGTTCCGCTTGTTACAACACTTGGAATTCGGTTAGTAAAACTTCCAACATATCCACCAATATCAAATGAGAGCTTTTCAAGAGTCACAGCACCATTCTGTAACATATTTGTGCTTACAGCATTAGTTCCAAGAAGACCTGTGGGAACCTTATCCGTATTTGTCTTTCTTTTAACTGTTACTAAAGGTGATAAGCGTTTAACGAATGACATTTTTACTCCTCAAGCAATTCTTTTTTCAAAGCGTCAAACTCATCTTGGGGCATTTCTTTTAATGCTTCCTCAAAGCAGACATCTACATTATCTAGCAGACTTATGAGTTCTAATGGCGATAAAGTAGCGGTTTCTTGTAAAGACAAAAGAATGAAAGATACTTCTTCTTCAGTAAATACTTTTTTATCTGCTAACGCCTTTAAATTTTTAATAAATTTCTCTGCTACAGTCATTTTCTATAAAGGTAAAAATTCATACTTTATTTTGACTTTTGTTTGCAAATCTAGCCATATCTCCTCCCCCTTCTTGAGGAGCCTCTTGCTTTTTAATACCCACATTTTTTAGCTTATCTACAAAAAGATCAAAAATATTGGTTTCATCTGCAAATTTTTGAGAAACAGACTGATTAATACCTCGTAAAAACTCATTATACGTAGAGTCTCTAGGCGTAAATAAGTCATCTTTCATTTCTTTAAAGGCTGACTTATCATCAATGTTAAATAAATCAAGAACATAAGAGATAGGTATAGCACCTTTCTGATATAAATCGAGTAAGGAGCTAAACACTTCTTGGTTGTCTTTAAGGGCAAGACGGCTAAAGCTCAATTTAGGATAAAGCAATTTTTTGTTCCCGAATTTATCTATTTCGTAAAAACCTTTCCTCTTTGCAATTGGGGCAAAGATATACTCTTCAATAAAAGAAGATATGATTTGACGTAGATGTAAAAATTCAGTGTTGATAATTTCAAGATTAAGTCTGTTTCCTGCATAGGTTCCCTCACCTCTTAAAATTTCAGAAGTGAATCCTAATGCTACCATCATTCTTTTTTCTGTTTCTTCGTACTCAGAAGTTAAATCCATTAATCTGTCGTTAGAGCCGAACTCTTGCCAGTTAATTTCATAGTTAGCGATGATTGAATAATCAGGGTCTTGCAAGGCAAGATCAACCTGTGCTCTTAAATCATCAACGTGGAAAGAAGACAAATTCTCACCCCAAACCACTCTAATAGGAGTCATGTGTCTTGAAGCAATTGATGTTTGAGCTTGACGAAGTTTTTCTCTATAAACCATTGTTCCGAGAATAGGGTCTAACAGAGATTGACCTAAATCATCGTAATAACTTCCCCCTCTCTTTAATACGTGAACAAATGAACCTGTATTAGGGTCTGTATCGAGAGGAATTTTTCCTTCCTGCATAGAATTTTTAATTTCTTCAGGTATTCCGGATAGAACCCCTTCTTCGTCAGGAGAAAGCTGATTATTCTTCGTGTTGACTGGAGGTATTACTCTAACGTCAACCCTGTCACTAAATGGATATGTTGTTACTTCAACTGCGTCTGGAGGAAGAATTACAAGTCTTTTCCACCCTTCATAAGAAGGCTCAACTACGTCATATTTATCTTTAGCAAGAGGTTGACCGTTTGCTAATTCTTTTTTCTCATCTTCAAGCATTTTTGCTAATTCAGCATCTAAATTTTCAAGATCAAGTTCTTCGTCTTCATCTTGATCTTCTGTAAAAGTGTAACAAACTCCATGAAGATAATACTCGTAAACAATTTGGCATAAACGCTCAAAAAGTTTGATTCTATTACACATCTTTTCATAAAAATCTAAAATGTATTGATTCTTTTCAAAGTTTCTTCCATCGGGAGGATTAAGTCTGACTTTAGATAAAGGTATCGAAACCTTGAGTTCTAAAGCACGATTTACGAACTCATCTGAACTAGCCAAGTATCTATATACCGCTCGCTTCTCTTTAAGGTTTTGTGGTTTTTCAAGAAAGTCTGTACCTAACTGAAACGAAAATATATTACTAGCGGAAGATAACATTGTATCAGGGCTTGCCGTCTTATTTCGAGTCAACTGAGCGGTAGCGTACTTACGGTTATTTTTAACTTTTGAGGGATGTGGATTTTTATTTACCTGAACTACAGGCATCTTTTTCTTATTATTTTCCATTATTCTTCATCTTCCAAATTTATTTTAGGTACAACTACATTCTTATTGATTTTATTAGGAGATTCTTTTTTTGGATACACAAAAGGTTCTTCCGTAAAAGTCAAAGGGTATGTAATGTTAGATAGGTGCTTTAAAACCGAACCTACAGGAGGAACTTTACGACTGATTCTAGCTATTTCGTTCCCTGCAATCCGAATAGAATTAACATTAGTAAAATTTTTGTAATTTTCCGAGTCTGATCTAAAAAACCTTTCTAATTCAGTCAGGTTTTTTTGAAGTTCGTAAAAGTCTGCAAGCATTTGGCGGCTTTTCTCATTAACTTTGCTCAAAACCTTTCTGGCTTCATCTTGGTTTTTAATTTTCAACGCCTTCCTCTCTTATTAAAAAACACGGAGTATGGACTAGCTCTATTGTTAGACGTTCCAACTCTTTGATTCATGTAAGGTCTATGCTTCCTTGCTTGCATACCTGAAGAATTACCATTTTCCGTAAATTGCAAAGACGGTAAAAACTGCCCCGAATTATCTTTATTTTTTGTAAGCCATTCCGTCGCACACCACAAAGCTCGAACAAATGAGTCAGAGCGGTCATCGTGCTTACCTTCAATTTCGGGAGCAAACACCTGTGTAATATATTTTGATATAAATTCACTCTGAAGGTCAATTATTTCAGAAATAAAAGGTCCATGCTTACCTTCAGCCAAGGGCTGACTTGATTCAGGGTCGTCGAATAAAACTAATTTCCCATCAATGACTTGAAGCATAAAATTATTGTAAAGTTCTGAATTGAATCTACGGTCAAAATACACCATAGAAAACTGGTTCAATCCTTTTTTCTGGAGAGATTGCATCAAAGGAACGCCGTTATATTGGTCAAATAAACCTTTCACGACCATAAAATCTTTACAGACACTTTCAATCCTGTCAGCGATATTATCGAAATCTAAAAACTCTCTACCTACGTGTTTACCAACGCCTGCTTGTAAAACCTCTTGGTAATCAAGCTCGTATTTTGGAACTATGATTTCGTCAATTAATTGACCGTTTACATTGAAAACAGGCTCTCTCTTGTTTTCAACATGAAGAACAGTTATGGCAGTTTGGTCTTTTTTAAGACCTATATCAATCCCCATAAAGTGTTCCGTTTTTGGAAGACCTCTAAGCTTTGGCTTGAGGGTAGGCTCTATACATTTTACCAACTGTTCAACAGGCATCCAAGATTTTACGGTATCAGAAAATTTTGCTCCAATTTCACACCAATATACATCTGGATTTCGGCGGTATCTTTCTCTTAATTCAGAGGAGTCAACTTGAGGGTAAAGTTCCCACGTCGGTATTTGAAACATTAAAATCTTTTCAGATTGAAATGATGCGTTGTATAATTCCCAAAGTTTTCCCTGTTTGTTAAGAGGAGAACTAATATTTAAAATTCTAGCATCTTTACCAAATGAAAGAGTTGAAGGTGTTACAGCTTCATAAATAGCAGCGTCAGATTTGTTGGTAGAAGAATCAATAAAGTGGGCTTGCTCATCCATGATAATAACAATGTTTGCCATACCACGAAGACCTCGACCGGAACACGGAGCGGCTTTAATAATGATTGAAGTTCGACCATCTTGACCGCTATTTTCAATATCATAAGGTGATCTCAACTTCATGAACTGAAGAGTAGGGTCATTCTTGTAGCGGTTAAAAAATTGAGAACTGTCTATATAAGCAGCAATATCATTAAAGAGGAGTTCCGCCTGCTCTGTGGATGTTGCAACGGTTGTAAGATAAATCTCAGCGTTGTCTGTAAGACCGTAAGCTCTTTGAGGATGTTGTTTTTTAATTAAGCTGTATGCCTCGTAAGCAGAAACAATAGCACCTAATTTACTATTGTGTGTTACTAATCCTTGGTTTGCTAAAACATAAAGACTTGTTTCATTATCTACTTCAATATCATAAGTTCTAGCTTCATATTTTTTACCTAATTTTACTCCGACATAATAAGGATTAGAGTTATTTTCCAAAAATGATTCATATTCAGGTTTCCATTTTCTTGCAGGATTAACCAAATAATCATTAAGTTCACGCAAAGCGGCTTTAGCAAAAAAATTGTTTTTCATTCTTAGTCGATAAACAGTTTCATTTACATCTCGTTTATCAATGCTCCAATTAAGTTTATATTGGAACAAAGTTAAAAAAGCGTAATCTACTGCTTCAAGAATCGACTTTGATTGACAAAAAAATTCTATTGAAATTGTATTTTCTGAAACGCTTACGCTTCCATCAGTATCAAGAAAACCTGCTAAAAAATTTAACAAAGACTCACGATTCCATTTTTTAACGACATCTAAATCTACAATTTTTCCCCACGGATATTTTCCGATACCATAAGCATGAGACTCTTCAACATCTCCACAAGGTATTTTAATTATTTTTCTTACAATATTTGCATACTGATTCCCCTCTCTTTTACAAAAAGTTGAAGGTGTTTTTTCAGTTTTTTTGTCGTTTATTTCATCTATAGTCAACCATTTGTGATTAAATGTACAAGTTTGAATAACTTCTGTACCTGAAGTTAAATCAACAACTTCTTGAATACCTTGATCGGCTACATTCAAAACTTTAGTAGGGCTTACTGAACCATCTGCATTGTATCCATAAACTGTGTCGCCTGCTTTAATTTTTTCAATTTCTACAGGACCTTTGGGAGTTAAAATAAGCGTTCCTTCTTTGAGGCATTTTCCTCCCCTTCGACCAGCCACTAAAACTAATTCGTTTCTTAACTTACTTCCAACTTCTTTTATGTTTGTTCTTCCTTCGTTATAAAGGAAGTGAAGATATTCTTGTTCTGTGAATCTGTATTTTTCTTCTTCGTTCAAGAAGTCTCGAACGATAATTGATTTTTCTTTATTATCAAGTTCAAGATTGTAGTAACACTTCATTACTAATTTTTGAACAGGTCTTAAAGTTGTGTTACCTGTCTTGAGGTTCATATTTAAACCCCAAGGAGCCTCACAAAAAGTAATAATGTCTGCAACTCTTCCATCATCATTTTGCTGGATGAAAGAACCTGCTAAATTTGCAATGCTCATTCTTCCTCTACTTTTGACATAACTTTTTCAGCGTTTTCTTCAAAATCAACTAAATTCTTTTGCAGGTTAGACCAAAAAAGTTCTTTTTGCTCTGGAAGTATTGATTCAGTTTGATCTATGGATGTTTTGATGACTGTCATAAAATATTTGAAGACTGCTTGCATCCTCTTGCCCTTCAAATTAATAACATCGTTTTTTGCAAGCTCCCTCTTAGTAACAAGAAGATCACCAATTGTTTTCAGAATTTGTGCTCTAGCTTTTGAAACTTTAGTGTTCTCTCCAGCTAAAGCGAAAAGGCTTTCACTGAAATTACGATCAAATTTTAAACTGGCTGATTCTTCGGCTATCTCTTCAATCACTTTATCTAGCAAAGCAAAGCTGTTGGAACCTTCACGTATCATCTTTAAAAGATTATCCTCCACGATAAAGTTAGTTTTTTCGCTTTTGTATTTATCAGCATCAATTTTTTGTGAAGGGGAAGGTACTGAGCCGTGTATTGTTGTAGGTATAATAGGTTGACTGTAGCTTGAAGTATAAGAGGAGTTTTTAGAGACTTCTTGCTCGATCAGAGCTTCAGCCTTTCTTTTTAAATCATCATCATTTTCGATATTATCTAAATCTATTTCTTTATATTTTTTATCGTTTGACATAAGACTCCTAAACCAAAGCTACAATAGTACATAGTCTATTGTAGCTTCGAGAGTCAGATTTATAAGTATTTTGATATGCTCTGATCGAAATCAGTTGATTCCATTTCAACTTCTAATGATTTATCTAATCTAACCTTAACCTTTGCGTCTTCTGTTTTAACAGTTTCGACTAAAGATGTAGCTGATTTCTTAAAACCTTCGGCAGGCACGGGCTTGGAGCTTTTTACTTCTCTTTCCTTTTTAATCTTAGGTTGAATCTTTTTATCAGAATTATTATACGATGGGTCAAAACCATTAATATCAATTTCTCTTTCCATATCAAAAGTTTCTACATGGGAAGCAGTTTTGACTTTCTCTGTTTTGAGAAAAGCTTTTTTCGTGACAGCTAGAGGGTTAGACTTCAAATCAGACGGATTGAAAGAGAAACCTTTTAAATTGTTTTCCCAATATTTCATAGGGATTTCTTTTAAAGAAGATATGATTTTTTTACCCAAGAATTTTTCATCAAGATCAGTATATTTTCTTTTGTTATCAGATAAAACAAAAGGAACTTTACTTGCATTTCTGACAATAAAATTTTTAGCTTCTGCTAAAGAATTAAAAGCGGATAATTCAATAAAAACTCGACCTAAACTTCCTACAAATCCTGCATATTTAGAAAAAACTTCAGGATATTTTTTATACTCAGAAGAATATTTAGTCGTTACATAATTTTTAAAAATACTTGCTTCAATTCCCGAAGCGAGTTTCAAAGATAAATCTTTTGAAATATCTATCTTTTCTTTATTTTCAAAATTATATGTTGCTGATTTTGTAGTAGCTGTACGCTTAGATTCATTGTGGTAAACAACAGATGAAGCTTCTTTTTTAACACTGTTGATAGACATTAAAGCGTTTTTTAACTCTTCTTTAGAAGTTATTTGCTTTGATGAAGCGACTTTATTTGCGACTACGAGATGATTTTTATAATGGTTAAATGTTTTTTCAGTATAAGGAATTTCTTCTACTAAGGCTTTTTTGTAAAGTCTGCAAACCCCACCTTGGTTATAAGAGCATCCACCGCAAGAAGCCATCTTTTTGGCATAGATAGCAAGTTTACTAGAATTTTTTTGATTGAGTATATTAGACCCATTAACACAACTTTTTGCATTATCTCCAAATGCTGAAGGTTCAATATACACCGTTCCTAATAAAGGAAACTCTTCTGCGATTTTAGTTAGTTCATGATAAGCAGAAACCTTAATAGACACAGGTAAGTTATCAATCACAGACTCTTTAACATGTTTTAAAGATTTTCCTAACATAAGTTGTTTTTTAACTTCGTTGGAAACCTTTTCAATGTTAGCTTCTTTGGTTTTCAAAAAATCTTTATGTAAAGGTTGAGGCATTTCTTGAAAAGCTAATTCAGGAAGTTTATTGTAGCTTGGGTAATCGCTAAAAGGTGCGTTCACCTTATCATTAGCATCCAACCATTCATGGTCTGCTACAGCGTCGTTAAAAAAATTGTCGATTGTGTTTTTTGACATATACTTTTATCCTTAAATTATATCGCCTTCAAAAAGTCTGCTAATAACTATGTTTCCATTATCATCTGTTTCCATAGCCCAAAGGTCTTTATCGCTTTTATGAACCAAAAGGTTTTCACCTATTTTTGTGAAATTTTCTAAATCAGCAACTTTAACTATTTTAGATACTTTCTTCATTGAAGCTTTTTTATTTTTATTGAATAGGTTATCGAGATTTTCTACCTCGCCCCACACGAATGTATCAAAAAAACTCATTTTCGCTCCCCTATTAATGTCCAAGTCTTTGTTAATTTCTCCATCATAAGGGGTTTGAAAATCTCCCTCACCCCACGAAGGATTCTCAGGTCTATTTTGCTCATATTTATTTGGATATACAAATAATTTACGGTTATGTAATTCATCTGAATCTCCAACAGTAGGCTCTAAATAACCATCATCTATGTTAGGATATTGGTTAGTTTCTCCTGACTGATAATAAAATAAATTCCGTGAAGGATAAAATTCAGCGAATTTTGAAGATATTTTTTCCGCCACGTTATCTAAATATTTATAATCATTTTTTATATCATTGAAATATTTATCGTATTTATAAGGATTTATTAGTGAATCACTATACAAACGTGCCCATTGCTTCAAAGCCTTCCAAATTAACTTCTTTACTTTGATGTCAGTTTCTATTTGATACATTTTTCTCAAATACTTTGGATGTATTTTAAGAAAAGGGTTTGCCAGTGAGTCGCCCGGTAGAACGCTATGAGTGTTTCTATCTTCACCGGGCATACGGAATCTTTGAAATTGCGTATAGGTCTTGCCTGTTTGCCAATCAAACGCTCTATTTGGAGAAGATGGGTCAGTGTCAGACCTTTTTTTAAGGCTTATTTTCATAATAAAAATATTAATTATTAGACAATTACTTCGATTTTTTAGCCTTCTTTACATTCTTCAAACGAATATCTTTGTAGTCCTTATTCTTATGTGCCCACTTAGGAAGACTAATTTCATGCAGAATATTGAAATTTTTTGATATTTGGTGAAAAGCTTCAAAGTATATTTTTAATTTTTCACATGTTTCTGATTTATCTTCAAGTATCTTTAAAGACTTCATAAAGCGGTGTCTGACTCTTGATTGGGTCATTCCGACAACTTCCGCAACTTGGCTTTGACATGTAGTTTTATAAAGCTCCCACATGATAATTAAATCAACTTCTTCTTCAATTATGTTTTTTAGGTCTTCAAATAGTTCAGATCGAGAAAATTTAGGAATAGAAATAAGAAATTTAAGTCTTTCACGGGCACGAGCGATTCGGTGAGATACTCCGCCTTGGGATAAATTTAAAATTTTTGCTATCTCTTTTTGATCTTTTTTAAGTATGTAATACATCAAAATCAAATCAGCTTCTTTTTTCGGTAGCATTGCCAAGTAAGGTTTTACATCATCAAGAGAATACTTACTTTGACCAAAGTACATTAACCTGTCATCATTGCTAAATCGTGCTTCTAATTCATTAGAATCAATAGCTTGAACAAATATTGAACCCATCAATACCCCTTAAAAAAATGTCGGAACATCTGAATTGTCTTCCATATCCTCTTCCACAAGAACACTCATAAAAGGAGCAGATATTGTGATATTCCGGCTTTTTAAACTTGTAATTTTAATGATGCACATTTTTTCTTTTTTAATTACTCTTGTAACTTTGCCTGTTAAATTCTTATAAAGACCATCCAAAAGCCTAACAGTTTGACCAACTTTTATTTGTGATGCTTGTTCAATTAAATTTTCAAACTTTTCTTTAAGTGAGTCTATTTGAGAATTTGGGATTATTTCAGGTTCATTTGTCATAGGATTACAAACCACCCCTTCAAAATACTTAGTTTCTTTTAACTTGTGGTAAGGCAATCCTTTTGCATGACGTATAAAGAAGTAACCGCTAAAAAGAGAAACATTTTTTTCAAAAAATTCTTCATTTTCATAGTAAATGGGAACGAATATTTCTAAATTTGGGTCGCCCAGACTTCTTTTGATGAGATCAACAAGTATTTGAACGTCTTTTTCCGTTTCTCCTCGCTGGGTTAGCTCTAGTGCTACCCAGTTAGATGTTTTTTCAAAAATTTTAATTTGTTTTTTAACTTGTTTCTTAGGAGGGGATTTAGACTTAGATTTTACGGAAGATGCTTTCTTTTTTACGGTAGGTTTAAATTTGTTTTTTCTTGCTATCATTTTTCGCCAACACTTTGTCTAAATACGCTTTAACATCTGAAACAGGAACAGGTTTATTTCCGATCTTGTTTGTAAGATATTGTTCGTTTTCGACAGCCCCTTTTGTACTTCCAAATGCGGTTTTAACATTTACACTTTTCAGTTTTTGGGTATCGTTCAATTTTTTAGGTTTTGCGTCAGACAACTTCATTATGTTGCTTATATCAAAACCGCTAAACGATGCCTCTTCAGGAGATATTATAGTTGTCGTTTCAATAGGTTTTTCAATATTTTTAGGTATATCGCCTATTTGTGTCGAATTTATTACTTGAATATCACGAATAATATGAACAGGGGTTCCATACTGTGCCGTGGTTTCGTCATTTAAAATTCTATTAAGTTCAAGAAGTAAGTGCTTTAGGTAGATCATATCAACATGTCTATCTACTTTTAACAGATATGAAGATACTCCTAAAAAATCAATTTTAAGAGAAAGGGCTTGTTCCAATAATTCAGAATCAACATAGTCATGTTTTAAATTAACCCCTTTTATTTTTGATTCTAGGATTAAACACTGTTCAACCAATTTTGAAAAAATAGTATCAATATCATATCTACTCGATAATTCATCCAAAGCGTATATAGCTTTAGGCAAATCTGTTTTTAAATATATCAACATTTCTAAAAATTTATTTTTGTCAGATATTTGGAAATAAACTTCAACGTCAGATTTATTAACACTACCTTTATAGTTTAGAAAATCTATTGCGTTTAGAGTATCTCTTATATGCGGAGCGGTAACATCACAGATTAGTTTCAACGCCTCTTCTTCAGCATTTATTTTTTCTTTCGCTGCAATGTTTTTTACGTATTCAAATAAATTTTCAGAGGAGACTGCTTGACTATGAATTCTCCAACAGCGAGATCGAACCGTGGATAACATTTTCTCAGGCTCATTTGTACAAAACATAAAAATATGATGCTCGTAACCTTCTTCTAATTGTTTTAATAAGGCGTTATAACCTGCTTTAGTTATGTTATGTGCTTCATCAATATTTGTAATTTTAAACTTTGAACCTACTGAAGAGTACCCTACTTGCTCTCTAAGATTTCTTATTGATTCAACATCGCCGTTTGAAGCTGCGTCTATCTCTGTATAATTAATATTTCTATCTTCTGAGAAATCAATACAGCTTTGACATTTGCAACAAGGCTCTAGTTCTTCAGTTAAATTGTGGCATAGTATAGCTTTAGCTGTTACACGAGAAGCTGAAGTTTTTCCACTACCGAAAGGACCTGTAAAGAGAAGAGGAGTAATTAAACCATTCTTGATGTACTCTTTTAGAATGATTACATTATCCTCTTGTCCGATTAAATCTGCAAATGTAGAAGGTCTATATTTCTTAGATAACAAGCTAACCTCTATCCTTGGCTATACATTGAAGTAACGTATTGGTAATTGTCAGTCCTATAAGTAATTTGACCCGAAGTTCCCTTACCTACAACATGAAATTCTACGTCTTCTTTATTTAAGCATGAAAGTAACTCAATAAGATACTCACAATTTAAAGAAAAAGTCATTTTTTCATTACTTCTGCTTTTTAAAGAATCTTTTGATTTTGAATTTTCAGTATAAGAAGTAATCTCTGTTACATCACCATTCACAATAAATTTAGATTTCAAATCATGCTTATCCGCCATTGCACGAGTGTATTTCAAAGCATCAATTAATTGCTTCCTGTTAAATCCTACAATTTTACTATCTTTTGGAGTAGCAAAAGCGTTTTCAGGATTAACGAATCTATCTTCTGGCATAGGAGTCATAATTTTTAAATCGCCAAAATCAGCAATCAATCTCGACTTGGTTGTAGCTAAACCTTTTAATGGGAATTCTAGTGATTCATCGACGATGAAAACAGGTAAAATTATTTTCATGCTGAGAGAATCAGAACTTTCAAATTTTTCAATCAGTCTGCTTGCTTTGTTTGGATTTACTGCCGAAAAAACTACCTTTTTTTGATCTCCTTCAGAAATGAATTCTGAAAGTAATCCTAAAAGTCTAGGTTTACTAATATCTCGACCAACAGTATGTGAAATTTTTGAAAACATTTTTGTTGTATCAAAAGGAAATTTTACTAAATTTTCCACAGGAGTAAACTCTGGAAATTCATCAGCTTCAACAGTTTTAAGCTCTGCTTCCCTGTTTCCGCATTTCATATAAACGATGCCTGCATTATAATTTAATTCAATCGGAGCTTCACCTGAAAGAGCCTCGACTGCCGTAATAAATTTATCTGCTACAATTCCAACCACCCCATCGGCATTTACAACAACAGTATCTTTAGTTTTCCAAAAATAAATGGTTTCTCCATTTGTGCCAAGAAGGCTCAAACTGTCTTCTTTAGCTTCTAGTTTGATAGCGTTACTGAACAAAGACTTTGATTCTTTATTCATACCTAGAACTTTTCTTACTGCTTTTAATCCATTTTTTAATTGTTTTTGACCTACAGAAATAATCATAAAGATTCTCCTAAGCTTTCTTTTATTTTTTGCGATGCCATATCAGATAAAGATTTCCAAAATTTTCTATTCTTATCATCATTATTTCTAATTTCTTCAAACTCTTTAACTAATTTTGTGAATTTGTCGGTAACTTCTTTAAATAATTTTGATCTTTCAAATGCAGCGGAATCTAAATTCTCGTGGACTATTTCAGGTTTTGTTAAAAACTTTTTAAATGCCCATGTTCCTCTAGTCAGAGTCATTTCATATTGCTGGTCATCATCACTATAACCAATATCTAAGCTATCAACCAATCTTCCGTGGTAAATTGAAAGATAAGATTCTAGTGATATATCGGTATCACCTTTAATTGAAACTTGTGCTGAATCATTCACAAATGTAATGTTTAAAGGAATCCAAAATTTATCTTTATTGATTTTTGTTTCATAGTAAACCCAAGTAAAGAAAGCATTTTGAAAATTATCTTTACTGCCTTTTACATCTGAGTTTTGAGTTTCTGGGCTTAAAGGTTGCCATCTAATAAGTTCCATCTCTGGAAATAGTTTAGTGCATTGAGAAACAAAGGCATCAATTAAAGCTTTGTTAGCAGTACCTACGTAGATAGTTTTAGTTTCAGTGTCCCATAAAATTTCTATTAGTTTTTCTAAAGGTTTTGCCCCAGCATAAAGATTTGCTAAAATGTTGTCTTTGAGAATCACCTTTTCATCTTTTTCAACTTTTCTTTTTGCTTGCTTTGCTTCAACTTTTAATTTTTTCAAACCTTCAGAATATTTCTTTTTGAATAAGGATTTAGATACGACCTTTTTATCGTGTCTCAACCCAAACGCAATAGTTTGATCTCCTTGAATAACTTCTTTATCAAACACATCATTAATTTTACAAAAACTAAAACATTCGGGAGCGGTACTCCCTTCAATATTTGGAGTAGTTGAACCTTCGATTGAAGACTTTAACGTATTAAGATCAGGAATATTTCCCTGAACCTGAATTACGGAAAAAGTAGCTGCTTTTTTTAATAAACCCATATAACCTCACATTTCTTTAAATCTTACATTTATCTGTCTTAAAAATTTTTCTCTTCCACTCTGTTTTAAAAATTGATTTGCATCTTTAGCGTTATCTATTCCTCTAATGTAAGGAAATTTTTTAACATTAAAACCGTAATTTTGTAAATCTTCAATAATAAACTTTTCTTCCCGTATTCCTCCCTTGTCCCAATCAAGACAAAGGAAAATATCCGTAACATATCTTTTCAAAAATAATTTTTGGCTTTGTGAAACTTTGTTTGTCATGAGACTTAAAACATTAGGTTTCCAAATACCTAATGTCATAGCATCAAAAGTTCCTTCAGTTAAAAAAACTGTTTCTGTTTCCCAAATTGATTGCAGAGATCGTTTATTTAAACCGTAAAAATGATACCTTGCATTTGGAACAAAATATTTGAAATGGTTCTTTTCTTTAATGCTTCTTAATTCAAAACCTACAGGAGTAAGTAAATCATCAAAAATAGGTAAAAATACAGACTTGTCAAAAAACGGTTGGATTTTATAGTTCTTTTTATCGGCAGGGTTCCATCTGTAGTAACCTACTTCATAAGGAATAATATCATCTATTTGTAAATTTCTTTGAGTATTGATGTAATCTATAAATTCAGAGTCATTTATATTTTCAGCGTGTTTTTTGAAGAATCCTATCATTAAAAAAGAATACAAATATATTTTCAAAAAATCTACGGTAAATTGTTTCTACCGTAAAATAGAAGTATCTAACATAGGAACTCCAAGCTTTGCCAGTTCCCCATTAATTCTATGCACAACATCGTTACGGATAATGTTTTCATCTATTTCTTCGCCAAAATGTTTTTTTAAAACATACCAATTCAATAAATCCTGTATAATATCTTTTTTTATTTCCCGTTCAAAATTGTCAGCTATTTCCGAAGCCTGCTTTGCATTATTTCGTTTCTTCAAATTTTTTACGATGTGGTTATAAAGTTTCAGATTTTCCCACAATTTTTTAAAATGTGATTCAAATTCTAACTGATTCATATAATAAGTGTATGAAAACAAACCAAGTATTTACGTGCGAAAATAAAGAATGTTCTCGATTCCTTTTTGAAGGGTTTCTCTTAGACGTTATTATAAACGGAGTAACCTATTCATTAAATTCTAATTTAAACCATTTTCAATATTTTTCTGAAAACAAATCAATAGATTTGGATTTAATTAACGGTAACTATATGTTCAAAGAAACCTTAGCAGGTATCTGCCCACACTGTTCTAAAAATTCCAAAATAATTACCGTAAATCTTAATTTAGAAACAAATAAAAAACAGTTGTATAAAGATTTGGATGAACTCGATAATTTAATATCGGATTTAATGGGAAAGTTTGAGGAAGGCAAATGAACCCGTTTGAAATCCTCGGCGTTTCTGAAAATGCTACACAGCAAGAAATTAAAAAAGCTTATCGAACCTTAGCTCTAAAATATCACCCAGACAAAAGCGGTGGAGATGAGGATAAATTTCGTGAGATACAATCAGCTTACGAACTCATAAACACTGAACAAAAAGTTAAGTCTTATAAAAACAGATCACATGGTAGTTTTGTTTGGGATTCCGACCTTGAAACTTACTTTAAAGACTTCTTTACAAATATGCAGGGAAGCGTCAGAAAGAAAACAGTACATATTAGTATTGTTCTTACTTTAGAAGAAGCATTTCAAGGTGTTACCAAAACTATTCAATATAAAATCAATGAAACTTGTCATTATTGTGGAGGAACAGGAGCTACAACTTTCGATAAAACAGGTCGAGCTATCTCTAGTTGTGATAGATGTTTCGGAGTAGGTTCAACGAGCACACACAAACAAACAAGTGTTTCTATACCACGTAGCGTTACTTCAGGAACAACATTAATCGCAGAAGAAAAAGATGTAATCGTTAATATTCAAGTCGCTCCTCATAGCATTTTTGAAATAAATGGAACAACCGTATATTCAACAGTAAATTTGCCTTTCATTAAAGTCTTTGACAATAGCACTATTACGGCTGATACTTTGCACGGCAAAATAGAAGTTCAAATACCTAGATGCGTACAACCTGAACAGATGTTACGGTTAAAAGGCAAGGGGTTATTTGATAACAGAAAAAATAGTTACGGAGATCATATAATAAAGATAAAAATAGAAATACCAAGACTCCCTGACGATATTTGCGAAAAAATAGTCTCGGTATTGCAAAACAAGGGATGAAAAATTGGCTGAAAAAAAGAAATCTAAAAGTATTCTTCCAAAAGAAGAACCTTTGTTCGTTAAATTTTTAAATTCTAAAATATCAGAAGAGTATGTTACAAATCTCTTAGAGAAGTTAGGTTCTGTTTTTAACGATGAGTCTGACAAAGTGTCCGTTAATGAACGAAAAGAAAGTTTCAAAGAACATCATTTAGAAGCTTTTAGACTTGTTCAAAAAAAGTTCAAAGATCATATAGATCACATCATGAACTTTAAAAAATTCGATAAGGATTTTGGGCAATGGGCTAATTTCTATTTATCTTCTTTAAGAGAGATTAAAGAAGAAGATAAAAAAGGTAATATACAGCGTTTCGTAAAAATTGGAGATGCTAACGGAGACTGGATAACTGGAATTATCTTGTACAACTTTAGCTTGTTCTGCAAATATTACGGTACAGACTTGTTAAAAAATTGCCAATCCTGTGGAAGTTATTTTACTATAAAAGGTAAGTACGCAAAATTTTGTAGTGACAGTTGTAAAAAATCGGAAAAACCAGAAAACGCAGTTGACTTGTAATTTTTTACAAAATGTTACGGTAACGAGAGGTTTTTATGAATGAGTTGATGGTATATTTAAAAACAACAGAAACATGTCAGTTAAACTGTGAGCATTGCTTCACCAGCGGCTCTCAAGGCAAAAAAGTATTTTTTAATCCAGATAAAACTATTAGTTTTTTCAAGAGATTAAAAGAAGTCGTTCCTAATTTTAAAAAAGGTGGACACATATCCTTTCACGGAGGAGAGCCTATGCTTGCTCCTATTGAAGATATGCTAAAAGTTTACAGAGAGGTAAGCCCTCTTTGGGATGAGGTTTGGTGGGGTATTCAAACCAACCTAACCTACAGACTGGATGATGCTAAAATTGCTTTTTTCGATGAGGTGTTAAAAAGAAACAGCTTTGGAACTTCATGGGATTATAAAATCAGATTTCCGAATAGAAAGGCTGAAGAACTGTGGGAGAATAATGTCCGAACTCTTGTTAAGCTTGGATACCCTGTTACAGTTATGGTTTCACTTACTTCTAAAACTCTTGAATTAGAGCCAAAACAAATCATAGAAAAAATGATTGATTTAGGAGTCACTTATCTTAATTTTGAAAGAATGACTCCAAATGGTAACGCTAGAAGTAATAATGATCTAGCCGCAGGAAACAAAAATTTACAAGACTATTTTCTAAAGATGTGGGAACAGACGATAGAGAATAAATATCATGAAAAAATTCAAAATTTATTTTTCAATTCTATCCTCTCACCTTTAGTTCACAGTACCCACAGCGGATGTCGGTGCAGAACATGTGAGCAAAAAATATTCACACTCAATGCTGACGGAACTGTTGGAGGGTGTCCAAATTCTGCGGTCGAAAAACCTTATGGATACATAGACTATCCAATTCTGGAAATCATGTATTCAAAAGGAAGAATGAAGGAAATTGCTTGTGAAGCAGTTAGAAATCCGGGCTGTTATGGATGCGATGTTTTCGATATTTGTAATGGGGATTGTCACCAACTAGCTTGGGATGGAGATGTTTGCCCTGCTCCTAAAACTTTAATGCAAAAGCTTAAATATAATAAAGAATTTCCTTATGGAGATGCAACCCTTATGAGAACTGTTTTAAACGGTTTCATCGGGCAAGAGTAGGAGTTTTTAATGGCTATTCAAGGAACGATTATTACCAAAGCAGGTATAATCAACGATGTTAATAATGATATAGTTACACCCAAAAATAGTAGAGTTGTTTGGTGGACAGATTCTTCCATCGAACCTAATTGTGGTACTTTGGACACACAATTAACTCCCATGGGCGAAAGTAATCTGAGTTCGGTTTTAACGGCTAATGAAGTAATTACGCAAATTAGAAATTTTGCCAAAGAATCAACTAGAATCAGACAGCTAGAGTCGGGAAGATACAATCCTTCGTGTGGAAACTACTCAGTATATAATGGTATCCGTGTTGCTGCTTTAACAAGTGCTTACTATGTTTCCGCTTTAACTTCTCAAATAGATACAACGCCCGGACCTCAAGGGGTAGTATCAGCTACAGCTTTGAATAACTTTGTTACTACTTTAAAGAATATCGCTGACCTTTCAGAAGGTGCGGCTTACAGAGTCGCTTGTATAACACAAGATGGGTGTCACTGTTCATGTCATAGCTCATGCCACAGTTCATGCCACAGTTCATGCCATAGCAGTAGAGCTAGGAGATAAAATGGAAACAAATGTAGAATTTATTGAAAGACGTGTAACAATTCCTTTAAGTGTTGATCTCATGAAAGAAGTTTTCATGAATAGAGAAAAAATTAAATACACTGTGGATTATGCAAATAGTTCAATAAAAGGAGATCAGCTTTTAACATATCTAGCAAACCTAGAGTTAAATCCAGATTTTGATTTATCAGAAACATCGACAGTTGAAAAACACGATTTTATAGCAGCTTTTATGAAACTAAGAGCTTTCAACGCATCTATACCTCTTTCACAAACAATTGCACACATAATGCTTTTTTATAAAGAGGTAGATCATATTAGTGTCATCGAAAAGAGTGTTTTATCCAATGAAGAAATACCTGAATTTATTGCCAAATATCCTGAAGTGGTGGAGAAGTGGGCAACTTTTTTAGATTCTATTTTGCTTTTGTATGTCCGAGCCTTCGACCCTCAAATATCATTGGATGAATTTGAAGAAGTAAATGATGCTATGTATATCACAGTTAATGTACTGAATGTAATCCAAATTGAAGGATTCATTGAGGCGTTTGTAAGTAAGCCTAGTAAACACCCTTTGAAATGGTTCAAGATGCAGTTTGAGGAAGGGGCTTTTAAAGGATTAATGCTCACTCATTATATTTTAAATTCAAAAAACCCTTTATGTTTAGGTATAGACGCTTTAGCAAATGGGGATATTACTCCTGATATGATTGCTAAAGTGAGCCAAGAGCTTTCGTTAATTGAACAAAAAATTGATGAAGCTGTGGTATCCGAAGGTATTGTTTGATTTTTGTTGATGAAGAAAATTACGAATATCGAATAGGTATTTGTAGAGCTTGTCCAGAATTAAAGCAACCGTTAAAGATGGATGTTTGCGGAAAGTGTGGCTGTTTCATGGTTGTAAAAGCCAGACTTAAAAATAGCGAATGTCCCATTGGTAAGTGGGGAAAATATTTAGATGAAGAAAAAAATTCCAATAGTGACAGAAGGACCTAAAACTTATCAAGAGTTTAAGGAATCAAAACTTCAAAGTCCTGTTGATGAAAATTACATAAAGTCTTTATTACGAACTAAAGTTCCTTCTGAAGCAGAAGTAGAAGTAAGTCTTTTTCAAGCTTGCAATTTACGTTGTGCTTTTTGCTGGCAAGATCACGATGATACCACAGGTCTTGAAGAAATTATTGAAAAAGCTGAACCTATCAATCAATTTATCAGTGATAATTCTTGCACTCGTTTTAATATCTGTCTAATGGGCGGAGAAATTTTTCAAGATGGAAGAAACAAATTTGATGACTATTTTGAATTGATAAAAAAAGTTGATTCACATGCTAAAACACTAAATAAACAAGCCAATATTGTTTTAGTTACAAATTGTCTTTTTACTGAAGTAGAAAAAGTTGAAGAGTTTTTAAATAAATTAGAAAATAATAATATAGAATTTTGCATTACAACCTCTCTTGATTTTCATGGTCGAGCAGTAGCTCATCACGTTAATACCTTATGGCATAAAAACATAATAAAATTTAAAAAGCATATAGGAACTATTAATTTAGTTTTGACCAAACCTACTATCGAAAAGTTTTTAAATTCTGATACAAGTTACTTTAAATACTTGTATGATGAAGGTTTTCCTATAAGTTTCGATTATTACACCCCTGAAACTAACGCTCAATTGCTAGTACCTTCAGACAAAGACATTTTGGATTTCTTGCTTAAAGTTATTAATGAATTTCCAGAAATTCAGCCAATAAAACAGTGGATTGAAAATGATGTAAACCAGATGACCTGTATGAGTTTGAACAAAATTACGATTCTTCCTAACGGTAGAATTTTAACTTGCAGACAACTCCAATACAACCCTAGCGAATTTGAACATAAAATCAATTATGAAAGTAATGCCAATATTATCGAATCTTTTGTTACAAAAAAAGAGTGTTTAAGTTGTGAGTTTTTTGGAAGATGTGGATTTTCTTGTTTTGTGATGGAAGATCATGTTTATTTTGCAGAAAGAAAACAACTGTCAGAATGTCTTTATAAAATAATGTTTAGGGAGATAGATAAAAAGTGGACTTAATTATTAAACCTACAGAAGTTTGTAATTTTGCCTGTACTTTCTGTAGCTCTACCAACATTTCAGAAGATAAAAAACAAATACTGCCAATGCAATATATTGTGGATTTCTTAAAAAGATTTCCAGATACCAGAACAATTATTGTGAACGGAGGCGACCCTCTTGTAATCCACCCTGATTATTATTGGGAGCTAGTGAAACATTTAGATGATAACAAATATCCAGCTATAGTTTCTTTCACTACAAATTTATGGGATTTTTATAAGTACCCTGATAAATGGACAAAACTTTTTAAAAGGCAAGACAGGGTAAGCGTAGCCACATCTTTTAACTATGGAAACACTAGACGTATAACAAAAAACAAAGTTTTCACAGAGGATATTTTTTGGAAAGTGTCTGATTTATTTCTTGAAAAAGTTGGATACCGCCCCGGATTTATATCTGTAATCACAGAAGAAAACGAAGATACTGCAATAGATAATGTGAGATTAGCTAAGAAAATGGGAGTTGAGTGTAAGCTTAACTATGCCATGGCTTCAGGCGACCAATCAAAACCTTTTCTTTTAGGAAAAATATACAAAATATATCTTGATGTATATAAGGAAGGTTTGGCTCCTTGGGAATACAACACAAAACAAATGACTGTCAGAATTAAAAAAATGGGAACGACTTGCCCTCTCGCAAGAGAGTGTGACAGTCATATTCGATGTCTTCAGCCTAATGGGGCTTATCACTCTTGCGGAGCTTTTGGAGATGATGATTTTGAAGATGAAGGAAAGTATAGAATTGATTTCGATCAAGAAGTAAAACAAGGTAATTTCTTTACCCCTTTGAAGCAACATTATGAATTACAAAGGATGAAAGATGAATGTCTTACTTGTCCAATGTTTGATATTTGCAATGGCTGTCACAAAACTATTAAAGATTACAAAAAGCTTGGTTTGGTAGAGGAACATTGTAAAATAATGAAAGGTAACGCAGATGATATTCTTAAACTTGTGGCTGTAAAACAAGACTTAGAATCACAGTTATCATCGGCTAAAGACGATGTTAAAGAGCACTTTAAAGAATATTTTAAAGATATTGGACAGTCATGAATGTGTCTCTTAATCCGACATATCTTTGCAATCTTAGATGCCCCTTTTGTTATCTAGGTGATAAATTAAGTGACCCAAAAACAACTGATCTAAAAGATATTGATTTGCGTTTAAAACAAATTTCACAATATGAAAAAATAGAACATATAGACTTGTACGGAGGAGAAATACAGTTACTTTCTAAAGAATACTTGGATGAACTTTTCTTAATAATTAAAAAGTATTATGGCGGAAAAATAAACATCATAACTAATCTTACCAAAATTACAGATGTGTTAATGAGAGAAGACGTTGATGTTTCAGTATCCTTTGATTTTGAATGTAGATCAGGGTTTAAAAATACTTTAAGCAATATGCTTTCTCTTAACAAGCATATTGCTGTATTGATGTTGGCTTCTCCATGCCTCATAAATATTGATGTTGATTATATGATTCAAACATTAAACAGTATCTCAAATGTAAAGTCTGTAGAAATTAAGCCGTATAGCACAAATCAATACAATAGCTTAAATGTTACTTTTAAAGACTTTGAAGAATTTATTAAAAAGTTTTTGAATAACAAAGTACAATTAAAGTCTGTATTCGTTAATGAGTTCAACATAGTTGAGAGTATAAAAAAAGAACGAAACGCTTTTTCTGACAATCACGTTTACATCACACCTTCAGGAAAATTTGGCATTTTAGATTTTGATAGTGATGATAGAGAACATTTTGTTGAAATGGAAAATATAGAAGAATATTTTACATGGAGAGAAAATGAAAAAATAAAAGTTAAACAGAACAAAATATGCAGTAAATGTGATTATTTTGGAACATGCCTAACAGAACATTATAGAGATGTTAAAAGTTTAGAAAATTCTTGCAACGGGTTTAAATTTTTATTGGAGTGGTATGAAAGAACACAAATTACGACAGAAAGTTTATCATCAAACCCAGCCCATAACAGACTCAATTTATGACATATCAAAAGAGGAAATTTACCTAGTCAAAGATTTCTACACATTCCAAGAAATAGTAGAAGATATTGAAAAGCACTTCAAAGAAGAAGTCACTTTTCTTCAATATCCTGCAAAATCTTTTATGGTAGCTATTGTTTACGCATCCCTTATATCAAAATACTTTGGTCTTGATTATTATGAAAACTTATCAGACTCGGAATTGCTATTTGGAAATGACCCTTATTTTGTTCCTTACTCTGAAGATAGCAAATCTCTATATGATGAAGTTTTAATAAGAGTGTTTCCTGTACTTGTAAACGTAATTAATGACTCTTACTTTTTACCATCGCAAGTAAAGTCAACAGTTGATTACTTTAAAAAAGAAATGTTTATAGGTAAGGAACTAAATGAAGTTTTATCAATATTGTAAAAGGAAAAAATGGATAGGAAAAAAAGATGGTCTAAATTAGCTGATTTTGTGACCAATTTTGTAGGCTCTTGGAAGTTTGTAATATTTCAAACGCTATTCATTATTGCTTGGGTGTTTTTTAACTATTTTGGAATATTAAGATTAGACCCTTACCCATTTTTATTTTTAACTTTATTTTTATCATTTCAAGCTGCTTATACAGCCCCATTTATTCTAATGTCTCAAAAGAAGCTAGGAGAACAAGATAGGATATTGGCTAAGTACAATTATGAAGTAAGCAAAATGTCCAATGACGAGATTAAAGTTTTACTCAATCGAATGGAATCACAAAACAAAATGATTTTAAAATTAATTATACATTTAGGCATACATGACAAAGAATCAGATAATACTCAATGACTCTATTGATCTTAATGATTTCTTTAATAAAGGTTACGCTGTATCCAAAATTAATGTAGATATAGCTGACAATTTACTTAAAAAAATACGTAATCAAAAATTCAATTATCCTTCAGTTATAAGTTCTGACGAGCATCCTGTTTATCACACAGACACAGGACTTTTTTATTGTGAGTGTGTAACACCTTTTACTGTTCCAGAAGGGGAAAATTTGAGTTCACCTCAAATGGGCATGGGTTTCGTAGAAGATGATAAACCTTATTTTAATGATTTCTGGAGTAATTTATCTAAAGAGAATTATTTCAAACCTCTAACTCAACACTTCGGAGATTTTTCACAGCTATCAAAACAAATGATGAAATATAGTAAAAATGATGGTCTAAGCTGGCATTATGATTTTAGAGATGCTTCATTTTTAATCAACATGATATATCTCACAGAAGAAACATTCACAGAAAGCGATGGAGGTTACGTTGAGTTTGGGGTTTGTGAATACACGGGAGAAATTGAAAAAGAGAAAGTTATACCTACTGGAAAAATTTTGCCTAATCATGGTGTAATGGTCACAGCTAATAATTTAAACCCTAATTTTGTTCATCGTGTACCACCGTTAAAAACAAATAAAAAAAGATTTTCTTTGATATGCCAGTTTGGTTATTCAGCAAATGTTCTTTATTCATTGAAAGCTAAAAACTGGAGCATGATCTGAAACTACAAATAAAAGATAATTTTGATATTCATAAATTCTTTAAAGACGGTTACACCGTAACAAGAATTGATCTCGAAGTAGCTGATTATTTTTTAGAACAAGTACGAAGTCAAATTTACGTTACAGGAGATGGTTACTATTCTTCCGCTGGATATGATGCTCCTTTAATTTCAAAGTGGGAGGCTTCACACACATTGACATCCTATAATGAAGAAGCTCCAAAAATTTTTAAAGATTTTTGGGAAGGCTTATCTAATTCAAAATATTTTAAATGGTTTACTGATTGTTTCGGACCCTTTTCTCAAGGTAGTCCAATGATAAATAATTATGCAAAAAATTCAGGTATGGTATGGCACTCCGACAGTTACGATTCAACTTTTATGACAAATATTTTATATTTAACTAAAGACGTTTTTTATGAAACAGACGGAGGGTATTTAGGAATAGGGAAAGCTAAGTTAAATAAATACGGTGGAATAGATGAAAAAACAGTGGAAGAGATTGATAAAATTTTACCAAATCACGGCGTAATGGTTACTGTAAATAATCTTGATTTTACTAAACTTCATAGAGTCGAAGAACTAAAAGTTAAAAAAGAAAGGTATAGTTTACTTTGCCATTTGGGATATGTGGAACACACTTTGACGAAAAATAGGCTTAAAGAAATAAGGAGAGGGGATTCTATCCCCTCTCTAAATTAAAGACTGTTTATATCTTCTTCATCTTCGCTTTCAGCACCTTCTATAAAAAAATCCATTTCTTTCAACTCGTTTGAAAAATGATTTTCCATATCTTTTAATATTACTGGAATCATCTTAACAAAATTAAATCGGCTTTGAATTTTTTGTCCAAGTATAGGAGAATAGTCATCGTTACCATCAGAAGATGTTAAGAATATTTTTCCATCCCATTTGACCCAAAAATCAATGTCGCATCCAAGTTCTTCTACATAGTGAGTAAAAACTAATTCCACAGGAGGAATCTCATTTGATTTTAATTTTTGCGTAATGTTTTTAATAAAAAGAGAGCTTTGATCTCCTAACTGAGATTTTTTATTATCTAAATTACGTACAGTGTTTATAACGCTATTCAATAGCACGTTTGTTTCATGAGCAATCATAAATTCTTTCTCCATAAAATTGTAATTTGTAAGTTTTTGTACACAGATGCAATCAAGCCTTTGGTTCATTCAAGTTAATAAGACCAATCAAGTTCTTATTGTTTCAATTAAATTAAATTTAGAATAATCTGTCAAATTCTAATACTTGCAAAACATTGTTTGAATAAACCGTATAATACCTTCTAAAATAATTTAAAAGGGGGGAAGTTATGGCGGAAAAACAGCATACACAAAAGAAACATGCTTTACGACGAGCTAAAGAAAGATATGATTTCGTCATTAATGACTCTCTATATGACCAATTCTGTGCTTGGATTCGAGATGGAAAAAGCAGACTCATAAAAAAACAGACTCATAGAGTTAGCGTTCACGAGATTAAACACAATGGAAATAAAATCATAGCAGTTTATGACAAACAGCGTAAATCAATAGCCACATTCCTCCCTCCAGAACTTAAAGACCACGAGATAGTTTTCAAAGGTTCTTGATATTACGTTGCGAGTTTACTTTCCGTAAAATATGACATACTAAGTCCTTGGATTGCTTTCACAAATGTAATACCGTAATAGCAACAACGGAGGTAAGTATGGAAACAACTCAAGACATTATGCCCGGAATCAATAATAACCCTTTAGAAGTAACTCTTGATAGTAAAGGCGTTGTTGAGAAAACTTACGGCAGAATTCATGCACACCTTCCTGAAGTGGTTGAACTTGTTAATTTAATTCTTACTAATTTCCCTAATTCAGACATTAACAATTGGGAAATGATTGGATTGACCAAAGCAGATAATATTACTTATTTTGAAGACACTGTTGCGTTAGTTTATAAAGGTGTTCCGTCGTTAAACATAATAAAAGAATTTACGGAGACACATAACGAAAATTCAAAATTCTCTGACTTCTACATGATTAAATATCAGCTAGAATCTAAAACTAAAGTTTTAAAAGTTTATGATGAGTGTTTTGGAATATATCAACTACCTAAAATGCCTGAAGGTGTAGCTATTCAAACGAATCAAGGTATTGGTGTGCATTTTGGAAGTCAAAAGCATGAAAACTTTAGAGACTTTTATTTCGTCACAACAAGAACTGACACGGTAGAAAAATACGCTTTATCCAACATTCTACCGTTCCCAGAAAACGACGATAATGATGCTTGGAAAACCGAACCTTACCAATATGGTTGGGGCATAACTTTTGATGCAAAAACTCTTAAACCGATAAAATTAAAAAGATACTTTTTTCCACACGACCCAAGTTTAAAAAAACCATTGGATAAATAATGTTACACTATTTTTTTGAAAGTTTTTTAATTAAGAAATACATAAGTGTCGGTGAAGACTTTGGCGATGCTATCAGCTATTCTTTTATGGGTGAGATTGTAGGATTTGATTCTCTTGAAAAGAAGTTTAAAAAATTAGAGAAAAAAATAATTGAAAAGGGATACATCCCATACTCCATTGAAGATTTTGTCAAAGCTGGAGGATATGGACATCCACTACCTGAACTAAAGAAATACCCTAAGTACAATAAATCGCAAGTTTTAAAAATAATTGATACAAATGACAAAGCTATTAGCTACTCAAAAGAGATGCAAACTTCAGATGATGCTATAATAAACCAACTAAGGTGATATTTATGTTTTTAGAAGGCTTTATAGCAGGTTTCGGGTTAAGTTTTTTAATTTTGGTTTCCTTTTACATAAACTACAAAATAAAACGTAAGAAAGAATTAGAACTTCAAAAGAAAAAAGACCGAATTTTATCTGAAGCCTTACACGTTTATTCTATCTACAAAGAAATATCTAAACCAAAAATTGAAACTTACGACTCAGAGTTTGAAGGTTATTTCCACGATAAAAAAGATCAAGAAAACTCTCTATGAAGTGGAAAGAAAAACTAGAGTTCGATCAGACTTTGTTTTCTTTAGGAGACTGGTTAGTAGGAATAGATGAAGTAGGATGGGGTTCTTTCGCAGGCAGTATCGTTCTAGGATGTGTAGCTATCCATCGAAGTTTTTACGAGGAACTCCCAGATATAATAAGTAAAAACAATAATTTACAGAAAGTAGATGATAGTAAAAAAGTTTCAGAGAAAAATAGAAAAAATGTCTCTGATAGTATCAAAGAATTAGAAAACGATAGATTTTTAGTATCTATTGGGGAAGCAGAGCCAGAACTTATTAATTCAAAAGGAATGATAAGTTCTTATAAATTCGCATTTGAATCAGCCTTATCAAAAATATTATCCAACGATTCAATAAACCAAGACTTATATAAGATTGTTTTAGATGGTAGCAGGAAAGTTCAAAATACTATCTATGAGCACGAAACTATAATAAAAGGTGATGCAAAATCCTATCTTTTAGGATGTGCCTCAACTGTTGCAAAAGTTTATAGAGATAGTTTAATTGTTGAACAATCGAGTATTTATCCTCAGTACGGATGGGATAAAAACAAAGGCTACGGTACTGAAGATCACAGGCAAGCCATAAAAAAATATGGTTCCTGCCCTCTCCACAGAACCTTGTTCATTAAGTGACTAATTGATTAATTTTGCACAGAAATATAGTCCTTTATATCAAGGTTTGAGGTATGAACTGGAATAAAATTGCGAAAAAAATTGCTATAGCGGAAATTAATTTTTTAAAGTTTTCGTTTAATGATGAGCGTATAAAATCTAAAAATTTACCTAATGAGGTAAAGAGAATTTTAAAAAATAATAGATTCAGTAAAAGAGAAATCAAACTAGAAATATCAAATTCTATCCAAGCTTACGCAAACCAACACGCTCCTCAATACGATAACTTTGATTACAGCTACCAAGTAATAGTGAACATCAAGAATGGTCAAATCACTGATATACAAAAGGGCTTAGAAGGGAATCAAACCAAAGAGCACACTTTAAATGACAATGAAGTAGCTATTTCTGGAGACAGAGTTAGCGGATACGCTACTTTAAAATGTAACTTTGATACGTTTGAACAAAACTTTTTATGAAATTAAAACATCTCAAAAAATTAGCAAATATTCTTCAAAAGTTTTCGAGTTTAGGTCTTTATGATTTTAAACATTTGAAAGATTCTTATTCTACGGGTGAGATTCATATTTCAGAAGAAGATAAATCATCAAAACAAAAATCCGTCCAAAAATTACAAGAGTTGGGTTACATCAAGCATACAGAAGATAACAAATATTCGATCACTTCTGAAGGAAGAAAAAAATTGGAAGATATGTTAGCTTCAGGTGAATATAGAAATCCTAAAACTAACAAGAAAAGAATAATATAAAGGAAAAGCCATGGCTTCTTTAAACACTTTAAAAAAATTAGAATCATACCTATCAGGCATAGTTTCAAAAATTGCAGGAGCTTTAAAAAGTGAAAAGTGGGTGAACCACGAATTTGAAAGCTCTAGTTCAAAAACTCCAGAGTTCAAACAATTCGCTAGAGACTTTTTAAGTGATATTAAAAAACTCTGCGAAGGTTATGAAATTGTAAATAAGAATGTAGGTCACTTCTATGTCAGTGGATTTTTAAAGAAAGACGACAAGTTTGTTTACTTCTCTGTTTCAGATGTTCGCCATTTTCCAAATGAGTGGTTCAATCACATTTTAATCAGAACCGCAAAAAATGAAAAAGACTATACAGGCGGAACTAATACCTACACTAAACTTCAAAATATTAAAAATGCTGTAGATAATTTGATGAACAGTTCAAAAGCTGCGAATGTTGACATGGGTCAATACGACGCTATTAAAAAAGATAAACCTAAATCTTCTCCTTTTGATACAGAACATCACTCAGTAAGCTATGAAAGAAAAGGCTCGGAAGGTTTCGTTGTAGGATACCATTATCCAAATGGACAATCTGGAAAAAGAAAAGAGATGTACAGGGTAGAAATGTCACAAAAAGATTATGAAAAGAAATTAAAATCAATTATTAGCAGATACGGTTCAAATGTAGATGGAGCCGAACAAGCTTTTAAAGCTTTCAAACCTTAAAGATATGAAAATAGTTAATACTCTTTTAAAAGTAAGTAGCGAATTAGAAAAAATATCAAGAACTTCATACAATGCTATGGATGTTATCGCAGATATTATGCACAACTCTCTTGAGCACCTTAGCAAAGAAGAAGCTGTAAAAGAAATACTTGATGTTTCAGATGTAGAAAAAGATAAAGCTGAAAAATTTGTTAAGTCAGAGTATGAAAACTTTTTAAGAGGTAAGTATATCAAAAATGATATGCAAGATGATTATAAACTACTTCAAAAGTATTTTTAATGAACATTAGATTATTGAAACAAGCGGAAGAAATTTTGGCAAAGATAGTTCAGGATATAGAAATCCCTACTGAAGACAGTCTCGGAATACCTAGACGAAATATGCCTCAGATCAAGAAAAAACATCTTGAAGATTATATGGAATGGCTTAAAGACAACAATGTTAAAATTATTGAGACTAAAATTCTCGCTAAAGAATTAAAGCCAACCCAAAAAGATTTCAACATTAAAAAAGTAAAACAGTTCATGGATAGTAAAGACAAGCTAGACAAGCCTTTACTTGTATCCAAAGACAATTACATTATTGATGGGCATCACAAGTGGTTAGCAAACTTAAACCTAGATGAAAATAAAAAGCTCAAAGTTATCCGTGTAGATATGACAGCTAAAGAACTTTTAAAGAAGACGATGAAATTTGATAAAGTTAAATATAAAGATGTTAAAGATAATACATATAAAAAAATAGACCCGAATTTAAAACACGCTTTGAAAGGACAAAATGAAAAATAAAATAATTTCAAAACTTAATGATATTGAACATCGTTTGTCTAAATTAGCTGTTTCTTACGAAGAATATAAAAAAGAACACCCTAACACAAAAAAGACTCAAAGCGATCCTATTTTTCAAACTCCTTCAGGAAAATCCATAAAAAATGTTTCTAAAAATCATAAAGTTCATGATGGTGCTATGAAAAGTTTAGGTAGCAAACACAATGATCTTTTAATCACTCACGACGGGAAAGGCTCAGGAACAGTTCATCACTCTAATGGAAAATCATTTTCGTATGATTATGACAGAGGTGCAGATGGATTTTTTAGTCCACATGGATTTCATGAAGAGTTTTCTGATATGGCAGACGCGGCGTTAAAGCATTTAAAATAAGAGATATAAATGAAAATAGAACTATTAGTATCATTAGACCCTAAAGTTTTGAGCAATACTGTCCTTTTAGATACTGTCGAAATATCTAAAAATGCTAACAAACAGATAATTTTAAAATTTAACTCATCTAAGATTTTGGAAAAAATGGATGAAGAAATGGATAAAAAATCCGAATGGGGAGTTAAAGGTAAAATTATGTCTTTGTCCGGAAAGTCGCTAGATTTTAGCGGTGACTGGATGGCATATACTAACAGTTTAACCATCAAAAAAATATCGAAAGAAGATTATCAAGAACTCTTAAAACTAAGTACCAAAAGCATCAAAGCTACAATTAAAGATTTAGAAAATAAAATAAAAACAGCTTCTAAGTATCAAGTCATTTCCCCAGATGGTTTTCGCATTGATTTCAGTAAATCAAGTTATCCCTCTTTAAAGGCAGCAAAAGAAGCTTTCAAAAAGTGGAAACAAGGTTATGAGCATCAAGGCTATTATTCTTCTAGCAATCATGGAAGAATAGATTTGGATGATCTCGAAGATTACTGTGAATTTAACAAACATGGCGATAGCGATTGGAAAGATTTCGCTTAAAACTCAGGCTTTTTGTGTTTTGATTTACGGCTGTAGTCTTTTAAAGACTTATGCTTTTTGGAGGCTTTCAGTTTATGCCTTGGCTTAAATCTAACATCCTCTCCTTTTAAAACTATTGTAAACTTTTTCTTACTCATTTTTAATCTCTTCTAAGAACAGGCAGGCTTGTTTGAAATTAGAATCTGAACTGCCTATATCACCTATTATCTTAATTGCTTTTTCCAGTTTTCCCATATTCATATTTATATGATCTTGGTATCGAGATGACTTTATAAAGTCGATAGCTTTTGTAATAGCGTATCTAGTCATAGCTTCTTCAGACATCTCATCATTACAATTTCCTGAACCTACTAATAATATCTCTCCAGTCAAAATAGACTCAATATAAAAGTAAGATGAAGTGGCTCCGTAAGCTTTATCAAAAGTGCATTTAACTTTTATGTTTTCTACAACTTCAGTTTTATTAATAATCATATTTTCCTCTAAAATTGGTAGTTTTTCGTCGGGTAGCGAATCTTGTACTGCCATGACGTATTATTATTCTCAGTGTAGCATGGCTTCAACTTACCTGTCGGCAATTTTAATACAAAACCCTCCAGTATTTTAGGGTCTTCAATTTCAACAAAGTGCTTGTGAATATTTTTTGTAATAAGTTTGGCTCTCCATATTCTGTCTGTAACAAAATAGTGAGATTTCTCTTCTTTGCCATTATAAGGTAAAAGTTTCTCTAATAGGATTTGCCTATCTTTAAAAGTCATTCCAACCAAATGCTTTGATTGATGAACCAAAACATCATGGAAATAAATTGTATTTTTAATAGTAGGAGTTTTTGAGTGCATAATCTCGCCAACAAGAACAGTCCATGAACCTTTCGGTAAAAGCTGTCGCAAGGAAGTTTTTATTTCTTCAGTCAATTGCCATGCTCGGTGTTCTTCGTTGTGTCTATTCATGGCAGTAAAAATGCCTTCGGGAGACATTGCAAGAATGGTATTGGTTCCGTTCATTTTATATTGACCTACCCATCCATCCTTCTCATAAAAAGGAATCCTGTCGGAAGTTAAAACAAACTCTGGACGTGGAGGATAAAGATATTTGAATTGATTGTATTCCCACATAAAAACCTCAATTAAAATACAGGGGAGTTTCCTCCCCTGTACATTATTTTACTACTGTAAACCTTCACCTTCACCATTGTCTTTTTTCTTAGTAGCTTTCTTTTTTACTGCAACAACTTCAGGTTGAGGCAATACTCCGAAAGAGATAAGTGATTCGATTGCTCGTTTCTTCGCATTAGGTGTAACGCACTTGTCATCATCTTTACCTTGCTCGATTGATTCGCCATCAATCTTGAACTTTCCGATGGCAAATGTAGCCATCTTTTCAATAACACTCAAGATCAATTCTGCATTGCGAGATTTTGCAATCAAGTCAAGACCTGACTCCGAAACAACGCAAGTAAACTCTTCTTCTTGTCTCATAACTACAACTTCATTTTTCAAAACCGCATCGTTCTTAACAAGCTCGGCTAGTCGTACCAGAGAATCCTGCGAAAGGTTCGGGTTAAGAATCAAACGCTCAGGAACTTTTACATTTCGGTTAATACATGACTCAAGACCTGCACCGATTAGTCTTTCAACTGTCTCTGGGTCTAATGGCATATTAGAACCTTTTCTGCGAATCTCACATGATGCAGTAGAGCAATCGTCAATTCCTACAAACGAACTAAGAGTCTGTCCTGTTTCTGCCATTCTTTCGGCAAAGAAATTAACAACCTCTTCTCTGATTCTCGCTTGAAGACCTTTAGCTTCTTGCTCTAAAACTTTTTCTAACACTTTGAACGAAGCTAGTTTATCTAAATCATCAATCTCTACTTCTTCTCGTTCTTTCTTCCCTGCTTTTTTCTTTTCAACTTTTTCTACTGTGGGGGCGTTGTTGAAAAGATCAAGTGCTGATTTCACACCAACCCCAACAGGCTTTGGCTGTTGTGGCTCCTCAACTTTCTTTGTCCCTAACGACAAAACGATTTTCTTGTCTTTATCTTTCATATTTCCTCCTACGGAAAAACCTTACTTGTATCACCTATTTGATACCTTCAGGTCAGTTAAACCTCATAAGGGCTATACCGAATCCACTCGAAGGGCTAAGTATTTGAATGTATTTGGGAATAAAAAAGAAGTGGTTTTGACACAATTTTCCATTCCCCCTACTTGAATACTTGATTCCATCGGGTGAAAAACTATGCCTCTATATTAGCTTAATCTAACGCTACCAGTCAACATTTATTTTAAATGCTGATTTCAGGAGGATTGGTCATAGGAATTTTTGGTGTTACAAAATTCCACCGTAAATTTAATTCTTCATTATGCTCTACTACTCTCACATCGCAATAGTATAAAGCCCTCTTCGTGCCTTTAAGAGCATTTTTTCCGGGCATCTTGAGTAAATGGTGTTCGTGCAGATCAGACACAGGAATAAAGCCGTATATATCAATTACATTCTCGTCTTCTTCATTCGGGCAACAACAAGCCATCAAGCCACTTTTTGCCTCAAAGATTTCCTTATCTAAGTGTCCTCGCCCTATGCCTCCGAATTGTACAATCCAAGACAGCGTGTAGAGCCTCTTAGTTTCGAGCGTAGTGCATTTTGAATGGATTGGGTATGTAACGCCGTCCTTGATGCAAACCATGTCCCTAGCCCAGCTTTTAGCTTCTTTAGAGTATATTCCAAAGTCAGGTGCGGAAACTTGCAAGCCTTGACTCCGTAAAAAACGGCAAACCGCAACCTCGGCTATTTTTCCAAAGTAAATTTGAAGCTGAATCATTTCAGGGTCGTGCTGATTTCTCAATCTGTATTGGTCTTGGTTGGTCGCTGTGCATTTCTGTGCGAACTCTTTACAAAACGCAATTTCAGAATTTTTTAGAGGGACTGACACACATTCTATTTCGCCGTTTTCGCCGTACTTAATTTTGTAACTCATGTTTATAAGTTTGAGTTGATTTCAAGTTACTGTCAATTTTTTACCGTAATTTGTTTTTATTTTTTTCTTTCGTGTGCGTCGTGTTGGTATATCGAGTTCGTCGTGTTTTCCATTGCAAGTTCGTCGTGATGTAAATGAGTGAATCCGTTCTTTTAGGGAAATAGCGAATTTTTATTTTACACATTGCATAAATCTTTATAGTAAATCCGTTTTTTTAGGGTAGATTCAAATTTTTAATTTATGCAATGTGTCAACTATTCTATCTTTTCCTCTTTGAGAGGAAAAAAATTTTTTGGGGCATTTTCGAGATTTCGCTAATTTAGAGCAAGTGCGTTATTTTGTCGTTTTTGATAAGCATAGAGAACTTTGCGAACGTATTCTTTAACATGAACATTGTTTCGGCACACAGATTCTTTAACGGCGTAACCTGCATTATGGCAACAAGCTATTTTAGCTACATTGTCTTTGAAACGGTCGGTACATATTCGCAAATGTTTAATGCCTAGTTCAATGTTAATGTTTGGTTGTTGAAGTTCTAAGTGGGAGCCTTTGAATCCTAGTGCTCTCGAAGTTGGAACAAAAATCTGAAAGAGTCCTACACTGTAAGTCTTAAACTTCGGCTCGTATCGTAAAGCTTGCGGATTAAATCCAGATTCAACTTCAGCAATAGAAAGGGCTAACGTCTCATTTACATCATTTATTTTTGCAACTTTGCGTATAGCGTCTATAATATCAAATTTGCTCATAGCAAAACTGCTTACACTGAGCAAAAAAGCTAATACTACAATTGCTCCAATTCTAAATGACTTCATTCAAACTCCTTGTTGCAGTAACAGTTAATTCTGTTACTAATTCCAACGAGAGCTACTGTTTCTAGTCGGCATGATCGCAGACGTAGGAACAGCTTTCGCAGATCGCAACATTTCATTGTCACTACGAAGTCTCGTGTTCTCAGCTTCGAGTCGTTCTAACTGAGATTTGTATGAATTAGGATGCTTCAAAGTGTGCTTCGCTAATTCATCGTTCTGCTTTTGCAGTTCTTGTACCTTATTGAATAACTCATCTCTTTCTTGCTCAATACGCTGTGCTTCAGAAAGACAATTAACAATCTCTTCTTTCACGAATGAAAGTATTTCTGTCAGGTTTAACTTACTGTAACGAGCTTGCTCTAATTTGAAATTCAAATATTCAATCAAGTGATTCATTTTTTCCTCTAAATATTTATCTACGACATAATTGCCGAAATTTACGGTAAATAGAAATAAAATACATTTTTAAACGCATTAAAAAACTAGGTTTGATGATTATTTTGGGGGATTCAATAATAGCCTTAGTACAGGAGCCTAAACAGGCAGGGCACTCAATTAATTTCCACTTCAGTTCGGGATTCTCGAAATAACCTTCTCGTCTCTCCCAAACTTCACCAATATTTCCACAAATATTACAGTTCATAAACCTAATAAAGCCAAAATTACTCAATTATTAAAGCCAATCTTCACAGAATAAGCCTTATCATTAATCGTAAAAGTGACTCCACTCTTCCCTAAAAATGCCACAAGAATCAAAAACAATATTACCGAATAGAATACATCTTTCACTTCTTGCGACCCCAAAACTTGCTCTTTTTATCCGCCTTCGCCTCATCCAAAGAAAAAGTTCCTCTCTCCGCCTTAACTTCCGAATTACCGCCCAGATTCACAGATACAGGTTCACTCTTCTCAAGGTACACGCTGGAAGCGTCCACCGTAGGCACATTTAACCACGCAGACTTACCTTCGCCTATCGACGTTAATACCTGTAGTATCATCACGCCATTCTCATAACGTACCCAACGCATCGGAGGGTAAATATTCAATACTGGTTGTTTTGCCGATTCCATTTCCATGTCAATACTCCTTAAATTATTATCTACCGCACGGATTCACCGTAAATTACTACCGCACGGATTCACCGTAAATTACTACCGCACGGATTCACTGTTCTAACACTAGCGAAAGTCATTAGCAAACTCAAGTGATTCACAACGTATATCCGCACGGTTCACTTATTAACGCACAATGACTTATTAAAGGCTTTCGCCCTAATACGTCTAAGTGCTTGTTACCGTGTTCACGTTCTCACCGCACAAATATGTTTCACCGTGTTTCCTACTATATGTATTCTGCGAAGAAAGCATATAGTCATTATACCGTGAACCGTGCGGTGTACCCATTCACCGTTAGCTCCCACGAGTAAGCTATTCGACTATTCGCCTGTATCTGTACCGTGCTCCGTGCGGTTACTCACCTTCAATACCAATACCTCACGCTCACTATCGTATCCCCATGCCACGTCACACACATCCAATACCTCTAGCTCTGCCTTGGGTATCTCCACTAATCCACCGTGCTTATGGTTCACCAACGCCGCTAACGCCATTAACAGTAATTGGTTATCTACCACTCCATCATTCATGCCCTTCTCCTTAATCACATACCACTTTCGTTACCCGATAATCATCACAGGCAATATTGGCACGTATCCACTCCTCCGCTTCACCAGTGGCTTGTTCATGCTTGCCCTTATACCGTAAATCCGTGCGGTAGATTTGGTTATACTTCCACACGCCTTCCTTTTGAATATCGTAATACACTTGATACTGGTACAATGGTCCGATGCTCACGCTTGCTCCATATCATCAATACGTTCTTCCAATTCCGAAATTACCGCCTCTAGCCTTTCGTTCTCTTGCAGGAGTTCTCGGTTTTCCTGCCGTAGGTCTTCCGCCTCGTCTTCCAACTCATCTAGCTTCTCTTGCAGTTTCTCGTTTTCCTCTTCGAGTTCTTCCACACGGTTTTCCAACTTTTGTGTATCCCCACTCAGTTCACGGCTCCATTCTTCGAGTAGCTGTAGTAGTGTGTCTCGGTTTGGCAGATCGTTGTAGTATTTCACTCGGTCTATGTGGTAGTCGATCTCTTTCTTAGTGTAGTCAATGCCGTTCATTTCCATATCATTTACTCTCCATGTTCCATGCTTTCGGGAAATCTTCCTTGGGTGTCATGCCACGCTCCCGATAGATTTTTAGTTTATGTTCCAATAGCTCTAGTAGTGTTCCGTCAAACTCTTCTCGAAAATCCGCCGCCTCATCCATTCCCATACCATCCACGTCGATGCGGTAGATTTTCATGTCTCGTGTATCCAGATGGAACCGCAGGTATTTTATTTCGTGTGTTCCGCCCGGAACCCAACCTTTGCGTAGGCTCCAAGTGCGATGCTCGTTTGTTTTCACCCACTCCATAAGTTGTTTCGGTGTGATGGTTTTAGCCGTTTCCAGTGAAGCACATCCTAAGTTTTTGGGGAGTTCACCGCTTTTCTTCTTTTCCACCCATGCCATAAACTGCTCAGGTGTGGCTTTTTTCTCTTTCTTCATACTCTTCGCTCCGTCAGTTCATCCAAGATATATCCAAGCATTTGCTCTAGTTCTTTTGTCGGAACATACCCAAATATCGCCCTTTCTTCCGCATCTCGAAGTATCTCACTCACTTTGTTTGATTTTTTTGCCAGTTCAATCAATCCGTCTCTTGTAAGTGTTACCGATACCGAGTCTGTTCCCGTTCGATAGTAGTCCCAAATCTGTTTATTCTTTTTCGCCATAAAGTCTCCTTACTTTTTCTCTATCTCTATTACCGTAAAAGTTTGCCAGAGCTTTTACCGTCTCATAGTAGTGTTCATCGTCTATGACTCCTACCACACGGAGTTCCATGAGATTTTTGATCGCCTCTTCCGCTGTGAGTGTTTTCTTTATCAGGTCTTCGCAGATTCGGCACATTTCATTTCCTCTCGGATAAGTTTTCGTACAAAGTGTATCTGGTCATAGATACTGTGAGCATTTTGCCCCGGAGCTACTTCTTTCCACATCTTTGCCAGTTGTACGAGTGTATCGAGTAGCAGTTTAAGTCTTTCGTTTCTTTCGTTCATCTTTGATGCCTTGTTGAGTAGCTGTTTAAAAAGTCGGCGTTGATGAGCCAGTCGATGTAGTTCACCCGTTGTTCGTTTGTAGGCATGATGTAGTTACTTACCGTATATTCATTCACTTCTTCTTTTTCGTCTTTATCTACCACATAGCCCAAGGCTTTCATTTGCTTTAGATAGCTTCTAAGGCTCCTGTCACTCACTCCAAGTTCTTTTGCCGTTGACGCTCGTATGTAGCCATTTTTGATTAACGTGTAGTGTATGTGTTTGAACTTGAGTTCTTCTAAGGTCATTTATTCCTCCAAGTCCCTTTCATCTAAAAGCATCGCCCAACTTGATTCTTCGCCTTCCCATATATCCGCCAGCCAGTTCTCAAAACCTTGTTCCGCACCTTGTTTCGTTTTATACACGCCTACTACATAGTCACTTTCACCATATCCACCAATTTCCAATGCCTTACAGATATAGACTTTCATTAGTCACCTTCTTCCTGAAGTTTTGTAAGCAGCACGATCTCTTCTTCGATGTATTTACTGATTTTTTCCGCTTCCGCCGGACTCAGTGTTTCTTCCATCTCAAAACCTTTAGGCGTTCTGAGTGTGATCTCGCCAAGGTCTTCCACAGGACAGTAGAACATTCCTGATTTTTCTAAATTGTCCAAAACAGTGTCAGCGACTTGCATTATCACTTTCGCTTCATACTCTGGATTTATGTAAGGCTCGATACTTCTAAATATCAGGGCTACTGCTTCAGTTCTTTTCATTCTTTTCTCCATGCACACCACTCATTACCGCAAGGTTCCACGCAGTAAGGGCACTTGCTCGCAGGTTTTTCCACCTCTTTGATAGGAGCTACCTCTTTTTCAGGCTTTGAAGCTTTTATCGTTTTATTCAACCGCTCAGTTTCACATTTGCAGAACTTGTAAGGCATGTGAAACCAATCACCGCATTTGTTACAGTTCCACTTAGGATACAGATGCCGATAAGGGTCTTCATCTTTGCATTTACAACCGCAGAAGTTACAGGTGTAAGTGTCACATTTCATGCAATACTCCGTGTGACTACATCCGATTTTATCCATTTGACTCTCTCAATGCTTGCCTTGCTAGTTTCATCATATCCGCAGGACGTTCATAATCATGAGCGATTTTATTCAAGGCTTCTTTTAGTTTTTCATTTTCTTTTTTCAGCCTTCCTATCTCATCATCCCAATCTTTTAAATGATTCAGATAAGCTCTTTCCATTTCATTTTTGTATTCACATGCTGCCAGCCACGCATCTTCCGTTTCTGAATAGATGCTCACAATTTTTTTATCTAACCAACAGTCATTATCGTGATCGAAATAGTAATCACGCTTTTCCAGCCATTCCTCGTATTTCTTTTTGTCCTCTTCAGTTCCCATCTTCTTCCCATGACTCTATATCTTTTTCAGGGTATCCTGATTCTATAAACCATTTTTTAAAATCTTCAGGAGTCACCACATCTTCAGGCACGATCTTAGGAAACCCAAACTGCCAACCGCTAGGAGGGTCGATGTATCTGTTCTTCTTTTTTACCATTTCGTTTTTCATACTTTTTCTCCATGTACTTGAAATATAACCATGGAATGATTTCATGCCTTAACATGTCCCAAGTTTTTCTTTCCAACTTATAAAATCTCTTCCAGTTCACATCAATACAAAGGATACCGTTACCTTGTATGCTGATCGTGACGAGTTTAGTTTTCAACTTTGAAGAGTTCTTCTTTTTTAACATACACAAATCCTTCATCTAATTTTTCTTCAAAGAAGATTGCAGGTCCAATGTCCAAAGCAATCCAAGACAAGTGCTCTGCCACTTTTTTTCTACCGATTCCATGCACTCGTTGTAGCCACTCTTTCATTAGTTCTCTTAATTTAGTATCGTCTTCTTTCATTATCCAACTTGCAGAGACATTGATTCTTCGATCTTTGATTTCGCCAAATTGCTGTCCGACCCACAGATGAAATTTTTCATAAGGACTCAATTTCTTTGTGCCTTTGAATTTACTTATCGCAGGTAATTTAATTTTTACAAAGGTTTCGCCTTTGATTGACGCAATAGTTTTCATAACAAGCCTCCATGCTTGTTATTATTTTTGCTATTTTTACCGTAAAAGTCAAATGCTAGTATTCGAGTTCGTTTTCTTCTAAATCTTCTTCTGATTTTAATTTGAAGCTACCAGCCATTTGAGCACCGTAACTTTCAACAACTTCGATGATCTTGTCCATGAAGTTTGCATACTCTTCTTCAGACCATCCGCCTTCTTTACATATCAAACCATCTATTTCGATGTATTCTTTAATTCCCACAAAATATCTCCTAAGCTCATATCAGGCATCTTCCGCATGAGTTCAATAAACTGTTCTAAATTGTCAGGTAAACTCTTTGCCTTATAATCATTTTTTTCTAATGTCATTAAATCAGGTCGTGCTTCTTTGCCTAACATCTCCCACGCAGCTTCTTTTGATTCACCTTTGTACATCAAGTAGTAGAGCATCGTTAAAGCACTTCTATGATACCCTGCATGACAGTGATGATAGATCACATGACCTTGATCTGTGTGATGATCGAGCGTTTTAAAGACCTTATAAAAAAGCCCGTATGTCCAATCCTCCCACTCCGCAACAGGATACCAATAATGATATGTCCGTTTATAAGGATAAGGTTCAAAAGTTATACAAGCAGTATCAGAGACATTTAAGAACACGTCAAATCTTGATGCTGTGTTTTTTGTCATACCTTCCGCAGGATTACTTCCGACAAAAATACTGCAAAATGATTTTGAACAAGGAGCTTTTAACCAAGTTCCCCAAATTTTATCTTTTTCTTGATTCCACCATTCACTCGACATGAACTTCGTAAGTTTTTTGTGAGTCTCTAATGATAAAGCCGTTTTCGATTTGCTCTACCGCTTGAATAACTTCAGTTGAAAGATAGTTAGCATCATCATCAACTTTTTCCGCTAATAAATGAAAGCATTTACCTTGCACAGGTCTTTCTTTAAAAAAGCCCCTATAAAGTCTTTCTTCTCCACCGATAAGTTTTACGACTGCAATCTTTTTCATGACATTTACCTCTTCACTCCAGAATGACCAGTCTTTTCTAACTGATCTGATATTTTGTCGATATACTTCCAAGCCTCATCTATTGAAACCCGTTCTGTTGAATAGTCTGCATATATCAAATAGGCTTTATCAAGTATAAAAATCACATCAACTACAGTTTTAGTATTTGTTGTTTTCTGCATTTAACATTTCCTGCATTAATAATAATGATTCAGAGTTGATATTGATGTTGATTGATAAAACATAATTCCTATCAATCGCCATTTCATTGTTTTGAACTTTTAATAATAGTTCCTGAATCTTAGGACGCAGGTTTTCTTTTATTTGACGTTCATAAGTTCTAACCAAAGCTTCTACGATTCCATCATTCATGTTTATCCTTCTACCGTAAAATGAAACCTTGTTACTTACTAAACGTCAAGACTTCACCCGAAATTCATTTTGCTAAAAATTTTTCATAGCCAAATCGAGAAAAAACGACCCCTAAATTCATTTTTCAAAAAATTTATTACACGTATTTTCAATTTCAACGCACCGAATTTCTCAAAATCATTTTTTATCAGAAACAACGAAGACCCTTACCATGCCTTTTATAGGGTATGTGTAGGTTTGAAAACCTTAATCGAGTAAAAAATGACAACCGATTTCTTACGGAAAGTGTTACGGTAAAAACTATAACTCTAACACTTTAAAAAATGGTTGCTCATCATTGAATCTCCCCTCTATAGCCGTCAACTCTTCAAGGTCTTTTAAGCTCATTGAATTGAGTTGAAGTGCTACCACTTGCTTATCAAGAGGCACTTCCATAGGAGATTGAAGTCTGTTCACTCTCCTAGCTCTCACATATAGAGGGTTCATCACTTGAGCGTACTGTTTATTGAGTTCAAGAAGTGTTGAGTATGCAAGCTCGGCACTATCCTCCAAGGCAAAGTCAATGTATGTACGACCGTTGCCGTACTGGAAACTCATTGCTCCTCTTTCAGAAGCAAACTCCTCTCTCATTGCCAATGCACTTATAGCATGATCTCGACTCACCGTGTTGTCGAAGTCAATGCGTCTGTGTAGTAGCAAAAAATAAACATTAAGCATCATTAGTTATTATAGGAGTTAGTCCGGAAAGTTGTTCTGTGTATCTGAGTTCCCGTATCTGAGTTCCCGTATCTGAGTTCCCGTATCTGAGTTCCCGTATCTGAGTTCCCGTATCGGTTCCCGTATCGGTTCCCGTATCGGTTCCCGTATCGGTTCCCGTATCGGTTCCCGTATCATGTTTCAGGAGTTAGCCTCTATTGGAACGTAACAGGAGAAATACCATGCAAAAAGCAATTACCGAGTACATTAGTAAACATCCTGAATTAACTGCTAACGAAAAAGAGATGTTCAAAATCGGTTACGATAGCGGATATAACACAAGCAAAAAAATAATTGATAGTCTTCGGGAAGGTCTATTGCTCATGAGTTTGGAAGTGTACGCTCAAGGGCTACAACGAAGCAATTTGGGAATACGAAAAATAATGAATGATGTGCTCAAAATTTTGGAAGAAACAAAAGACGCTTAGACTGGTATTTTTGCCATTTTCAGGAGATAGAGTGCGGTTAAGAATACAGTGATTAAGAAAAAGAAGTGTGACATTCTCATACTAATGATTGTAGTGATTTTACAATTTCTGTTCTCACTTCTTTGTTAGTTTCTTTCGATTTTACGGTGCTTATCATATCTCTTAAAATATCTTTCATTTCAGAAGTTTTACCAAGTTTTTTGAGACGTGCAAGTTCTTTTAATTCTGGACAAGTGTTATTCAGTATTGAGTGAGTGTACGGATGCACTTCCAATTCATATTCTTTGGAGTGTGAATAAAGGGCTACGAGATTTTTTATTTGGTGATATAAGAACGATAGAGGCATACCGATAGCGGTATAAAAGATCAGAGCGATAACTGCAAAACTAATAAATACTGCCACGACTCCGAACAGACCTGTGGAAGCGAGTTCGGTTACGTGGTCTAAAAGTCTTTGATATACTGGCTGTTCCATATTTTCCCCTTTTCACTTGCTATACCGATTCCACTTTTAGAATCGGTCGTACAGGGCATAAAAGCCAAAAGTGAACAAGATACAGAAGACGATAATACTTGAAATTGATTTAGTCAGAAGTTCTCTGTTTACGCCTTTCGGTGCGGTGTAGGCTACTTGGAAGTTATCGTTTATTTTTACGGTAGGCTTACCTTTTTTGAAGTAAAGCGGTAGGTAGCAAAGGATTAAAGCTCCCACGACATATCCCACGATAGGAAGGTTTAAAAACACGACTGATAGGATTCCTAAGAGCATTGGTATGACAAAGAGTGCGATTAGAAACAGGACTCGTTTTAAGCCGATTTCGAGTGTATTTCCTTTACCTGATAAATCAAACTCTTTGAATTGGAATAGTTCTTTCATTGGTTTCTCCTCGTCGGCTATACCGCTTCCACTAGGCTACTTTTTTGTAAGGTTTATCCCATTTTCCTACGTGTAGGTCGAAGTAGTAGTTATAGTCGCTATAGTCTGCGTATGGGTCGCCTGCGTTTCGATTTTCTTCTTTTTTGATTCCGTTGACGATTTCAGAGATTTTTTGAAGTACCGCAAGTTCTTCGGGATGATCTTTCCAATGTTCTTTGAGGTAGTATGGGTTTAATTGGATGTAACCTTCTTTGAATTCCAAGTCCCCTTCCATGATGGAAACGACTACGGTTGAGTAGTGTCGTCTAGTTACAGATAGTTTCAGTTTACGGTTATTTTTGCCATTAAATTCATTTTTAAGGGCATCTCTCATTTCTTTGATTTCTTCTGTTGATATGTACGCCATAAAAAATCCTCCGTTTTGTCTCTCGGATGCTATACCGATTCCACTCTGGAGGGTGTAAGTGTCTGAATGTACAAAAGCAGGAGTTTTTCACCCCTGCTTTAGTGCGGTAGCATGTTACTTCTTTGCTTTCGCTTTCTTTGCTACTTTTTTCTTTGCTACTTTCTTTGTTGCTTTCTTAGCCATAAAGTTCTCCTATAAAAAATCCGCTCGTTTACGTTATTGTTTTTGAGCGGTTACTCATCATTTTCTAGTCTTCGCTCCCATGCCATTTCTCTATCGTGTTCGGCTTTTTCTTCCAAGTAGGCTTCGTATTGGTCACTTTTATTTTCCCATAACTGTTCGGTTATCCATTCCCAAGTTTTTTCTGTGAAGGCTTCGTCGATTGCAATTTCCTTATCTGCGAATGTTATCTTTGAAACTTTCGATATATCCATTTCTGGGTCTTCTGGAGGGTCCCAATAGCTTCCAGAAAATCCTTCGGTCGCTTGTCCCTCTACTATGATTTCCTTCCCATCAAGTTCCTTAGTGAGTTCCATTTCTCCGTCTTCTTGGATGTTTACTGCTCTTTCAAAATCTATTCCGTGTTTTGCAAGAACTTTTTTGAGTTCCTCTATATCGAATAGACTTATATCATCTATTGTTACGGTTGTTTCTACTTTCGTTCTCATAGTAGTTTTACTCCGCTTTTTCTGTGATAGGGTTTGCTTCCTTGTCGAATCCTGTCACTTTCGGTTGTTTTTCGAGTTCCATGTTTGAGCGTACTCTTAGAGTCATGTTCTCATACTTGAGTTCTTCGTTTGTTCGCTTGTAGTAGTTCGCTTCCTTGATAGCGTCTAGTTTTTCTTTCTCAAGTTCTTCGATACGTGCCTTGAGAGATTGTACGTGTACTTGTACATTTTCTCCGTTCGGGCGGTTATAGATTCCACTTTCGAGTGTATCATTTTCTGCGATAGCTTCCTTGAAAGTTTTTACTTTCGTTGTGCTAGAGCATGATACTAGGGTTCCGAGTGTAAAGATCAAGATTAGTGTTTTCATGTTTTGTCTCCTGTTTTATCCAATGAGTTCGTTTGTTAGTTGTTCGGTTATCCAAGCGTATAGGTCTTCCCCTGCGGCTGTGCATGGGAGTTCACCTGTTCCCACATAGTAGTTAAAAAGTTTTTCGTATAGGTTATCGTCCATTTCGGTTTCATCTTTCGCTACTCGCACGGCTTTAAGAAGTTCGGCTTCTGTTAAGTGCCGTGAGAGAGGTTTTTGCATAGCGAGTGCATAGTCGGTCATGATGACTGTGGCGTATTCCACCATTTCTTCGTCTTCCATGGTTTCACCGTTGTGAAACATTTGTTCTTCAAGTTCCAAGTAAAATTCTTTTAATTTTCCCATACCGTCCTCCTGTTTCACTCGCTATACCGATTCCACTGTTTAGAAGTGGGAGTCAAATGGAATAGACTCTGACTCTCTTTGAGCTTTAATTTTCTTTTCGAGTTCTTTTATTTTTTGTTCCGCTAACCGTAGGGCATTTTCCATTAGCTTTTTTTGTTTCTTCAGGTCATTGAGTTTGAAACAGTCTTCAAACATAGCGACTTCAGAAGATTCAATTCCGTCCACCACTTCCAAGCGTCTTTCAGGAGTCACTTTTTTCGGTCTTCCTCGACGTTTTGGAGTGCTCTGCATTTGTTGTTGTGGTTGAGCATTTTCTAGCTCTCTCATAATTGCGTTTCTTGCTAATGATGATAAGTCCATATCTCTTCCCCTTGGTTTCGGTTGCTATACCGATTCCACTCCTTATTAGGCGGCTTGTGCGTAGTCTTTTTCCATTTGTCTTGCTTTGTCTGCGATTGCCTCAAGGTGTTTACATTTTCTGACTGCACCTTTTTTCATAATCCATCCTGTGCATGAGCATGACCAATGCGGAAGTGATGAATCGTGATAGGCATTTGGGTTATAAGTAACAGTGTATGGTTTCATCTGTCCGGGCTTTGCCACGTACAATCTGAGTTCTTCACCATATTTTGAGTTATCTGCTTTTACTTCGTATTCCTGACCTTTTACATTTAGTGAGAAGCTTTTCATTTTTCCTCCGTTGTTAGGTTCAATTGCTATACCGATTCCACTCTTAGGCGGTTTGGTCGTATTGTGTTGTTAGGCGGTAGTACGGTCTTTTGCCTTGTCCTTTCGACAACTTACCGTCCATGCGAAGTCTCCATAGTGTGTCTCTTAAAGTTTTTTCTTTTAGTTTTGGGTTTACCACTTGGATGTGTGCCCATAACTCTGTGAATTGACATGCCCCTCGGTTTAATTTTTGAAGAACTAAGTCGTCACATGAAGGTTTATAATTTGATTCCTGTACCTGTAGTCTTTGTCTGACTTGCACTTGAGGTTCAGGGTTTGGTTGTTGAGCAGGCTGTGGTTCGTTGTTCGCTAGGGCGTTCAGGATAGCGTCTGCTTCTTCAATAGAGCGTATTTCTCGTACCTGTGGCATGACTTCAGGCTCGTTTACATAGAAGGCTTCTGGAGTCACTTTAAAGCCTAGTTTCTCGTTAGCTAGATTGAATGTTTTGATGAGAACTTTTAGAAGTTCTTTTCTGTGCTCTTGTGGAAGTTCTTCGATAAGTTCCACGGTCATTTTTGGGAATCGGTAACTCATATCGTTCTCCTTGTTTCGGGTGCTATACCGATTCCACTCCGGGCACTAAATACCTGTAACTCCGAGTAACAGATTTTACTCTCCGACTCCTATAATGAAGGTATGTTTGATTTTGACGATGAATATGATTTTGAGTTTGAAGGCGAAGTTCCGCCTCCCCTTCCGAAGCTAGAATCGGAATATGATCGTATTTATTGCGACCACTCGTGGAAACCGATTCTGTTAGTGTTCTCGACTGTTTTTGACTGCCGAAAGTGCGGTATGAAAAAAGAGGACTATGAAAAAATGATGAAAAATAAGGATGAGTTTTAAAAAAGAAAAGGCACTACTTTGAGTGCCTTTTCTGACTTCAAAAAATACGTGCGTTACCAGTAGAACGTATTAAGTGAACTTCGTTTGAAAGTGGCTCTTAATACACCGCCGACCAAGACAAAATGTATTAAGATGCTCTATCTGCTTTTAAAGCTTTTAGATTTTGTTCGATCACGGAATATCTTCCACCGTGACGTTGCTCTTTAGTGATTAACATATCGTTCTGCATTTGGTCAAGACACCAATTGATGCTTCCCATTTTTGTTCTCGCAAGTTTTGAACGCTTCATTTTTGTGAGGAGTTCTGAGCGAGATAACGCACCGTGTTTTAAGAGTGCTTTAATAATCCAATTGGCGGCTATCGAATTGTGCGTAAGTCTTACATGTAGTCCACGTTTTGCGTGTTTATGCTGACCTTTAGCATATCTTTCAGCTTTATTTTTTCGTGTTTTAATTGCCGAGATAGTACGAGTCTTTGATTTTTTAACAGCTTCAACGGCTACCGTAGAAGCTAATGCTTGTCTTAAAGTCTCTAATGCTTCGTCCACTTTTTTTAATAATTGAGCTTGTTCTAATTTCTTGCTCATAAAATCTACTCCTGTTTTTTCTAGTCTTTCTCTACCGTTCTGGTAAGAAACTAAACACGATATACTTTATCAGACAGCTAATATCAACTTTTTTTGATTGACGATTGAATTACGTGAAAGAATTTCTCCATTGTACGGATTGATTTCCCAATGAGTGAACGGATTAAACCGTAAAATCTGTGGATTTATGTCTAAGTATTTTTCACTAGCGTTTAATAAGATAGCTTCGGTGGAGGCGTAAATGAATCCGCCTTGGTCGAGCTTGGTGAAACAGAAGTCTTGTTGATTGTCCTTCATAAAATGCAATCTTTTCAATTGTTTATCGTAAATGATTAACATATATCGAGACGACTCACTCACTAATGGTAACATTTCATCTCGCAAAATGTCAATTTCACCGTATTTTTCGAGGAAGGAAAGAAACATTTCTGAATCCACTCCATTTGGTGAGCGGATACCGAATTTCTTTTCAAACATTCTCCAATCTGTTTGAGATAACCAACCGTTGTGCATAAGAGCGTACCTCTGAGCATTAAATGGATGAGCCTGTTTTGGGTTCGTTGGGTCCCCACATGTAGCGTATCGGGTATGCCCAAGGAAGGTCACGGCTTTGCTTGTCAGGGAAAATTTTTCCGTAAAATCTTTCGCTGATACTGCTTTTTTAGATAACAGGAATCCTCCATCATTTGCGACTTCGATGTATCCTGTGGCATGAGTGCCTCGTCTTTGTCCTGCGATAAGAAGACGACGAGCGAGATTTTCTTTTTTACCTAGTCCTACGTATCCAATTAAACCACACATATAATTTTCTCCCTTTTACTTCTTGATACCGCTTCCACTCTAATCCAAGGTTATAATGATCGGCATGAGTAAACCGTCTTCTCTCCAATATCCCATGAGAGTTTTTGGATTGATAAAATTGATGGAAGCTTGAACGCCTTGTTTATCATCTCCGTAAAATCCCTTGGTTTGTTTCTCACATCGAACCTTATAGTTCCGCTCCCAATCGTATTCAACTTCTAAAATCACATCTATGTAGTCTTCCGTGATTCTGAGAGTACACACTCCATTTTCTTCTTCGTGTTTATCTTTACCTACTTGAATTAAGAACCGTATTTTGCCACTGTTCATAATTACTCTCTCATGTTGTTCCCACTCGCCAGTCCTAGAGGTTTTTTCAAAGTGCCTCCTGCTTTGTGGGTTTGTTTTCCGAGCATGATTTTCTGTGCTTCTTGAAGCATTGTCTCGGTTGTAATTTTTGCGTCTTCACCCATGGTCACTACTGCGTTTAGTGCTGAGTTTTCGACAAGTGTTTTAATATCTCCACCTGAAAAACCTTGGATGTTTTTTGAAACTACTGTGAAGTCAGCAGTCACTCTATCCATTACAGGGAAGTGAGCCTCAAGAATTTTCACTCTCATTTCCTGATTTGGAAGTTCAAATTTTACGTGTTGAGCGATACGGCGAAGGATAGCTTCGTCGTAGTTTTGGAAAAAGTTTGTTGCCATGAGCACGATACCGTTGAACCGATCAAGCTCTTGCATAAGAATGTTTCGGTTTTGGTTTACTGAGTTCGATACGGCATCGTCACTCATTGAGATACGTTTTGAAAGTAGTGAATCAGCTTCATCGAAGAACAGAATCGCATCTAATCTTTGTGCTTCCATGAAGGTGGCTTTAATGTGCTTACCTGTATCACCTACCCATTTTGAAATAATCTGTGAGTAGTCCACTTGATACAATTTTTTGTTAAGTTGTTTTGCGAGTGCAAGTGCCGACATTGTTTTACCTGTGCCCGGTGCACCGTAAAAGTTCATGATACAGCGACCTTGATTTGATTTCATTCCGAAGAGATTTGTCAGTAACTCTCCCTTCGTGATTTTGGTCAATCCCATTTCGATAGATTTTTTCACATCGTCGTGAACAATGATTCTTGAAAAGTCATGTTCTTCTGTAGGCGTTACAAGGATACCGACTTGCGATTGTCCCTGTTGTTCTTCCATTTGTTCTGGGTTCGTAGAGATTTGCATTACCTTATCAACGAAAGCTCCCTTGCCCATTGCTTGAAGTCTAGGCAGTACAGCATTAAGGGCTTCAAGTTCATCCTGTTCGGCAGGGCGAAGTTTTTGGTGGAAACTTGACATTGGTAACTGTGCTGAATAACCGTCACCAAGTCTTTCGTATTTTACGGTTTGTTTACCTGTATATGGGTCTTCTGATACCTCGACCACTTTGTACATACCTTTTGATTCCATGTGAACAAAAATTCTATCAATCATATATTCTCCGTTGTTTGGTTACGTTGGTTATACCGATTCCACTATTTCTTCTTTTTGCCTTTAAGTTTTTTTGGAGTCAGGCTTCCATTTGTAAAAACTAGAACAGAACATCAATTCCCATAGCTCTCGTTACATCAATAGCGGAAACTTTTACGGTTTTTGTTTTCTTATTTTTTCGCATAAATTCCCTCCCCTCCTAGACGCTCCAAGTATCCTCCGATACCGTATTCAACAATCCTATCAGTCACATGGTTTGTCAGACCGTTGGCTCCATCCTCGTCTATTTTCACAATGGCTTCGTATCGCTCATAAAATTCATTCCATTGAAACTCTTGAACCGTCCCTGCGTCCCCAGAATGATACCCACCCCAATTAAACCAAATCCTGTCACCTACATGAACCTCGACCTGCTTCATGCCTTCCTTAGTAACTAACTGAAGGTTCACACTTGTATTATCGACTTTAAATTTTCCAAACTTTTGCATTTCGTTCTCCTTGCTTTCAATGGCTATACCGATTCCACCCTCTCGGATTTCAAGTAGTGGATTCGGTATAGCAACCGAGAGACAAAACGGAGGAAGTTATGGAATGGAAATGCAGTTGCCCAAACCACGTTAAGAAAATCGAGGACTTATGCCCAATGTGCCAGTTCGAGCACGACGAATGGGAGATGCAAGCTCTTGAAAATCAGATGGAAGGTAGAATGGAGGCAATGAGCGACCATTTCGACATGGAAGTTGCAATGATGATGGAAGATAACGAGAAGGAGGCAGGATGAAACTGACTCTTGATAAAGTAAACAAAGAATTGAAAAAACAAGGATACGATACTACGTTGGTGAAAGGCGAAGGATACTTTTACTTCGTTGGAAAAGAGGCTTGGAACTTTTCTTGTCAAAGTGTGTATGTGTTTCGCTTGAATGAGCTTACTCTTGAAGAATGGATTAAAGAATACGAGAAAAAATTGAAAGGTAACTAATGAACGAAGAAGATAAACAAAGATTATTCAGAAATTTAAAACTCTCCTTATACGATTTGGAAAAAATCGTTGGAATGGTTCGAGATAGAAAAGGCTCTTACTTCCGCATAGGAGATAAAGAAGAAACAGCTTACTTACAAGATTTGGAAAATAGACTTAAAGACTTTATTCACCCAATGAACAGTCACGAACAATTCTTTAAAAAATACCACGATAACATCAAAGAATATTTAAAAAATCGTACCTATACGGAAAATGGATATATACAGAAATTGTATAGAATCAGATATGGAAAAAACTTTACTGCTCCACATTGGTTCACAGGATTTAAAAAATTTCGGACTATCATTGAATCTGTAAATTACTCCCAATCAAACTTTTGGAAAGCAAAGAATATTAAAACCGCAGAAAATATGCTGAATCAGATTAAAGAGTATTATGCTGAATGTGCAAGTATGGATAGCGGAAAAGATTTATCCGATCAGTTTTGGATTGAAGAATATGAGGAGAATAAAAATGAATAATCACTACTGCGTACCATGGAGAGGAAGAGGCGGAAACATTGGACACTGTATCCACTGTGGCGAAAAACTCATGAGCTTAGGCGATAGAGTTATGACACCAATGGGCGAAGGATGGCTTGGAGACTTACATAAATATGAGAGAGTCGATGCTATAACTTTACAAGATAACAGCTATTATATGTACGCCGTGCGGATACTGGAATTAGATAGAGTGCTTTATTTTTCCAAAGAAGACATTACAAAAATCGAGGAGTAACTATATGGGCTTGCACGAACCTAAAGTTAAAATTAAACAACCTGAAGGTATTAAGTACCTTATTCAGGAATATCACTACAGCAAAGACTACGCTCAATCTTACATTGATATGCTAGTTCAAAAGATGGAAAATTATATCGACCAAAAACGTCAAGGGAAACGTGTCGCTCCGTTGATGACTTTAGAACAGATGGAAACTCAATTAGAAATTATGAGAAAGTTTGAAATAGTCGAACTATGACTTCTTTTTAATTTCACCACACGAATGGCATTTATAGTGATCTGTGGTTGACCACTCACCGCAATGGTCACAAGTATTACTCCACATTTTCGCAGTAATCAAAGCCAAATCAGGCGGAAGAAGTTCGGAAGGTGCATCACTCAACAACTCATCTCTTATATGCGGATACTTTTTACAGATATGTGTAAACGCATAGTGGATAACTATTTTTTGCCACGCTTGAACAATTCCATTTATAAAAGGGTACTTTGACGAATAATAAAGATAAATATCCCAGCGAGCCGTTCCGTATTTCTCTTTGGTAGAAACCCACACCTTACCATACTTCCGCATGATAGAGGCTCCCTCATACATGGCTTCATCAAGTGCTTCCCAATCAAAATCTTTGTCACCCCAATAATGTGTAGGCAATGTGTTTCTCCAAGTCGTGACATTTTGTCACGGACTGACATTAGGTAGAACAGGGTTCCCGTCTTTATCGAAAAAAGAAACGATGATTCCACCGTCTTTTTCGATTATTTCATAACTGTCAATTTTTTCAATATCAAACAAGTCCGAAAGATTTTGAAGATCGAAGTAACTATTCCCATCTTCGTCTTTTTTAAGTTCAACTACTTTCTTCATATTATTAGTCTCGAAACTTGCTCAACCACATAAGCTCAAAGCGACGCTTGAAGATTTCCAAAAAGAAACCTTTTTGTCTTCCACGGGAGGTAGGATTAAAGGCTAACCAAAAATACCAATTCTCAGATTTATCAGGAGGCATATATCGAATACGAACAGATAGAATCTTTCTAATCAACTTTTTTAAACTCAGGAACATAACCGCAACCCTCCATGTCTCCGTGCCCACTATTGATTGCCCGATGTTTAATATCTTTTTCAACATCACTACAATCCATACAAATAACTTCTTCCGTAAACCAACTCTGAATACGAGTATCTAATTTTTTGCCGCACCTGTCACATTTTTCTTTTTTAAAAAAATCATCCATTGCCGACCTTACCTTTACCAAACTTTTCCCAATAAAAGTTTTTAACTTCATCTTCCAAAAGTTCTTCCATATACATATCAGCTTCTTCATCCGTGAACTCGTACTGTTGTTTCAATTTCTCCTTATATTCTAGTACGCTCATATCAAATCGTGGCATTTTAAAACCATGGTATATCGCATAGTGTAAAAGTTCATGCCTCATTTTACCTCCTCTGGTTTGTAGTAACCGTCTTTTGTATGAATCGTGACATAAAAAGGTTTGTGCAAATCTTTCAAGATAACTTCATTGTCAAACTTTGCTCCCCCAACACAAATCATTAAAACCCAACATACCGTCTTGAAAAATCCCATACGCTTCTTATCCGCAATCTCTTTGTACTCTTTACTTACGTCATCGAGAAAAAATCCATGCGTATCCTGAAATCTGTCAAACTCCCAAAAAGTTGTCCCTCTCGGTACTTTCACTTTTGAAGAGTAACTCTCCCCATTGTGCTCCTGTATCCTTGCAATCAGATACTCGCTAAACAAATGACGGTTTGGAATCTCAAGAAGTTTACGCATGTAGATATTCATCTTAATCAGATTTTCTTTTTCATGGTATCTCTCGTAAAAGAACAGATAAGAGTGAGCGATTTTCCAGTACACGTATTCTCGCTCCAAGTCGCTAGGAGGATTCGTACCGTGGTCTTTATCCAAGTGACCTTTCAAGTCTTCTCTGTGGCGGATGTAATCGTCTTGCTCCATTAAAACCGCAGACCTTTCAAGATCGGTAACACTTTCAGCTTCGTTGAAAACTCTAACCCATTCAACTTTTCTTTCAGCATGGGTTTGAGTGCTGACTAACATAAAGATAAGGGCTATTACTGTTCGCATTTCTTTCTTTCCTTTAACTCTCCTGAATTTTGTAAAATGCAGTAGAGGTTCTTCATAGTTTCAAAAGTCTCTCTTTGCTCTTTCGGTAGTTTCGCTACCCTTTTTAAAATCTCGCTTCTGAAACAATCGTCTTTTGCGTATAATCTTGCTAACTCACTTAGTTGTTCGTAGTTCATATTTACCTTCCATGCTAAAAAGCCTCACGTACACGTTGGTAGCGTTTTTTAACTTCCGCTAACCCTGTACATTTCACAAGTGCTGATTCCATATCAACTCCTTGTACTGATAGTTTGTATCTGACAGTCTTTTCATTTCGATCTGGGGATACCTGAGTTTTAGAAGATACTGCCACTCTCAAAAGAATCTCCACTCCTTCCTGCTTACCTTTTACGGCGGCTTTGGTAGGGTTCACGTATCCTGTCGCATTGTATTCATGCTCTTGATGAATATCAGGTCGGGAATCTTTATCCACAACCGATAAACCTCGAAGCTGAATCTGGTCGATCATTTCTCGCTTCAGTTGAGCCATATCAAGTTCTTCTGAAGTCTGGTTCTCAAAGTTTGCAATCATATAGATGTGATTTTTCCGTAAACCACACACTCCGAAAGATTCCAGTGAACCTTTGATAAGCTCTCGGCTATCCCACTCATTGAACCTGTCTTCCCAGTGGGTAGGTTGTTCGGAATAATCCGCAGTCTCATAGGCTCCATCTCCGAATGTCTTTTTACTTGCACAGCTTACAAGATTAAGCATGAGCACTATTACAATTGTCGTCTTCATAATCATCATTGTTTTCATAAGTTTCTCCCTCTCGCCTGCTATACCGATTCCACTTCGGATGTTTAGGCAGCTATATCGAACGCTACGTGAGCATCGTCGAACATTAGAAAGCTCTCGATTGTGATTCCGTTGTCTTCTTTGAACTCGACTTTCGTAAGTTTTACATGAATCTTGTTTGCTGACTTCATGTTGGTATCAACCATATCTCTTGCCTTCTGCTCGACTTCGCATCTGTCAAAAACTCCATCGTTGTAGGGCATGTAGCCTCCATTCAAATGATGTCGATCAACTTTGCGACATCTCTTTTTGACTCCCACAACAAACACCGACATTCTGAACATTGTTTCCATAAAAACCTCCGTTTTCCTTTCACCTGCTATACCGATTCCACCCGTTATTCCGATTTTGGGGAATTTTTTCGGACTAACTTTGGGATACAAACCGGGAACAAAGCCGGGAAGCTTCCTGTTGACGCTAATATGTTGAATTTTAAAGGAAATTTGCGGTTAAAAAGGAAAAGGCTTAATTTTATTGAATGACTTTACGCATTTTCACTAGAATGTAGCCTAGCCATAATTGATCGGAACCATTCCTCCGTATCATAAAGCTACAGCCGTCACTAAATTTCCTCCCAGAAACCTTCAATGACGGCTGTAGTTTTTATTCCAAGGCTTTTAACCACTTAATAAGACGTTTCGTGCTTTGATATTCAAAGAATTTATAGAAAAAAGAAGGAAAATGACGGCAAAGTGCTGACATCCACACCTCATAAAGGTTAGTTGGACGCTCCGTAATCGGATATACCGACACCTGTACCAAAACCCAATCATTAGAATCGACCTTAAAGAGCTTTTTACACCTCTCACTCACCTGAAAACCCTCTGTCTTGCTACTAAAATGCTCCCCACGCATCTTATACACACCATCTGGAAGCTCCGAACTCATGTAATAAGAGTCTGACCACAAAGTTTCCTCGAAAAACACTCCAGAAGGCGGCTCCAAACGCAAAAATCTCTCTGCCATCCACCGCTTCGGGAACGCCAAAGTCACATATCTCCACTGATTTTCAAGCTTTCGATGACCTTCACAAGAAGAAATAGTGAAAAAACCGGCTCTAATGAAAGTGAGAACCAATTCCAACACACCTTTTTCTATTTGAGGGTATAAATCCTTACAAATGGGTTTGTTTGTTGTGCAAATGCGAGTTGAACCAAACATAAAGTCTTCTAATCCGACGTTGTACTACCCAATTAAAAAATACAGGAATAACAAATTTACAAAAACCCATGAAAACCTGTTTGAAAAAGGAATCCTCAAAGCTCTCTAAGTCAATCTCAACCTTGTAATACAAAACTTCCGAAGTCTGAACCCAGAACTCTCCATTACGTATCTCATAAATCTCTGAAGTTGGGTGTGTCGGTCGGGGAACTTTTACGGTTTTATAAACAGGAACATCATTCCTGCCCTTTAAAAAGTCTAACCCCTCCAATGAAGTGGTAGAAAATTTTGCAAAGTTGTCTTTTATCTCAATGGCTCCAAACATACCGTAAATTGTAGTACAACCTACGGTCTATTGTCTCATACCTTCGTTAAAAAGTTCTGTGATTTGGGAACCCACGTTTACAACAACTCCCATCTCTTTGAGCAGTTCCGCAAAAACTTCCGCACGCCCTTGGTGATAACATTGTAACCCCACAAAATGTTGAGCCGTTTCCCAATCCTCTTTGTGCAAAGCCTCAAGTTTCTTCTGAGCCATTGTGTTTCTTTCAGTCATCTCAACAACGTACTTGGCATGTAAGTTTCGTAACTTTTCCATATATTCTCCTATGCTACTTCTAAATATTGTTCGTAGGCTTCCCACTCTTTTTCCATCCGCTTCATCTCTGCCTCGGCTTGACGGTTCTGACGTTCCCACAAAATATGTTCCAACTCTTCTTTCACAGGCTCGTAATCCGCACCGTCGATTCCAGTACAATGGTTGGAATCAAGGATTTCCTGAAGTTTTTTAGTCGGGATATGTTTTAGATTTTTGTAACTGTTTCGGTAACTCATGAAAGCCTCCAAAGTTTCCTCGAAGGCTATACCGATTCCACTATGCTCTTGCCCTATCATAAAAATGACGGTCGTTCGTTCCTGATACGTAAACATCTCGCACGTCAAGATTGATACACTCATAACCAACTTCGTAAAGTTTCATACGAAACTCTTCAAAAGTGATGTTATCTGGTACTTCCAAAGTCTCCCTAATCTCGTAGGTAACTCCCAAAGCACCACTACGCCTTCCAACAAAATTTACATCCAATTTCATACAACCTTCCTAATCCGCACAGTGGTATTTCATTACCGCCAAAAGCCCATGCTTCCTAGCTTCCGACATTTTCTCTTCCAACTCCGATACCGTGCCATGGATGGAAGTCTCATAGAATTTCTTAGGATACTGACCACGCCGATACTCTACCCTACCGTGGATACGCTCACGCTCCACGCCGAAGTCTTTCAACGGCTTGATAGTTTTTGAACTGATATATAGATAATGAAAATCAAAGTCATTCATATTAAGCCCCAAAGTAAGGTTTCATGTTACATTCAAGATTTCTGTCGCCACGCTGATACAACATAATATCTCGAACAATCTCCCTATCCATGGAATCTCCGTCAAACGCAAACTTCTTGTTCTTCTTACGGATTCTCAAAGCCTTCTTAACTTCCGATTCAGAAACACCTGTACCAAAAAATTCCTGATACAATCCTCCTGCTCCATAGAAGCTCATCACGTATTCCACAAAGTCTTTGTCTTTTTGAGATTTCATAAACCCTCCAGTTTCTTTCACTGGCTATACCGATTCCACCTAAGCAGCTAAACTAGATTTCTTAACCCAACCCTTAAACAGTTTATGTACTTCCGATTTGGTTAAAGGCTCATGTATCGCCTTCATTAGTTTACAGCCCTCATCATGCTCCACCCCAAACACCGCATGAAGTAACTCATGGAACACAATCGTTCTCAAGTCAAAGTCGGAATAAGTCACAGCCCTTTCAGTAATCCAAATGATGTTCCCACTCATCCGAGCCTGCCCCAAAATCCTTTCGTGGTTATCGGTAATCCTTACCTCAACCCTCGGCATCTCCGCCAACTCCCTAGCCTCATAAATGAAGTTCATTACCCTACGACGTAAGGCATACACCTCATTATTCATATCTTTGTTCTTTAATTGTTTGCTTTTCTTTTTCATGACAACCTCCGTTTTTCTCTCAGAGGCTATACCGATTCCACCGTACTCCGAGCGGTAGCTCCTCCCCCTACCATGGTAGAGTCGGGTATCTGCGTTGCCCTTTCGCCGTCTCGAAGGCTATACCGATTCCACTCTAACTCTTTTTTCTGCAAGATGTGTGCCACATGTGCTACGCATGTGTATCACATCCGCTCTACTTTCTCCACTTTCCACATCCCTCTACCACGATCAGGAAAGGATTCACGCTGAATCTTTCTTAAAGCCTTCTCCACCGCTTCCTCCTCATCCTCCGCCCAAACATCCACATACCCATCATATTGAGCGTAAAAGCTCGGTACGGAACGTAGCCACACTCTATAGTCTTTCATGCCTCCCCTCCGTTATATTAAGCTGCCAATTCCTCTTCGACCTTTTTAAGTTCCGCCAACAAAGCCTCTTTACGTGCCTTCAATTCCGCTGTCTTTTCCACAAGGCGGTATTCGTGGTAGTAAACCATCTCCATATCGTCCTGTCTGAGGTAAGAGCGACCTACGCTTTCTACCACACCTTTAGACACCATTGAGTCAACCACACGCTTATCAAACATCCTGTTCACTTCTGGACCATAAACAGTTCCTCCCTTCTCTTTAAGGAAGTTTTCAAGTTTCTTTTGGGCAGGGGTAAGTTTCATTGGAATCTCCTCCGTTGTTGGTTTCAGATGCTATACCGATTCCACCCAATTCCATTTCTCCTCCCCCCTCCCTGTATGTACCTCCCCCTACCATGGTAGAGTCAGGTCAGCGTTCCCTTTTCGCACTCAACCGCTATACCGATTCCACCCCAAATAAAAAGCCTCCCAAAACGGGAGGCAATCAATTTTTATTTATACCTTTTTAAAGTCATAAGAAAGATTCGAGTGGATAACCAAAGTCACGCTCCCATCCGCATTTTCCCACGCCCTACCAACCTGACTAGAGAAATCATCATCCCTCAAGTTGATCTTGTCGTAGTCCCTTTTATTGCCCTCAGAAATGAGGTTAATCTGTTTATAGGCGGTATTCTCATCCGAAATGTAGTCGTACCTAGCGTCGTCTGAAAAGTGGTAGTTACACTTACAAACATACAAGCCCTTCGCTATATCCCTTTTTAACTTGTCTCTTCTGATTGTCTTTAACATGGGTTCCTCCCGTTATCGTTTCGAGTGCTATACCGATTCCACCATTTTGCCCGGAGTAACCCAACCATCCGCAGCAACAGAAAGACAAAAACTGTCCCTGTTGGGAAGCTAAACAAAAAGCAGTTATACGGAAATTCCAGATAACTGGATTTTATTTATGCTTAGATAACCCTACCTAAAAGAACTATTCTCGGACGCATCATGTCAACGATTTTAATCAGGAATTTCCGCTAAACAAAAATTGTTACTAAAATCAAGAATACTGGAGTCCAAGGTGAGACTGGAATCCGAAACGGAGTCCAAGGTGAAACTATGGAGTACAAGGGTGGAATAATACTATGGTGGAATCGGTATAGCCCTCCGAGAAACAAAGATGGAGAACTGACTACTCCATCACACAGAGGAAGATATATGTCAACAGATGCTAAAATTGTTATTTACCGTGACAAAAAAACAGAAGAGATTTTAACTACAGTGTACCGCCGTAGTGATGGACACCCTAAATCTCTAGGGCAAGAACTCAGAGCACTTGTCAAAGACTTTAAGGAAGGAAGCCCGACTTTAGATGCAGATTGTTTAGGGTCTTATATAGTCGGAAAACTTATGGAGAAATCTTTTGCTCCAGAAAACTCTGGAAAATGGACAGAAGTTCGTATTATTCCAGATTTTTCTGAGGAAGCCCAACAAACACACTACTCCTATTATTTGTGGGAAGAAAATGGAAACTTAATGATACAAGTAGAGTTTAAAGTTGGATGGAATGAAGAAAGCCAAAAATACAGATACGAAAAAATAGTGGAATCGGTATAGAAGATAACCAAAGGCAGGATTGCCAACAAGCCTCCGCTTAGGGAGGCTTTTTTAATTGATATTGCATCCTTGGTAGTTGCAATTATAATTTACTTTACCGCCCTTAAAGCACATTACAATATACACCCACACAGATTCACCTCTGCGTATGAATATCTAAAAACACCCACACAGATTCACGTTTAAAACCCTATACAGGCTACAAACGATAACATGCGTATGAATATTGGATTCCGAACCATATATCCGCTTTCCGTATATATCCGCCTGTCGAAGGATTCCGAAGTCGAGGCGAAGTAAACCGTGAAACCGTTCGGGAGTTTCGGATTCCGTGAAACCGTTCGGGAGTTTCGGATTCCGTGAAGTTTCGGATTCCGTGAAACCGTTCGGGAGTTTCGGATTCCGTGAAACCGTTCGGGAGTTTCGGATTCCGTGAAACCGTTCGGGAGTTTCGGATTCCGTGAATCTGTTCGGGAGAAAATTTAGTTGACAAAAAAAATAAAATTTTTCGCTTGACAAATGCACCGTAAAGTTCACCGTAAAATTTACCGTAAAATAATCCTTGACTTTTTAAAATTTCCAAAAAAAATTCGCTCACGAAGTTTTGCCTAAAAACGGCATTTTAAGGGTATTTTTATGGGTTTTTGAGACTTTTAATAGATTTCAGGAGGCTATAACGCTGAAAAAACAAAAAATACGCTGATTTCAATTCATTAGTATCAAAAATGGTCTTTTAACACAGGGTTTCAATAATGAACACCACTTGTTATAATACTTTTATACGTTCAAAACACTGTTTTTTGTATTAAGACTTCTTGTACTCCACGGATTCACGGTTTCACTTCCTACCGCTCCTTATACCGCCTTACTGCTTATCTATCTTACCGCCTTATCCTTTATCCTATCCTACCGCACAGATTCACTGTATGGCTCCATATATGTTCCTATAGGGTATTTCCCTCCTGTTTTTCTTTTATATGTTCTATACTGTATTAAGGGGTTCTATATGAGTATTAAGTCAAAGATAGCGGATTTAGAGCGTAGGGTATCTTCTACTAAATTATCTCCTTCCCAGTTAAAACTTTTACGAGTTTTAGAGAAGGGTCCGCTTGAAAGGTTTTTAATGGATAGTGCTGAGATTAAAGACGCTAACGTACTTGTGAAGTTAGGGCTTGCTAATAAGGGTACGGCTGATATTAAACAGGCTTCAAGGCAGTATGTTATTACGGGTGAGGGTGAGGATTACCTCAAATCTCTTTAGGTTTCTCCCACACAGATCACAGTCTGATTACTTCCCATATATGTTCCTATGGGTGTTCGTTCTGAATGGCTATATCACAGGTTCCTTTTCTTTTATGGAAGTCTTGATATATGTCATGTCTTTACCCTTTATATGTTCCTATATGGGTATTTCTATCTTTCTCTTGTGGGAATACAGAAAAGAAGAATAGGGTATAAAGGATATAAAAGACCTTAAATACCTATAGAGGAATATACAAGGTAGAAATAGAACATACGTGCTAATAGGTTTAGGTCTTTTCTTTTCTTAGATTTTTCATCAAACTCTTTGATTTTCTTTTTGTGATTTTTGTTCATATCTTTATAGTGGTGATATAGGTTAGATTGAGTGCTTTCTTTACCTTTGATATATTGCCTGTAGCCCATCCTGCTTTATCTTTTGTTCTTACCTCTATCAAGTAGGTATTGAGTCGTTTGATGGTATGTAGTTCACCTTTCTTATCTATGTATAGTTGTAGGGAGTTTTTGTTTTGCCCTATATTGAGTTCTACTTTGAAGAGTTCTTTGGCTAGTTCTTTTTTGTTCATATAAAATATACTCCCATAAAGTTTGGGGGTGTTTTATCTAATATGTAGAGACATTCGTTTGAGAATTCTTCGTGATTGAAGCGGTAGAATCTCCATAAGATTTTGATAAACATATCTTCTTTAGTGGCGAGTAGGAAGTTTTGGTCATTTGTTTTCATGTTTTACCGCAAGGTTTTACTTTTGTGTATATGGTTTCCCTAATCCGATTTGGATACATAGGAATGGTATGTTTATGTATATGGTTATGGTGTAGGGGAAGGTATCGAATCCTATACCTATTCCGATAAATTTGTTTGTATTTATGGTGATTCTGTCGGGTGCTCCCATTTTATTCTTCTTTTTTGTAAAGGTTTTGAGTGATTTTGAGCCATTTATGTATGACTGTTCTTATTTTTACTAGGAGTGTTTTATCGTATGTATTGTTGATGTTTTTGACTAGGTATTCTATGAAGCGTCCAATCCACCATGGGGTAAATATGATGAGGCTTATTCCTAGTATGATTGTTCTTATTATGGTTGCGATTATTTTCCACATGGTTTCTACCTTATATTCCACGGTTCTCTTTTACTTGTTTTAATGCCTACGTTTCCATTTCGGTTACAGAACGATTTCCTCTAATCCTCTTCCATGTAAACATCATCGGGGAGCTTATTGGTTATTCTGATATTGAAAGATATTCCATTTAGCTTTTCATCGTTAGCAAAATACTGACTCTCAAGTTCTCTCTCAATAGCCTCTAAAACGCTTTTCCATGTTTTATCCTTGGGATTGATCTTGTGATAATACACATCGAAAGAGGTATCAATTTGAGTTGGTGTTGTTACTAAATACATATTTTTCCTTGTGTTTCAGCCCAATCGAGCAGGAATCCTGCTTCCATCTCATCACTGATATAATGGGTGTTTGATGCGGTTATGACTTCACATAGAACATATCCGAAGTCACTTACTGATCTTACTTTTTTGATAGCTTCTCTTTTTTCTCCTGTTTTTTGTTCAAAGTAGTGTAATGCGTGAGCGAAGGTGAAGTACCGTAATCTCCACATTTTTGTTTCCCACTCTTTATCTTTCACTTGAGCAGAGGCTTGCCAACATTCTAACATCCGAAGTCTCAAGAGTTCGTCGTTTGTATCGTAACAGGCGTTTTTATACCATTGGTCGAAAGATTTCCCTTCTATTAATTCTCTTATATCCATTTATTCATCCTTATCCCATTCTGGACCATAGAAGAAGTGTGCTTTTTCCAGAAATCCTCTACGTTTTGAGAACTTTTTTGCCCTTAATGCTCCCACACAGGCTTTTACTTTTTGTTCGTAGGATAGGTTTTCTGCTTTGTAATACATTTCCCATCCTTCATTGCATTTGTGGCTGTTTAGGATAGCTAATGCTCCGTAACATAGGGGGCAGTAAGTTCTCATGTTGTCATCGAAGTAGCTTAATACTTCATCTTTAAATTCTTGGAGGGTTTTCATTCCCATGTTCTTTGTATTCCTTGAGGATTTCTCTGGCTTTAAATCCTCCCACTAATCTTTGTGTATCATCGGTTGATGTATCAAAGAGGTCGTAGTGTTTTATTTGTGATCTTGAGCCGTATCCAACTTGTATGCTTTGCCAATTGTTTTCATCCGCATAAAATTCTAGTGCCTTTATTAGGGCTTTAATTTTTTCTTGTTTTTTGTATAGTTCCATGGATAAGGCTTCATTAACATCGGCTAATCCTTTCATTATGGGGGTTAGTCTATTTCGTTCATCCTCTAATGCTGCTTGCCATGTTTCAGATGGTTTAGCGTTTGGGAATCCTGTTGAGTGCCACCACTTGTCAAAATTATCTTGATCTTGTTTATTCATGCTTTATACCTTGGCAAGAGCTTCTCTGGCTTTTCTTCCATTTTCGGAACACATGGTATCATTCCAGTATTCTCCGAGGGGGTAGTTTCCTTCATTACCGATAGAGTATTTCATTTCGAGGTGAGCTTCATCGGCATAAAATTCTAGTGCTTCGATAATGATCTTAATTTTTTCCTGTTCTTCTTTAAGCATTTCTTTTAATTGAGCGTTGTTCTGACTGGTTTGAGTCATTGCGTCAATTAAATTGAAGTGTTCTTTATTTTTGTATTTGCAGGCGGTATCCCATGCAGTTTTCATGTGGTCGTATATTGAACCGCCGCTACGGTACTGTTCAAACCATTTTTCAAATTCTAGGTTGTCTTCATTCAAGCTCATTGTCTTTCCTTAACTGCCGTACTCGCAATAAAAAGTATTCAAAACAACATTATATTTTTTCTCACTTACCGATAACAGACCTGTAGAATTTGAATGTCCGTAGTTTGAAATCCATATAGGTGAATATTCGCTCATGACGTATTCTCCCCCTTTATAACCGTAAAACTCTTTACCAACAGAATCTTTAGCTTTCTTTAAAAGAATTTCAACTGTTGTTCGTTCGGATGCTTCAAAAACAGGCACATAGGTTAGGCTAAGTAAATCGTAACTACCTCTCCAACTTATGAAGTCGTTTGGAATAAAGTAACCGAAGTCGAATATAACTTCTTTTGTTTTATCTTTTATAGATTCAAGCTCAGTGATTAACTTCCCAAGTTTCATCTGCTTTTCGGAATCTTTGTAATAAAACATTTGGTTTCCTTTTCTATTGAGGATAGATAGGTGTTATACGCTATATGTTTTATTTTTGCTACCGCACGGCGTTACTTTTAGGGTATTGGTGTTTATCTCTTTAGTAGGGTTTCCAAGTCTTTCATGGAGAAAGAGGATGTGCCTGTGAACATTTTGATATAGTTAGAGGCTTCTATCGCTAATTTATAACCGTGTGATTGATTTTCCATATCATCTAAAAGTTCATTTTTATCCACGTTGTTTTCTTTCATGTAGGCTTTTAGTGCGGTGTCTATTTCTTTCATGGGAAGGTTCTCCTGTTTTTTCAGGTGCTTTACCGAATCCACTTAGAGAACTGGTAGGGTAGGTTCATTTTCGTCTGAGGTAAATAATGCTCCAGAGTCGTTTCCTTCGTCGTCTCGGCTAGGGTATATCAAAAGTCCATTGTCTAGTTGAATGACTACTCCACGGCTATGCCATCCTAATGAATCGGCTTCCTTTTGCGTCATATATCTTACTGCAACGATTTTTCTTCCTAAAAGTAGGTTTTTTGCTTTATCTGTCCAGTTTTTTTCGATTGAGTCCATTTTGGTATCCTCCATAAGTTTTCGGAGGCTATACCGATTCCACCATTGTATTCTTTTTCCTTCCTTCTATAAGGCATACTGTGGCGTTCCATAGCATTTCGTCTTCAAATCCAAGTTTATGGTGCAGGCTCATATTGAGTAGCATATCGCTATAGTCAGCGAATTGGCAGAATGAGCTTTCAGCTTTTCCTGTTTCGATGTTTACTAGGGAATATGTATAGGCTCGTGTTCCGTCTATGGTTTTTGGTAAGGAGATTACCGCATAGGTGTTTTGATTGAGTTGTATGTAGTGGTCCATATAGACTTTTGCTAAGTCTTCTAATTGTTTGTCGAACTGGTTTAAGCTGTAAGTTTTCCGTTTCATTCTTATATTCCTTTGTGAGGAGTGTACGCCTTTAATTGAAGGTAGGCTTCTTGTTCTCCATCCCATGCGTGTTCACTGTACTCGATTTCAAATTCTAGCATATAAAAGCCTTGCGGTACAGGTTCATCCGCTAGTGCGTCATCGTAGTCTAAAAAATCTTGTAGCATGTCGTGTAGTCCGGCGTGTTCTTCGTCGTCTGGGAAGTGTTCACACATGACAAATTTGTTATTGATTCCCACATAGCACAGGAGTTTTTTCATGTTTGTTCCATTGAAAGGGCTTCTTCAAACTCTTCATCGTAGAATTCATATCCGCTTTTTACCGCTAGGAGATCATTAGCTTTTTTGATTTGTTTTATCAGGAAGTTTATTTTCTTATCTTTTTCTTCGAGTTCTTTTTGGCAGTCTAGGATGAGTTTTTGTACTTTTTGGTGTTCCATGAGTTCTGGGTTAAACAGTCCACCGCTCATTAAGTATTCTTGTATTTGTTTTTTCATAGTTGTATTTCCAGTCCTAATCGTTGGAATGATTCTAATGAGCCTTTACACACCCATCCGTTTTTTCTTTCGTGACAGGGGTGAGGTAGAGGTTTTTCTGCGTGGTACATTTTTGTCATTTCGTCTTCGTCTTCCGTGCTTGGGGTATGATAGGCACAGGTTTTACATTTTGTGGGAGTGTCTAGCCTGTGGGTTCCCATGATGTCAGGAATCTTTGGTATTTTCATTTTCTATTTTCCATGCACTTTCTAAGGTCATCTGCCATATCGTATGACATTCTTGCTCTAGGGCTATGGATGCACTTGGCATAATACTTGTGACATTCTTTTTGAGCTTCTTCTGAGCTTAACCTTGCGTCTCTAGCTACTCCGGAAGTTGCTACTGTTATTTGACATAGGAGTGCTATGGCTTTGATTATTTCGATTGCTTCCATTAGAGGTTACTCCTTTTGATAGTGTTCGATAAATGTTTGCACTAGAGTTGCTCTATCTTTGAGTAGGCTTTTGTGGAGGCATTTTCCGCAGAATATATCTTGGTGCTCTGTTTTATCTGTATAAGAACCGTAGTTTATATCTTCGATGAGATTTTCTGCGGTTTTACATTTAGAGCATGTAATGGGTTTGGTGTTATGCTTAATGTAGGCTTTGATAGCTTGTTCTTTTTGCTCTGGGGTAAGTCTTTTCATTTTGCTTTCCAGTCTGCGAGAAATAATTTGAAGCTTTCTTTGAGTGATAGAGGTTTTGGTTTTTCTATTACAGCTTCGTAGGTTTTTTCAAAGATGTCAGGTTTACATGGATAGAATTCACCGTGTACGCCTTTTATTATCCAATCTCCTTCGGAAATAGTCATTACTCCTTTGCGAGTTATGATACCCATAGGTTTGTGTATTTTGTTATGTAGGGCATGTAGCCTCCGTCTAAATTCTTTTGGAACGAAGGCTTTTAACTCTTCTAGGTTGTTACTTTTCCACTGTACTGCTTCTACAATGACAGGCTTTTTCCTAAATTTCATTTTGAGCCTCTAATAGCATTTTTTTCAGGATAGGTGTTACTCCATCTTTTAGAAAATAGAAAATATCTTCGGCTTCTCCCATTTCCCATTCATCATCTGAATTGCTGAAAAAATCTTTGAATTCACATTTAGGATTTTTTACCATATCGCTCAAAACGCTACATGATACAGGAGAGTGTCCCATGAATTCGTCAAAGCTTCTTGATTTGTTTTCTTCTATTCCATGATTCTGTAACTGATATAAAATTTCTTTTAAAGCTTTTGAAACAATTCGGTTCATGGATTCTGTGGTATCTAATTTAAAATCAAAGTTTGTGAAACTGTTTTCAAGTTCATCTTTTGTTACAAAAATTTGATAAGAATCATTGCTATAAGGCACACCTGTTTTTTTATCGAATTCAGTCAGGATGATACCATTAAGAATTTTCTTATACATTTTGAATTGTTTGCTATCTTCTTTTCTAGTGTAAAACTGTCCTAAGCTCATAGGTTCTCCAATTTGTTATACTGGGCTATTGATTTTTTGCTTATTCTTTCTGCCTCTCGACACCCTTCGCAGGTGTTATCAAAAATCGGAGGCAAGTTTATCTTCAAAGCCTCTAAAAGAATTTTACTTTTTTCGTGTTCTTGTTCTATTTCTTTCTGGAGCTTTTCTATCATCTGATAAAGCTCTGCCATGTTAGCGTCACGAAGTTCATTGAGTTGAGATCGACCATGTATGGCTCCTGCTTCAAAAGCATCTTGTTCAATCTCTCTAATGTTATCTGAATCTAGTGGGTAAACTACCGCACCGTGCCCTTCATACTTTTCAAAAGCGTCCAAGTCTTTTTTGTTCATATTATCTCCACTCTACATATAGATCATGGTGCATCTGACATTTTTCACGAAGTTGAGTCAGAAAATCAATTGTGTCATTAATTCCGCCCCATTTATTATCAGGCTCAAGATGAGTGTACTTTAATCGGTTAGCTTGAAGCTCTTTGATTCCCTGATTACAAAGTTCAACCCAAACACAACAGTTTGTGGAGGCTTCTTTGTAATAGCATCCAATAGCTTGAAAGATTTGGCTATTGTTGTATGTCACATTACGAACGAGTTCGACTTCGTTTCCTTGACTATCGACAATACAAACATCCCAACTCATGTTTCTATTCCTGATAACTGTATTGCAATATGTGTAGCGAGACAGTCATGTTCTTCTTCTGTCCATGAGTAAGGGTCTTTCCCTAGTAAGGCGATCATTTTCCGACTGTGGGCATTTTCCTTATACATTCCACCATATCTTATGCCATTAAAGGTATCAGCGAGGCACATCGAGCTTCGAGCTAGGAATTGCAATTGGAGATACCAGAACATTTCATTTTGACTCATTCTAGTGGTATCCATGCAGACAGCATGATTTCTACTTTTGGTTTTGATAGATAAAACCATCCGTGTCCATGCTTATTGAAGACAATGTTATTATCCCATGTTTTTCCACTTCTAATGAGTTCGATGATGTGTTTTCCACATGGGCTTAGATAGAATCCCTGTTTCATTCAACCTCTTTTGATTCTTCTTTATATTTACAAGCTTTTGTCCACGCTCTTTTAAACTGCTCTTTTAAAAAATTGTATGATTTAGTTTGTTTTTCTTCCTCGTCTGTATCTTCATTGTTTTCGTTCCACCACTTTTCAAATGCGAGTTCATCTTTTAGGTTCACGTCTTACTCCTTTGCCCCAAGTCTTTTTCTGCTTGGCAGTACCCTTCGGTATAGAAATATTTTGCAACGTCTTCTGGAGACATACTGTTTATCCCTGCGAAGGTTCCTACATCACCACATAATTCGTGACTGTTGTACGCTTCGATTGCTTTTTGAGCGGATTTTAGGGCTTCTTGTTGGTCATGTGTCTCCATAGACTTAAAAGTTTCTTCAAGACAAGATTTTGTTCGGATAAAAATGTAATCGCTACCATCTTCCTCATCACCATGGTCAACTTCTTCCGCTGTTATGGTGCAATGGTAAGTTCCTTTATGTTTCATTAAAAATGGACAGAAAGGTTTTGTGGAGCATCTTTCAGGTTTGTCTTTATTGATAAGTTTCGTTTTCATCATTTACCTCTTCGACTTACCATTTCGTCGTACTGGAGCTTGAGATTTTTTCGAGCCTGTTCCATGTTGGAGCCAGTTCCGGAAATTCCCATCTTTGGTAGGTATGCAATCTGAGTTACATAAGTCATACCTTCGAGGGATTTGCTACTCCATTTTATTTTCTCTCCAAATTCTTCTTCTTCGTTTTGGATTTGACGGTACTCAAAGGCAACATCTGTGAACTCTTCCATAGAAGGATTTTTTATAGCGTTTATGATTTCTAATCTAGCTTTCTGATACATGTCTCTTTTTTCTTGTGGGTTTTCTCCGAAGTATTTCTCATATCTTTTATCCATGAGCATTGGTTGAGCGTTATCGTTATGGAGTAATTCTCGTTTGGCAGCTACGAAGGCTGTAATTGCATGGTAGTCATATTTTTGAATGTATGGGATTAGGTCAAGAGCGTCATCACCGCTTATTTCTTCGGCATCGGCACACGCCCAATAGAAGGTGTCGTTTATGTTAAGCTGAAGACTAAATGCGTCATTTAGTAGTATTTTAAGGGCTTCTTCTAGGGTCTTCATAACAGGGTGTTTCCTTTGCAGGAATTTATACCCTATTTTTCCGTAGTTTGAAAAATGAATTTTACCGCACAGATTTACGGTTACTTACACAGTTTGCAAATTGTAAATATTTAACGCAAAGAATAATCTGTAGCGATTTCCATTATTTTAACCATTGCGTCATTTTGTGACTTGCTACCATCGCTACTGAATTGCATATTTTTGCCTGACATAGACCAATCAAGATTTGCTTTTTCGGAGATAGCAATAATTTCTTTTGCTTTAGGGTCTTTTATGCTGATAGTTAATGTAGGGCTTTTTGCAATATGGGTGCTCCCTCTTCTTTTTCTCTTCATGTACTCGGCAGGGGATTTTCCATTAAAGTTTCTCAATTTCTCAAAGGCATCATTGTAGTCTTTCTTGGCTTTCTTATACTCTGGAGTGTTTTTGATGGAATCTGGGGTTAATCCTCCACCTTTACCCGTGATCTTATTGAGTGCTTCGGAAGTTTTATCCACTTCATCTTGCAGTTCATTTTTTTGTTTGAGCCATTCTTCGTAAGATGGCTGACTAGCTTTTTTCTTTTTCTTTTCAATTTCTTTGGTAAGAGATTTGATAAGTTTTTCTAGTGCTGATTTAGCGGAGTTAGGATTGTCGTAAGCGTTTTGAATCTTCTCACTGTATTCATCCTGCATACCATCTAGTTTTTCAAGTTGGCTGAGTAGTTCAAGAGCTTTGCGATAATCTTGAAGTTTTGAGTTTGCTACTTTGTTTACGAGCTTTACTGCTCCGGTGAACTTGAGTAGCCCTTTATCAATCACTTTATAAAGATTAGGAAGTTTTTGTTTGAATACTGAAGGTTTCATATTTGTGATAAGAGTTTTTCCTTGAGCTTGGTACTCTTTCATTTTCTTTATCATTTCCATTTCATCGGAATTAAAATCACTACTTACTTTGGTTTGTGATTTTTTTCTACAAGAGCCTTTTTCACCGGGCTTTGTTCCGGGCACTCTTTCGTATCCTTCCCAACATTTCTTATCTGACTTTTTCATGTTTATTGAACTCCATTTACTATAAACATATAATTATAGGTTATTAATCCACGTACCTGCCCATTTTCATGTTTAAATATTGAGTTTTACCGCATGATTTACAGGTTCTCTGTAGAACAGAAGAAGACCATTGGTGCTTTTCCATGAACCAACATTTAATTTTGCCTGAAAAAAATATCCAAAATATAACGATTACCGCAGAGATGACATAATACTTTTCAGGAATCACTGTTATCCCCTTCTATTTCTTTATCTGCTTCATGTTCGATGTTAGAAGCTAATTCATTCAATCGGTTCAATATAGTGCTTAAATCTTTTCGCATTTGCGGATTGATGTTATCGAAGGCTTGATAAGCAAATGTGTTTAAGTGATTGTATGTAGCTCTTACGGTTTGTGCAGTTTTATAAGGATTCATATTTCTTCCAAGTCTCTGTAGGCTTTATTCAATTGTATTTGAGTGATCTGAGTATCTCGTTTGTATTCTTTCCAAAACTCATCCACGCTTACTTCATATTGCTTACAATGTTTCCTGACACCTTTTTCTAATATTTTGATGATTTCGTCTTCATTTTCACCATAAACTTCAAATTCAAACTTTCTAGTTTGAAGACTTACCTTGAAAAGAGTTTTTGATTTTAAATTTTCCATTTTACATATCCCAAAAGAGTAAGCCTGTATCATGAGCCATGTCTTTATATTTTTGCCATTCATCTCGGTCTTTAAATTTTATGTCTCTCAGTATTGCACTTAACTCTTCTTCAACTTCGTGAGGATTGTAGTATCTTCCATCATCGGCTTGCCCTTTATAAAAGTTCATCAAGCCAATGAAGTCTTCTAGCGTTTTCATTCTTCAACCACTACTTTAAAAGATTCTATTTCACACATTGGAATATAAGTGCATGTTTCTACATCGTAGAATCGGTCATTATCTATCCAATCTTCTATGGCTTTTTTGGCATTTTGCTTTGACGAGTGTCTTGAGAATTCATATCTTTTTTCGTGGTCAGCTTCTAATGACCAGTTAGAATGAATTTCATAGTGGGGAGCAATTTCGGTTGTGGTGAATGTAAATCCTGATTTTGTCTTGATTACGACTTTGGACATCTTCTTTTGATGTTCTCTTTCCAACCATTTCTGTGCTTGTTGTACAGTTTTATCGTGGTTTATTTTTAACCATTTCTTTTCATATTTCCAACCCCAAACAAATAGTCCTACACAAAGGGCTACTACCCCAAATATAATTAACAATGTTTCCATTTTTAAATTTCCTTTAAAGACTCTATTGCATCTAACAACACGCTTTTAATTCTTCTTTCTCTGGCTATGATTGCTTGGGATTCTTCTAATCCAAATGATAATCGAGCGTCTATGGTGTGATAAGCCCATTGAAGTTCTTCGAGAGTTTCTTTAACTTCCTTCTTTGTTGGCTTACTTATCTGTATTCCCAGTTCTGTTGAAAAAGCTTCTTGAAGGTCTTTGTCATAAATAGACATTTGATTGTCCCAGCCATCAAGCCAATTAATCAATTCTTTTACTTTCATGTTTGTTCCTTTATGGCTTCTCTTGCCAAGGCTCCAATGGCGGTATCTTTATATTGTTCTGCAAGAAATTCGAGAGTTCTTTTCATTTTGGAATTTTCTTCCCGAAGCTTTTTATTCTTAGCTTTAACGTGCTCAGTAGGTTCTGGAGGAAGTTTTGTAGTTATAAGTATTCCGGAGCTTTCGGAGTATATAGAGTTATAAGTCTGTGGAGATAAAAACATTTTTGGCTTCATTAGCTTATCCAATTGTCTGTGTTTGCGACATAATTGCTTAAACCGCATGTTCCATCTTCGGCAATCATTTCTACAATTTCAGCATGAGTGAGTTTACAAAGCTCTTTAGCATTTTTGTAATCTTCAACCTCAACTTGTACTCTTACGATTACAGTTTTCTTTTTTGTAGGTTCAACGGTCTTATCCCATTCCATTTCTACCTCTTAGGAAAATAGTTCAGGTTTTCAGCTATCACTTTTTTCTGTTCATCTGTGAGAACTTCGGAGATAAGCATAATAACTGCTTGAGTGCTTTTTAATTGCTGTTCCAATTGTTCTAGCTGACCACCGCTATAAAAATCGTAATATTCAATTCTTTCTTTGATGATTTGCGGAAATGTTTTATTGTCATCTTTGTAAGGATTTGAATAAATCATATTTTTTCCTTTATAAATCCATTTTCTCAATTAATTCAATTTTTTCTATCAGTTCAACTTTTTCTATTTTCACATAACTTGAGTGATATTTCGGAGGATATGTAGCCAATAAAACTTTAAGGTGTTCTCTGGCTTCCTCTTCAGTTTCGGCATATATTGTGTAGTATTCATCAACCCATCTTAAAGGTTCGTAATAAGTTATTCGATATTTCATTGAGCTACAAAGTCTTCGATTTTAATGTCATAGAAACACAACTCATTAAAGTCTAAGTTACCATCTTCTATTTCTTGATGAATCGCTTCTTCGAGAGTTAAATTATCTTCTTTCATAATATGCTCAAAATCAGCTTCATTAATTTTAACTTCAATAATCATCTTTTTCATATATTTTCCTTATCTATCAAAGGGCACTCAATTTCATCACTAAAGAAATCAACATCTATTTGTGCAGTAACTTGGAACCATTTTGTGTATCCATTCCATTGAACGCCTACAACACATTCAAAGTCTTCTGGATTACAAGGGTCATCTTGAAAATGTTCTTCTGCAATGTCTTGTGCGTGATATTCTAAATTATCTTCATGAACGATTTTATTGGTTTTCCAAGTCGAAGAAAAATCATGTTCGGTATAATCTTTTATAACGTAGTTTATGAATTCACTCATTAATCTATCCTCGGTAAAGAATTGAATAGGTCATCAAACCGTTCTTGATATTCTATGTTTTGCATTTCAAGGTCTTGAATTTTTTCTTGTTGCTTGAGTATTAAGTCTTCTGCTTTTTGAAGTTCTTTCTCAATCCAATCCCACTCTTCATTCCAATGATAAGAGTTATGTTGCCACTTAGAGGCACGTTTGATTGTACGGTAAATATTGTCTATTTCTAATGTTTTGAATATCATGCAAAATATCTACCGCATGATTTACGGTTTGTATAGTTTCCAATAACGCTATGCTTTAGATATTTTTAGCAACTCTTGTTTTATAAGTTCTTTGTTGTAAGATTCTACAGAAATTCCAGAACTTGTAATTTTAACATTATTTTGTTTATTTTCTATGTAGGGAATAAAAGTAGGATTTTTTATGGCGTGGATAATTTGTAATGCTTGAGTTTCATTTATAGAGCCTAGTTCTCGCATATCTTCTACTCTTTTTATGGCATATTCAATAGCATCCTTCCATTCAGCCTGTTTCATTTATTCAATAGCCTTTTTTAATATATCGTGAGTGTCTTTGTTGGGACTTATAGGAAGCCCTGAATTTAAAACGCCTAGAGCGTATTTTACAGCCGAAATTAATTTTAAATTCTTTTCTTTTTCCACTAAATAGTTTTGCTCTAACTCATAAGTAAGATCGTTTAAGTGACTTATCTTGTCTTCGAGAGAATCGTAATTTTCTCCAGTTTGCCACTTTATAGCGTCTAACCACACATGTAAGTCATGTTCTATGCTATATTTGTCTAAACCTACATAGTATTCAGGCTTTGATTTTCTGTATTCTTCAAAAGACTGTATTAAATTTTTCATAACTATTCCCTTTCGTAGGTAACAATAAAATATTCCGCACAATATTCACAACAGACTTTCATGGGCTGCATAGGGTTATCTTCGTTAAACGGAGCAGTCATTGTCATATCACACTCAGGACAATTCACTATCCAATTTTCTATAACCTGAAAGTTTGAGGTTTTCATTTCCTAATGCTCCCTGTTGTTCATATTACACTCGCTGTTCGGTTATTTCCGAACATGCTGTATTCAAGAGACGTTTTTACTTGTTCAGATGTTTCCGAACAAGGTTTTGACTAATAACTTTTTCAAATTTTTCTTTAGTGAAAAATTTAAGTTCGTTAAATCCATAGAAACCTGTCTTAACATTTCTTTGAACAAGCTTACGAGACAAAACCAAATCATCTGAGGAATTTTTCTTCAAATTATCAATGGTAGCTATTCCGCATACAAAAACAGTGTTACCTTTAACTATGTTTATTATTTCCGAATTTCTTGGGTTTTTTGAAACTATTGGAAATTTACCCCACTCAACAGTTTTTATACCGATGTTTAATTTTGGAAGGTCCGGAACATTAAAATCTTTTGAGTCACCTATAGTTAAATCAAGAGATAGATTTCCCAATAAGAGATTTACAGCTAACTCTCCTAGAAAACCTGTAAAGAATCTTTTTTCTAGTGAATCATCATCTATTCGATAGTGCTTTTCTTTTAGTTTTTGTTGCGGAATATTTTTAGCAAAATTTCTAATATGTGTTATTTCGTCTTCAAAGAATTGAATAACGATAAACTTGTCCGTCAAAGGATTAACTATATCATCGAAATTTAAAATTTTCGGTAATTCAGGGCAATTAGCATTTATTGATTCAATGTCTAATTCCATACTTTAATCTCGGATAGCCCATAATTTTTCGTCTCTGCCTAAATCACCTAATGTAGTCTCACCTGTGAAAAATATTTTGTTTTGTTTTTCGAGCGGAGAAAATTGTTTATTTAAGTGAACGTAGTATCTCCAACCTCTTTCTAACCTTTCTTTTGGGGTCAGGTTTTCCAAATCATATTTGTACAAAGCGTCAATTATTTGATTAGCTGAAGCTTTCTTAACTTTTGATAACTCTTCAAGAATTCTTTCTTGTTTGGTTATTGTTGACTGGTATCCTTTTAATGAAACAGACATGATTCACCCCTTGATAGTTCAATTTACCAAGGAGTTTATTGTTATGTAAATACCGTAAAATTTATTTGTTTATGCGAAGATAAATAGATTTTAGTAAATTCTGTAGTTCTTCAATTTTTTCTATCTCTTCTTTTTCAACAAATTCACAATTTTCATCAAGAGATGAAGTTACCCAATATAATTCAGATAAAGCATCTCTAATGTACTTCGCTACTAATTCCTTGTCATTCATACATCGTACCCATGAAGTTTTTTAAATTCTCGATATTCTGTAATTACTTTTAAAGCGTCATCAAGGTCAAACTTATTTGATTTTGCATTAACATGTTTTTGATTATTCAAAAAATAATCAAAAGCTTCTTGAGTGTTTAATTCTTTTAAATTTTCAAAATGATTACCGTTCAAGATATAAAATCGTTGCATCTGTCCAATAACAATAGCAGTAGTTTCTTGACCATAAATATCAGTATCTCTCCAGTTAAAGCTTACGTAATGGTCTTTAAAGTTATCTGTAGCTACATTATGGTTTGATCTGTAGTTCATAAATTCCTCCTATTTTAGTCACCGCTATCACACTCTGAGATTAAGTGGTAAATATATGTGCCATTAACATTTTCTGTTCGATTAACATGTCCTGTTCTTTGACCAGACATAAAAGTTTTAAGAGCACGTAAAACTTCAAAGTCTTTTTCGCTCAATTCAGATTTGCTATGAACTTCATATTCAATCCTTACATAGCATCTTGATGTTTTATAATCTGTTTTATAAACTTCTACTTCTGGAACAGATTTACCTAAATTTTCTAAAATTTTTACTTCTGCTTCTTTATGCCATTGTTTGTAATAATCCAAAGTGGATTGAGCTACTATTTCTTGGTACTCGCTCCATTTGCTCTTATAATTGATTAAAAATAATTCTTCCGATTTTATTTCAACAAGCTCTTTCATAACCTCTCCCTTTTTGTTTCAAATGCTATACCGATTCCACTCCCTGTTTGATACCTTCGTCTTTGATACCGAAGATGTTTTTGGCACAGTCGCACCCGACCCAGAAAGATACTAGATTGTTCGATTTTTTATCTTTGGCTTCGATTGGCACGAACCTTCCAGAAGGGATGTTTTTACCGCAAGCTTGACAGTATCCAAAGCGATTGAACCTTGATTGGTTGTGTACGATACCTTCTGACCATTCTACGTAGTATTCGTGGTCAAGGAGACATTCACCGTTTTGACCGTATATTTGTTCACCTGTTTTGAGGTTTCTTTTTGGAATAAAGAAGTAGTTGATTTTTGCCATCTTAATGGATGGAAGATCAATGTCGAGATTCATTTCTTTGAGGGTTGTAGTCACTTTTGGCGATAGACCAATTTCTGTTTTAACTGGTAAAGGGCGTAGGCTATTGAGGTAGGCTACAGCTTTATCCTTTTCTCCACAAAGAGCTACCCATGATTTAACAAATTGTATTGAGTGTTTTTTGAGAGTTTTCTTATCGAGTAGTGGAAGCAAATCTTCTAAGGATTTACCCTCTTTCCTTTTCTCAAACGCTCCGCCGTAAGCTAGTGTCATATAGAGTGGAAAGAATTCTCGGTGTTCTCTTTCGATATGTCTGGCATCAATACCGCTACCTTGGTAGAAGCCTGAATCGGCTGATCTGGAGGTTTTTGGAAGCCATCCTCCTGCATCCAGTGAGTCATTTATGCTTTGGACAGACGCTAAAAATTTCTCTAAGCGTTTGCCTTTCATTTCGGCTTTAATGGTTTCGATATATTTTTGAGAAAGTTTCATAGATTCCCCTTGTTTTCAAAGGCTATACCGATTCCACTATTCTCCATAACTGAGGATGTTACCTTCCCCGTCTAAATACCCTTGTTCGATCATACTTTTTGCAGTTCTTCCATAGAACCCTTGTAATTGCCATGCCATGCCAGATTTAACTAGCTCTGAGAATAATTCAACAGTTTCTTCATTATTTAACTCACCGTTTTCAAAAGCCATAAGTCTTGTAAAATCAGGCATCATAAAGCCCTCCCTTTGTAAGTTCAGAGGCTATACCGATTCCACCGCATTAAATAAAGGATAATTAGACTTCGGCTATTACAACAAAAGGCTTTATTCCCATTTCTTTAGATACCATTAATCGAGTGTTCCCACCGATTAAAACATATTCATTGCCTTTTTTAGCAATCATGGGAGTAGGCAAGGCTTTACCATTTTTAAAAGCGTCTCTAATACTATCAGCGTCTCTGTTATATTTTTTGGAAAGTTTATCAACGTCTTCTTTACTTGAAATTTCCCAACTATCTGTGTTCTGTAATTGACTCCAAATTTCATTAGATAGGCGTTGAGGTTTTGCAGACTTAATTTTGCTTTTTAATTCTTCTCCATTAACCCCAAGTTCACTGGCAGCACGGTAAATTTCATCGTGTTCTTCTTCCACATCAACATTTTTAAAAATTGGATTTATTGTGGGTTGTATTTTTTCCTTAATAGGTTTTTTATCCAATCTGTCTGCGTAGTCTTGAGTAATCAATTCTTTTAAACCGTCAGTGTTTGGATTACGAACAAGTTTAGAAGGTTCAGTAAATAGAAGGTCATTTTGCTGTTTCTTAGTCTTTGGATATTTTTTCTTATACTCTTGATAAGAAAGACCAGAAATTTTCTTCTCTAATTTTGATATTGCTTTAAATATTTTTTTCATCTGTTTTTATTACAGTTTGTAATATGTAATAATACTCCTCATCATGTTCCTCTTTAATAAGTAGTCCCATTTTTTCTGCTTTATACATAAGCATGTCACATACATGATAACTGCTCGCTTCTTCTGGTATAGAATCGAATAGTTTAGCAAGTTTTTGTATAACTTCGGATTGCTTTATTTTCATAAATATTCTTTCTTTATTTCAGGAGCTTTTTGAAGAACTAAATTTTGAACCTCTACAATTTTATCATCTGTCAGTTTTACTTTTACTGTAAGCAAAACACAATCATCTCCTAAGACTTCACCTATGAGTCCTTGATACTGCCCTTCTTTGAAATATACTTTTGAACCTTCTTTAAAATATTGAATCACTGTTTTCCTTTTAAGAAAGAATTCCCAATGACTCTTTCAAGTTTATACTTTTTAGTTATTTGTTCGTAAGTCGTATTTTGTGTGTTTCTTATATCTGAATAAAGATGAAAAACAACATTGGTTAAACTCATTACAACGGCTTCACCAACAATATTTTTATTTTTTACAAGATAAAATGTTCCTGTGACTTGATCTTGCATTTTTACATCTCCGAATAATTTTTCTAACAAACAATACCCACAAGATACTGTTTCAAAATTCCATTTGTGTATTTTGCACTTGTTTTCATTTTTCATTGGAATGAAAAATTCAAAAATTCGTGAAAAATTAAATAATTTCAATCTTTTAACTTTTTAAGTTGCTCTTTATAGAGTGAACTTGGAACATTATCTGTTTTAAATAAGTATCTCAAAATCATTCTCTTAAACCAAGTGTCAGCACACACGATATTCCAGCCTCTTTTTTGAGCAACCCAAGATGGCTTAAAAATGCCTTTATCCATATCATAAACACTGTTTAAATTTGAATAAATAGGGCAAGGGTAATTATGTTCAACCCAAAGACCACCGTCTGTTACAACTTTTATTTCAAAAGGTTTCATTATTTCCTCTCTTTATTCCAAAGGTCTATAGCTTTTTCTATCGCTTCCTCTTTTGTTCGACCTTCAATAGAGTCTGATCTGTGTCTGCAAGTCAAACATTCAACAAAAGCAAAATGGCTTATTCTATCCTCAAATTCTACGTCTCCAGAATCATTTCCACATTCAGGGCATTTTTTAATTTCCATTAATTCCAATCCCACATATCTTCTTCGTTATCTTCGTACTCATGTTCAATCAAGCAGTCTTTAAAATACTTAGAATTTAAAAATGATTCTAAAGCAACTTTCAAATTACCTTCCGCTACTGAATCAAGCCAAATTAAATATTTTGGTTCACTTTCAGCCACATGAAGTAAATCGTAATTTTTATATTTACCAAAGGGTATCACGAAATTTTGACTCAATTTAAGCCTCTTGTGATGATATGCTTTTTACTGATTACAATGTTATTAAATTCACTTTTTTGATTTTCAGTAATGAGTTTTGGATGAATACAAATTTCACCATTTTCATTTTCACACCAAATTTCCCACATTTCATTTTGAACTTGATACTGATAGTCATCTGCATCCAAGTCTTCCAACTTAGGTGTCCATTTATTTCCAGTTGACCTAAATTTAATAGAATTATCTTCTTTAACTACTAGCCAGCTTTCTCCAGACCAACAAGGTCTTCTGAAATATCCACCAACTCTGGCTTTTTTAATTACTTCCGATAGTTTCATTACAACCTCCTTAAAACTGTTTCCAAGTTAAATATAAAGTTAGAAAATGAAGATATTGGTCAAAACCTATCACAACAAAGAAATTGTGTACTTCTCCATTAGACCATCTTTTTGAGGATTCTCTGGAAGTAAAAAAATCAATTACTGTATGGGCTAAACCATTTACTATGGCGTATTTTAAACCGAAGGGAATTAAAAACAAAGTGTATATTGAAGTGTGTGACAAAAGAGCTTTGTTGCTTTTGCTTTTATTCTTTGCCTGCCAGTCAGTTTGTGCGACAAAATCTCCTATAAAATGTGCAAGCATTATCCATTCCATTAAATATTTCTCCAAGTGGCTTGTGACACTACTGTATCATAATCTGTATTTTCTACTTTCATAGATTGTTCAAGAATTGCTCTCAAAACAGAAACAACAAAATCACTACCTGAAGAGTACCTAACACAATGATCGAGAGACTCTAAAACTTCGATAGACTTAGGAGGTTCACTCCATTTACCTATTAGATTTTTTAATTGAGCGTCAATTTGAGAATCTGGTGCTTGTAAAAGCAAATCTTTCATTTTATTCCTTTATAAACTTTATTGTCTGATAGTGTAACAATTTCCCCAGCTTTTAAATCTTCTCCTGCAATATGTACTAAATTTTTTAAAAGCTTGTTTTCTTCCAACAGAGGAAAATAAACTTTATTCTTGTAATCTTCTAGTCTTCTCAAAATAGCTAATTCTATAGCACTAACTATTATTTCCTTCGACTGCAAATCAAAATTTTTAATATGCTCATAACAATCTTCTGCATAATCTTTAGCGTATTTCATTTGACCTCTTACTTTATTTTACCGTAAAATAAAATATTCATTATGGCAAACAGTCTATAATGTTAAAAGAGGTTTTTATGAGCACTTATATTCCTGATCGTTGGGTAATGTTAAAACTAAAAAATGATAAAGAAGAAGTTTATAAAGTTTTTGCTGGTTGGGCAGGGAGTTATCTCGGAGGTCAATCGTGGAAATTAAATAGCGGTGTGACTAAAGTGGAAGAAGAAGGCGAGTATTATCTTTTTCATGGTTACAGCGGAAGTGTTTATAAATGTCATAAAAATGGTTATGGAATGACAAGTTATATGGGAGCAGTTTTTGATAATTTTAGCCCATACGCTACTCTAATGGATAATATGGATTTTATGACTCTTTTAAAATAAAAAGAGAGGTCTTTACCCCTCTTCAAATTTTTCTAAAAACTCTTTAGCTCTCATTGTAAAGCCGTCACAATAGTCAGTTCCCCATTCATCATCAACCATGTCTTTTAAAATGGATAAAGCTTCTTTGTATTTAGCATCCACACTTATTTTAGTATTGAAAATTTGGTTTTCATCTTCGCATAGAGGGACATCCTGCCAATTAGTATTCATGCCTATGACTACTAATTGGTTATCTTCAGTTCTGCCATACTCCGGAACTGTTTCAGAAAATTGAAGAACTTTTTCTCCATTTCTAATGATATACCGAAGGTTATTCATATTCTCTCCACATTTGTTTTTGAGTGTCCAAAGATAAATAATATCCAAACAACACAATTAAAAAATTCCCATTATGGCAGGCTAACTTAAATTTTGAACCAAATCTTTCTCTGCCGACCCAAACTGTAAAAAGCCAAGTAATGCTTCTTGGATGGTGGAAAGCAATAAGGACTCGACTTTCTTTAATGTTAGTTTTTTGCCAAAATGAAAAACCTTTTAGAATATCTAAAACCTTATTCATTTAATGAACCTAAGTCTTCAAAGAACGAATCTGTCACTTCTCTGTTCATTAAATGCTCTCCGAATTCTGGGTGATAAATGATGTATCCTATATGGTCATAAAACCCGACTGAAACAGAAACACCAGTCATTTTCTCCATGTCTGATTTATTAAATATAGAGCCTTTCTCATCGGCAAAAATAGGTAAAGCCAAAACATACTCACCGCTAGGAGTGAGAAAAACTCTCGTTGACTGAAAAGTATCAATATTTGTGTTCGTCATAAATAATTCTATCCTCCACTAATTCTTCATACTCAGACATTTCACACCATTTATGCAAATTATCTTCTGCACAAATGAGCATGAACTTTGATTGCGATTGGGATATTTTTCCTATCCTTACTTCTTGTCCTGCTTTGATGAAACTTTCAACGACCTTAATATCTTTTTTAGCAAATAGTCTTAGTTTTTCCATGAATAAATGCTACATTTCGGAATAGTGTTTGGCAAAATTAAAACCGAGTCCAAACCATTTTTGCCATCTTAGTTCCGTCTTGCATTACTTCCGTTTCCCACGTAATCCAACCATAAGGAACCTTATTCCCCATGTAGTCTAAATAAACAACATTTGTCATTCTTTTCCACTGTTCGCTTCCATATTGTACCCAAATGAAATTCATAAAATTCTCCTGTATAGGCTTTACCGAATCCACTTGTTTTATGTACATGAAATATTTAGTGTACGTTAATTACGAAAATAAAATTTATTTATAATTAATGTAACCCTTTGAAATAATTTTTGATTTTAATTAAAGCATCTTCTGTCGTTCTAACTCCTGTATGAGTTACCCCTACAAAAAAGTCGCAGTCTTTTTTTATTTCTCTTTGATATATCGGTTTATGGTTACTAAATCTTACTTTGAACTGTTTTTTATCTTTAATAACCGTAACGTATTTAGAAAAAGTATTTTTGGCTTCATAAAGCCTTATTGAATAACCTTCAAGAAGTAAAGCCTCACAAAAAATTATCCACTTTTGTTTACCGTATCCCTTATTGATGGAGTATGAAGCTCTTTTATCTAAAAACTCTTTTGTAACTAAAATGTTGTCTGCTTTACCAACCGACTTTTTTTGTGCTGTCATAGAATTGTTGTTCATAATCATACTCATTCTCCAACTCCTCTAACGCTCTCTTAATCTCTTTTCTTATGTATTCAATTTTTCCAATGTGGCTAAACTCTATTAGTTGTTTTGATATTTCCAACAACAAATCTTGAGCTATGTTGTTTAATTGGCATGAATATGATTGGGTATTTTTTAATTTGTTTTTATACAAATCCACCTCACCTTGTTTTAATTTCCAAGCGTGTCGAAAAGCTCTTTCGCAGTAGTCGTGGATTCTAATAGATTCGTCACAGGATAAGTTATGGCTTTTCCAATCAGATAAACACTGTTCTTCATCTATTTCTGTATTTTCGTTCATTTTAAAATTCTGTGTTTTTGTCTATATTGCGAAGGTTTATAAATTTTTTCTCTTGCGAAAGTTTTTCTTAAAGTATCATAGGTACATCCAACATGTTTGGCTATGTCTGCGATACAATATCCCATTTTATAAAGTTCAACAGAAGCTTTAAACTTTTCAGGATTACACATTTTCCAACTCTTGTCTGGAAACCTTTTCCTCGGATTTTTTAACAAAAATGTATCTATGATGTTTTGTATATCATTCATTTCAATAACAAGTATAAATTAAGAGTATTTAAAGTCAATTATTCTTCGAGATATTCATCTTCCCATTTTCCATCGGGAGGAACCTTGTAAATTTTATCAGTTGAAAAATTCAAAGCTCTATCAGCTAAATTGTCACAGAGGCATTTTAAAGTAATACTTCCTTTTTTATAACCGTCGAATAAATTTTTACTTTTTTGTAATTTTTCGCTTAATGCTATGACAGCTTCACTTTTTTTCACTGAAAAGACCTTTTAACATAAGGGGTCCTAAAATTAATCCAAGTATTAAACTTTTCACATACTCATGTTTTCGATATTTTGATTCTTTCCAGTAATCAAAATCATTGAGAGTTTTTTGATGTTCTTCTATCCATGCTAAGTTCATGGCAAAAGAGCCTACAAACATCCAAATAAAAAAATAAATCATTTTATCCTTTTTTTAAATACTCTTTAATTTCTGATTTTATTTCATCAATCAGAGATTTTATTTGCATTTGAGAAGTTTTATCAAACACTGATTCAACCTTCATCTCATCAAGAGATTTCTCCAATGACTTTATTTTATTATAGGCTACCTGTAGTTGATTATTATTTTCGATCATTTTCTTTTTCTTATTTCTAAGTTGAATATAAATTCTAAAAATGAAAAAACTGATTTAAGCGATATAAAAGAAATTTTATGAAATATGTAATAAGGAAAAGTTAAAATTGATATTAAAAATTCTCCTAGAGTGTAAGACTCTTTAAATGGCACATAATCCTCTTCTATTTTTGAAGCCACAGAGAAACAGTAAATTAACATACCGAATAGAAACACAATTAATAAAGCGATACTCATTTGTTTTCTTCTTTTAAAAAGTCTCTAGCTTTTTTGCCCCCTACGAGAAGATTTTTTGTAAGAGCATTAGAATTTAATGGCTCCCAATCACCATCCCAAATAGTACAGCTAAAATCCCAGTTATGATGTTCTGCATAAAATTTAATAACTTCGAGTGCCTTTTTCAATTTATGTTCTAAGCTTTCAACTTTTTCTGTCATTGTTTTGTAATATTGGGGATTTTCTTCACCGTAAACAAACTCCTTACAAAACTCTTCAAGTCTGCTTATTCTATGAGATTCCATACCTAATTGTATGTCCATATCTTCCAAAGCATTTACAGCCCATTCAAAAGTATTTTCGTGTTTAATTTTTTCAATATTGTAATTGAGTTCTAAATACCTTCTAAACTTTTCTTCACTCATAATTTTTCCTTTGAAGAGGCGGGACCCGATTATTTCAAGGCTCGCATACCGTTCGGGTCAACACAGTCATCTCGCTTCCACCTAGCTACTCTTCTTCAGCCTCGTTCGCTTCGGTCGTGCCTATTATTTGCCAATCTGTTGCTAAAATATCTGAAGCATATAACGATAAGTCAGTTGTAAATTCTCCATTTACGGTAAAATAATCACACTGTACTAAGTCTGAAAAAGGTCCTGTTCCTCCTAAAAACCATTGAACTATTTCATCACTTTCTGGTCTTTTAAAAGGTTTGTTAGAAGTCATAGCTTCTGCAATTTTCACATTATACTCCAAAGGCTTTATCTATGATTTCGTTTAAAAATTCTTCTGTTGCATCACCTTCTTCAACTCTTGAAATAAGACAACATATTGCTAAACGGTCAGTTAATATTTTAACATCTGTTTCTAAGCTACCTGTCTGAGGTACAACTCCAGACAAGGTTCTAATTTTTTGCCAATTAGATAGTTCTTTAAATTCATTTGCTGTCATATTTCACGCCTTTTTAAAGTGATCTGATAGGATATTACTAATACCTGCTTGAACTTCGGATTCTCCTACTGAGTAGTCATATATGTGGCGAAGTTCACTTTCAATAGCAGTTAATTTTTTCTTCATTTGTTCGGCTTCTTCATTTTTTTCCATGTTCCAAAATTCCCTGATTGGGTCATAAACTCTTTTACATTCAGATTTTAAAAAGTTTATTTCTTTATTTTTTCTCTCCATGTCTTCGTGATAATCTTTCTTCATCCTTTCTATTAAATTTTTTTGTTTGATTAATTCACTAACCAAATCTTCCTTGCTCATTTCAATCATGGATAAACTCCAAAATGAATATGATTCTTAAACCAGATAAAGATGTCGTATAATTTCCAAAGAGCCAGTGGAAATGTTATAACTAAAGACACTACTAAAAATACCACTAAATTTTTTATCGCATCACCGAGATTCCCGTACATAAATTACCCCAGACGTTGTTTGGTTATTTTTTCTTTTGGTCCGCCTGTGCTAGTTGGAGCATGTACTGTTTTCGGCTCCTCAACTTTTAATGAGCCTTCGGGAAATTTTTGTACTGTGTAGTCTTCAGGCTTTTCACCTTTTGGAACTTTTGGTTGAACTCTGTAATGAACACACCCATTCAAATAAAGTATGTAGGCTACAATTGTTCCTTCTACTCCAGTAATTGTGCATTTTGCTTTTGAACCTAGTTTATATTTTGGTTGTGACTTGACTGCTTTTACTATTGGTTTTTTATCTAAAATTTGAACACCTACTACGTCCACAGTATAGCACTCCCCCATTTTTCCATCTTTACCAATAGGAGCTTGAATACCGACTTTAATACTGTCATGAAGAGGATAATAAATATGTTCTACAACCCCTTTAAACCCAGTAACTTTATCTACTACTTTTTGACCTAGTTGAATATCCATAACCCTTCCTTTAAAATTTAAAAAACCGTAACTAAAGGTGTTAGCTTTTAGTTACGGTATCAATGAATTTTTAAAATGTAAAAAAGAAAGGATGATTTTATTATGCTGTGTATTAAAGATAGCCAATTACAACATTTCCTACGACCACATCCGAAGAATCTACTTCTTCAACATTATTTTTATTTACAATGAGAATTGTTTTTCCTTTATGTTTGATATGGAAAGCTGGAATCGGCTCAAACGAAAAATCAATGTCTTTTTTCTTGAATATGGTTTCTAAAGGTTTTCTCATAGACATTAAATTGTGACCTTTAACTGCCTCCGCTACTTGTTGAAGAGTAGAGTCTGAGGCTTTCTTTTCTGAGCTTATTTTGTCTTCAAGTTTTTTAATTTCTTCTTTGATGTTCATAATTTTTTACCTGTAGTTTTTAATTATTTGTTCTTGTGTAGGATTGCTAGTAGTATTGTTCTCTTCTTTCCACTTTTTCTCCCAACGCTCATAGTCTTTGAATTGGTCATTAGTGTCTAAAAAAACAGGATTAAGTAAAGCATCAAGGACTTCTTTATCGACTCTCCATCCAAGGTTTACATAATTTGCATTTTTAGAAGAAGCTGAATTGATATTACTTAAAAGTTTTTTAATAGCTTGCTCAAATTGACTGATCTCAACCAACCCTTTTGTTGTAGATGGAGTATTGATGTATTTGTGAACATCTATGTACCGACCCTCATCATGATAAATGGGATGCTCAAGACCACCTCCACCGAAACCATAATAATACCAAGCACCGTCTGGATTATATTTGGCTTTTTTTTCAGAGGATAGTTTAGATTCTAAATTAGCAATTTCTGATAATACTTTTTTCATAAGATTAAGCTTTTTTAATTGTTATTTTTCCGTTTCGAGTCCACGGGCTATAGTAGTAAGTAGTCGTGCTTCTGGCAGTATCTTTAACATAGAATTCATTCTGCTCGAACCCTTCTCCCCAACCATCCGATAGTTGTCCAGAAAAAGCACTTTTTAATTTTTCCATTTCTTCTTTAGACAAGTCTTTTTCACAATGAAGTTCATATACAGCAACTCCATCGTTATTCACTTCTTTTAATTGAATTTTAGTAATAGGTAGATTTGTATCATTCGCCACGTACTTGTGAAGAGGAAAACCTCTCAAATCGTCTTGAATAGCTTTTTCAAGCTCATATCTAACATCTCCATCAACGCTATCAGTTTTTTCCATGTCTGGAGTTGAAATACCTACAACTCTTTCATAAGAAAAATTACCTTCTGAAGAAACTAAGTATATATTCTTTTTTTCTGCGATTTTTTCTAAAAAAGAAGCAACTTTCAAAAGATTTTTAACGGTACTCATATTAATCCATCCTTCCCCATTCATACTGAATACGACCTTTAAATTCTGGAAATTTTCTCTCCGCCCTGCTAATCATTTCTTCGATAGCTCTTGGCTGTTCCGCTTGAGTCCAAGGATTTCTGAAAACATATCTTTTTTCAGGTTTTTTATGACGAGGTGATGGGATTACATAAACAGAAATACCGTTACCTAGAACTGAAGTTCCTACATCTGGAGTAACTAAGTTTTCAACTTTATGTTGTTCTGACTTGAAGAAGTCTTCGAGTTTTTTAGCTTCGTCGGGCTTTAAATAATTCTCTTGATCTTTTTTGGATTCATACGCAAACTTTAACCGGTCTGCGATTTCAATTAGTTTTGATGCTATCTTTTTCATAAATCTCCTAAATATAGGTATATTTTAGGCAAAAGATTAATGATTTAATTTATTTCTTTAGATAAGTATTGGGGAGTAGCCTGTCTTTAAAAAGATTTTTTTAATCGTCAACACGACCAAAAGTCCGGTTAAAAACATAGAAGGCGAGACTAATCAAAAAGCACATAGGAGGTTTTATGTTGCGTTTGATTTCTCTTTTTCTGCTTCTTTTCACCACTATTTCTTGTTCAACAACTTCAGATTATAGATTTGATTTGAAAGAAGACCAAAGAGATCAGTTTTATGAGCCTCGCCCAAACAGATAGTCTTTTAGACAAAATAGAGAAATTTATAACAATTGATTATCCTTGTATTCCTGCCATCTTTGCTTTGAAAAATGGGAGCATAATTACTAAGTATTTCAATTCGGAATTTGGAAAAGCAGAAGAAAACATATCGCAATATTTAGATGAGCTTATTGCAAGATATGAGGCACAAAAAGAACCTTTTCTTTCTTTATGGCTGTCTTGGGAAATAGGGGAATACTCTGAAGAAGAATTTGAAGAAAGGTTATGGGCTGAAATTAATTCTTTTTGTCAGGAGATGCCAGTAAAGTACAAAAACGAGCAATTGTTCATAGTAGGTCTTCATTCTAATGCTTCAAGAAAAGCTAGAAAATTTCAATATTGCTCTTTAGTTATTAATCTTTTTTCTCAGTTTGAAAGATTAGAAAAGAGTGAAAGTTACCATTCATTAGTTCAGAATATAAGAAACAGAGATATTAATTTTTCTGGCTCGATAAATCCTACTGTAGAAAAATTTGCTGATATTTGGGAAGAAGTGCAATTTAGCGGAAAAGAAAACGATTTGAGCTGGAAAGCTCCTAATAAAAAATTTTAGTATTCATCCATAAACTTTTCAAAAAGCTTATCTTCAATTTTTTCTTTGGTTCTTTTAATTATGACAGACTCAATATCAATTGATTTTCCTAAAATTTTTAGCTTTGGATAAGTAGTTTCAATCTCTGTTTCGTTTGGTTCTGGATAACCTTCAGAATCACTAGATTTATAAAAAGAACATTCCGCTTCAATTTCAAAAGAATCCAAAGCATCCCAAAAAATTTTCTTTAGTTCCTCAATGTTCCCTTCGCTATCCAATTCAGCTATTTCTGATAATCTAATTCCAGATTTTTTAAGAAGTTCTTCAAGTTTATCTAAGTTGAAATCATCGTAATCAAACTCATAATTCAGTGAAACTGAACCTGACTTGGCAATTTTATCTAAGTAGTTTGAAATTTTAATTAGTTTATTTGTTATTTTCATAATGTTGGATAATAGAAAAGATCACTCTTTTCTACGGCAAAATTTACAGAAGCCTCTACTTCATAATAATAAGAACCAAATTCCTCGGCAGTAGTATCCAAATATGTTGTGTCAAAGGCAGGCTCATTAATTGTAGCGATTAAAACATTGTCTCTGTATATGTTAAAAGCTGTTATGTCTGGATAAAAAGCTGAAGACCAGTTCAAAGAAATGCCTGTTCCCTCCCAAATCGCAGAAAATATTGTAGGTTTTTGAGGAAGACTTGAATCTACATAGACTGTATTAGAAGTTGTTGATGGTCCTAAAGTGTCGGGCAGAGTTAGTGGATAAACTTTAATAAAGTAATCCCCTCCTCCATAAACATTTACAGTGTTTGAAATAGGTTCATCAAAATAACCGCTCACTGTAAAGCTTCTTTCTAATGAATGGTTCCCTAAAAGTGATCTATAAACTTCATACTTGTATGAGCCTGCATTTTCCACAGGGTTATCATGTGAAAACATAATATTGCTTTCAAATGGAGTAGATATGTTAATGCTTTGAACGGCTACCATAGAACCGTTTTCATTTTGCTCAGAATTTCCTGCCAAAGGGTCTGCGTCTGTTTGGTTTGAAAAAACTAAAATAGGTAGGAAATAATTTGAGCTAGAAAGCTCGCCTAAAGTTACAACACTTGTCAAAGGTATAGAGGCTTTATTTAATTGCTCTCTTAAACTTCCACCAAGCTCTAAATGGTTATTAACGAAAGAGTTATAATTAGCTAAAACTTCACTAGCGTTTGAACCCCAACCACAACTTATCCAGTTTGAAATTAAGTAGTCAGATGCCTCAAAACTTACAGGTGAAGACAAAGTTGATTTCAAATTTTGAAATTGAGCTTCCGATAAACTTGAGTTGTATGTAAGTCCTAAATTGTTCAATGTAGTAGGATTAATTATATAACATGGAGTGTTAAAAGAAAATAAAGTAGAGTTCACTAAATTTCCAGAACTAATGCTCCAAACACTCGTAGGTATTGTGTAATTTGTATGTGCCATTTTTCATCCCTTTACTATAACTATTGAAGGGTATTAATTAACAATTAGGCAGTCTTATTTTTTCTTCCAAGAACTTTTCTAGGACTTGTTCCAATCTGTTCTTCATAGTAATCCTTGAGAATAGATTTAAGCCTTACTTGATGTTCAATCTGCTCTAAATCACCCTCTAAAATGGCATAACGACCCGATTTTACAGATTCCACAACCTCATTAAGAAACCAATTTTCATTTACAGCTACCATGTAATCTTTTTCATCCGATGTGTAAAAAAATCCCACATCACTTTTATCGACAAGACCGCAAAATTGGACTTCAAATATAGTATTTCCTTTAGGGTAATATAAGATCAGTCTGAGTAAATTAATTTTATCAAGGTCTTTAACTTTAGCCGTAAATACATTCATAAAAGTATTTTAGATTTCCTAATCATGTTTGTAATTTTAAAACTTGTATTTTTATATTGTGCATAGTATTAATCTCCAAAATACGGAGTAGTTATGCAAACATTTATTCTTCCTGATTATTTAGATGGCTCTAAAGTTTCCAAAAATGAAAACTTAAATTTACTCTCTAAATTTTGCATGATTACTGACTACATGGAATTAGTTGATGACGTTCTAATCAAAATTAATTACGAACCTACTGATTATCTTAACGGAATTCCTGTAAGTTCTCTAGTTGAGTTCATCAACAGTGACGAGAGTCTAAAAGTTTTTTTAAGAGCTTACAAAGGCTATCTTGAATCTCCTAACAATTATATTGTCGGCAAAAATTTAATTGAGGCTATGTTCCATACAAGCCTTGATATTAAAGTTAAATATTTGCCAAAAGATTTTAAAGCTTTTTTAGATTTAAAAGGTCTAAAAGATCAAGATGGGGAACTTATACAAGGAGTCTTTGTTGACATCCGAACGATACAAGAAAAATACTGCTTCACTATGGGAATGTTAGCGTTTAATACAGAATTAAATTCTTACACGATTTCCCATTTGAATATTCCTCTCGAAGATACTGAATCGACCATTGAAGATATTATTCTAAAACAAAAAGAAATCTACCGTATTTTAGCAGATGAAGATTATCAAAAAATTAAAAATGGTGAAGAAGTACCAAATTTAAAAGCTGTGGAAAAAGTCACAGAAGCTTCATTTCATAAGCACATTCAAGTTATTTTTAATATCATTCTTTTTATTCATAACTCAGTTGAGTCTTGTGTCAAAACAACAAATGTTTTTGCTGATAAAAAAAGTAAAAGAGAAGGGCAGGAGAAAGTATATACTAAAAAAGAATTTTCTCTCGTTGGTCAAAATTTTGTGTTTCCGAAAGAATTTTCTTGTGGTGTAGTTGGTGTAACAGGGCATTTTAGATGGCAACCACACGGACCTGCAAGAAGCTTAGTAAAGCATATTTATATCAAGCCTCACGTCCGTAATTACGACAAAATTAAAGAGGTGACATGAGTTTAATTTTTTATCCTAGTCAAGTTTTAGAAAGAAACAAAGGATTAACATTTAATGATGTTTTGTTGATGCCTAGATACAGTGAGATTGATTCTCGTTTAACACCCTCACTTAAAAGCAGAGTTACAAAAAATTACCATTTAGATACTCCTATCATATCTGCCAACATGGACACCGTAACCGAGTACCAAATGGCAAATAAAATGCACGAATTAGGCGGATTGGGAATTTTACATAGGTTTATGACCATTGAGGAACAGATCAATCAACTTAAACAAATAAAAGGTTTAAAAGCCGCCAGTATTGGAGTCAAAGACGAAGGTATGAGACGTGCAGACTTTTTAGCAGATTTTGGAGTTGATATTTTAACTATTGATATTGCTCACGGAAATTCTGTTATGATGTTAGAAGTTCTTGATTACGTAAAAAAGAAATATCCAAAAATAGACGTTATTGCAGGAAATGTTGCTACTTTCGATGGAGTTCGCAGACTGATTGAACATGGAGCGGATGCAATTAAAGTCGGTATCGGACCCGGCTCAATGTGTACCACAAGAATAGTGACAGGTTGTGGAGTTCCTCAATTAACAGCGTTAGCGATGTGTGTGCAAGAAGCTCAAAAAAACGACATCCCTGTTATCGCAGATGGGGGGATAAAAAACTCTGGAGATATTGTTAAAGCCTTCGCAGTCGGAGCGGAAACTGTTATGGCAGGTTCTTTATTCTCAGGGTGTGATGAAACACCGGGCGAAATACTAAACGGCAAAAAAAGATACCGTGGAATGGCATCAACAGAAGCTCAAGTATCATGGAAAGGTTCAATAGCTGAAAATATTTCCGCCGAAGGTGAATCTTGTTTTGTTAATTCAAAAGGTTCTGTAGAAAAAGTTATCTCTCAATTATGCGGTGGAATCAGATCAGGAATGACTTATCTAAATGCTAAATCAATTCAAGAAATATATTCAAACGCCACTTTCATGGAAATGACTAATTTAGGTTTAATTGAATCTCAACCACACGGATTGTAATATGCTTGAACAAGTTAAAGAAAAATTAAATCAAGGTCACTGGATGAGAGTTAGAGAGTGTTCTCTTTGCGGAGTTTCTCTTCACTACTTATCTCACAAAGGTAATCTTCTTTTTCAAAGCCATTGTGGGTGCGTGAACTACGAAAATTTTAACGAAAGAGAATGGGATGAAATAGATTGGTTCATAAAAAACAGAATTGATATTATTAATGATTTTTTAAATAATCATCCAACCAATCTCTAAGCTGTTTCGCAGATTCTTTATCAAAAACTATGTGTTCATGCTCAGGGTAGTCTTTATGCGGAACATATAAAATAACTGCTAATTCACCTCTACCGTCATCAAAGTTATCCGTGCTGATAGCGATTCTTTGCCAAGAGTTTTGTGTTTTGATTTCCATTTTAATTTATCTCCACCACTTTCATACCAAGAGATATGGCAGTATCAACACAATTCTTAGTACCTTTTCCGCCTTCAAAAGCTACCACAAGAGCATCCTGATTATTAGATAGCATAAGCCTGTTCCTAATGGGACCAGCAGCTTTTTTGTGAGTGTTCCAATCTGCCTGATATGTTTGATACTTGATTTTATTTTCTAAAGCGAATCGGATAGCAAGTCTATCGGCTCCGCTCGCTCCGCCTTGTATAATAAAAGTAGGATTTAATTCTTTAAGAGCTTTTTCAACTTTACTGTAATCGTTAAAAAATCTTCCGCCTGTTACAATTATTTTCATAAATTAATTTCCAAAGTGATAAAGTTGAGTTCTAATCATATTATGGGAAAGACTTTTCAAATTGTAAACGATGACATTTCTGACGGATACCACACTTTTACAGAACTTTATAAGCACCGATATTTTCTTTTTCTAGCCCTCTGTATGCAATGGAAAGATAAAGTTTACTACAAAAAAGATTATGAAAACTTTTTTTGTATATACTTGGAATTAGAAGAAGGTCAGATTAGCTACCATGTGCCAAATATTTATTTAGAATTAGCGGAGAAGAATTTTACACACAGCCCTAATCATGTTTGGGATGGGCACACTTCAGATGATGTTTTATCAAGATTGTTCGAGCTTATTCATAAATAGAATAAAATTTTCTATTTCTTCTAAGTCTTTTATTATTTTTTCTGGAAAGTAATGTTCTTCTTCAAGCATAATCGCCAAACTTGCAAAGCTATGCTCATACTTCATAAAGCTGTTTTTTAGAGAGGCTCTAGCTTTTTCAATACGTTGTAAAATTAATGCTTTTTCCATACTATAACGCATAGTATTATTTTATTATTATTGTCCATTATTTATGGAAGTTTTAAAAATTAAAACAAAATCAGTCAAATTTGGAATCGTTTTTTGCACAGGTAATCTTGGCAAATATCTCGTTATTTCATTTTATAAACGTGAATGGATGATTTCTTTTTAAAATTTGATTTGCTAAAATAAATCAATGAACCTAACTCAGTTATTTTCACAAGGTTTTGAAGAAATACAACTAGATGAAAATTTATTATTTTCTATATCCTCATTTTGTTCAACTGTAGAATTATTTTACTCTGGCACAAACGGTTACATTTGTGATGAGAAATACAAACCTTATATGGGTAGAAGTTGGGCAGGAGATGAATCCCCTGAGTATCTTTATCTTTTATCATTTTGGAAAAAAATTTTAAAAAGACCAGATTTTAGTTTTTATCACAAAAATTTTGGAGAATTTAATTTTTTTGAAATTTCCATAGCTAAGTATAAAAAAGGAAATGAGTTAAATTGGCACAACGACTACTTTGGAAATTTTCATATAAATCTATGTTTATATTTATCGGAATGGAATCAAGAAGGTGAATTAGAGATCGGAACATGGGATTTAGATGAAAATGGAGAAGGTATAGAATCAACCGCCAAAACCCATAAAACAATAGAACCTAAAATGGGAAAAATCGCTGTATTGTTATCTTCTAATCCTACTTTTTGCCACAGAGTTAGGTCAACAGAAGAGGGTAGGTTTACCCTCATGTGTAGAGCAGGATTTATCTGAACATTTTTTCTCGTATGATGTCAGATAAAATTTTTATACCAAACAAAGCCATAAAAACGTAGTATATAGTAAACATCCATTTTGAAATGTTTTTCAATTTAGTTTCCTTGCAACCTTATGTTTTCTTTTTGTAGTTGCTCAATCGTGTTTAGAAGCGAATCAACAATATTAAAATGATGTTCTTCAATACGCAGTATTCTTTCTTGAAGTTCTTTAAGCTGCCTTTTGGCAATCAAAAGCTCCTCAGAGTTTCTCCTAAATTCATCTATTTTTTCTTGTGTAATTTTCATTCTTTTAAAGCCTTTATAATTTTGACTAAGCAATAAGTTATTACGAGAACTAAAAGTATAGTGTCTTCATTACTCATTTAGTTCCTTTAAAGTTTTACGAGCAAATTCACCATCATCTGCACCTAAAGAAGTTTGATAACCTATTCTAGTAAAGGAGTGGAGATTTTTATAATCTAAAAGATCGTGGTAATTTTCTTTTTTTGAATAAAATTCCAGACACTCTCTCAATTTTTTATTTTTTGCTTCAAGTTCGCTAGTGTGGTTAATAAAAGCATGTACAAGATTAACAAGAGCGTGAGAAGTTTCAACTATTTTTTGAATGTCATTGACCATAAATTCCTCCCGTGAAAGAATAGCAAATATATTTTACGGTAAAAAGGCTTTTTTATGAGATTTATAGGCAGTATGTTTTTTATCTTAGCAGGTCAGGTATTAAAAATAGAAATGTCAGCCGTATCTGAATTTATAATGTTCTTAGCTATGTGCGTAATTGGGGACTATTGTTTAGACAAGCATATAGCTAATAAAAAAGAACAACTATAACATCGAGAGTTTTAAATGATACTGCCGTAGAAAATTTTTTAAAACAGAAAGGGCATGTTAAATCTGAATCAGAAGTTTGAGATTTTATGTATCCTTTAACTTCGTGAGCTTGAGGATAAATACTGATTTTATCATTCCGCACTTTGAAATACAGTGGTGTTAATTTTCTGACTTCTGTTTTACCAAAATTTGAACCTACCTTAAAGTGATTACCGCAATAAGAACATATCTGAGAAACTTTTTTGCTAGGTCTGTATTTGGTCGTAGGTAAATGTTTATTTTCTTCGTAAAAAAGAAAATGATTCCAAACTGAAAGTTTTTGAAAAAATTTCTCTAGGATTGAATGAATTAAAAACTTCATTTTTTTAAAAACATCTCTCTAGCTTCATTTTGAATGTGTTCTGGAATGTTCGGAAAAGACTGATAAAAATTGTAAATATTAGTCAATTTATCAATCTCTTTTTGAAGTTTTCTTTGAACAGAATACGGAAATTCTTTAGTCGAAAAAGGCTGAAGTTTTTCTCTAATTATAGATAGAGACAATTTAGCTTCAGCTTCGTGATCTTGATAAGCTTCACACAAAATTTCATTTAATAGAGCGATCAAATCTTCTTTATCATTCATGCGGTATTTCTCCCTATATGGAAATCGTACCGCATGAATTTACGGAAAGTCTATTTTGTATTCGCTTGATTTATAGAAATTTACTATTCGATTGATATAATCCAACCAATCCTTCATAAGCATATTACTTTTTCCCCTATTACATACGTAGCAACAAGGGACACAGTTTGATTCTTCGTAGCCTTTAGAATTATCCATTCTATCTATACCGTTACGAAAACATCTTGAACTATCATTGAGATAAAATAAAGTCGGTTCCTGACCGCAATAGTAACAATTTTTCTCTATAATAGATATAAAAGTCATAAAATCTAAAGTAAATGATAAATTTCTCTTTTTAGCAGTTGCTTTTGTATGCTTAAACAGGTGGTTTTCGGCAGAAAATTTTTTAGACCTTTCCTTATTTTTCTGAATTACTGAACAACCGCAAGATTTAGAGTTTTTTACGGAGTCATATCTAACTTTTTTTATTTTACCGCAATCACATTTTACATCGCAGTAAATTCTATTTTTAAAGTTATCTTGTATTTCATAAATTTTTAATATTTCTAACTTGCCGAACCTTTTCCCTATAAGCCTATCACCACGAGATTTTATCTTTTTATAAGCTGATATTTTTGTGCCTAAAGATAAGTATTTTAACTTTTTACATCCGCAGCTTTTTTTATTTCCGCTTAAAACTACCTTTTCTAAAACATAAAATTTTTTACCGCACTCTAGGCACTCCGCTTTCCAAGTAGCTCTGGAATCACCCTTAGCTCTTTTAATTAGTTTAATTGAATTAAATGTTTTACCAATAAACTCTTTGTCTCTAGCTAGTCTAGCAATTTTTGAGAATCCCATAAAACTTCATCTTGCGTTTGGTTTACTATGGTAAATGGAATTTGATTTCTATCTACCATTATAAAATAATATTTGACTAAATCCCACTCTGACAACTTTTTTAGAATAGTCATTTCAGAAAAGCATGAACAACTATACAAATCCATCTCAATTTTCGGTAGTTCTAAACCATCCCAGATATGAATGGCAAAGTGGCTCGTTTGGATATTTGCAACCCCAGTGAAAGCTATAGAACCTGTCAAACCTTCGTTTCCTGCTTTATCTACATAGCATGATCTAGGGGGAACAGCGATTTCCATTTTAATGTCTTGAATCAATTCTAGCATCCATTGATTCAAAACCTCTTCTTGTTTTGGAGGGTTTTTAACATAGGCTCTTAGTAGTAAATGCTGGTGAAACAATTTTTCCATCTTCATACCTTTTAAAAAGTTTTAACAAACTTTAAAAAGTATAAAACGATAATTTTTTGAGAGGAGAAATTAGGATAATATGTTTAAAATCATATTTTATTAACCATATTTCATCTTTTGAGTATCGTAACCAAGTCGTATAAATATTGCATTTCTACAACCTTTGGTGATCGTAGTAACTTCGTGAGGATAAATAAAAAGAGTAGGGAAAATAATTATATCCCCCGTTCCACCTTTTATCGAAACATGCTGTTTCGGAAATATTAAATCTCCGCCTTCATAATCATCATTAAGTACAACCATAACTGTAAAGATATTACCGCTAAGAAAGTCGTGGTGAACAGGAAAAGCATCTCCAGTGTTGTAACGAGCCACAAACATCGAATCAAATACAAGATGCTCGCTTGATAATTTTTTATCGAATTGCTGCAAATATTTATTAGCACAAATTTCAACAAAATTTTTAACTACAAACATATCGTCAGGAAAGTCTTCTAAATTTACGGCTTTTAATTTTGCTTTATTTGTCGGCAGAAAAAACTCAGTTCCTTCCAATTTTTCAATCAAGTGTTTGCAAAGATTTTCAGGTAATACGTTTCTATAAACACTAATTTCTTTAGCTTCTACATTTAGTTGTGGTTCACAGTTCATCATTTCTCTCCGAATATAGTGATATTATAGAAAATTAGTTCAAAAGCATTTTATAAATTTAGTGAATCTGCCTCGATAATTGGGGTACTCTGTAGTATCCAAAAAATCTTTAAAACTAAGATGAGCTTCCGGACTTGAATCCCTTAACTTCAACTCACCGTTTTCATTTCTACCTACGTATTCCTCAATCGTGTGCAAGCCGTAATCCCATACATAATAAACATCGGAAGTTTTATAACTTAGAGCTACTTCAACGTAATACAAATTCATTGCTTTATCCTCGATAGTAAAACAATAAACTGCATGAGGTTAATTACGAAGAAAAATATACGGTAAACTTGATTTTTCTTTATAGGAGTATTCGGAATCCTGACTATCTGAGTCACTTTTTTCTTCTTTCCATCCATCGGATTCATGAACATTTATGACATTTTCGTAGTATTGAGGTTCGTCTTTAGAATAAGTGTAGCACTTATATGATTCTTCCGCACCGTTGCAAATAACTGTTTCCAGAGCGAAACTGTTAAAAGATATAAACAGAGCAAGAAAAAATAATCTCATCAAAACAAGATTAAATTAGTAAATTGTGCTGTGCGTGAATCTTAAAAATTCTTGCACCGTGAAAAACAATGTTGAATTAATTTCAATTTACGGTAAAGTTTTTAAATACGTTCCGAGTGCTCTAAACACTTCCAAAAACTTTCAAAAATCTTCCAAAAATACTGCCCTTGCACTTCCAACAACTCGGAACGAATTTTTATAACTCAAGGCTTATAGAAGTAGCCATAAACGCATCTCGTTCCGTCCCGATCTTCTTTATATGTATCGTGAATTACCCCGTCTATAACCGCTACCATGTGTTTTGATACGCTTACTATTAGCTTTCCCTTCGGTAGTTCATCTTCTTTTAGATGAACCTTACACCCTTGACCTATCTTCATGGTCGGGACCCAGAACCAACCTAGTTCCTTCAGATACTTGTCATATACAGGTCGAGATACTCCTTCCCGTGAAGAAGAATTTGTACCTTTCTTAACTTTCTTCTTATCATTATGAAGCTTACACAGTTCGTTAATATCGTCATAGACTCTCTTATAAGGTAATCCTGTTGCTATTGCTATAGCTCTCACTACGCAGTCCCCAGCCGACCCCTTAAATCCTGCGTCCTTTCTCCCTCCATCGTTATAAACGAACTTCATTCGATACCTCTTGCATAAAAGATACACATGTGATACTCATAATACATCATGTGCTTACTTTATGCAACTTTAAACCACACATGGAGGACAAATGACTACTAGAATTGATGTTCGTTTTGAGGTTACTTTAGATTTACCAGATGGAGAGAAACTATGTTTCCAAAACTGTCAGTACAACTATCCTGATAGCCAAAGCGACATTTTTTACCGCTTTATTAGACGAGATGCTAAAGGGAACCTAAAAGCCCAGAGAGGTCAGGCAGGAGCCGATTTAAACTACTTTAAATTGCTACAAAGAGGCATGGAAGAACTTCTTAAACAGCCTGCATCATACTTTATGTCTCGTCAAACTTGGGATGTTAATGAGCTTCTTGCCAATTCTCAAGCAGGGGAAAGATTTACTACAAGAGAAAAAGAAATAATGAAGGCTATTCTGGATGTAGAACTTGAACATGATGTGATTAATCCAAAATATGAAAAAGAATTACTTTCGATTTTGGCAAAGGTGGAAGGTGGGGTTTAACCCTCACCTTTCCATATTTCTTTCAGCCCAATCTTCTGCTCGTGCGATTTGATCTTCTATCCAATTTTCGTAAATTTCTTGTGCGTATGTTTTCTCGATGTAGTCAATATCTTCTTGGCTCACTTCATCTTCTGATTCTGTGAAGTAAATATCGTCTATAGTTAGATCATCTTCGTACCTTCCAAAAACAGAAAATTCTACCTGCCTGCCATCTTTTAAATAACCGATCATGCTGCCCTCCTGTATTGAATTTCGTTAGATTCATTTTCTTCTTCAATAAGTTCAATTATTTTTGATTCATCCAATTCATCTTCTTCAAACTTCATAATGGCTCCGAACAAGTCGTTAGAAACAACGCAATGTTGACTCGCTCCCATGACTTTAAATTGTCCGTTTACTTTAATAGTGACTGAATATTCTTGTTTGTTTTTATTTACAAATTCTATACGGTGAGATTTTCCATCGAGGTGGATTAATTGATCTTTTTTTAGCTCCCATGCAGTTGTACTTTTCATAGTTCCTCCAAGTTTCATCGGCTATACCGATTCCACTCGGAGGCTAAGTAACTGTTATTACTTATTCTTCAAAAGACGGTATGTCCTCGAAAGTTAAAGGGGCTACTCCATCGTTAAAAGTTAATGGGGAGACACCTTCATTTAGAGTCAAACCTGAGTTACAGAAAGAGCGATTATCGAGTTTAACATTAGTAGAGCAAATCGGAGTCATAGGTATATTATTCGGAGTATTGATTACAAAAGGTTGATGGTAAGGCGGAGAGGTTGTAAAAGGAGAATAATTTGGAGTTTTCTTTTCTAAAACAAGTTTTATATGGTCTTTTAAAATTTTAACTTGTTCTTCATTCAGATTTTGTGTGTTTGATAATTCTAAAAAACCTTGAAGCCAATAAACAAAATTCAAAGCATCCATGTGATCTCCTTAAAGATAATACCCATAGAAAAAACCTTTCCAGTAGGAGGTGTTAAAATATGAGCTTTCATATTTATGTTGAGGAAACCAGATTTTTGCAATCTCTTTCCCTCTTTTTTCAGTATAGAGTTCAGCTTTCAAAGCATATAAAGAATAATTTTTTAAACCCATTCTTTTTATAACTTTTGAACTGTCTTGTTGATGATATACTGGGTATTTGCTTTCAACGTCATTTAAAAAATGTGCTAATTCGTGACAGAAAACGTCGATGTAATCTTTTTTGTTCAAACATTTTCCCATTTCTATTTTACCTTTCCAGTACACGCCTCCTGAAAAGTTATTTTTGAATCTGATCTTTACACCGTAAATTTTGCAAATTTCTTTTATGTATTTTTTCAAATTTCCCATTCGTTATTTTTTGTCGCATTTTTGACAGGCACATTGGTACTCTGTTCCCTTACATTGGTCTTTGCAACAAACGCTTCCTATTGAATCCATTTTACATAACCTCTTTATTATATTCTTTGTAAAAATCTTCTAGCATATCCGACAGATAATTGATGTTGTAATTAATGACGCTTAATTCTCCGCCTAACTCTTTAAGTGCATAACAGGGTGATGCTTGACCAACAGGTAGCTTATCTTCATGTTTTGTTTCTAAAGGCATATTTTTTAAACTTCTCGAAACAATCTCTAGCCTGTCTGCTAAATTTTTCAAATTAAATTTAACTCCATCAACTCCTAACATTATCTTCTTTTGATTCTTAGTCATAAAAACTCCGTAAAAGTAAAACCTTACCAATATAATGGAGTCAATTTACCTTGTTCGGCAAGAGGGCAGAGTTTTTTAATTATCTCATTGTGCCCATAAGGAACCGTAAAATCCCTTTTTTCTTCCCATTTTACGGAATGTGAGTATCCCAACTTGTGCATCCACTCGTGAACCAAATTTGAAGCTACTTCGCAAGGCGTAAATCTTCTATGATATTTTTTATTTGTGTAAACTGTCGGCTCATTCCAGTAAGTATATCCTACTGTTTTTGAAAAAGGTGCGTGATACATTTGAACAATTAAATCCATTTCTCTGTCGAATCTTGAATCTAAAATCTCTGCTCCCCAAATGATCGTTAAGTAAATCTGTTCGTTAGTTTGATCTCTATTATATTGAAACGCTTTTCTTCTAAATGATGTAAAATTTAAAACTTCTTCTCTGTATTCTTCGCTATTGAAAACATCTTCGAGCAATAATGAAGCTTGGTTTAGTTTTTGTAATTCAGGCTTTTTGTAATTTTTAGCTATGATGTTTACGGAAAATTTTTCAGAGAAAGATTGTTCTACATTAGGATAAACATAAACATTATCTTCGGAATGTTCTTCCATTAGAGTTGAACGGATATTAATATCACGGTAAAAAAGACACATGATAATAATTAAATAGAATTTAACTATCCCATTCATTATAACGCAATGAATTAGTAAATTCTTAAAACTAAATTAGTCGGATTTTAATGCGTGGTGGCTTCTACAACTTCACTTATATCAATGTTGTTATAGTATTCAACCAAGTCGCCAAGAACCTCTTCACCGTAAAATGTGAGCGTTTCTATGATGTTTACAGCAATATCATCTAAAACTTCATATTCGCTTAAATCTGAGTATCCTAACTGAGTAGCTATCTTGATCTCTCCTAAGTTTTCAGTCTTAAATTCAATATCTAAATCACCGTCGGAGCTTTCTTTCAAAGTTACAAAAAAATTGTCTTTGTCGTAAACAATACAAGAAAGGCTCTCACCTTTGTCATTTTTGTAAAAACTTACTTTTTTTGAAATCATCATAAATGAGCCTTTGTATTTCTATAATGATGTAAAAACATTAATGCCTGATTGTTATTTAAAGTCAAAAAGTATTATGTTTTAATAATAACGTAAAAAGTAATGTTTAATTTATTGAAGGTGTATCCATGAAAGTATCTGACTTAATCTCTGAACTTGAAAATAAGCTTAAAAAAGCCAAAATAACTTATGAAGACTATAAGAAGTTACACCCTTTGACTAAAAAAAGACCAAATGACCCTCTTTTTGCTCAACCTTCTCAAAATAAACCACAGACTAAATCAGACGAGAGCATTAATACTGCTTACGATATGTTTAAGCAGAATCATCCCGATACAAAATTAGACTTTGATAAGTTCAAAGAATTGAGAACAAGAACGCAAGTAAAGACTTCCGAAAACGCACGACCTTTTATTTCCGGAGCAGCCCCAATAGATAAAAAATTTCTCAAGCATCATTTAAACCACGGTTCATTTACGGTACTAACCGCAGAAAACCCACATGGTCAAAAAACAGATTCCGAAGAAAATAAAAAACGTACACAACAACTCATGCAAGAACTTCAGAAAATGGGCGTTGTTTTTCACAGAGGTACAGGGCACTTCATGGGGAATGATGAAAATGTTTTCATGGTTCACCACACAAATAAAGTTTCTCCAAAAGACTTGGAAGCAATTGGTAAAAAATATGGACAACATTCCGTTATCCACTCTACCGCAGGGCATAATCATTTAAAGCCTCTCTGGGAACAATATGCAGGAGATGAGATGAAGGGCACAGGGCACGTAGCAGGAAGCCATCTTAAAAACATTTTTACTGATTTTGATGAAGCAGGGAAAGTTAAAATGAGACTGTCAAATGCAATCAAATCAAAATGGCATCAACAGCATTATTTTACTTTTGCTCATGAAGATGGGACAGATTCACAGGTTCAATTAAATTTTAAATAGACTTTTAAAATTTAACACAGAATAATTGGAATTTGACCGAGTAGCTCAACCGGATAGAGCATTGTCTTTCTAAGGCAGCGGTTGGGGGTTCGAGTCCCTCCTCGGTCGCCATTATACTTTATAGCCTCGTTGTATAAGAGTAGAACGAATACTGTTTTTAATTTGGTTTATATTTTCACCTTTAGTCACGTCATAAAAATGTAACCAAGCAATTTCTTTAACAAGTTTCCGATCAACTTTAAACTCATCTGCCCACAGACTATAGTAATCTGGAATATGCTCATGATTCTGATTAATATCAGCTAATACAGCTTTTTCTAAATCTGAGAAATCAAAAGTCTTCATAAAACCCTGCAAACCATTTCATCGTTTTGATATATGTTTATGTAATGAGCGTTGCCTGATTGAATAATCGCTTCAGCCCACTCTTTAGCATCTTCAAGCGTTTCAAACAAGCTCGCATCTTCGCACGGAACAATTGAACCGTTTTCTCCATCACACATTACAATCATTCTGAATTTATTTTCCATATAACCTACTTTATCACGAATTTTCATATAATTTTTGAAAATCTTCGCAATCCTTTTTATTTTTGTAAGGCATTGAAATAGCCTCGCCCGGAGTAAATCTGCAAAAGTTTACTCTGTGTACTCTTTTTTGATTTAAAATCTGACCGAAGATGTTTAAAGCCGCATAAGGCGTTTCAATAATTTCTAAAACTTCTTCAACATAATTAACTTTTTCTAAAACATAACCAAAATGGTAACTCTGAATTTTATTCATAAAACCTTCTTATAAGAATTGAGATAGCCATTCTGGGTTTGTAGCGTGAATTTCTTGAATGTTAAGAAAACGCACCTTGTTCTTTATATCCTCTAAATCACTTTTCACATCAACGCTTTCACCTTCTTCATCGGTTCCGAGAATTAAACCGTTTCCTGCTAAAGGTTGATGATAACCTTCAATGAAAAAGAATTTTGAATTTTCATCCAATTTAAGTAAACCTTCATCATCTACAAAAATAGCATCTTCGTTTTCTAATGTTACAACTGTGAAACAGTCGCATTTAATCTGTGCATAAATCGCATCAATTCCTTTTTCCACATCAACTATTTTTACTTCACGTTTTTCAACATCAATCAGAATAGCTTTCATAAATCCCTCCATTTATATTTAGCCAAATCTTATCTTAAATTAAGATTTGGCTGGCTATACCATTTCCACCAAAACATTCCAAAACCTATAAGGTAGGTAAACATTCGGCAGTTTTGAAGTGTCTTTAAACATAGGTGCTATTTGTTCTGGAGTAAGACCTGCTAAACCGCACCCTATTTCTGTAACTAAAAAATCAAGATCAGGGTTTATCTTGGCAAAGTTATAAAAATTAAGAACGTAATCATTTATATCTTCAAGATTTAGCGTCTCAATGTTTTTATCTTTTGTCGGTATAGCATAAGTTTGACCTTTTAATCCCTCACCTACCCCATAAATAGCTCCCCACTTAACCGCATTTTTGGCGGCTCCTGCTCCATGCCTGCCAGCTTCGTTTGAGCCAAAAACAAATATCTGATTAGGTTCAAGAGTTTTTACTAATTCTGGAGTTATATTCATACTTTTCTCTCAAGCCAAAATTTCATCAAAGAATCTTTATTCCAAGGAGAGAAAAAAGTCCCATGAGGAGTTTTTACTCCAATCCTTTCTGGAAAATTAAGATCAACCAACATTTGAAAGGTTTCAAAATCCATTTCAGTGTATGGGCTGAAATCTATATGTACTTCTTTACCTTCTTTTACAGCCATGTGAAAGATTTTGATGTTATCAGGTTCTACATCAAGTTCTTTTAAGTAAGTATAACCTTTGTATTCAAAATTATCCATTGAGTCCTCCCATCATACGTTCTTCAATTTCTTGTTCTGAATATCTTCGTCCTGCAATCGTTTCAAGTTCTTTCCAAGTTCCTCTGATTTCTCTGAGCTTCGCCTGAACTTGTGAGCGTGAAGCCTCTCCGTCACAAGATAGATTTTCTGGAGATAGTTCACCAACTAATCTTTCAAAGAAAGGCATACACTCTTCTGCATTGGTCGGTATTTTTGCGTCTATTTTGAAAATTTTCAAGTAAGCCACTCTTCTTTCTAGGTAAGAAGTCGTGGGAGTGCTTTCTCTTTGACCTGTGATTTGTTGAATCTTTTTGATTTTATCGGCAGTCGCTTTATATTGCTTACCTTCCCTTTCAAGAAGGTAGGAACGCTTGATCGTTCCGACAATTTTATATTCTTTTCCGTTGAGTTCTACAATGTCGCCAATATTAATGCTCATGGAATCCTCCTATTTGTTACATAGGCTATACCGATTCCACTATAATGAGTTATGTGCCCAAAACTAGATAAAAAGATTCATTTTACTTTAATAGGCTGTTCCCTAAGTTTATTAAACATTCAAGCAGTTATGAGCGGTTTCCCAAGAATAGGTATGGGAGTAGGTTTTTTAGGCTCGGTTTTCCTCATCCGAGCCTTGTTGATTAGGTGTCCCAAAGATTAGCTAATTTCTGTATTTTTTTGATATGTGCTTGAAGTTGATAATACTGGTCTGTATCTTTTTCCATTTCTTTAACTTCTTCAATTGCTACGACATGGTTATCTATTTCAAGCTCAAGCATTTTATCATCCAATTCAAGATCGTGAGATTGGTCTAACTTCCAAGCCTCATATTTAGCTAAGTCTTGAGGAGTAAGTTTTTTCAAAAGAGCGTTAAGACTCTTTTCCAGTAGAACATTTGCCATCGTCCTCATTATTTTTATCCTTTGTGTAAATTTGCATTATGTATATTTCGTCCATGTGATTAGGTAACTCATAGTCTTTGGCAAATTTAGAGGCTTCTTCAAAAGTTAGGAAACTTTTTACACACTCCATTCTAGCCTCACCGCAAAAGCCGACGGATTTTTGATACATCACTCTAAATTCTGCTTTATTTGCCATTCCTAGCTTCCTCTATCTTTATGTTGATTGCTTCTCTTTGTAGTATCAGTTGGGAAACTTCAGGATTAAAACCACTTTCTGCTACCTCTATGAGCCAAGGCATAGCATCAATCATTTTTAATAATGCTTGAGTTTCTGGAAGTTCTACATTTTCTTTGCTGTCCAAGTAACGAAGTGGAAGACCAAGTTTTCTTTCTAGTTCTCGTAAATTCATTTCAAACCTTCGTTTAAATAATTCATGTAAGCTGTTTCGCAAGACTGAGAACAAAATTCTTCTTCTTGATATGTCATCCTACCGCAATCACGGCATATACCTGTAGGATTTCCTTTTGGTAGCGTAGGAGCACCAAAAAACTCGTCTTGGCAGTTTTGACAAAGACCTGACTGTTTATACTCAGCCATGGACTCGTCGTCTTTAAAACCATTGTAGGGCTTTTTACAGGAAGGACAGTTGCTCAAGCTAATCTCCATAAAAATTTTACGGATAATATGCTATTGAACACACTTAGTCAATATCAATTTTTGCGGTGAGCTATTCCTCGAAAGTGTCTAACTCTGCTTCGACTCTTTCGATAAGTTTTAAGACTCCTGACCCTTGAACTTTATCAAGCCCTTGCTTAATAAGTTTCAACTCTTCTTGACTCAGATAAACAGGAATACGTTTTGAAGATGTTTTCTCTATTTTTGTAGCTAATTCATTAAGTTTAGAAAGAATATTTTTCATTTTGCTAAAGCCTGTCCTAAATGACGGAGAAAATGTTTCACATCCCCATTCTTAAAATCAATTTTTACGAGCATGTCTTTAATTTTCTTTTGTTCGTGCTTCGGAGCGATTTTAATGTGCTCTACAACAACTTCATAAGTCATGTAGTTATCACCATAAAAAGCACCTTGAACTGTGAAATCATCTTCAAGGTCAATGCCTTTCTCTTCAAGGAAAGTATCGAGCCATTTGTCGAACTCACTTGCGGATGATTTTTCAAGAAACTCTGCAACTTTATTTAATTTTTTAACAATGCTCATATTATAACCCCAAATCTTTTTTAACTTCTTTTAGTATTCTTTGTTTTCCTGAAGTGCCAGAAATTTTAATCATGTGTAAAACATAATCGTAGTAAGTCCCATCTCCAACAATTGTATTTAAGTACCATTGCCTTTTGCCCTCATCCCATTTACTGAAAGCGGCTGGCATTTTGTATGACATACTTTTCATTTTCTTGATTAACTCAGGATTGTTTATAATGTCTTCCAGATCAGATAATTTTGCCTTATTTCTTACGTCTCTTTTACTTTTCTCAATCTTTGTCTTTTCTTTTTTAACTTCAGACTCGATTTTATTATCATTCAATGTCCAAACGCACTCACTACCTAAAGGAAATACCTTTCCATCACTAGATTTAATAATATGGTGAATAGTAATTGCGTTGTAACATCTAGCACAGCTTCCAATTCCACCTGCATCAAATCTTGGGAAATTTCTTAGTGCGTTGTTATAGGCTTCTGGATTTTGCTCTTGAAGTTCTTTTGAAGGTGACTCCATAGCTCCCAAATATTTATATGGATGCTTACCGAGTCCCATCTTTTCTAATTGGTTCTCTGAAAGTTCCGACAATCTTTTCTTGAAATTAAGATAAGCCTGATTTAATTCTCGGTAGTAAGGTTGAGCCTTGAAGTCCATGCCTTTAGTGTAACCAGAAGCATCGAGATTATTAAATATCTCTTTAGCTAGTTCGATAACTTCACTTTGACTATCTTTCTTAAACGATTTATTAATTTTCGCAATAGTGATAGGTTTTTTCGTAGCTTCGTCAATAACACCAATCTCGATGTTAGTAGCAAAAAAGGACAGCACTAAGCCTTTAGTTATAGGATGCTCGTTAGAAGCAGAAATTTTGTGTGCAAGCTCTTTTATTTTTTTTAAGAGAACTTTTGAATGTGCTGACTTTTCCATCTTTTCTAATCTATCATAGTAATCAGAAAATTCAGATAAATGATCTTTTGCAATCTCTTTAGCAAGCTGTTTGTTTTTTGTGTGCTCTCGCTCAACCTTGATACCTTTTTGAAGTTGCTTGGAATCAAAAGCTGAGTCTGGTTTTTTATCTGACTTTCCGCCCGGAATTAAATCTTTCATATCTATCACCACTTAATTAATTTTAAATCTACAAAAAATCTTCTAGCGTCTAAACGCATCTCTTTATCTTTCCAATCTTCAAAAGAGCCTTTCCAAGATTTTAGAACATATTTATCATAAATGAAGTTAGAATCAACGCTTCCTAAATAAATATCTTTATCATCACAAACCTCACGGAAACCTCTACCTTCTTTCATTCTTTCTTCAATCAACTTTGCTTTTTCTTTTAAAGAAGCTTCAGTTTCTCTGCTTTTGTTCCAAGGTGAGTTTTGATCTTCGATAAATTTCTTTCTATGAGGCTCCATGATGTTTTTAACAAACTCATCAAAAATATCAGCAGCATCCGCTTTAGAAGCGATTTTTTTCTCTAAATTTTGTATCTGTTCTTTTAATTTCATATTAGCCCCAACCTTGTTTTTTTTCATACATATTCATTACAGAACTTATTTGGTCATTTGTGAGTTTTGCATCTGGGTGATAAACACGAATCGCTTCCCTCACAGTTTTAGGAGTAACTTCTTTATCGCTTAAATGTTTTCTAACTGCGGTATAAAAGTTTTCTGGTTCAAAATCATCATCACTTAATTTTCCTTTATTTTGTTTTTCTTTGTAATCTTGCAGAATAGAGGTAAAGGCAGTATCAGGATAATCAGAAAGGTTCAATTTTTTAGATTTTACAAGCTCATCAACTTTATTTTTAGCGTTATATTCTTCCAAAACTTCTTTATCACTTAAACTTTTTCTATAAGACGGCATGAAACCAATTTCATCTAATTCAGCATCCGTAAAATCACTAACAGTTTTCTTTACTTTAGGAGCAGATTCTTGTTTAGGCTCAGATTTTGGTTGTTGATTTGGAGCTTGTTGTTTGGGAGCCTGACTCTCCTGTTGAGGTTTATTTTCTTTAAACATCGGGTCAGAAGGTGTCTTTTTTGTGTTCGGGTGTAGCTTTTTATACTCATTGTAATCTAAAGCAGTTTTTTCTAAATCTGACGCAATTTTATGAAGGCTTGAAACTATTTTTTTCATACAATCCCTATTTTAACTTTGATTCTAAATTTAATATCTTCGCTTGAATTTCCTTAGTTTTATTAATTATAAGGAATTTATTCTTAATCGCTTCTTCCACTAAGAATTCGTAATAATCTTTTTTCAAAGAAACTTGTAACTTATCCAGACGTTGCCTCGCCTCTTCTTCAGAGGGTGTCTGATTGACAATAAATTCAATAGTTTGGCGATCTATTTCGGCTTGGTTCATACTTTTGCCTTTGGTGTCTTCTTCACAATAACAATCTTTTTAATCTGAAGCTGAGAAGGGTCTTTCACCACAAACTCATCATAATCTAAAGCCTGCCCTGCCTTAGCAGTTACAGAGTCATGGTCGTAGTGCCACTTATCATCAAGGTCTTTGCCTGTTTTCTTTTTGTAATCCTCAATCATTTGTTTTTCTTCCGGACTCAACATACGATATTTTAGATTATCTCCTTCGGGTCTGCCATATTTCATTTCTTTGGATTTACCAAGAGCGACATTCAGCATAAAGACTACCCCATCTCCATCATGCTGACTAAATTTTTCTCCAGCATATTGGGCAGCTTTAGAAGAAGCAGAAGCTAGATAAAAACCCCTACCGAACATAGAACCTGTTCTTTCTTCGGTATCAACTCTAACCCCATCTGAAAGAATCCCAGCGGCGTTTGCATAGCTTGTACCATGGTAAACACCTTCCATTACATTTCCAAGTTTCTTAGAAGTTTTTGCGAAATCTTTGTGTGGCTCTTTATCAATGTTGTAAACTGCGGAGACTTCAAAATCAAACTCTTCATGGAAAGCTGACTTTTTCATCTGTTCTTCTACAGCTTTGCGTTCCTCATCACTTCCCTTAGAAATATAACGAGGTATATCATTAGTGCTTTTTCCATAAGTGTAAGCTTGTTCAGCGAACTTTTTCATAAGTTCATTGTCATTGCCATGCAGATTCAAATTAGCTTTTACAGTTTTGATTAAGTCGTCATCTGATAAGAGATTTCTTTTTCGAGCTTGATGAAAAGCGAGTTTCCGAACTTCCGAATAGTCACTAAGATATTTATCAAGAGGGTCTTTTACTTTATTATCTTTTTTAGTCAAACTCTCTTTGATAATCTCATCTGGCATATCAGGATGCTCAAACCATCTTTCATTTTGAGACTTATATGGACCTTCATCTCTAATCTTCCAAATTGCTAAGAACTCTTCCTTCGACAGCTTTAAGTTAGCAGGGGGAGCGGAAGGGTGCTTTAGCTCATCAAAGTTACGTTGAGACTTGTAAGGGTCTTCCACATATTCTGGGTCGTCTTTGTAGTATTTAAGCTGAGTCTTATAAGCCTGAAGCACTAACTTTTTTAGCTCACTGTTCTCTGGCTTGTTTATGTCAGGATGACTCGCAAGGTATTCAGCGACTTCGTAAGCCTTGTAGTTATTTGTTGAAAGATGTTTTTTAAGAGAAGGTACAAACACTTCTTGTAACGCTTCAAAAGGAACATTTTTATGAGAAAGAATTTTTAACGCTTTACCAATTTTATTTTTACGCTCACCAATCTTACCAGACATGGCTCCTGTATCTTCTATGTAGCCCTTTTTCATGAACTCAAGGGCTTTCTTCACATCCTTATCACCCAACATCTTTTGAATCATGGAAGTCGGAAGATTTTCGTTTTGACAAATCTCATTCCAATTCTCTTGAATCTTTTTAGCAGGAAGTTTTTTAAGTTGGTCAGCGGTGTAATTTTGAGCAATCTCATCCTCTTCCTTACGCTGACTATCCCCATTGGCTTCTTCTTCCCAAATCTCTTTTGAGATAATGCCTTTATTCGCACAACCTTCGAGAAATCTTTTAAGAGATTTACTGGAAACAAAATATACTCCGGCTTTATCGAGCAACCATGAAGCAATATTGTCTCGGCTTTCTTTTGATATATTTGGATTTAAAATCATCATGGCATACATATTGGCAATACCAAAATGACTCTTCATTTGATCTCGAAGTTCCCCACTCTCAAAACCCATACCAATCTTAGAATTAAGAAGATGCCATGCCATATCGTCAGAAGACATTTTCTTAGCGTTTTTCAAAAGCTCTTTTGAATCCATCTGCTTTTGATAAGCACTTGGAGCCAGCTTTGGGCGAAACTTTTCAACAGGGTCGTCTGTCTTTTGCGGAACACTCTTGGTAGGTGTCTTGGAAGGCATGACTGTTTTAATATCTTTAGGCTTAACCTTGAACTCTTTTTTGTTTGGGTCTTGTGCCAAAGTAAAAAGAGGGTCATCGGGTGTCTTCTTAGTACGAGGATGCAATTTCTTATACTCTTGATAAGTAATTGCTAGTTTCTGTAAAACAGAGAGTGTTTTCTTGTCGATTTTCATTATAACCCCAACTCTGCTTATTATAAGCAAATTAGCAAGGTTATGAAGAAAAGGAGAGACTTTAAGATTTTTTCAAAGAAAAAAATAAATAGCATCCAAGATAAATAAAAAATCCAGAAGCGATAAAACCTTCATTAACGGAGAGTTTTTTAATTTCTCCAAAATAAGAAGTGTACATAAGAACAAATCCAATGGAATAACTTAAAATTGCACCCGTAGCTTGTAATTGCATAAAAACCCACAAAATGAGGAGGGAGAATAAATCCCCCTCCATTTAAAATCTTAACGCATTTTTGCTTTCAACTGCTTCTTAAAATCATCTTTCGACATTTTTCCCAAGAGATGATTTTTGACTAAATCATGTTCTGAAAATAAAAAAAGAGTTGAGCCTGCCTGAACTTGAGGAACACAATCATTCCAAATGACTTCCCAATTTTCATAAAGGTAATCATCTTCACTCTCTAATTCGGAAAGAATTCTCACACCTTCATTCTCAAACAAGAACTGCTCAATCTCAACTTCACTATTAAAGTCACAAATGCGGTACTTAATGTAATTAGAAACAATACTTTCAGCTTCTTTTTCAGACTGAGCCTGCACCTTGTAATACTTTTTTAACTCGATTGAACCTTCTTCAAGAGTAACTTTAACTTCATAGTTACCTTCACCAACAGACTTAGGGGAAATCAGACGAAGAACTGGCTCAAACCCGTCTTTGGTCTTTGCCACATTCCAAGACTTGTGCCCTGAGAGTTTAGAAAAGAGTTCATAGACATGACCAAGCGGTAGCTCGTGACCCATTTCCTTTAATAGTTTGTGTGCGGTTGTAGCAAGAACTTTAGAATCCATAACATTTCCTTCTTGAGAGTTGTCCCATTCGGTGAAGTAGTCGCTTTGCTTCAAGGCTCTCAAAAAATAAAATGTTTTGGTTTTATTTTTTTGATGAGGAGAGTTTACGATACCCAAAAAAGGGTGCGACTCGCAGGTTCTCAAACCTATGAGCCGAAGTATGCACCAAAATGATATGGAATGTCAAATAAATTCAGGAAGGGTATATGCTATTTTACCAGTAAGCTACATATATTCAATAAAATCAATATTTTATAGCCATCCTATATGTTTTAAGGATATAACTTTTTGCTTCCGCTTTTTTACCTTATTACGACTACAGTAAAGATATAAAGTCATCTCCATTTTTTTCGTGTCGAGCTTATACACTCCAGAAAATAAAAAGAGTTCATTACTAATAGGGCAATATAAAATTTCGGTTTTCGATTCACAAGAAGAGGTATCCCTTAACCCACTGTCATCGGGACCTCTCGTACCTGTAGGACCAAGGCTATCGAATTCTCCCATATTAAAAAACCTCTAACTGTCTTCTCACAGCTTCTTTAGCTACCTCACGAAAAACTTGAAGCTCTTGATCTAAATTTTCTAGCTCTTGAATCATAAGTGGAACATTATCCAACATGGCAAAAACCGCCCTGTCTTCTCCAGAATCCCCTGCCTCCACCGCAGAGATCGCAAAACTTACCTCATAGAGCATATTAAAAAAAGGAATGAGCTTTTTGTGTAACTCAAACTTTGCCTCTTGCTCTAAATCTTCTTTCGCTGAATAAATTTTGTTATGAAAATAACCGCCTACATAATTTCCAAATTCATAGCTCATATCTCTAATACCTCACGCTCAAAAGTTTCTTTCCTTTTCGGAATTTTTATCTCACTCACTCGCTTCCATTTTTTGCAAACGCTTTCTAAATCTTCCGCCTCACTCACTTCAATTCGCTCGTACTCACCATCTTCAGTACGTAACAAAATCGCAAAATTTTCCCACACTCCGCTCCCAACCACGCCCGAAGTTTGCAGAGCGTACCCACTTTTACTTTTCCAAATGTAAAACGAAGCACAATTCATTTCGCCGTCCAGTCCTCAACCTCAAACTTCGTCGTCGGCTTAAAACTCATTGAATAAAATTTTTCTTTATCAAATTTCACCCAATCATAACCATCTTCCAAAAGTCGCACCCAAAATGCACCGCTCAATTTCCGGACAAACTTATATTTATAGAACCAAAGTTCCCACCACTTATATTTTTGTAGTTCGTACACTCTTCATCCCCTCCATAGGTTTAACACTCATCGAAAACGCTATCACGGCAATTTTTAACCGTAAAGCCTTTGTCATTATATCTTTGGCATTTCACCGTAAAACCGCACTTACCTCCTGTTGCTTTTAGGGTAAAAGCCGTTTTTCGGTTGTCGTGCCACGTTATCTCGTGCGGTGTTCGGTGCTTATGTTTGCCATGATCTGTTTAAGATGAGTAAAGCCTGTTTAACCGTGTTTAAGGGCTTTAGGGTAAAACCGACTTTTTGGACTTCCGCACGGTTCACAGTTTCCAGTTGAACCGTTTCCCTGCCCTTGATTTTGACCTGTACGCTTACCTGTACGTTTGGCTTCCGTTGCACTTGGCAAGGGCATCTTCATGGGTATGGGATGGTAATGGGGGCAAGTGGCATGGGGCGTGTGGCAAGTGGCATGTGAATCCGTGTGGTAGAAGTGAATCTGTGTGGTAGGTGTGAATCTGTGCGGTAGGTGTGAATCTGTGTGGTAGTTGAGAAGACTTTAAATTATTGGCAGTAGGCTCACCTACTGCCTTAAAAATTATTCTTCTACTGAGTTACCCATTCTGAGATATTTGTTTTGTTTCACGCTAAAAATATTTTGAATCATACTTGAAGCCGTGAAAACATCTCGAAGGCATTTGATTTGAAACAGAGGGTATTCAAGTTGCCGAGACATCTTAATTAAAATTTCTATTCCCCATTCTCCTTCTACATCTCGATATGGTCTGAAAGCTATTTTTCTTCCATCATGAGATTCGATCACATGAATGTTGTGACCTTGATGCCAGACTTTAATTAAATCTGTGAGATCATGAATCTCATCAATCATAGCCTTAACTAGAGGAATAGCAGGTTGAGCATGATGTTCGGCATTTTTTAAAGTTCCTGCGATGCCTAGCGAACCCTTACGAATAAGTCTTGTTTCCATAGAATCTCCTTCTTATGTTCCCGATACTAACATCTGGGAATTTTCACTTATTAATTGAGTGAAACAACATTACTGAAATTTGTCGTGCATTTTGAATGAAAGATAAAATCAGAATCTTTGATGATGATATTTTCTGAGATGTTTTCGTTGCACTTATCGCAGATCACCACATGAGACATGAGGCACTCGAAATCTTCGCTGTAAGCATCGAGATCAGTAAGAATGTAGTTACCTCTTCCGAGAAATTTATCAAGGAACTCTTGTTTCCTTTTAAAGTTCACATATCGAGCTTCAATGAAATCTTGTTTGTTAATTGCGTTCATGTCTATTCCTAAGAAGAAAGCGTATTTTTACATGATTCTTCACATAGTAATCAGCCATGTCTTTAATGTCTTTAAAAGTTTCTACAGTCTTATCTAATTTTGACTCGTCGAGTTCTCCCGAAAGTTTCGCTCGAACTATGGGAATCGTTAGTTCCTCATTTTTTATCTGCATGATAGTTAGTCCTGCACAGTTTTGAATAGCTCCCTTGTAATCAGGATTCCACCCATCGGCTCCGGGGTGTGTTTTATGACAACTATGTACAAAGTTTCCACTTTCAATATGTTCTGCGAGTTTTGGCAAATCCGAGGCTATCCCATCATGCAAAGGAGAAGACTTCACAAAAGGGCAATCTGAGCAAGGTTTTGTTAGCTCCCACTTAAAAGAATAAGGGTCAACTTTATAGGGGTCGATATTGTTTGTTTCCATGCCATTAATTATCAAGGATTATGTGTAAATTTCAATCAGGTTTGTAATATTTATATGAAGCATAGCATTATCAAAAATCGCTAAATACCCTAAACGCTACCGCTCGAAATAAAGCACCGTGTTATCAAAAATCGTGAAATGCCCTAAACGCTATCGCTAGGAATTAATACATAGCATTATCAAAAAACGCAAGATACCCTAAAACATACGGATGTATTGGCAATAGAATAAGGCAATGAAAAACCATGACAATGAGCCACAAGGAAATTAGAAATTGGCATGACTAAGAATATGGCATATCACATCGACAGTCCAACCATTACCCAACATCTTATAACGCTGAGAATCACTAACAACGCTAGAGTATTGATCTGGCACAGTCTGTAATCTTTCACATTCAACCGGAGTAATGTAGCGAAACAAAAATTCCGAAGCAGGCACTCGGTCTGGCAAAGTAAACGGCACTACCACATTGTCTTTCGATACCGTAAATAGAGTATTAGTTTTACCATCATATCGAAACTCAATATACTGCGTCGTTAAACCTGCCGTAAGCTGTTCTCCATCTTGTCTCTTACCATTGACTAGGTAACGCCCACGAATCGCTCCTACAGCCTGTTCCGCTGATTCTACAATGCCAAAGAAACGCTGTGCTGAGTATTTCTTGTGATGGCTTGCCTCAAGCATTTGCATTTTTTCGTCATCTGTGTGAACTTTGAGAGTTTTATTTTTTTTGCGTGACTCTTTCGCTAACCACTGTAATGCTTTTTCCGTGTAGTAATATTTGTCAGCTTCCACATTATGTTCTCGAACATCTCCCCAAGTAATTCCCTTGTCTTTCGGCTGAGTCACGTTTGGAATGTTTGTCCAATAATATCTCCAACGAGTCTGTGCTGAAACCAGAGCAGAATTTATGAGATATTTTTCAACTTTACCGAGAGCTTGCTCTGTATGAAATGTTATGTATTCTTCAAAGTCTTTTTTCATCTTTACATTTTCAAGTAGAAAAATGACATTTGGATTCAAACTTTTTATATGCTTGATAATTTCTAGCATCACCCAAAATAGTTTTCCTCTCTCGTCTTTATCACCTAATTGCTTTCCTGCCGTAGACCATGCTTGACAGGGGAATCCACCTGTAACTAATCCGATAGTTGAAAAATCTATGTTCCAATTTCTCCAATTATTGATGTCGCCAAGCTGAATTGTTTTTGGATAATTATGTTGAGTGACTTTAATTGCGTAAATATCAATTTCAGAAGCAAAATAGTTTTCGTATTTGATTCCCAATCTATTAAGAGCGATCTGCCCACAAGACATTCCATCAAATAAAGAAAGAATGTTCATGTTTCTATACCTTTAAAAATGTGAGCAATTACATCTACCGTCCAACCATTTCCAAGGGCTTTGTATCTTTGTGAATTAGACAAAATTTTTGTATAATTATCTGGTACTGTTTGTAGTCTTTCACATTCTATTGGAGTAAGTTTTCTGTAAAAACCTTTTTCATCAATGACTGTGTGTTCTTTTATTGAATAAGTCGAAGTCAAACAATTCATTTTACCGTCTTTTCTGACTACTAATTCTTTTCCTCTTCGAGGGCAAAAGTCTCTTCCATATTTTTTCTGATATTCTTTCCTAATTCTTTTTGCTTCTTCTGTTCTTCTTTCAGTTAAAGCTACAGGTTTTTCTGATTGAGCTATATAATTTTCGATATTAGTCCCTTTCCAATATTTATCAGGAATGGCGAATAGGTTATCGGTTACATCTTTTTCTAAAATATCACGAAGAAAAATGTGTTTGTCTTGTGGCTGAGTTATGTTTGGAATATTAGTCCAATAAAGTCTTTTTCTATTTTGAGCAGAAACCAAGGCAGAATTTATTTCTATCGGATTTACACCTAAAAATTCTGTTATGATATTTTCATATTCTTTTTTCATTTTAACATTTTCAAGAAAAAAATATTTCGGCTGTAGTTCTTTTATAGCCTTTATAAATTCAAAAAATAGTTTACTTCGAGGGTCATTGAAAGCGAGTTGTTTTCCACTTATGCTGAATCCTTGACATGGAGAACCCCCTATCAAAAGATGTATTTTTGGCAAAGATTTAAAATTAATTTTAGTCACATCCCCCAACTGAATAGTGTCTGGGTAGTTGTGCTGAGTAACATTAATAGCGTTTTTATCAATTTCAGAAGCAAAATAATTTTTATATTTAATTTTTGCTCTGTTAAGAGCTATTTGCCCACAGGATATTCCATCGAATAGTGACAGCACGTTCATTTATAACCTCTACCGTAAATTCTAGTAATTTACGGTAGAGGTTGTCAAAATTAATAATTATAAAGAGGTGAATCTAAAAATGCTAATGTGATTGGATGTTGTTCACCGAAATAGCGAATGAAAACATCTCTATCAGGAACTTCTTCGTACTTTAACCAATGTATTAGTTTTGAGGAATCATCACTCGGTTTCAATATGAAATCAAAAAATCCCCACAATTTTTGAAACAACGTAGGTTTACCAAACTTTTTCTGCATGGCATAACGATCACCAATAGGAACACTAAAAGCGAATCTATAAACTTGCTCAAAGCCCGGATTTTGCCAAAAGTGATTTCTGTGTTTTCCTCTTAATCCCCAAAATTGTTTTATCGCTTGGAAGAAATTGAACTTAGGTAGAGGGAAAGGGGAAAAACTATATCCCCAATCTTCTAAATCTTTGACTGTTAAAATTCCAAGATAAACTAATCCTAAAATTACATCACGAGATAGGTAAGGAGTCGCTTTATTTGGCAATCTCTCTAAAGGCATACCTTTTTGATCTTTTTTAAGGAAGTCAAAGGCTTGTAAAATTTTTTCTCTTTCTACAGGTAATCCTACTTTTATAGCATAAGCTGTTATAATCCACCCATCGTTACCTGAAGGATTTCCATCCACAACAGGCTTAACATTATAAAGACCGTATTTATCGACGTACATACATTCACCTCATTTAATAAGCTTTGAAATCAAATCTTTATGCTTTTCCAAAACTTCTCCTGCGTATTTACCTCCCAGATCAGAATACAATCCAATCCTTTGTAAGGTATCTACCAAATCTTTTATGAGAATTTTTGCTTCATCTAATTCTGACTTTGATTCATTTAATTCAACATATATTTTTTCACACATTTCTCTATAAGTATCCACGATTTACCTCTTAGTTAAAATTGAACACTAAACTCACCCTATATTCATTGGATAAATTAGGTAAAATTTGCTGGAAAAACAACACAAAGACCTTTTCGAGGCTCAATTTGAAGAGTCGAAACCATTGCAGCATCTTCTCGGAATTGAATAGCTCCGGACTTTGGAGGAGCTTGGAGATAGACCACTCCTGAATATTTGACTTGGTAGTGAGTGTGCCAGATGTGAAATGAGTTAGGCTGATTTACGTTAAACCAATAGTCGCTAAGTTTTGGTCTTGGGTAAAATTCAGATATTTTATTAAATACTTGATTCAATAAATCTTTGTGGTTTTCCTCTGGCTTATAAAACCGCTGGCTCGACCATCCACCTTTATTAGAATACATCTGAGTTAAAGGGGTTGTATTGAACAAAGAGATAACAGAAAAAATTATTTCTTCTGATACGTTTACTTCAAACTGAGACACATTCATTGTAAGGACTCTAAACACTCAGCAATTATTTTTCTAAATTCTTTCTGTGATATTTCTGAGTGTTCCGTTGATCTACCAAGATATTTGTACCATTCGACACTGAACCCAGTTTTTTTGTGTAAGAAGTTTGGAGGGCATCCTTCTTCATGCTCTTTTATGTCTCCACTACACCAACAAAAAGCTCTCAATGAGAAAACATCATTCTCAAATCCCGCACCTGAATTTTCACACGGGTTTGCTCCGACTATTTCCTCTACTTCAGTTCCAAGGTATCGAAGACCATATTCAACAAAGTTCATTTTTAAGCCTTAAAAATATCCTCTTCAATGATAAATTTATCTACGGTTTCTTCATCTAATTCAAGCGAAGCTGTACCTGCACACATAGTCCAATTGACAACTGAAATGTAGAGTTTTCCATTTTTTATTTTATTCCACCCACGAACATCAAAGCGGTGTGTTTTGCCTTGATATTCGTGCATAAGTAAACAGTGGGTGACTCTATCATCATAAGGGTCGTCACTCTTAGGCTTTCTTAATTTTTCTAGCTCGTTGTAAAAATTTGTGAGCTTAGTATTTTTTTCCATTCTCACTCATTCTGTGTGCAAGAGTATGGTCTTCTCTCTTAGCATTGTATTGCATTTTTTCAAAAATAGCTCCACCTAAGTCCAAGTTGTGTGCCCCTGCAATATCAAAAATGCGAATGATAGCATCTGCTAATTCCACTTCAAACATAGATCGGTGAGGTAGTTTGTCATCCGCTAAATTTTTTCTGTGACCTTCCATAGCTTCTGAAATTTCAGAGTGTACTAAGCATAAAAGCTCGCCTACGTTTCTATCTTTCTTTTCACCTGTAGTTAGATCAGTCCACCAGCCAGCGTCCACATTATTTTGGTGTACTTGTTTTGACATAAAATTAAGATTTTCACATGCAGTTTTAACAAGTTCTTCATTTTTCATATTTATCTCCTATTTAAACTTTCACAAATTTCATCACTAAGGTTGATTATAAATTCCGTAAAAAGCTCTGTCTTCTTATTTGTTTGTTCGATATGATTTTTTAAATCAGTTGTTGTGTCATAGGTATCACTCAGATAAATAGACATAAAAAACCACCTGTCGCACTTTCCCCAAATATTATCCGCTAGATTTTGTTCTTTAACTTGGTTAGCGGAAAATGAATAATTGTTTGTTGCAGAAAAAACATGAGGTTTAAATAATTTTATAGCTTCTTCTATTTGAGTGATCGTTGGGAAAAGAATTGTTAATTTTCTTCGAGACTTAGAATTTTCCCAATGACCTTCACAAGAGGTAATAGGTCTAAAGCCCTTGTCTAAAAGAGCTTTGATTGGGGATTTTACTCCTGTTTCAATGTGAAGCCAAAAGGAGGGGTCGTCTATGCTTGCTACGTTGCCTACATTTATTTGGTTAGGTACACCGACTCGACCTGTAACAGTGTCAATAAAGTTTCCCCTTCCGATGGGTTTAAATCTTTCCATTTATTTTTTCATTGTATTTATTGTTATCTCGTAATCTTGTTCATTTTCAGTATCAGAGATAACCATTCGTACACCGTATGCTGTGTAATGGTTTTCTTTAATGCTAAAACGAGTGTCTTTAAGTATTTTAGTAACTAATGAGCTTATCTCTCCACAAAATGTTGGTTTCATTGAAGAAATAATTTTAATACTGTCTAAAATAGGCTTGAAATCTTCCATAGTTACCTCCTGTCTGAAGGCTATACCGAATCCACTATAATTTTACCTATTGTTTTACCGTAATTAGCTGCTTATATTTTACGGTAAAAAATATCATTAAACAACGAGGTTTTAATGAACGTGTTGAGTCTTTTCGATGGAATGAGTTGTGGACAGATCGCTCTAAAAAATTTGAATATAAAGGTTGATAACTACTACGCCTCTGAGATTGACCCTCACGCAATAAAAGTTAGTTCCGAGAATTTTCCAAATATGATTCATTTAGGAGATGTGTCAAAAATTGATACATCTAAGTTACCGAAAATTGATTTATTAATTGGAGGCTCACCTTGTACTGGATTTTCTTTAGCAGGTAAACAATTAAACTTTAAAGACCCTCAAAGTAAGCTCTTTTTTGACTATGTTCGTTTATTAGAGGCTGTTAAACCTAAGTGGTTTCTTCTCGAAAATGTGGTCATGAAAAAAGAATTTGAAGATATTATCACTCAATATATGGGAGTTAAGCCTATTAAAATTAATTCGGAAGTATTATCCGCTCAAAGTAGAAATAGACTTTATTGGACAAACATCCCTTTCGGACTTATCACACCAGAAAATATTACACTTAAAGACGTTTTACCCTCTGGCGAAATTCTCGTTCATAATATCTACGGCGGATTTAATGAAAATAAATGCAGAGTTTTTGATACAAAAAGTCCTACTTTGAGAGCAAATAGTGGAGGAGGTTCTTTGCCTTCAGTGTTCAAAGGAACTAAAGAAGAAGCTCAGAGTTTACCGTTAAAGGAACTTAGAAAGAAAATTAGAAAGTTGACGGTTAGTGAGTGTAAGAAACTTCAAACAATCCCAGAAGAGATTGTTATGAATGTTTCAGACACTCAATGTTTTAAAATGATTGGTAACGGTTGGACAGTTAAAGTTATCGAGCACTTTTTTAAAGGAATGGTTCAAGAGGTAAGTCTTGAACATTTATATCTTTAATTACTCATGGGCTTTAATAGCTAAAATTTCTTTATTTAATCCTAAATTGTACCCAATATGCTCATCTTTTTTCAAAGCTTCGACGTTTTTCTTAGCTTTTTCGTAAATTATTCTTCGCTCATCATTAAGAAATTCTACTAAAGTTGATAGAAATATCTCTCTGTATTGAGATGGAATTCTTGAAAGAGCTTTTTTTGACATCATTGATATTCTGGCTACAACAATATGTTTAGTAACATCAATGTTTAACAAAAATTTGTTTTCAGGTTTAAGTTTTAAAAGTTCTTGAATTTCATACATTAAAATATTTGAAGGAAGTTGTTGATAGATGTTTTCCATAAACTCTTCAACAGACATGTCTTCATATTCATAATTGGTGAATGGAATAGTTTTTAAATTCTCGTAATTTTGATTTATTTCATTTCTCTTAGAAACTATTCCACAAAAACCTCCTGCATACGAATAAGTAAGAGGGAGTATTGTATTTGTTTCCAAAGATTTTAATTTTTGCTGTGTGTATTCACTACCTATGTACCGTTCCAAATGTTCTTCACTTGTAAACAGAAATGGGACTTCCCAACATTTTAACCAACTATGCTCCTCTAATAACATTCTTAAATGAGGAGTCGTAACTTGGTATAAATCTAGCGACCCTTTTTCAATATCTTTTAAAGGGTTGCTAGGGTCTTTATCAAACAACTTGATCTCAACCCCAACCTCACCATTTGTTAATTCTTGGATTTTAGAATCAAACCTTTTTGCGAGTCTTTGATATTCTTCCAATGATTTCAACATTCCCCAAACAATTTTCATACACATTTTTCCTTAAATATTTTATTCTTCCGTCGGGATAGAATTAATTACAGCTACCAGTTGGCTCAAGGTTTGCTCTTGAATTTTTCCTTCTTCGGAATCCTCTTGTTTCATTTTAGCCACAATTTTTTTAATTTCTTCCATTTTTTCGACGTTTAAATTAATTTGTTGCATATTTTGTGACATAGATACCTCTCTTTAAATGTTTAGTTCAGAATTTCGATTTTCCAATCTTTTTATCTTATTACTAACATTTATAAGTGCTTCAACAACTACAGGGCTAATTTCTACTATTTGCATTTGTTCGTTAGCTATTTTGAAATAGGCTCGATAAAATGTGGCTCTTTCTTCAGGAGCATTTGGAATGATCTCTTCAATCATTATAGATGTTTTATTATCTTCAAAAATATGATGAACTTTTAAAATCATTTTAATCCCCTAAATTAGAGCCACTACTTATTATTTTAGTTAGTAAGTTTACTTACAACAGCTTTTCCTGTGTCAGTTTGAGATAAAGCTTCTAACATAGAGGCTAACGCTGTGCCTCCATTAGAACTGAACAAGTCCATTACTTTAGTCATTCCTGCTTGAGGGTCGCCTGCATTAGAAATGATTTTAATGTCTGCGTGTTCAAGTGCTTTAGCTTGAGCAGCCCCAACTTCTTGAGCCGCTTCTACTTTTCGTATTGTAATTAAATAGTTTTGGTAACTTTCATTTTCACCGATTTCTTTAGCTAGAACAATCTGAGCCTCTACTGGAGCAAGTTGCATAGCTTTTTCAGACTCAGCTTTCGCTTTACCTTGAGCCAAAATAGCTTCAGCTTCACGTTTTTGAGCCTCAAGATTACCTTCCGCCAAGATAACGGCTTGCTGTCTTTCTTGTTCGGCTTTCAAAATAGTTGTGTCTTTCGTGATTTCAGCCGCTTTAATTTGCTTCACACGCTCTACTTCCATTTGTCTTTCGGCAGTCGTTTTTTCCTGTTCTTTAATAGATTGAGAAGCTGTTTGTTTTGCTAAATCAACCTCTTTTTGAGTTTCAACGGTTCTCAAACCTACCTGACGTTGTGATTCTTGTTGTCTAATTTGTACTTCCTGACTGGCTTCAATTTCAGCTAATTCAGCCTGTTTTTTGTTTTTAGCTACTTCTTGACGAGATTCCATTTCGATTAAAGACTTTTTCTTTGCCATGATGTTCTGAATAACATCACTACCTTTAGCATCACGAATATCCATAAGTTCGATATTCTTTACAGTCTCAACTCCCCAATTAGTGAGTTGTTCTTTTACTTCGTCTGTAAATTCATTACCGAATTTTGAACGACCTTGCATGATTTCTTCAATATCTGAAGCGGCTAGAATTGTACGGACAGCCCCTTGAACAACAGCTTCAAGTTGATTACACAGTTCTTGAAAAGACGCTACTCGTTGAGCCGCAATGTTACTGTGAGAGATTCTGAAAAAAGCTTTAACATCAACCACAAAAGGTAATCTTCCTTTATCGTATGCTTCATAACCAGATAAATCCAAATCGAAAACACTTACAGGTAAAATGATTTTATCAACTCCCAAAACTGGAACCCAAGATGGGATTTCATAGTAAGTATTTCCGTTACCTGAATCTTTGCCGTAAGAGATAGTTTCTTTTCTGTTTTGAACAATATGAACTTCGTTCGTTGGAACAACACGTCTCCAAGCAAAAGCTAAGAAAGTGATAATCAAGGCTACGAATAATAGGATTCCTAAAGATGTAAAAGTGATAAGCATTTTTCCTCCTGTGAAAGTTAAGAAAATGCTATCTTATAAATTTTACGGTGTAAAACTTTTACGGTGTAAATTTAAGAAAATTCCGATACTCCGTATTCTTGACAAATTGAGTTAAATTCGTCTTCCAGAAGCTCTATTAATTCGTATCCGTTATCCCCCATCGAATCTAACAATTCTTGTATTTTTTTACTTGGATAACCGTGTTTTCTAGCAGGTCTGAAAATCCGTTGTCTTGTTTCATACAAAGCTTCGGCAATATCTAAAGCTTTTGAGTATTTATGAAAATCATCTTGATCTTCAGGCATTTCAAATTCTAACTGTAAATTTACTTTCATTGTTTTTTCCTCAAAATGTGACTTTTTGCTGAGTCTGTAGAAGTCCCTATTAAAGTCCCATAAGCATCAAAATTAAAATTAGCAGCGTTTCGCACACTTATAGAAACGATAGCTCCTTTTTTAACTGAAAGGTCATCTATAAATTCAGCTTCATTAAAAACAGTATAGGGCGTTTTTGTTTTATCAAGAAATGATAATAATTCTTCTTTTTCTGTCATTTAAAACCCCTTTTTAACTAAAATTACGGTATGAAAGAATTAATGTCTGTATTCTATGTTCTATTATTTTTATCTTACTGGGTAAGTATTATAGTTTTTATGGTTGTGTTGACCAGAAAACCTTCTACTAATCCAAAAGTTAATAGATTCTACTTTAATAGTTATTCAACTATATTCTTTTTGGGATTGGGGTTCAATCTTTTTACGGCAGTTCTTACGGATTCAGAAATTAAACAGTTTATGTACCTGTTTTTTGCATTGTGCAATCTTATAGGATTTAATTCAACAGTAAATTCAGAGTTTTTAAAAACTAAATATTCTATAAAAGATTAAGTAAAAGAAACTGTTCCTTTTAACTCTTCTTCAACAAAAAATTTTACTGCGTGTTTCATTTCATCTTCACTACAAGCATACTCGTAAACAGGTACGTTAGCATATACGTCCCAACTAAGGGTGTTAGGAAAACATTTTCTAAGATAACCGATAAATCTTTGCCAACTTAGTGGAGAAATTCTTCCTCGCATTTCAGGACTTACGATATGAACGAGACTTCCTCTTTGGATAACACTAATGGTATATTCTACTGTTTTTTCGCATTGAATCATATAATTATTCCTTTCATCTAGCTTTTAGTTGAAAAGAAGTAATAAATCAAGAAATAACATCAAAAGGGCGATTAAATGGAGTCACATCTAATACTTTCATAGCCTCCATTAGTTCTCTTATGGCGTTGTCGAGTTTTCTGAGTTTTTTGAATTCTAAAGTTTTAATTTCTTTTTCTTTTCTTAAATCTTTAAGATGGTCAAGAGAGTTTTGTAGATAAAGGTCGGCTCTATTACCTTTTGAAATTTTTTCTAGCTGGGAAATTTTTGCTAATAAATCTACTGTTTTCATATCTTAATTCTATATTAGTAGATTTTTCTAATAACATCCATTTTTTGCAACTAAAGCGTCAGGATAAATTGCGTACCCTGTTGGTTTCCTCACTATATAACGATTAACTTTGCATTTAGTACCTTTAACGGATTTGTAGTCTCTGTGAGAGCTATCTAAATTAAAATACTCTTTCAAAAGAGCATCATCTAATTCTTCAAAAGGTTTTATTATTTTAATTAAATCATAGGAATTAAATTGAATGTCGTTGTATTCTCTGACATAGACGTTTTTAACAAATAATGTTGCTCTAAATTTTTCTAAGAAGGTCTTTAAATCTCTAGTATATGTTTTTCCCTCTCTCAAACACTTGTAAACCACTCCGTCTATCCACTCAGAGTCGTTTATTTTCATTAAAGTGTTTGACCTAATCAAATAAGTGTTACCTGTTTTGTTGTAGTACCAGATTTGATCTTTTTTAGGTTTTAACATAAATATTTGGTAGGGGTAGCAGGGGTCGAACCTGCGTATGGCAGAATCAAAATCTGCTGACTTACCACTTGTCGATACCCCTTTAAAAGTAATCTATATTTCTGTCACGAACGATTGATGTAAATTTATCTAGCCAATCTTTGTCATAAGAACTTGAAAGACCTGTGTCCCAATTAACACAAATGTCTCCACCAAATTTATAATTTTCAACAACAACTCCTTCAAAAGATTCACCACTTTGAGGGTCTAAAAAACAAAGTCTTGTTCCTGCGGAGTATTTAATGTCTTCCATTATCAATCCTGTGAAATTTTTTACCATGTAATGTTTTAAACTTAAATCCATCGTACCCTCTTTTGAAAGTACGATCTTATACTATTTCCATAGTATTTTTTCAAGATTAATCCTTAACAATAATAGAATTTCCAATGTGAATGACAACTTTTGATTGGTCTTTTTTAGTCACAAAAAATTCAAAATTTTCTGACGCATTTTTAATTCCATGACATTCAAACGATTCTAAATCATTTCCAACAATTTCTTGTAATTTGGCTACAGCTTCTTCATAACTCATAATTCCTCCACTAAATAACAATTATTAAATTTAGAACAAAGTATTCTATTTATAGCTTGTTTTTGCGTTATAGTACCAGATTTTAATAAAATAAATAAATCTAATTCAAGAGAACCTCTCTGCTCTTTTAGGCTCAAGTGTTCAGCCCATAAATTTGAATCTTTATTCGAGCCTCCGATACTCAAAGGTATAAGATGATCTATAGTAAAATTTTTTCTTTCACTAACTGGAATTTTATAAAGATCGTAAATTTTAGACTTTCTGTAACTGCTCACGTTTCTTTTACAATAAGGTATTTTTTCAGGGTATCGGTACTCAACAAAATCAGTATTTGATAAATTACATAAATCACCATAGGTAATTTCTGCATTTGGAATTTTTGGAAAAGCAAAACTATAAAATGATAAAAATAAAAATAATATCCACATATATCCCCCCTGATTAGAGGAACATATAGGTAGATTCTTCTTCAGTTATTTCAGACTCTTTTAAGTATTTAGATAAATCATTAAGTTCGTCTAATTTATCTTTAATCTTGGGATTTTTGTCATAAGACCTGATACAAAAATTTATAATTTTTTGATCGTTTACAACATCACCTAACGCTGAAGATGCTCCAATATAACACCCTGCAATAAAATCTGATCTTCTAGTCGTTGTCATAGAGCATGAACTTAAAAGAAGCAAAATAATAATTGTTTTCAATATCATCTCCTATAAAAATGTTCTTTCTTTTAAATCCATATTGATTAAAAAATCATACTAAGGTAAATTTCCCTCATGTGGGATTGTAGTTCAATTGGTCAGAGCGTCCGGCTCATAACCGGAGGGTTGCAGGTTCAAGTCCTGCCAGTCCCACCATCATATTTATTATAGTCGTGAATTGGCTCTGTGTTGGAATCGGTAGACAACCTCGATTTAAAATCGAGTGTCCGTAAGGGCGTACCAGTTCGAGTCTGGTCAGAGCCACCAAATAAAAAAGGGGAGCATTAAACTCCCCTTTTTTATTAAAAATTAACCAAAATATTATTTTTCAAGTATTTTAATTCTTTGTTCTAATTCTTCTATTTTTACAGATTGTTGTTCCCAAGCTGCAACAAATCCTGCAAAGAAATCGGCTGTTTCAATCGAGTCTTCTGCGTAACAACCTTCATTTTCTTCGACAAATTTTTTCCAAGCTACCATCATTGATTTACCAATTTCTGTTTCATTAAATTCTTTGAATGGGTTATTTTGCATATAATTTCTCCTTGTGTTTTTTGATTAACACAAAGATTTTAAATTTGAATCTTAATTTTTTATTAAATGACGCTACAAATCAATTTTGAATGTTTTTATATTTTTTGTATATTTCAAGTAGCTTATCTTTAATATCATTAGGAACTACAAATTTCATTTGCTTGTTGCTATTTTTAAATCCGTAAAAAAACCCTCTGCCGTTTAAATTTAAAACAACATTAGGGTGGTCAGCAAAGTCTATACATAAACTTGCTCCTGCGTAGTATGACTGTTCATTTTCTATGTTTATTAAAGCTGCTCGAATACGATTAAATGACCATTTCATAATTATCTCCTAAAATAAAAAGCAAGACTTACTAAAGATAAAAGAGAAACAAGTATCAATATTTCAAAAAACAAAAAACATTGCAGAAGAAAACTTTTGAGACAACAGAGAAGACAAACTTTACTCTTTTAGTCAAAAACAAATCTTCTGTTGTAAGATTACATATAGTAACCCTACAGCTATAGTTTACTTTTATCCTTTTCAGCCTTGCTCCAAAACTTAAAGAATTTTGTTAAATTCTAAAAGTTTTGTAACATCCTCAGAAAGGATGATTTTGGTATTCAAATTTAAGAAGCTCAATTCATCTTCAATTTTTTCAATGTCTTTCTTGATAGAAATTTTTTTATCTTTGAAAGAGGCTAAATCCTCTTTTTGAAAAACAGGAAACTCGAAAGTTGTTTTTACTCTGAAGGAGTATTTATCATAATCAATTTTAGATTGAGACTTTAAGACATCATCTAACTCTTTTTCGTCAAAAACCTTGTTATGATTAATAAGTTTGTCTAACTCCAAAATAGTTTTTTCGTTCAAGACTTTTTTATTTATTAAAGCATTGATACCTGATTCTTCGTTAGATTTTTCAATCTGCCTTCTCATATCAAATCTAATTTTTAAAAGTTCTTCTCGTAACTTCAGACTAGAAAAAATTTCTGATTTTGTATTTGCTACGGAATCTTTAGCTTCATCCAAAGTTCCTAAGACCCGAACAGTAGCTTCCAGTTTAAAATCATTTTCTTCTAAAAATGTATTAATAGTTGTTTCAATTTTCCTAGCTTTTTTTAAACTTATTTCCACATATCCTCCCGTTCAATTAAGATTTCCGCTTTTTCAATTTCACTTCTAAATTTTTTATTTTCAACCCATACCGATTGAATAAAATCTTTAAAAGTTTCCCTACTATAAAGTTCATTTTCATAAAATAAAGGTTCCCAATATTCTGAACAATTGTCAAAATTTACTCCTTTATTAGTGCATTGTATCATTTGTTTTACACAATAGTTTTTATCTAAACGTGGGTCAATTTGGAAAAAACACATAAACAGTATTTGGTAGATCAGCATTTTAAATTCTCCGTAAAATAAAGAACAAAATTTTACTTTTTGTAACCGTAAAAGTCTATATTAATAATATGGGCGAATGGAAATTTTTAGAAAATCGAGCTTTTGAATTAGGTATCTCTAGTTGTAAAAATATGATCGTCAAAGATTATGCAGGGTTCCCAGATAAACTGGTTTCAGTTTATACGTTTGAACTGCGTTTTGGTTTTTGGAAAATACAGTATAAGAGGGAAAAATGAAGTATCAAATTTTATACGTTGAAAACTGCTCTCAAAAAGTAAAGAGTTTCAAATCAAAAGAAGCTGCTAAAAAATTTTTAAAATCAATTGTTTCTCAGGATATTAATACACAAAATAACGTGAAATGGGTTTCTGGTATTGTCATTGGTGAATATTACGAAGCTAATTTAGATTACGAAGAGAAAAAACTATTAAAAATATTAGAATAGAAAAATTGTTCTGTAAGTTTCAGTCAATCTATACCCCTGAAAGTATTCTTCAAAAGAGCTTTTGTTAAACCAAATACCTAAAAAATAAGTTCTTTCTTTTGTTTGAAAAACTATATGTACAAGTTTAGATGAATTTGAATAATCCAAACCAAAATGAAAAGTTTTTCCTAAAACTATATCAAAAGTATTTCCTGTTAAATCAGAATTAAAATACCTTTCTTTGAAAATCTCTAAAGTAGCTTTCATTTCGCTTCCTTTAAAATTTCATTTATTTTGTCTCTGATTACTCTTAAAAATAATTTATTTGGAGTTCCGTCAACATAATGTTTGCCATTCTTTCCTTGATAAACAACTAAATAATTATTTTTTGTTGATCTAAATTTCTCACGAGTTTCTATCATCAAATTTTTGTCATTATTATCTTTTTTTGGCTCATCCCAAAAAGACGCTCTATTACCCATTAGAACCTTCCTTGAGTTTTTTAATTTCATTTTCTAAGCTCACTATTTTTTCTTCAAAAGCTGAAAAACCGTTCAGAAAGCCTGCCAAAAAAGCAATTATTTCATCTTGCTGTAAACCTTGTTCGTAGTTGTAACCAACACTTTCATCCAATATCCACTTTGGGATGTCTGCCGATGAATAATTTTTTGAATACTGAGCTAAAGCTTTTTTTGCTTTTTCTGTAGCTATTTTTAATCCTAAAACACTCGTTGGATTATAAATATCTTTCATTGTATTTCCATTGTAAATTTTTTAATCAAATTTTCACCAAGATCGTACCAACTAGGCTTTTCTCTGTTTCCCCATGAAGGTGTGCGAACATCGTTTTTCCATTTATTAACCATTGTAGCTTTGTAAGCTTCCAAAGTAGGTTCATTTTTAAAAATACTGCTATTTTGAAAAGAAGTTCTAGGCTTATCTGATATTAGAAAAGAGCCTTTATAAGCCCTTTTAAGTTGTGAGGCTCCATGATGTTTCTTGCCGTGGCGAAATTCAAATTCTTCTGTGAGGGCTTTTAAATGCTCCCACAACCACAAATAATTTTCTCTTGATTCTCTAACCCATATCGAACATGGATGATTAACATGGGAAATTTTCATAGGAATCCCATCCACTCTTTGAGGAATTTCTTCCTCTTTTGCTCCGTTTAACCGCATAGCAGTTACAAGCATTTGAAGAGATTCGGTAATCATTTTATTAACACGAATGTTATCTAATGATTGTGCAGACAGTCTTGGACATTCGTCAGTACAAAAAATATTCATGCTGAGAATTATTTACCGTAAAATTTAAAATGTCTAATTCTAAATTTTACGACCAGTATTTCCCAGCTTCAACAACCCAATTATAACCTGTTGCGTCAGAGCTAAATGCGTAAGAAGTGTTCTGATCTAGTGTAAAGGTAGTAACATAAGATGAAGCACTTGCTATACCTCTTTGACCAAACCTTCCTGCATGAGAACCAAAAGTTACAGTCATACGTTGATTTGGGAAGAAAGTTATTTGCATTACAATGTTGGGGCTTCCGGGCGTTCCGCCTGTAGAGTTAGTTCCTTCATATCTTACAACTAAAGCGTCTTGCCCATTTATAACAACCTGTTGCCAATAGACACGCTGATAACTGTGATCTGCCGAACCTAAATGAATTTTAGGCAAAAATGGATTGCTTGCACTTAGTCCTGAATAATTTGAGCTACCTTGCCCAAAAGTTAGATAAGTATTGGAGCCGAGGAATATAGAATTTTTATAATTAGTACCTAAAAAATAAAAGTCAAATGGCAAGTCAGGTAGTTCAATGAATGAGTCATCAAAGCTTTGATTAATTTGAAGACTTAGACTTGAAGTTGAAACGAAGTTTTCTAATCCAGTATTTAAAGAGAAAAGATCGTCTGCTTGATCTGAGAATAAAAGAATAGGAACAAAATACTCCTGCTCTGAACCTGAAACTACTCCGTTCACTATCAAGCTAGATAAATCAAGATTACCTCTATTAATACTCATTCTGACATTATTGTTATCATTATCAAGCAAATTTTTCTGAATAAAATTATTATAATTTTCTAGCACTTCTGTTTTGTTGGCTCCCCAACCCAAAGAAGTCCAATTAGAAAGCAGATACCTTTCTGCATTATTTAGGTGAAAATATTTTTCCTCTTTTCCTTCTTTATTGTGAGGGGTGGAAAAAGAACTTCTAAAATTTGCAAATTGTTCCGCAGTTAGATAAGAATCTTTAGTTAAACCTAAAGCATTTAAGCTCGTAGGTTCAAAAACATACCCATCTGTTACAAGGTCTTCCAAAAAAGTTTCGCTATTCTCTAGCCTGCCTTGAGAAGGTTCATATAACCAATATGACGGGTCTAATTTAACATTCTTATGTGCCATAAAATTCCTTAATATTAATGAACAAAAAATTACCTTTTTATTCTTATTGTTTTACATTTAGAGCATAATTTTTTAGAAACGGGCACAATATGGTCGCAGTTGTCACATTCCCAAAAACTATTAGGATAAGTCTTAATTTTTTTCTCTAAAACTTTACGGATATTTATTTGATTGTGGCAAGTCTTACAATAAGGTCTGTAGTAGCAAGATAAACTTTTATCTTTAATTTTACCTTTTTTTGTTTTTCCTGAATGAGGATAAAACTCAGACAATGGTTTCAAGCACCCATTAACACATCTTTTAACTGTTCCATTAAAATAGCATCTCGTCATTGATAACCATTCAAAGACATTTTATAGGGTATTTTTTTAATATCATCAACCGCATAGCTACCCTTAGTAGTGTTCAAAATTATAGGAAAAAGTATCTTATCTTCCTCTTCAACCCATTGGAACGAAATCATATCTTCCATGGTATATTCTTCTTTCAAAGCGTATTTTTCTTTTTTTGTCTCTGAAAGAAAATTCATCATTTTTACGAGTTCGATCACTCTTTCTTTACTAATTTTATCCAAACACACTCCTCACACGAGAACTTGATTGAATTCTAAAAATTCTTTGTTTTTATTTTCCAAAGCTTTTTGAACTAAAGAAAAAAGATTCTCAGATTTAACGTAAAGTTTTTCATTAGTATCTTTATTTAAAAGTTCTAATTTAAAAACTCCTCCTTCAATCAATTCTACTGACGTAACAATAATATTTTCTCTCACAATTCCTCCGATAAGGGTAGTATGTTCTACGGTTGTTTAATTTGTTTCAAAGCATCAATTTTAGCTTGAAACTCTCTAATATCCATTGCTGCGTCAGCGACAGCGTGCCAATCAGCTACGTTTACTTTCATTAATAAGTAGCTAGTCATTTCTTTGATATTATTTTCTAATTTTAAAATTTCTTGCTCAATGTTCATTTAGGTCTATTTTGTAGATATTTTGTAACGTCAACTAGGTCTGTTCTGCTTCGTGTTATTTTCGCATTAACCCAGTCTTCCAAATCAGGTTCATTATGAATAATGTTTTCAAGCATTTGAGCCATATCCATAATGTCTCTAACATACCCGATTGCCATGTCGTTTTTGTCTTCTGAATTTGCTATTCGATTTTCTAATGACTCAATTTCTTTCTTTATGTTCATAAAACTCCCTAGATTAACAATTTTATTTGTAAAGAATTGTATGATTCTATACATTAATTTTAGGAGAATTTATGAATCACAGACCAGAAAAAACCGCAATAACTCGTAGTGCCCCTGCAAAACCAATGCGTATCCTTTTTGAAAGTGGGAAGTTGATTGGCAATACTTTAGATTACGGTTGTGGAAAGGGAAAAGATGCAGAAATTTACAAAATGGATAAATTTGACCCTTTTTACTTTCCTAAAAAACTTCAAGAAAATAGCTACGATACCGTAACCTGCCAATATGTTTTAAATGTTCTCCCCCTAGAAGAAGAATCAAAAATATTAAAACATATTAAGATGTTGCTTAAAGTTAAAGGCAGAGCTTACATTACAGTAAGAAGAGATTTAGTCAAAGAAGGTTTGACTAGCAAAAATACCTACCAAAGAAATGTTATTCTTGATCTCCCTATATTTTATGAGAAAAAGAATAGTTTCTGTATTTATGAACTTACTTAGAATCGACAATATACTCTTCTTCATCCCCGTAAAATTCATCTTCCATATAATCGTTTGTATTTGTTCCAAACATTATGCAGGATTCATTAGCTTGGTAAAAAAAGTTCTTGTTCTTATCAAATATGTTTTCACTCAAACAAAAATAGGCTTCCCTTGAATTTTTTCTATTATTCACAGGGTCAATTTTTACGATCATTTTGTGGGTTTTGTCTAAGAACGACAAAGTAAGAGCGTTTGCTAACTGATCTATTTTCATTTGAACCTCGCTGTTAGGGAATTAGGGGTCAAATTTTTTCTACATCTAGTTAGATTTTTTATTATTCAAATATGAGTTATACCTTATCTTTCAAGTCAACTAAAACATTAAAGTAACGACACTGTTGTTGACTCTGACTGTGTAGCAAGACTCAAGTTTCTTCAAGCATTTTGGGCACTCAAGGGCAGGATAAAATTTATAAAACCATTGCCGAGCATTAACATCTGTAATGTGGGAAGATTGAATAAATTCCGGACTATCTCCTTTGTAGAGACTTAGCTCATCTCGAACATAACTAAATTGAAAATTACAAAAACTACAAACAATATGATTGTCTGCTTTATAGTTATGAAACTTTTTGGAGGGAAAATTTTTGATAGAAGTGTCTCTTTTGCACACCTTATTAAACATTTTTAACAGAAAATAATAGATGTCTGCTAAAAAGCTATTTTTATCACTCATCAAAACTCATTTTCTAAATAATATCTGACAGTATTCGAGCAACCTTGAACAAATTCTATTTTTGGTTCATATTCTAAAATCTCTTTTGCTTTAGAGATGTCTAAATAAGTTACATCTATTTCCCCATCTCTCTTATCAGCATATAACATTTGAGCAGGCTTTTTAATTACACTAGAAATAGTATTAAAAACTTTCTCATCTTCAGTTTTTACGCCTGTCCCTACATTAAAAATCTCTTTCCATCCCTGTGATGGGAGCATTTTTTCAAAGGCTCTAACAAAATATTCACAAACATCTGTTACATGAATGTAGTCACGCATTTTATTTTTACCGAAAATAATGCAATCTTTACCAGCGTGAATATTTTCCGTAAAAATAGGGATTACTCCTGCTTCACCTTTGGTTATTTGTCTCTCCCCATATACGTTGGCTAATCTTATGGAAGTAAAATTTATTGGGAGAGACATTAAAAAAAGCTCGCAGGCGTATTTAGTCGCACCATAAGGAGACTTAGGCTTAGGTAAGGAGCTTTCATTATGACCTTTATCAAAAGCGTCACCGTACAAGGCTCCAGCGGTATTTGCATAAATTACATTCTTTACGTTGTTTTTTATGCTCCATTCATAAATGTATTGTGACGTAATAACATTTTGCTGAAAATAGAATGACGGTATTTTTACCGATTCTGTTACCGAAGTTTTTGCGGCTAAATGAAACAAAGCATTAAAATTTTTGTTTAAACTATTCCACGTCTCTTGCTTTGAAATATCTGCTTGAATAAAATCGACTTTTTTGGATAAATTTTTATTTCTGCCTGTTGATAAGTCATCAATTACCGTAACATTGCAACCTTTACTGATTAAATGGTCACATAAATGACTTCCGATAAATCCTGCTCCGCCTGTAACTAAAACTTCCATTTACAATCCAAATCAAAACCATTGAAGGTATAGCATGTTATTTCTTTGTTAGAATACCTTGTAAAATTGTAATTGAGAACCTCTCTTTTTAAATCATACTCTGAAGAATAAACTTCTCTTTGAACTTCATCGGATTTATCAACTATCGGTTTTCCGCAACTACTAAAAAATAACAGAAAGGCTAAGATTAATTTTGTTTTCATCTAGCCCTCTCATAAACATGTTTGTGATGATTACAGTTTTCAGAACAAGGTTTTTCTTCAACGTGGCTACAAGACAAGATAACTGATAATAAGAATATCCATTTCATCTGTATCTCCTTTAAAGATTCCTATAACCAAAACTATTAACTAATGTTCGCATTTGATGTCGTAAGTATCTGATTTTTGATCTTTTGAGATTATTTCATGTCTGATAACTTGTTTACATTTAGGGCAAAATTCTACAGTTTCGATAATTTTATTATCTTCATAAAGAACTTGGGTATAAGCATTTTTGTAATCATGTTTACAATCCATAGCTTTATTATAGATTCAATTTCTAAATATTTTCTTCGATCTGATCGTACCAATGAATGTAATACTTCCACTCTTCAGGATGATGTTTTTTTATTTTAAATATAATGCAAGGAGTCCAATGAGGCTTTTTAGGTTTATTTAAAAGACTCATACCAGATTCTTGAAGTGATAAATCAGCTTTTTTACCGTTACATCTAAAACAAGCTGTAACAATGTTCTCCCAATTAGTTTTACCTCCTAAACTTCGAGGTATCACATGGTCAAAAGTAAGCTCTTTCTGTTTTTTCTTTTCACCGCAATACTGACAAGTCCATTTATCTCTAAAGTACACTGAATATCTGGAAAATTTTGCGGAAGAAGGTCTTCGGAAATAACGCTTTAACCTTATAACAGATGGTAAATTTATTTGTATTTTCTCACTTCTAATTAAAACATTTTGATATTCATAAACTACGTCAATTTTGTTTTGAAGTAGCATTATGATAGCCGTAGTCCAATCAACCATTTTGATAGGTTGATCTAACTGGTCAATAATTAAAACTTTCCAATCTTGCATCACAAAAATTATATGTAATCAGTTAATTATTTTAAATATTGTATGAGAATGAACCACACAAAACTAGGAAAATTTTTATTTGACGCTCATTAGTGAACTTTCACTAAGGAGACTTTATGTCAAAAATTTATCCTAATCCTGCATGGAAACCTGTTTGGACTGAAGAAAAGCAAAACAATTACCTTCGTTTTTGTTATTTGTTTTACGTTGAAAAATGCGGTGAACCTTATCCACCTGAAAAATATTTCTGCTTAAAATCTTTCAAATATATCTACTCAGATAAGCATGAATTAAAATTACCACTACTGCAAAACCTGTACGATGAAGGTATATTTTCGATGTGCCTTAAAATGAGTTTTTTTGAATTTTGCCAGAAAATTAAAAACGGTAAAGATATTTTTTTTAAAACTTACTTTAAAAAAGCAACTGTCAAGAAGTTCAGGGAAAAACAAAAGTTTGTTCGTAAACAGCATCACAAAAAAAAGGATACAAAAAATAAAAGCTCTTGGAAAAAGGATAAAAGAAGAGACTATAAAAGATCACGTAGTACGGCTCGCCAGATAAGTAGAAAAAAATCTGCAAAGCGTCATAGAATGTTTGAACGTGAATGTATAAAACATGAAAGATTTGATAAACTTGGGAGCAATTCCGATAAATTTTTTTATGACCCTTGGGATTGGGATTAAGATGTCTAATTTCTTAATATAATAGTTTTATATTCAAGAGGTGAACGTCATGTTTAACGAGTTATCAAAGCATAAAGCGAAGTCTTACTTACAGTCTATAATATATCCCAAGACTAAGGGATTTTTTAGAGATGATACGTGGAAGCCTGTTCAAAGTATTTTAAAAGACCTTTCTGATAATGGAATAGACTATAACATACAAAAAACTGATTATTACCACATACCTAATAGTGAACATTCACCTATGCCAGATGGAAAAAAATGGTACGTAGAAATTCCACATGGAGATAAGGGAGGATTCTTACTTTACATTAACGCTTCTTTTGGTCCCTCAAAACCACAGGAAAATGATGTTTATGATCTTGTGGCTACAATTGAGTATTCATCTTCAATAAGAGCATCAAAAAAAGCAGGAGCCGAAGATTTATCTCAAAAGTTAGTAAAACTTCGACAAGCCGTTTTTATAATTCAGAATGTAATTAGAGCTTTCAACCAAGGGAAAGAAAATAATTCTGATCTAGCAAAATTAAAATCTGAAGCTGAAAAATATAAGACAAAAGCTGAAAAAGATATTGAAAGTCAAAAAGACAAATTTAATTCATCAAAAACACCCCCTAAAGATTTATCTGATTTAGTAAAAAAATTTCAATCATTAGTAAAAGAAAACATAACAAGAGGTTCAGGGTTAGATTTTGATGTTAAGTACAGAAACTATGCAAGACAAAATCCAATGAACTACAGCATTGATGTTAAATCAGGGGCAGTAATTAACATTAAAGGACAAAAACCTCTTTTTGCATCTATTGTTATGACTTTTACAGAAGGTCTTCCTTACTATCAATTCAGCTTAGGAGAAGGCAATCATGACAATGTAAAAGAATTATTTTTTGAAGATAAGAGTACACTTCAATCAAAAACAGACAATTTGTTTCAAGTAGAAAAATTACAAAGAATGTTAGTTGATGGTGGATATAAGAAACTGAAAAATAAAACTGAAGAAAATCAGCATGAATTTCGTAAAATGGAAGATGGAAAACATATTAAAGTAAAAGAATCAGAAAATGAAAATTTGATTACTGTCGAGGGATATGAAGAAATTGATGATTCTTGGAAAACAAAACTTTATTTTTCTAAATCTGAGGAAAGCTCACTCAAATCTCGAATAGATAGTGCTGTTAAGGGAATTAAAAACGCAGGTGGATTTGTTACAGGTAGCTTAACCTACCAAGAAGAAGACTATTACGATGGAACCGATACTTATCGAACTCCAAGAGTTATAGTAAAAGACAACATTGTTACAATGTCTTCTGATAGTCACCATGATATTCCAAAAGCATGGGCAGTAAGTTTTAGATTTCACATAAAGTTCCCTAAAGGGAAAAAATACGACACTAATTTAATCAAATCATCATTACAAGATTTCATTAGTGCTGCCAAAGTTTTACGTTGGGGTAATTCCCGTTAGGAGATAAAATGAAAAAAGATATAGAGTTTGAAATTTTTGAAATGGAAATGAAGATAGCAGGTGAATCTGAATATCAAGGTAAAAAAGTAACTTTAAATAAGCCTTTCCGAACTCCAGATGGTCCTAAAAAATTTAGTGTTTATGTTAAAAACGATAAAGGTAATGTAGTTAAAGTAAATTTTGGCGACCCTAATATGGAAATCCGTCGTGATAACGACGATGCTAGAAAAAACTTTAGATCAAGACATCAATGCGATGTTGACCCCGGACCAAAATGGAAAGCTAAGTATTGGTCGTGCAAGATGTGGGAAAAAGGTTTCAGTGTATCAGATGTTTTAAGCAAAAAGTCTAATGAGAAATTTGCAGGAGACAATGAGCCTACAAACCCTTCATTGTGGGAAAAGGTACAGAAACTTACTAAAGGCGAAGTTAAATCTATTAAACATAACGGAAAAGAAATTAATGGACCTAACGATGGTAAAGGTTTTGAAATTTTTCCAAGTGCCTACGGAAATGGATGGGCTTCAAAAACTTATAAAGAGCTTGGTGGAGGGTGGAAGAAAAAATCAAGTCTATCAGACCTCAAGAAATCTTTAACTATAGGTTCTAAGTGGAATTGTTTTAACCACATATTGAACAAAGATTTAGGATTAAGAGAAGTTTCAAAAATTCAGTCCAAGGCAGTTGCTTTCAAAACTCCTAATGGCGACTCTTGGTTAGAATTTCCAAAAGCAAGTGAAATTAAATTTGATGATGAAGGCGGATTCACAATTGTTAAAGGCGGAAAACCTATTCTTACCTATAAAAAAGCAGATTAAATATGGCTGATAGAGATAAAGGCTCCGAACACGGAGGTTTGGATGCTTGGTTTAAAGGTCACGGTCAAGGTAAATCAAAAGCTAAAGGCAAAGCTCCTTACGGCGATTGGATAGCTATTACTCCTGTTAAAAACACTGTTACAAAAGATGACGGTGAAAAAAAGACTTATGAGGCAGGGGATATAGTCGGACCTTGTGGAATAAGCAAAGACCCAGACTGGAAAGACATTACTAATAACGGTAAAGACCCTCTTAAATGTATGCCAAGACAAAAAGCTCATGATCTATCCAAAGATGAAAGAGCGGAGCTTGCCAAGAATAAAAAGAAAAAAGAGAAGGAGAAACCTAATACAGGTAAACCTGTAAACACTCCTACATTTGGTGATAAAGCTAAAGAGATAAAGAAAAAGTCACACTTAGAAAAAAAGATCGCTGAACTAGAAAAAAAATTATATGGGTCAGATTTCTGACCCATATAAAATTATTGCAATCCTAAAGTATGTCCAGTGTCACTTGATTTTGGTTTTTTCTTCATTGAAGAAAGCCTTGATATAACTTCTTGTGGCGAGTTACCCAAACACTTTATACCCACGATTAATTCTCTTAAATGAGCAATAGAAAAGTCATGAGTAGATTTGATTAAATCTATACCATCTATTTGTGTAGTTCCTATTTTGTCCATTAAATACATTTTTCTAGCTTCTTCATTTGGCATACCTATTTTAACAATTTTATCGAATCGGCTAGGTCTATTTACAATTCGACCATCAAGTTTTTCAGGATAATTTGTCGTTGCTATAAAAACGATATTTTCCACTTGAGATTCACCATCTAAAATAGCCAAAACTTCAGATTCCCCATAACGATCTATTACAGCATCTAAGTCTTCCCAAATAACAATGATAGGTCGTTCAGGCTCAACCGATCTTATATTTGGTAGAATATCAGCTAGATACCTTGGAGACTCTGCGATAATTACTACTCCTTCATCTTGAAGCATATTTTGTATAATTATCGCTATAGTACAAGTTTTTCCAGAACCGGGCGGACCCCATATTAAAAATCCTCTTTTATGAGAAAAACCAAATTGTTTAAATTTGCTCTTTAATTTCCAGAAATTTTTAACTTCTGCAATGACTTCATCCGATCTACTGTCAGGAAATCTCATAAGTTTATCAGTCACAATATTCAAAGGTTCAAGAACGACCCCTTCTTGATAACCGACGAGTTTGTAGGCTCTTGCAGGCAATGTTGAAACTGTTGAAGTTGTAGGTAAAAAACCTCTTGCGAAATTTGCGTATTGAGTCAGTTTACCAATTTGAGGAGCACCCTCTTTTGATTCACGGCAACGTACAGGTTCTTCAGCTACCAAGCTCCCTCTCTCACTGTATTCTGGTTTAGAAGTTCCCACTTTAGATGCAAATTCTTCCATATCTGACATTATGACCTACCCGTGAACGCTATGAGGTTTTGAATTAATTTCGTCTTTCGGTGTAGGTTTTGCCGTAATTTCCACCGACGTACTATCGTTATAATACCACTCAGCGTAAGGTTCATAAGCTAGTGGCAATTCTGGTAATTTTGCTAAAATTTTCATTACATGAGGAAAAATTAAAGAACTGTAAACAACCTTATCATTGTCTTGTTCTAACAAGACGTAATTAAAACCTTTATAATCATCAACTCCGATAAAATTTTTTCCGTCATTAAAACTCACGATAGTTGGCAAACTTTTTCCATTATCAAGAGTAACAACTTTTAATTCCCAAACTTCTTTACCCTTTTGGTCGTAATCAATCACAGGAACCTCCCTATTCTTCCATGTATTCTTTCATACAAACTTCATCACATTCTATTGGACTATAAAAAGCAATAAATCCTGACGCTAAAAAAATAAAAATTAAATATAACACAACACATAAATTTTGTTTCATTTAAAAAGGCTATCGAGTTTTTACCGTAAAGTAAAGTTTATAATTTACCTCTATAATGGTAAATGAAAGAGGAGTCTTAATGGAAAATTGGGGAAAAATAGATTGGTATTGTCAAAACTGCGATGAATATTGGATGACTACCGAAAATTGTTCACCATATTGGATTGTTGATTGCGATTGTAGTTATTGTGCTGAAGGTAATAAAATGGCGGCTGTTGGTCGTTGTGGAACATGTGGTAAGCCCGTTGAATGGGGCGAAAATGTTTGCGAACATATTTTTCAAAAAATAGTTGCTACAAAATAAATTTTTTCTATAATAAAACCATGCGGGCGTAGCTCAGTTGGTAGAGTGCCAGATTTCCAATCTGGATGTCGAGGGTTCAAACCCCTTCGCCCGCTCCATTTTTTTATTTTAATTTTCTCATCTCATCTTCTTTAACAAGAATGATTGAATTAAAACCTTCAGCTTCAATTTTTACCAGATAAGCCTTTAGATAGGCAGGTCCAATAACTTCACCTTTGCCTTTGTAACCACAAGAGCTTGCGACTACTTGAACCTTATCCCCATTTTTAAACTTTTTAACGTCCATCTTATTTCAAGGGATTTAAAAAAGTTATTAATTCTGAAGAGTTATAGTTTGAAAATATCAATTTTATACCTTTGAGATAATTTTGTTGCATTTTATGAAATTACCTTTAGAATGGGCTGACGCTTGTCTAATTAAAAGAGCCAAAAGAACTGTGACAAAACAGATTAACATTATTGTAAACTCCCTTCATAAATGAAAATCAGAGAATTATTTCCTCAATAACCAAATCTATGAAAATTAAAGAGATTTTTGTTTTAAAAAAAGAGTATGAGCAAAGATTAGCGATATGTACTGAGTGCGAACACTTCAAAAAATTTCTAAACCGATGCGGTATTTGTGGCTGTGTAATGACAATCAAAGCACGTTTACAAAATATGTCTTGTCCTAAAAATAAATGGAATCAGGAAAATAAAAATGCTTTACCAAAATGAACTGCCTTTACCAACGGAGCTTGGGTTTGTTCCTAAATATAAGGAACTTTCCAAAGACCAAGCTGAATTATTTTTACAGCTTTGTATCCTTGGAAAAGATTTTGAAATTCAGGAGATGCCATTTTTATCAAAAATCGTACAACTAAGAGTAGAAGTTAATAAGCTCCCTATAAAATTAACCAATCAAGGTTTAATGGCAGTTAATTGTTTTGCCCATAACCCCGGTGCGGCTGTAATTTTGCTTATTGATTTTATTTCAAACTTTGAAAACGAGGAGCTTAACTGTGACAATTTAGCAAAACTTTACCCTGTCGGTTTTTATACAGAAGAATCAATGGAAGACTTAATTGATAATTATCTCAAAACTAAACAAACTAAGTGGTCAAGACTTTATTAAGGAGACTTTATGTCTAAGAAAATTTACGTAGCTAATCTACCCTACACTGTAACCTCAAATGATCTTAAAATGACTTTTTCTGAGATTGGAAAAGTTGTTGATGCAAGAGTGATTACCGATAGAGAAACAGGAAAATCTAAAGGTTTTGCTTTTGTAGAGATGGAAAATGAAGAAGACGGTAAGAAAGCTATTCAGGAATTAAATGGTGGAGAACTAAGCGGAAGAACCCTAGTTGTAAAAGAAGCTCAACCTCAAGCACCTAGAGGGGATAGACCTCGTACTGAAAGAACCTCGTATGCCCCTAGAGAAAAGTCTTTTAATCGTGAAGAAAGGTCTTTTAATCGTGAGGAACGCCCTTTCACAAATGATGCAGGATTCACGAAATATGACATCGAAAACAGAGGTAACAGACGTGATCGAGGAGATAGAGGCAACTACAGAAGAGACAAATGGAACTGATATTCTCTTATAAAAGAACTATCAGATTTATCATCATGTTTTTCTGCCTCATATTATCTTTACTCTGTCGGTATTCTTGGAGTCTGGATATTTATTTTGGATATTCCTGATCTTGTTTCAGCCGTAAAAGAAATAATTGAAAAAGTGAGAGGTTAAACCCTCTCACTTTTGCTATGCGTCATAAAGTTTCATTATTTCTACCTTATAGAGGGTATAAATAATGAAAAAAATTATCTTTTGGTTAATGGAAACAAAACCGTATAAATGGCTTCTTAAAAAATTCGTTCCTTACATTAGATTTACAACCTATTACACTTCTTTACGAGGTCGAAAGTATCACGAAGGTTACAAACTTTTAAAAAAGGGGCATATAATCTTATCCATTGATAAGAATAAGCTCACAACTTTTCTAATTCCGGGCGAGTTCTCACATGCAGGATTTTGCATAGGTTTATATCCAGACAATTACGAAATAGCAGAAATGACCCATTCGGATTACACCAAATCTTTTTTCTTTGATATGTGCAAAGAAAGCGACCGAGTTGTTATATTAGAATGTGTTGATTTTGATGAAGATTACATAAATAAAATGGTAGAAAAATGTCAATCTTTTGAAGGCTCTAAGTATGACACTTCCTTTAAAATAGGTGTTTCTGCCTTGTATTGTTCAGAGTTAATTTATCTTTCTGATTTTGAAAAAAGACTCAAAATTGATCTTACAGATTTGGCAGGATTAGGAAGACCTTACATAAGTCCTACAGGTTTATATTTAGCAGAAAACGTAAAAGTCGTTTGGGATTCAGATAAGTCTATTGAATAGAAAAATATAAGAAGATAACTAACTTTTATTTTATATTTAATAGGTAAATTCACTTGAGAGGGTTTTTATGAGTGGACTTTTTAGATTAAATCCTAACCGTAACCTCCATATAACAAACTGGAACTTAAAAGAAGCTAAATCTAACATAATTTTTGATAACGATATTAGTGCAGATAATCCAACGATTCCTATTTTCTTTTTTAGTAATCAAAAATATTCAATGTTGTCTAACTACGCTTTAACTCCATTAGAAATAGATGGAAGGGATTGGCAAACAGTTGAGCATTATTTTCAAGCAATGAAATCAGAAAATTTTTTTGAACAAGAAACCATCCGATTTGCACCAAATCCAAAAGATGCAAAAAAGATGGCTTCAAAAATAAACATTAGAGAAGATTGGGACAGTATAAAATATAGTATCATGTTAAAAGCACTAAGAGTAAAATTCAGAGAAGAAGAAATGAAAAATCTCCTTCTTTCTACAAAAGATCGCTTAATTTATTCTGATAACCCGTATGATCTAGTGTGGGGAACAGGAAAATTAGGTAATGTTGGTTTCGGTCAAAATCTTTTAGGTGAAGCTTTAATGGAGATCAGAGAAGAGTTAAAAAAGTGCGAACAAAATGACTATTGAAGAGTTAAAATCACATATAAAAGATAACGTCGTATTTTACGGTAACAAAGATCACTGGGATGAAGATGAGATCGTTTCTATACTTCTCCCACCTCCTGCGAATTATAGTTCTGGTAGTGACTACGCAACTTACCCTGAACTAGGTTCTTTAAGAGTAAAAGAGCGAAGAGGAAACAGGCTTTTAGTTATTGTTCACCTTGCGTTATTATGCAAAATTTTCAACATGGAACAATAGTAAATACGTAAGTTATTCTATCTATTAAGTTTTTTATTAGACTTGTTACAGAAGTAATTAATTTTACTATATGTATCATTTTTAAGGTAGGTCAAGATGGAAGAACAAAACATCGAACAGCTTGAAAAAAGACTTCAAAAAGTTGAGTACGCTCTCGCTGACCAACGAGAAGCTATGGCTGATTTACGAGAAAATTCTTCAGTTCACGAAGTTTTGTTAGCAAAGCTTGAAATGCTACAGAATGAAATAAAACACATGTCAGATCAGTCGAACAAGCAACACAACGAACTAGCGGATAAAGTAGATCAAATACGCACAGTTGAACTTCCTAAGTTTTCAACTGAAATAGCTCTTTTGAAATTAAAGTCTGGAGCTTGGGGAGCTATTGGTAGTATTGTGGCAGTAGCCTGTCTTCTTCTTTTAGAATTTTTAAAAAAATCTCTTAAAGGCTAATCATCTTTTCTTTGATAGATAAATTTTCTTTCAAGAAATCTAACGACCATAAGAATTATAACAATTATAAATGTTGTGACACTCGCTGTTAATCCGTGACCTAATCCGATCATGATACCTATAGCAGAAGCTACCCATATAATTGCAGCACTTGTTAATCCTGATACTTTGTCGTTGTATCGAATTATCGTTCCAGCCCCTAAAAAACCTATACCTGATACTATTTGAGATATTACTCTTGAAGGGTCCCCCACTTCTTTTGTGACTAGAACCGAACATATTGTAAATAACGCAGAGCCGAAACAAATTAATATGTTTGTTTTAATGCCTGCTTTTTTGTTATTTATTTCTCTCTCTATTCCCAAAATAGAGCCACAGATTATCGAATAAGAAATTATAGGAAAAAGAAATTTTAATAAATCTAAGTCTTCCATACTGTAAAGCATTATAGGCAAATTATTTGCAATTCGATCAATGCTTCTCTAAAATAAAATTAAATAAAGGAGAATTTATGAAAATGAAAGATTTCGCCGCAAAAATAAGAGCAAAAAGAATTTCCAACCGATTCACACGGGAACAAGTTTGTGCTCTACTCGCTATGCCACTAGATGAATATATCGCTATCGAAGAGGGTTCTAAATCGGCTTCTGCACAATTTATTACTGACGTGGTAAATTTATATGGCGTAGATAGAGGATGGTTAATGGGAACTGACAAAAATCCTTTAAAAGATGATTTTTAAATCCTTACGTATCTGTACAAACCAACAAATGTAAAAAATGAAGTGAACGCAATTAACTTAAAATCTTTTTTGTTAATTGCGTTACCCAGCACAAAAAAACATACAATAACCGACACCAAATGAAGTTTTTTAATCTTGTTACGCATCCGTCACATCACTTAAAAGGTATAAAGAGTTCATTGTTATAAAAAGTGTTTCATTTTCTTTAACAACTGGAATATTCAGTTTTTCTTTATTTTGAAATTGAGAAGGAATAATTAATTTATCTTGCTCTGTATCTGGTTTAAAAACAGATTTGACTGTAGAGCTTTTAAAAAATGCCACATCGTCCTGACATTGAGTGAGTAAAAAGCATTGACCAACTCTAGGTTCCTCAGAAAAATACCCCGTAAATTTCTCTCCTTCTAATACGAAAGCCTTTTCAACAGGGACTTGCGGATTATCTAAGAATGAAATTTTTGTAACTGTTCCTTTTTTCATATAACCTCTTTTTCCGTAAATTATATTTTACGGAAAATACTATAACAATAAATTTTAATTGTGCATGATGTTATGGTTTAAACCATAATTTTTTCTTCTTATCTTTTTTGAACACTACTTCATATTCTTCTTTTGGCTCAACATCTTCGCCTTTATCATCTTCGTCTAAATCTTTTTGCCGTGACATTAAAAATTCTACAACTATTTCTGATTCACCTCTTTCAACTAACTCTTTAGGAGAGTTACCTTTAAGCCAATTATTTTCTTTTTTATACCAAGACCGAACTTTTCTTTCAGTCCAACCCAATCGTTCCATTGCAAGAGATATAATTTCTTCTTTGTTCATATAAGTTATTCCTTATTTTTATTTTAGGCACTTGACAAATTAAATTACGGAAACATTTTATAAATAAGAACAATTTTAGGAGGTTAAAATGTTTTATTCAGATTCTTTTTTCCGTCATGAAATGGTGAAACCTTTTGATGTTTGCATCACTGACTACAAAGATAAAGTATCCATTCTTGCCGAAGTGCCCGGAGTTTCATCTGAAAAATTCAACATAGAAACAAACAATAATATTTTGACTGTTGAATATGAAAAAGAAAAAACAGAAGCAGACAGAACTATTTTGAATGAAATTAATTATGGGAAATTTAAACGATCTTTTAAACTAGCGAATGATCTTAATACAGATGATATTAAAGCATCATACAAAGACGGAGTATTAAAGATAGAAATTCCAAAAACTGAAAAAAGTAAGAAAATTATTCCAATCACGCAATGAAGGGAGATTTAACTCCCTTCATTTTACATGTATTCTAACTCGCTTAAAGATTCAGGCTGCGGTTTATATAAGTAGTCAAGTTGAGTAAATTCTAACTCTTCTATTAATTCTTTTATGAGTTCTTTGTTGATTGGATTTCTTTTAAAGTCTTCCCAATTAATTTCAATAGGTACATCTGTTACTATTGTTGCTAGTCTTTTACTCAAAAAGGCGTTGTCTTTAGAGGCGATTAATTTTTCTTTATTTTTGCCTTTAATCTTTTCAATATTCTCATAAATCCCTTCAAGGGAATTATACAAGTTTAGAAGCGAGCTTGCCCCTTTCGCCCCTATGCCAGAAACGCCCGGAATATTATCTGAACTGTCTCCGACTATAGCCAAATAATCTATGAAATTTTTAGGCTCTACCCCGTATTTTAAAAACACGTCTTTTGAAGCGTAGGTAATGTTTCTCATAGTATCAACAAGCTCTACATTTTCGTCTATAAGCTGAGAAAAATCTTTATCACCTGATATGATTATGGTTTTAATTCCGCTTTCTGAAGCTTTTTTAGATAAAGTGCCAATTATATCGTCAGCCTCAAAAGTTTTTTGTTGAATCTGTTTAAATCCTAGAGACTCAATCACTTTTGGAATATATGGAAGTTGTTGTTTTAACTCTTCAGGCAATTCACTTCTATTGCCTTTGTATTCTGAAAAAATATCTTTTCTAAAAGAGCTTCCACCTTCCATACAAAATGCAAAATAATCAGGACTCATTTTTGTCAAGTTGAGTGCCATTTTCAAAAACCCAAAAATGGCGTTGGTGTGCATCCCTTTCTTATTTGAAAGTGTTGGTACACCATAGAAAGCCCTAAAAAACATATTTGATACATCTACAACTACTAACTTTTTCATTTATTCATTAACCTTTTTACACACAACTTCAGGTTTTACACATCTTAGCAACACATTTACAAAAGGATATTGAGGGGAACCGCTCAATCTTACATCTACAGCTTCCGAAACTGTTCCAACAGGACAATAATTATAATAAACACCGACGTAGTTTAATCTAACGTCACATTTTAATTCTTGGGCAAACAAAGAAAAGGAAAAAAGAACACTGAATAAAGATAAAAATTTCATTGAAACCTCCATGTATTTTAAAACGCTAAAAGGTATTTTACGGTAAGTCAAAATTATTTCCGTTTTTTGTGAACAATATTTTGCCAATAACCAAAATGACACAGAATTGTATAACGCTCTTTGTCTGAAATCATTTTTTCAACTCTGTGAACAGATGTTATCTGAGTATTGTTTAAAAGCACTATTGTTCCGTGATTTGGCAAGACACTTCTTAATAAGCTAACTTCTTCTGAAGGAGGTCTAGCATCCATTACATAATCAGTGTTGTATATCCTACCTAACTCCAAATATCCGCCATCATTTTCTTCAAAAATATCTTTAGAAAGATAAATTAAAACACTTAAAAAAGTTGAATCTAAATGGTCATTATGCCAAATCATCCCATTATTTTTTGAAAATTTGTTGACCATTACCGAAAATTGACTAAAGACCCCAAAGTTAATCTCAAACCAATTTAAAAAACCCATTTCTTTTAAAATCGCTTGAAGAGACTCTAAAATTGGAGGAGTTTCACCAATGTTAGAAGTTTTAGGTAAAAGCTCACTATTCCAAGAAGCTAGTAAAGGAGCCTCCAAATTTGATTTGTAAGTTCCATCACAAACAGAATAATTTTGCTTTCTCACTGTTTCTAACAAAGCATCCGCTAATTCGACAGGAATTTGACTCACTGAGTAACCGTAATTAAAAAAATGATTTATGTTTATAGACATAATAAAATATCCTCGTCACCATTATATGTATTGTTTCTATAATTATTTAGGAACTCAACTTAAAAAGGAGAATTTAAAATGGAAAACGGTGTAAAGAAGCCATGGCTTTCTAAAACGCTTTGGGTAAACGCTATTGTGGCATTAGGAGCACTTTTCGCTCCGGGCGTGAGCGAATACATTGCTGCTCAACCTGACGTTGTAGTAGGCGTATTTGCGGTAGTAAACATGATTCTGCGAATTGTTTCAAAAGATAAGCTTTCTATCGGAGAGTAATCTAAACAAGAGAGGAGCCTGAAAGCAGGCTCCTCTTTACAAATTTTGTTTCCAGCCACATTTAGAACAATAGCCTTCCCCATCTATTTTCATCTTGTGCATATATTTACATTTAGCAATTTTTTCAAATTTTTCTTTTTCTTCTGTTAAAAACTCTAATTCAGATTTCCAAACTGAGACTAAAACATCACAATTTTCTGAAAATTTTGGATCATACCCTTCTGACTCCCCATTTGTTTCATCTACCATTTTTGTAGCTATAATTTTTCCATCACAGTAAGAGCACCTTGATGAAGAAAAAGAAAACGTATAAACATTTTCCGTGTAATAGTGATTATTTTCGCACTTTATTTGATAATACCCTTCAAAACTCATAAATCCTCATTAAATTCAATTACTTATATTAAACGGTGGAATCGGTATAGCCTTTAAGTATTATAGGAGAATAAACATGAAAGTAAATCCTGCTAAAGCTGAACACATTCCCCACGAAGACTATGACAATCTTTGGGCAGATTCTAATTTCATCAATGAAAACTTCGTAGCTGAAGTGAAAAAAGACGGAAGCCGTTATTTGCTTTATATTGACGAACTTGGGAAATCTAAATTGTTATCCCGAAGAATATCAGACGTTACTGGAGAATACGTAGATAAAACTCTACATTGTCCCCACTTAACAAGAGTGTTAGTACCAAAAGAACTTTACGGAACAATTATTGATGGAGAGTTAGTTCACCCTAATACAGAAAAATCCGATGCAACTACTTCAATAATGGGGTGTACTCCTGAAAGAGCAGTACAAAAACAAAATGAAGAAGGTTGGCTTGAGTACCATGTTTATGACATACCTAAATTTGGAAATAATGATTTACGTCAAATACCTCTTAAAAAAAGGAAAGAGTTTTTAAAAAAAGTTGTAAACATTCTATTCAGTAATAAAGTGCCTGTCGTTATGGTTCAATCTGTTCCTGCTTCAGAGGCAAAAAAATTATATGAAGCTGTAACAAATAGAGGAGGCGAAGGAATTATGTTGAAAAGTTTAAACGCTAGTTACGGCTCAGGTTGGTTTAAAGTAAAAAAAGTGAAGACTTGGGATGTAATCATAACAGGTTTTGAAAAGCCTCAACAATTTTCAAAAAAATCAAACGGAGAAGTATCTGAAACATCTTATTGGAAAGAAAAATTAATAGGAGCTATAAAATTTGGACTGTATAAAAACGGTCAAATTATTGAGCTTGGAACTTGTTCGGGAATGAGTGAAAGTATGAGAAGAGATTTCTCACAAAATAAAGAAAGTTACATTGGAAAAGTTATTGAGATAAAAGCACAAGAAAGAACAAAAAAAGGGGCTTTTAGAAGCCCCAGATTTATAAGAATAAGAGAAGATAAGGATGCTTCTCAATGCGTGGATTTATAGCCAAGGTTTTCTATATTGACACATATCCCAAGCTTTAATGATTATATTAGAATCATTTTTGCAAAAAGTTACTTTTCTAACTTTTTTAATGTTTTCTTTTAAACATTCATTATTTTCATTAACGCAAGTCTCAATCATATCTGAATTAAAATAGTTGTGACAAAAAATTTTAATCTCAACCTTTGTCTGTTCTAGCTTCCGTTTAAACTCAGTCTTATCACTGTGAAGACAAGCCTCAGAAATGTTTGCGTAAAAAAATGACAAAATAACAACTAAAAATTTCATTTAAAACTCCATTCCATTAAAATATTAAACTTCGGATAAATATCCTTGAACTAATTCCATAATTTTATTTATTGAACTCTGAACTAAAAAATCTTTTTGTTCAGGTTGACTCATCAAGAGAGCGGAAATGTGTTCAGCCGTAAGAAAAAAGGAAACTCCAGTTGTAACAGTAAACTGTTCGGAAGGAGTTAAGTTTTCACCAACCAAAGCATTTTTTACGGCTTTTTCTATTTCACCCATAGTTTTCGAGACTAAAAAATCATATTTTTCTTTATCCATTATTTCCTGCTTTTTTAAGGTAAAGCTCTGCTAGAAGTTTAATACGAGTATCATCACTATTTTGGAAAGTCACTTGGTTATTCATAGGGTCAATAATATCTTTGGCTTGAGAGGCTTTTAAGCCCAATAAGTCAACCATCAAAGGGTCTGAGCCGCTATCGCTAATTAAATAAATGCTAGTTACTTGATTTTTTTGACCATCCCTGTCTAAGCGTCCTATCACTTGCTCATGAACGGCTGGAGAATAATCTAATTCCCCAAAAACTACCAGAGAAGACCTCTCTTGAAGACCATCTAATCCTATTCCGGAACGAAGTGATATAATCATTAATTGAGATTTACCTTCAATAAAAGCCTTTTTAGCAGCATCTTTTTCTTTAACATCTTCCGAACCAGTGTACATAACTGGGTTGTACTGAAATAACTCTTTTAACCATATATCGTAAACGGCTCTATGCCATCCTGCCAAAAGAACAGACTCCCCGTTTTCTAACAAAATCTTTACATATTCTGCCACATACTTTGCTTTACTCACTCCTGTAGCCTGACGAACCATTATGTCTAATTCACGAGCGGCTTTTCCTCTTTCTACAAAAGTTCCTGTCGTAACAGAAATAGCCAATTTCTTCGCTATTTCCTCAATATTATCTACAGCTTCTTTATCGAAATCTACAGTGTGTACGATTTTGTTTACTGGAGGTAATTCTCTTTGAACGTCTTCTCTTGTTCTTCTAATAAAGAGAAAATTTTCTCTTAAATAAGTTCCCAAAGCTTTTGGATTTTTAATTTGTTTACCATTCCCTCCTCCTGCCCACTCTCTCATAAAATCATAAATGTTTCCTAAACAGCCTTCTTTGATTAGATTCATTATGTTATAAATTTCATCACCATAATTATAAATAGGGGTAGCAGAAAGACCCAGAACATAGTCCACATTTGAAGTTAAAACTTTCGCTCCTTCATATTTTTGTGAACCAGATATACGTAATTCTTGGCACTCATCAAATACAACAGATTTTAAAAATCCCATTTTAAAAACATCAACCCATCCAGACAAACATGAATATTTCCAAATATAAATATCTGCGGTTGGTAAATTATACGGTTTTGTTCCTTTAATTAGATGAACTTTAAGATCAGTAAACTTTTCAAACTGCTCTTTCCATTGCGTCGGTAAATGAGTTTGAACCACTACTGCCATTGGAAGCGTAGAAGGCTCTAAAGCAGAAGCTATACCGCACAGAGTTTTACCCAATCCTACTCCATCTCCTATTAACAACCGCTTGTTGCGTAGAAATATTTCAACAGCGGTAGCTTGATAAGGTCTTAGTTCACCTTTCAGTGGAAAAACTCTTGGAGAATAATCAGGTTTAAGTATTTTTTCTAAATCTTCTAATTTTTTTAGATGATTAAATTTTTGCGATAATAAATAACTGTGATCTTCTTCGCTCATTTCTAAAGGGTATCGAGAAATAAACCATTCTAATTCTCTGCAATTTTCTTGAGTATTTTCAAAATGTATTGGAACGGTTTTCCATTTTGCAATTTTTGTGAAAATAGATTTTAGTTTAATTGAAACATGCGGTTCAATTTGTTCTATTGTCCATCTATTATTTTTAGAATCAAATTTTATAGAACCGTAATATCTAAACATTAAAGCCAACTTTTACCTAAATTTATTAAATAACAAGGTTTTTGATTAATCTCTGTGGGAAACCCCATAGACTTATTTGTAATGAGAAATAAACCTTTTACTTCCTTAAATTGACAATATCGAACACACTGTCTGTAGATGCTCATAGCAGAGCCTTTTATTTTTACCTCTACTGCATAATCATGAATGTAAAAATCTAACCTATTTTTTGAATCTAATCTAAACTCTTTTTTAAAATCAAAATTATGTCGTTCTAAGACGCTTGAAATTTGCAGTTTCAACTCTTCTTCAGATTCTAAAGAAAACTGGCATTTTGAAATGATATTATAAAAGTCAGCAACAAAGTTCATTTTTTTAGAATATCAATTTTACGGTGAAACTGTCAATTTAACACATGTAGTTAAAATAACATATTTATTTTTATTCTGAGTAAAACTTGGAGTTAAAATGAATACAAAAATTAATATAACCACAATAGATTTCACACAGGAAAGACAGGAAAAAGTTAATGCCGTACAGAAAGAGATGGAAATGATAATAAACTCTTCTCTTTTTAAAGAAAAAATTATTAATCTTAAAAATCCAATCGGAGAACTTTCTGTTTGGAAAGACGCATCAAGAGAACAAATATACAACCACATACTATCTGGAAAAGAAACTCTAAATCCTTCAATCGACAACGTAATTGATATAACAATTCAATCTTATTTTTCATGGAAAAATGTCATCGGCTATACCTATCCAAATACCATGACAATTTACGTGAACACAAAATATTTTGATTCAAATAATTTATCAAAAGAAAGCCATCACAGAAAAATGACAGGCTCTAATTTTATCCATGAATATGGTCACAAATTAGGATTTTCTCACGATTTTTATAGCACATCAAAAAGACCTTTTTCATTGTGCTATCTTTTAAATGATGTTTACGAAGAATGTTGGGATGAAATTATTGCTCCAAAATTGGAACTTAAAATTATTAAAAAATCTTATAAAAAATGGCTTAAAACATACACAACGGAAGTTACCGAATTACACGGTGAAATATAAATCACTTGCAAATTTTAAGTAAATCATAGGGCTTGTTTTCTGTGTTAGGTAAAAAATAACCAGAAGACAGGTCTTTTAAAGCCTTTTGGATAATTTTAGCCTGTACTTGAGCATCCACTATAGCTCGATGGTAATCCCCTTCAGGGCTAATATTCATTAAAGATGCTAAATGTTCTACACTTAACTTATCTGTTCTTCTACCACTTAAAGCACACCATAAAAATGCAATTGTTTTACAATCTAGTGCTGTTCCTGACCAAGGGTAATACATACCGTAATGAGAATAGCATTTTCTTAAAAGAGGTATATCAAAATAGTTTCCCCAAGCACACAACCTAACACTTTTAAAATTTTTAGTGTGACTTAAAGCCCACTGTTCAAATTTAGAAGCTACTTGTTCCCACGTAGGCTCTTTATGAACTATATCGTTTGAAATTCCAGTTAATTCTTCTATGAAAGGAGTTATATTTTCTTCAGGTTTAACAAAATGCTGAAACTCATCTACAATTTCTAAATTTTTGTTTAGTAAAACAGCACCTATTTCAATAATGAAATTATTCGTTTGAACTTTAGGCTTTTCGTATTTTGTTTCTTGATTTGATGTTGATTCGAGATCAAAAACAATTAATTCTGTAGATATTTTCATTTGGTTAAAATATCTTATGCTGTTTTTAAAGTCAAATTACCGTAATTAATTCATGCCACATTGATTGTATATCCAATCATTTAACTTATTTTTCAGTTTGCGAAATAATTTTTTAAGTAGTGTTTCTTTGTAATGTAATTCTTGGATGAGGTTATCTGCAACCTTAATGCTTTTTTTTAATTCTTCAAATTCTAAATAATCACTTTGTTTATTAACTGGAGTTTCTTTTAAAAGAAGCCTTTCTTTATATATGCTTACGAAATAACAATCATAATCATAATCAAATTCAAATTTTACAGTCAGAGGCTCTGAGTTAATATTTTTTAAATCAGGGCAATATGAAATCCAGACCTTTGATCTTTTCATCTTAACTTAGCTTCCATTTTAGAAATTTCAGCTTTAATGTTCTTATTAGAAAATTTAGCCCTTAACATTTCTTCAAAAACTTTTTCTGCCACAGTTCTATCCAAATTTATGCCTTGCATAACATGGTACAAACTTTTAGCCTCTTCTACTGTTTTTGAAGAACTAACCAAATACTGAATACTTTGAATGTCTGTAATAAAATCTGACATATTTAAAACCTTTTTGATTATAATAATATAGTGTTAAATTGATAAAAAATGAAAAAGGAGTTTCAGAATGACTTTATACCTCAATGAATTAAATTTTAACCAAGCTACAGAAAGTGGAGTAGTTCTTGTGGATTTTTTTGCTGAATGGTGCGGTCCTTGTAAAGCACTATCCCCTGTGATTGATGAACTTGCTTCAGAATTTCAAGGTAAAGCTTCAATTACTAAAGTGAATGTTGATGAAAATAGCAATATCGCTGCTCAGTTTGGAGTTAGAGGTATCCCAACCGTGGTTATTTTAAAAGATGGAAAAGTTGAAAAGCAATTGGTTGGGGTTCATCCTAAAAACACTTATGAAGAAGAATTAAAAAAGATAATGTAATAATCACCAAAAAATGAGAGGCAGTCATGCCTCTCATTTAAAAACTTTTTCACTTAAAACTTTAATAAATTTTTCTGCTTTTAAATCCTCTATACATAGATAATCTCCATAAGGGCAAATGTTAAAACTTTTAAAAGTATGGATGCCTTTTACCGCACAAAATTTACAATCTACACCTGTTTCAATTGGAAATATGTCCTCTCTAATTGGGAGGGCATGTTCAGGCATCGTTGCTGTAAATCCGACTACTATTGGGGTTTTTGTTAGTGCTGAAAGGTGAAGTATTCCGTTATCCTGAGTTATCACAGCTTTAGAGTTAGAAATTAAATATAACAATTCTATCAAGTTTGTCTTATCTACTAAATTGATAGATTTTTCACAGGATGATGCGTATTGCATTATGTCAAAATTTTTATTAGTAGTACCTACTAGAACTGGCAAATACCCTTTTGAATTCACCCAATCGGAAATATCTTCAATAAATTTAGTTGTAAATTTTTTGTTTTCCCAAGTGTGACCTACTGAAATAATTATTGATTTCGACACATCAAAATCAAAATTAAACGCTGGAGGGTTTAGCAAAGGATACTTTTTATTTTCTTTTGAAAGGCTAGTTTGAGCCAAATTAAAGGATATGTAATCGACTAAATTCGAGGCAAATGTAGGTACATTACTAAAGGCAAAATGAGTTAAATGTGGAAAATTGCTGCCTGTAAAATTATCAAATACTAATTCAGGCAAGGCTAAACGATATAAGTCGTTTAAATGTTGATTTATTACATGAACTTTATAATTTATTCCATAATTTTTTCCATTACTTACTAAATATCTAAGGGTTGGGAAACTAGCAATATTATCCCCTAAACGATATGAATTTATCGCCAAATGAATTATCTTATTTTGAAATTTTTGTCCTCGAATCCAATTCATAACCACACGCAAAATATATTTACGGTAAAATCTATCATTTTTAACTTGATTAAGCATTAAATAAGTTTGATGATTATTAAAATACGGTTCAATTTAGGGAGGAAAAGATGGGATTTAATAATATTGAAACGCTTTATGAATTTGAAGTAACTCCTGATAAAATGAGAGAAATACTCATGGCTATGGAAATCCATGAAAAGAACTCTCTCGAAGGTCAAACAATAAGGGTCAAACTCAACCACAGATTTGCTTTTGTTTATAAGCCTGAAAAAAAGTTTGTAAGTACGGCTCAAACTAAAGAATTCTACAATGAAGCTTTAGCTAACAAAGCCATTAACGAAAAAGAAAAAGAATTTAATCCACCTCTTCAATAAAGCAGGCTTTAGCCTGCTTTTGGTTTCTTTTTAACGTGAACTATTCTTTTTATTCTCAGTTGAGAAGAATCCTTAACCACATATTCATCGTGATCTAAAGACATGCCTGCTTTAGCTATAACTGAATCGTGCTCTAAATGCCAATAAGTGTTAGTGGTCTTGCCTGTATTTTTCTCGTACTCTTCTTTCTTTTTTTTGATTTCATCTTTCCATTCAACACGAGATATATCATCGTTAGCAGGTCTTCCGTATTTCATCTCAGTCGTTTTTCCCATACTTGCGTCCAAAAGAAAAACTACGCCCTCCCCTTCATTCTTGGAGAAGTTATCAGACGCATATTGAACTGCTTTTGAAGAGGCTGAAGCTAAATAAAAACCCTGCCCAAACATTTGACCTGTTCTAGCTTTTGAATCAGTATTGATACCGTCAGCCAAAATACCTCCTGCATTTGAAAATGATGTACCATGATACACATTTTTAAAAACATTATTGATTCTTTTTTCGGTATTTTCAAAGTCTTTGTGAGGCTCTTTATCTATCTCATATACTTCTAAAACATCATAATCAAAATCGTCGTGAACTGCGGTCTTATTCATCTCTTCTTGTATTTTTAATTTTTCTTCAGGAGAAACTTTAGTAATAGTTCTTTTTACAACATTTTTTTGATTTTCAGAACAGTAAGCTCTTTCTCCAAATTTTTGAAGAATTTCTTCATCACCGTGTAAATTTAAAGTCTCTTTTACTTTATTAACAATATCTTCTTTTTTTAAAATATTTCTTTTAACTAAGTTTTGATAAGCAGAAACTTTTGCTTTTGATATTGAGAAATGTACTCCACCTTCTCTATCTTGCTTATTTTCCCAATTTAATATTTCTGTAAGTATCTCTTTGGGACAGTTTGGATGCTCTGCCCATTTTGAAAGACCGTACTCTGTATCAGTAGGGTAAATAAATCCGTCTTGGCTTTTTTGAGCTTTTTCTTTGTTTGATTTTTTGTGAGAAGCTAGGTTTTTTCTCCATAATTCAGAAAGTTGTTTTTCTGAAAAATTAAAGTTTTTAGGTATTGAAAAACCATTACCCTTCATGATGTAAGTTTCAATTATTTGTTGTTGAATTTGACTTGGTACATCTTCTCTATCTAAATAAAAAGAATAATTATCAGAAGATGTAGGGGGTCTTATTTTTAATAGTGTTTCTATTGGAAAATTTTTATGTCTTAAAACTTCTTTATAGGAAGAGTCTGAACCATGTTCTTGATAAATTTTGACTAGAACATCCGAAGGAGTGAACGGATTAGTTTTTAATTGATACGCCCACTTCATACTTTTCCCATCTCTTTCTTTAGCGTATTTTCTTATTTCTTCTGAGTCAGATATATTTCCATAATAAAGATCAGTTCTTAATTTATCATACTCTGATTCTTCAGAAAGACTTTTATCAATTAACCCTTTTTTCGCTAAGGCTGTTATAAATTGATTTAAAGTTCTTCCCCCAACAAAAGAAACTCCAGCTTTATCTAATATGTAACTGGCGAGCGAAGTTCTTTCATCTTTGCTCACGTTGGGATTGAAAAGCTGTAACATAAATCCGTTAAATCTCCCAATCTTATAATTAGCCGATTGAAAAAACGGATGCCCTTCATCCTCTGGTATCGGGCTATTTACAAGATGGTAAGCTAAATCATCTGAAGACATTTTTTCCGCATACTTTCCAAGTTCATCAAAATTCATTTTTCTCTGAAACTCGCCCCCAGAAAAAGTAGGCTTATATTTTTCTACGATTTCGTCGTCAGACATTTCTTTGGTAGTCTTTTTAATTTGTTTAGATTCTTCCTTTTTATTTTTTGTATTATTAGGAACATCTTTTTTTATTTTCTTTTTTTCTTTTTCTTTTGAAAACAGTGGATCATCTGGAGTTTTTTTAGTTTTAGGATGAAGATTTTTATACTCTTCATAAGTTAAAGCTATTTTTGCTAAAATTTTTGCTATTTTAATAGACATTATAATTTCCTTAAATGATAAACTTTCCTGTTTATTCTATCCCCATGCTGATTAACGGAACTACCTAGATATTCACACTTAAAGCCTTGAGCCATGGCAAGTAAAGCTAAATGATTTGGAAAGTGACAAGGTGTAGGGTCCACACCTCTTTGATACTTTTCAATAAATTCTTTATCTGGATGCAAATCAGATATTCCTGCTTCAAGAATTAAGACACCATCTTTAACCAACAAATCATAAGCTTTCTTAAAAAATTCAGGTTGATTTTCTTTAAAATAATGAAACACGGAACAAGCAATAATAATGTCATAATTAGACTGATTAAAATTTAAAAAATCACATTCAAAAAAAGAAATGTTATAGCGATAAAAAATATTATTTAAAGCTGAAGCAGTATGTAGAAAATTTTTGTTACTATCTATGCCATGAACTACGGAAGCACCTAGCCTAATTGATTCAATGCAAAATCTCCCATGGTTACACCCAACGTCCAAAACTTTTTTGTCTTGTAAATTTTTTAGATTTAAGCTCTTAAATTTTTTAATGCTGTCTGAATTTTTAACATTTATTCCTAAGTCAGGAAAAGCTTGATAATTTACTTGAGATAAAATGTTTTTGCCGTGAACTTCAACTAATTTTTGTTTTAACAATTGAATAGCATCTCTATAAGCTACAACTATTTCATCTGTATAACTATTCGGACTTTCGCACCTCTTAGTTGAATAAACCTCATCCAAATAATGTATTACATAATTTCTCATTCTAATGTGAGCAGATAATGTTTTATCTTTTAAATAATTTTCTACTTCTTCTTTAATAAAATTTAAAACGTAGCCTTCTATTATGATCTGATTCGGGTTGTATTCTAACATTTCATCAATTTCTTTAATTACTACTTTTAGAAACTCGTCTTTGTCCAGCTTGGCATCTTTGTGAATAGCTGTAGTTATTGAATATTTTGTAGTTGCTGGGTTTTCTCCTATAAATAAGTAAAATGATCTATCCAACATTATTACTATGCTTTTAGGGTTAAAAATAGGCTGACACCCACTAACAAAGTAATCACCCGAAATTTTGGCTAAAGCTATGGAAAAAGATGTTTTCCCTTCATCTGGAAGACCCGTAACTAGATAACTTAACAAAATGTTTGTTTTTTTCATATAATCAGTAAATATTAGTGGATTTCCATACAAAATTTCATGTTCAAAGCGGAGCAGTTTATAGCCACTTCGTCACCAAACAGGTCTATTAAATTTTTGGCATCTGCCACGCTTAATTCAGGAAAATTGGTTAAAACTGAGGCTATCCTTGTAGCTTTTACAAAAACTTTTATTACGTAGTCACTAATTTGTATCTTTGGGTCTTTTAAAATAAAACTTACAGGTTTTAGTATTCTTATATCCCCATTTTCTTGAAACATTACTTCAGATTTCATAGAAATTTCTTTATTTGTGGAAATTATTGAATAACTGTTGAGTTGTTTTTCAATAATCACATCGAAATCGTAGTTTTCTCCGTGGTATTCAAAATTAAATTTCATAAATAGCCCCTTATTTATAAATACCCGTGATTCGGTAAATTTTTCTTACTAACTCTATTTGCAATAAAACCGAATCTACAGGCGTGCGAAATTCTTACTTTACAAGACTTTAATGGAACAACTCTGTGCATGAAACAAGGATTTGTATTAGATATAAAAACCACTGTACCGTGATTAGGCAAAATTTGATTTAATACTTGAACTGTGTCGATTAGAGGCGTTCCCTCATTATCTACTTTGCACTTAGCTAATTCCAAATACCCTCCGTCATCTTTCGTGAAATTTCTATCCCCAAGATAAACAATGACCCCTAAATAAGAAGCTTCAATGTAATCTGTATGAAAACCTATCTCATTATTAATTTTAAAATTATGAGCTAACATAGTCATATCATCAAATGAGCCAAAATAATCTTTAAACCATTTTAAGTTACTATCTGAAAATTCTTTCCAAAACTGTATCAATTCAGGGTTGTAATTTTGGCGAGAAAAAGCTTGTACGATATTTCCGTTTTCTGTCCATATTTCAGGATACTCTAATTTAGCATCTGGGTGATCTGGATTGTCTAAAAATAGATTCTTTTGTTCAGCTTGTGCAAATTTTTCTTTTTCAATCAAATTCAACAAATAATCTGAAGTATTATCATCAAGTTTACCGACGGTGTGACCATTTTTAAAAAAAGAATTTACGTCAAATTTACCGTAAAACATTACTAAAACCTATCATATCTACGACGTTTGTTGTTATAATTTAATATAGATGGATATAAACTTATTTTTTAAATTTGGTTACTGCGTTGAAAAAATAGATAAATCCGACGCTGACTTGCTACTAAAAGAAGCAAAAAAGTTAAACTATTCTTATGAAGAAAAATCTGAAGGGTATTTAAGAAATCAAACATGCCTTAACTTTTATAATAAAGATATTGATTACTATTGGCATAAACGTCTAAACTCATACGCATTTTTTAAACTATTTGGAAATTTTTCTTTCAAAAATATTATTGCACATCGTTATGAAATAGGTGAAGCTATGGAAACACATAATGATGTTTTAGACAGGTCTTTTATATTAAGTATTTTATATCTAACAGATGAAACTTTTTATCCTGAAGATGGAGGAGAGTTAATTATTTCTCAATGCAACATAAATAACGATGGGAAAAATAACGGCTCCTACAAAGTATTAAAAAAGATTTCCCCTAATCACGGAACTTTAGTTACAATTAATAACTTAAATCCTTGTATATTACATGAGGTATCTACGGTAAAATCGGAAAAAACACGCATAGCTTTATCTTGCCAGACGGGATTTTTGGAGCATTTATATGGAAAAATTTAATCTAAATAATTTTTTTCGTGATGGATTTACATTTACCAAAATTGATAAATCTGAGGCAGATCAATTATTACAAGCTATAAAAAAAGATGATTATATTGAAGAAGATGATGTCTATTCTTTAGATAATCCTTCGAGTGTTGCTTTAAAAGAAAGTTGGGATGGGATTATACACCCCAAAGCTCCTCTATGGGACAAGAAAAGCCCTTTCAATTCCGCTCCTAATTTATTTCAAGATTTTTGGAAGAATTTATCTGAATCCGAATACTTTTCATGGTTTCCAAAACTTTATGGAAGTTTTACCCATAGAACAATCATGGCTCATAAATACAATAAAGATGATGGCATGGGATGGCACTACGATGTAACGGATGCGACACTTCTATTAAACATATTATATCTTACCGACGACACATGGAAACTTGAAGATGGAGGTTATTTAGAGGTAGGACACTGTAATATAACAGGGAAAGGTATTCCAATAAAAGACACTGTAGAAAGTAAAATAAAAATTCTACCAAATCACGGAACACTTGTTACCATATCAAATTATAACCCAAGCGTTTTGCATAAAGTTGAAAAGCTTTTTTCTGATAAAACACGTTATGCCCTTGTATGTCAGCTAGGATACTTCAATAATGTAATAAACAAAGAGACTAAAAAATATGTTCGAGGATGAATTTGACTTAGATCACTTTTTTTCAAAAGGTTTTGTTGTAAGGAAATTAAAAAAAGAAAATTCCGACAAACTACTCAATTGTTTAAAAAGCGAAGTTTTTGTTGATGCTGGAAATGTTTTTGATGTTTACGAATCCAAAAATTACCTAGCATCTAACGGTCAGGTCATTGAACCAGATTTTAATGTAGATTTAAAAAAGTCTCTAAGTTTTGATTGGAAAGAAGTAAAACATCCAGATATTTGGGTCAATGGGGTTAATGGACCGCACTCATCTGAAAGACCTTTCAATAACTATCCTGAAATGTTTACGGAATTTTGGCTCAATGTAGAAAATTCTATGGATTGGTTTACTTCAATATATGGTAATTTTACCCATCGCTACATGTTAGCACACAAATACAAATTAAATCAGAGCTTGGGATGGCATCATGATCTGTCTGATTCGACATGGTTTAACAACATTCTGTATTTAGGGGATTCAGATTTTACTAAAAACGATGGAGGCTATCTCAGCATATCTGATTGTTCTATTGACGATAAAGGTCTTCCAAAAGAAATAATTAGTATTCTGGCAGACGTTTTACCAAATCACGGAACTTTAATTACACTAGACAATATGAACCCAAGACTTCTTCATAAAGTGCATCCAATGAAATGTGAAAAAGAAAGATTCACACTTAGTTGTCAGTTTGGATATATAGACAATATCATGGGAAAAACTTTAAACAAGGTATAATTAATCAAAATCATAATCATACCTGCAATCATCGGTGAAATCATCCCAAGCCTCTTCTTTAATCGAATTTATCTTAGGAACCAAATATTTTTGAGCTATTTCAACCATCTCGTCTGAATTAAAAATATTACCTTTTATTTTGTTGCATAAGAAACAACAACTGACAGTGTTATCTAATGTGTAACCTTTAGTATTGTCTTTTCTATCAATCGTGGGAAATGGTGTCTTTATCCCTAAAAAATAGCAGTAATGCTTTAGAATATAAGGCTCTGTTCCACAATAGAAACAAGTACCGCTTTTTAATTTAACGTAATCAGTATAAGAAATAGATACTTCTAAATTTCTCTGTTTTGCTTTGTATAAAAATTTTGAATATTTAGATTTTTTAACCACATAACATTTTAGGACTAACTTAAATATCTATGATTAAAAAATTCGGTTTATTATACCCACCGCTAAATTTATCAAAATTAGTTCCTGCATTAACAACTCTACAAGATTTTGAAATCCAATCTTCTGTTTGATGAGAATGACCTACAACAAGTAAATCAAATTTTTCTGATATAAAATCTAAATAAGAGGTATTGGCACAATAAATTTCGTAATTCGGATTTTTACTGTAAGGAGGAAAATGAGTAACACAGACTTTCTTTTTGATAGGATGCTGGTCAACATCTATTAGTATTTTTTCTAATTCCTTATTAGCTTGATAAGAAAAATACAATCCTGTCGGAGCAGTTTCATACATTTTACACATATTAACAGCGTCATTAGTTGGTGGATTAGGATGATGATACCAACCATTAAATCCATAAAAAACAATATCATTACTTATGTATGGATTTCCTTGTAAAAGATGTATTTTATTTTCTAAAGCCCATTCGTAATGCTGTTCATTGAGAACAGGAATGGTTGTTATTTTATCTCTTTTATAACTACTTTTTTTACTGTTCCATACTTCTTGTTGCCAAAAATCGTGATTTCCTAAAACAGTCAAAATTGGTAAATCTCCAAGAAATTTTCTAAACATATTCCAAGTTCTTGGTAATTGATGCTGATTATTAGAAATCCAATCGCCAGTATGAATTAAAGCTTCCACTTTTTCTAAATCACAGATTTCTTTTAATCTTGTAAGAAATTTTTCATGGATTCTATGAGTTTTTGCGTCAAACCCATAATGGGTATCTGTAGTAATTGCTAACTTCATGTTTTTGATTTCTTAAACATCTCTAATTTTTTATCATATATTTGACCGTAGTTAAAATAATGATTCCATTTTGGACCTGTAGCATGATAACAAATAGTATTTTTTGATAACGCCGTGTACAAACCATTGTCATGACATTTTTTGCTAAAAAGACCATCAAGACCATAGAAGCCCTCGCTAGATTGAGAGTATCCTCCTATTTTTTGATATACTGAAGAGGTTGTCATGGAAGCCCATCCGCCGGTAGGTCCGATTAAAATAGGTAAGCCTACATCAATTTCTTGATAGCTATCTTCTGGAGGTTTAGCACCATTAGTTAATTTATCTTGAATTACATTACACGCCACATAACCTAAAGGTTTAACTTGTTGTTTTAGTAAGTATTGAAGATCAGATTGAAAATTAAAAGGTAGATACAGAATATCCTCATCTACACTCATGATAAATTCACAACCCTCAGAAAATTTTTCAACTATCTCTTTAGCTGCGTTTAAACCAATATTTTTTGATGCGAAGTATAATATTTCGAGGGACTTTTCAGTGTTATTTTTAACAATGTACCGACAAAAGTCTAAAAGCTTTCGATCACTAGCATTATCCCATATTACAAAACGAGCGTTTTTAGCATGAGTGACGACATTTAAAATAGAAAATTTAATCATCTCAAGACGATTAAAAGCTATAGTAAATATAAGAGTTTTCCCATTTTGCATCACAATTATATTATATGAATGAAAAAGTAATTTTACTAGAAGACATAATAAAAAAAATTTATAGCTGCTATAATTGGGACGAGCCTCAAAATAATGAATTTTACAAGTGGGTAGAATCTAAGAAAAAAGAAGGAATTAACCCCAGTTTACTTAGTTATCCTAATTACATCTACGAATTAATTTATCCTTACATTAAAGAAAATTTACCACCGAACCAATAAGTGTTCTTGTTTTTTAAGTCTAAATATATCGTTATTTATGTCTTTTGATAAATTAATTGGAATTGTTTCCTGAGAAACATTTAAAAGCATTTGTTTTACTTCATCTAAACAATCGTTCGGAATAAAAAAACAATCAACAGAAATCTGTACTTGAAAACTTAATATCATTTTATGATAAGAAGAATGTAAATTAGAAATTATGGAATCCATAATTCCAATATGGTCTAAAAATAAATAATTACCATCAATTCTCATAAAAAGAGCCGTTTTCTAATTTTAACAAAAAATTTCTTTGGTTCCTTAATTGGGACAGGGTAAAAGATTTTAAATATTTGTACTTTGTAACTATAGGTCCGGCTTGATTACCTCTGTTTGATAATCCTAAAGATATTGGAAAAAAATCTAAAACTTTAATAAAAGGTAATAATCTATCAAAATCAACAAACTCATTTATTCTTGAAAAAATAATTATGTCTTCAGAATTACATTTTTCTAATCCTTTCATAATTAAATTACGTTGAATTGTCTTGGAGCTTATTCTCTCTTCATTAATTATATGAGTTAATTTTTTGCCATATAAATCTACAAATTCTTTTTCTGAACCGTCGTAATTGAATTTTCCTTGAGCTATCACAAAGCTTTCTACATAATCAAAATGTTTTTCGACTCTTTTGTTAAAAATTTCAATCTGATTATTAAACATGAAGCAATCAAAAATTTTCATTTTTTAAATGCTCCTAAAAACTGGAGGCATAAGTTTAAATTCAAAGTCAGTTACTCTTCCATCCGAAAAAGTTGCTTGTATTTCTTCAAGTGGCTTTTTATCGAAATTTATAAAATAAGGTTTCAACCCTATACAACCATCAATGCAGGTATCAATTTTTTCCAGATTATCCAAAAGTTCAGTGTGATTTGGACACTCTTTACATTTATCGCCTAAGCACTTCAAAACCATTTATACTCTCTATGTACTTTAAAACATGTTTATTTAATTCGATAACATCTATGTTGGAATACCATTCTCTTTCTATGTTTTCAGTTATAACTTCTTGAGGTGAGTTTTCTGTGATAAAATTTTTATAAGAATCATCTTTCCACAAATTTTCTCTGTAAAATATCTGACCTAATTTGTAATTTTTTTTGATTTGGTGATTATTACAAAAATTAAAAAATTTTAAAAACTCTTGTTTTGAAGTTGAGTCATTTCTGAATAAAAAATCGGCGTACATAAATTCAGGAGACAATCGTTTTACTTTAATTTCAACAGGCTCTATCAAAGAAATTAAAAATTCTAGCCTATCTTCAGATATAGTAACAGGAAAATATTGTTTTTCACAAACTCTCCAAAATTGCTTTAAATCTAAGTTTGTAAGAGATTTAATAGTCTGCAAAATTATTAATGCTATGTCTTCAATGTCACCAAAAACGAGAAGGTCTTTATCTGACTCGTATTCACTTAAAGCTTTTACAAAAGTGGCAACGCTTGTGCCTTTTTTAACTAAATCTAATAAGCTATTTCCTTTCCAAGCTACCAATGAATTTGAACATCCTATAGCAGTATTAAAATAATCTATGAACTTGTACTTATCTGAAAATAAAACACAATCCTGTTTTTTAATGTATTCTAAATTAAAATCTGAGGATATTTGAAGGTAGCATTTATTAAAAATATGATTCATAACAATTTACTTAACGTCTCTCTGACAAACTCTACGAATGATATTTTGTCTGGGGAAATATCTTGTTTCCTTTTATTTTCACACCATTTAAAGAAAACATTACTATCAATATTATTCCAATCGTAAGCGGATAAAACACTTCTAATTCCATCTTTGTACATATCTTTCCAGTATTGAAGCCACAAATACGATTCAGGATGATTTTCACAACCTTTAATCCAAGGACCTCCAGACGTAAAATGAAGTATTTTTGTGTCAGACTCAAAAATATCAAGGCTATTCCAATTTTTTGGTATAGCTCCAATTTTATCATCACGGATACCTAAAAATTGATGTAAATCTGAACCTGTAGATTTTTCAACATAATCTTTAGACCATATTTTTAAATCTCCACAATTCATCATCATTAAGGAAGACCAATTTTTTCTATGGTAAGCTGACTGTATTTTGTTGCCTTTTTTTATTTGTTGGGTGGGAACATAATCATGTTTTACTACTTGAATTGAATAATTCGGGTCATACAAACCAAATAACTCATTTATGTCTGAAAGAACAATCATGTCCGAATCCATAAACAAAGCTCTACCTTCATATCCGCACAAGTAAGGAACTAAAAATCTAGTATATGTGAACTCGCTTGATTGCAACGGGTCTAAAGGTCGATTAAAATTCAAATTATGAATGTTTAAAAAAACTATATCTAATTCTGAACTTGAGTTTTTACGTAAAGAATATTCACACACTTTGGCAGCTTCCGCCTCATTGTTATCAAAACCTATGAATATTTTCATAGAATATCCTGTAAGTTGAACTCTCTTTTTTCACCCGTATTTATGCTAGTAACTGTGTTTTTTAAAGGAGGGTCAAAATTTGTAGGAGCTTTAAAATTATAATCCAAAGTTTGATTCCATCCGATATGATAACCTCTTAAACTAGGCATACAATATTTCTTAGCATTTTTATGTAACGTGTGATCTAGCGGAGTGTACCATTTATTCTCATCCCCTGATTCAGCCATAAATTTTAAAGATTCTAACCAAAAATTTTTTCTAATCATTAAAGCGTTGCCTAATAGTAAAGGTTTTTCAGATTTATTTCCGTAATACCACTGACCAAAAGGCTTTGATTCTATTCTAGGTAATCTATGAATTGTCGGACCATTATCTAAAATAGGACTCCAACCAACTAAGTCAAATTCTTGTAACCTTCTGGCAAAATGATACTCCCAATTTGGATAATATTCTTTTGCCGTTGGAGGCAGGATAAAGTCATCCTCAAATACCATAAATATGTCTGGGTTATACCACTGAACAGCTAAATTTATTGAAGAATAGAATGAGTTTTTTTCTATATGTAAAATTTCAATTTGTCTTTTTTGAGAAAATTTTAACGCTGTTTTGTAAACTTCTTCTGTAGGTTCATTCAGTAATAAAGTTATTGGAGTTGACTCACTCACATTAAATAAAAGCGAGTTTAGGGTTAATTCTAAATAGGTATGTCTATTATGTGTAGTCAAAAATATGTGAGGGGCATAGTTTGGCTTATCAATTACTTTTTGAGAATTTTTTGCATAAAAATTATAAAACTCTTGGTTATATAATTGTTTAAAATTAATAAGAGTATCTCGAAATACAGTCACTCTTGATGGAATATAAGTAACAATATCCCCACTAACAACTACACTGTCGAATCCTGTGTTAGAGGCATGAAACTCTAATATCTCTTTTGGTTTTTCTATCCATTCCCAAGGACTTTTAAAAAACAAAAAAGGGAAGTCCCCAATTGAGTAAAGAAAAGGGATTAATTTTTCCATTTCCCAAATATCTTGAATAACGATACAATTTAAACCGTTTTGGTATAATTTAGATTTTACGAAAGCTAATCTTTTTTGACATTCGTTTTTCTCAGAAAGAACAACTGCTATCATTTTTTTATTTTGACCTTAAAATTAAAAGAGGAAACCCCTTGAAGCAATAATGAACCTTCAAGATATGTATCCATTTCATCTTCACTTGTTTTTGAAATATGTACTTGATGTGGTTCAAGATTCATTTTTTCTGCCAGCCAGTCCGAAGCGGTATGAGGATTTTTTAACGCTTTAGCTAAAGGCATAGAAGTAATTCTTCTAAAATCATCATCTTTTTGCATTTTAAACCTCTACATTTATTTCAAAACTACTTTTTATACCGAACATTTTTAGCTGTGTGTCTGAAACAACATATACATCCGTCTCATCTTCAAAAATAAACAAAGGGAACCCTGACTGCCAATTGTAACTCACGCTACATTCAAATTTTTTGCTAGGCATTATTCTAAGCAATGCTGAATGAACAGCCATGAAATCTTCACTTTTTTTATCTTGTTTCACAACAAAATTCTTGAAATCGTGAGAGAAATTGTTTAATTGAAATACAAACAAACGCATAATTTCTTCCTTGAAGGATAAACATGTATAATGCACCGTTTAAAGTTGGCGATATTCTTACAATAACAGATGATTTTTATAAATCATACCCTGAAATTGTTTTATTCCGTAACCCATTTAAGCTGACTAACGATCTTATTTTAGACGTAAATGAAGGCTATTTGGTAAAAACTCAAATAGTTTCAGAAAATAAATTTGTTAAATACGTAACAATCCCGTCAAATTTGTTCAAAATTTTCGATGATAAAGTCATTGACCCTCCTTTGAATTTTAAAGAAAAAATGACGGAAGAAAGCTCTGATTTAATTTTTGAAACCGAACTTTTGAAAAAAATTAATGAGATTGTCAGCATAATGTTAGAAAATCAAAAAACTATAGATTTTCTAAAAAAGAAGATTGAAGAAATGGAAGGCAGATTTGAAGAAACTACAAATGATAATCTTCTGCAAGAAATCAAAAAAATAAAAGATGAGGTAAGGTCAGGAAAAATTTTTGCTGACTCCTTGGAGTTAGTGGTTAAAAAAAGACGTAAATCCAAAATGCTAGAAAACTGATTCTTTAACTACACATAAGTCTTTATGAACAAACCAAGGAAATTGCTCGATGGCTTTCAATGCTTCTTCCTCATTCGGAAAAATTAAACTATTTTTTTTATCTCCAGACCACTCTATAGAATCATGATCGTAATCTACTAAATAAAAGTTACGATCTTTTTGATACATGTATAAAATAACGTATTTTTTTAAAATTTCCATTCTTTACCTTTAAAACTCATCGTATTGACACAAGCAGTCTAATAACTTGCAATTACATTCAGAACAAATTTTTTCTCTTAAATCAAAATGAAGGCATTTATCATGAGCGTGTACGCTTTTTTTATATTTATTACACCAAAGTAAATTAAAATTTGGTAAGGCGTGAACGCACTTTATACACATATCTTCTTTTTTTTCACTTTTATTTTTCATTCCTTAAATATAATTGATGTAAAGATTAACGGTGAATTTTCTTGTAATTATTTTAAATCTCCAAGAGGGATTATATGAAAAAAAGTTTAATGGAAAAAATTTCAGAATTAGAAAACAAAATTTCTACAGAATGGAAAAATATGCCTAAAGGCTGGACTGAAGGGAGTAGAAAACAATTTTGGGATACTTTAGTCGGAGACGTAGAGCACAAGAGAACTAAATGTCATAAGAAGGTTAGAAAATATTTTCCAAGTGAAGACGCAACTTGGGCTTTTTGCCAATCTTTATGGGATGAATTTGAAAATAAATAAAATTAAATAGCTACTGGTGCTTTTATAGCAGGTTCAGGTTCATAACCAATAAGTTTAAAATCCTCGTATTTAAAATCAAAAATAGATTTAACATCTGGGTTTATTTCAAGTGAAGGTAATTTTTTAGGTTGTCGAGAAAGCTGTAAATTTACTTGATCGAGATGATTACTATAGATATGTAAATCGCCAAAAGTATGGACAAACTCTTTAGCCTTTAAATTAGTTACTTGAGCTACCATCATAGTCAACATTGAATAACAGGCAATATTAAAAGGAACTCCTAAAAAAGCATCTGCACTTCTTTGATATAATTGACAAGATAACTCATTACCTTCAACATAAAACTGAAATAAGGCGTGGCATGGCGGTAAAGCCATCTGAGGTATATCCACAGGGTTCCATGCAGAAACGATAATTCGACGTGATTTTGGGTTGTTTTTGATTGTATCAATAGCATTTTGAAGCTGATCTACGACACCTCCAAAATTTCTCCATTGATGACCATAAACAGGACCCAGATTCCCGTTCTCATCTGCCCACTCATCCCAGATCGAAACGCCGTTATCTTTAAGATATTTAATGTTAGTGTTACCGTTAATGAACCAAAGTAGTTCATGGATAACTGATTTCAGGTGAATTTTTTTTGTAGTGACTAAAGGAAAACCTTCTTCCAAATCATAACGATTTTGGTATCCAAAAACACTTATAGTACCTGTTCCTGTTCTATCTTCTCTTACTTTTCCATTTTTTAAGATAAAGTTTAATAGATCGTGATACTGCTTCATTGTATATCCAAAAGTTTTTCTTTATAAATACCAGAAAGCTCCGTAATGAACAACTCCGTCAATAGTGTCTTCAAATAAAACTACGTTTAAGTGAGATGTTTCGCTTGAAGGTATTGAGACATTTTGAGTATTACTAACAATCTGAGTAAACGGTTTTTCAATAAAATTTGTTACACCAAACTCTACTATTTGCTGTTTAGTCCAAGACCATTCATTTGAATCGTAAACTTCAACTTTTATACTTTGGGCTTCTCCTACAGAAAGGGTTTCATCATCCAAATAATTTGAGATGGTAGAATTAGCATAAAATTCTGGTATATCTGCAAATTTCCAAGCTGATACCACTTGCTTATTGAAAGGAACACTTACTCTAGCTCTACTTAAAATGTCAGGTTTCCAATTCTTACAAAAGTAACCTTTTTGAAATTTAAAAATATCCATTGAACTACCTGTTCCAATTTGTGAAACAGTATTAAACGTATGAAAAAATTTAGCGTAACCGTTTTCAGTCGTTGAAGATATTTTTACTCTTCCGTTTACTACCTCTGCCTGACCTCCAATAGAAGCTAAATCTATATTTAAAGAAGAAGCAAGTTCAGATGCAGTAGCCGCTCCAGCTATTGCAGGTTGAGCTAAAGTAAAAGATTTAATGTTTCCATCAATATCAAAAGCCAATAATTCCCCACCAAAATAATTGAAAGGCTCTTGTTTTGTTAATACAATATGAGGATTTGACGTATCTAAAACTGGAAAGTTTAAAAAATTAAACTGACCTCTGTACACAGAGGACGAAAGCTCTAAAGAATAAACCAATGATGTGCTTGTAACAGCCGAGTAATTCTGAAGACCGCTGTCGTATAATAAAATATCAGGTGAGGATGAATTAATAACAACAGCTACAGCTACTTCATTCAATCCTTCAGACCAAGAATCATAACTGTATGGTTCTATTTGAATATAAAAATTACCGCTTGAAAGTCTCACAGGAAAATCTAAAACAACTTCGTTTTCACCTTCTGTTAGTTCTTCACTATCTACAAACCAAGAAACATAAACATTATTTTCACTTGTAGATGGTAAAACACCAGACTCTCTAATTATTCTGACAGCTATTAACCCTGTGGGAGTTCCGATCTTGTTCAATTTAAGTTTTAACTTATTAAAAGAAGATAAAGAGTTTATTGTTAATTTTTGAAATACGGCGGATTGGCTCGGCTGTCTAAGTTCAATAAAACCTGTAGGATTTGAAAATTCATTTTGTACAATAGAGGTATCAAAAATTTTGGTTAAAGACCCTAATCTTGTAAAATCATTTAAAAATATTCTATATTGAACTTTAAAAGGAGTTACTACACCTTTACTCAAATGATTTTTAGAGGCTATAGAAAAAAACATGAAATCTTTAGAACACACAACATCACTTGCAAAATCTACTTCTGATATTCCATAATCACTTGCTAAAATTAAATTCATGAACTCCCAAGAACTTAATTTCGGTGATCTGTTATAAAGATAAGCACTTCCGTTACAAGATATAATTAAATTTTCAGCGTTTTCACTACATGATATTTTTAAACCAAAGCGTAAATTATCTACTTGGTCAGTATTTCTTGGATAAAATACTTCAGGTGAACTCGAAAATGTTAAATCTCTTCTATGCCTGTTAAATACGCAAATTGCACCTAATTCAGAAAATTCATCTAAGTTAGATTTTGGGGCACTTGCTAAAACACTCAACCCATTTTCAGTAAAATATAGGCTAGTCCCCATAGAGAATATATTCGGAAATGTTTCTCTACTTATATTTAATGTTTGAAAATTTTGATAAGACCCTTCATTTTTTTTATAAACAAATACAGAGCCTACATTATCTTCTGTTCCGTTTTGTGCAAGAGCTTTTGAAGATACTATAAATTCGCCGTTAAAATCTACAGACACCTTCCAATTATACTCAGTGTTGTAAACTTCCGCCGGTTCTGAATATGGCAAAAATTTCTCAGTCCAAGAAACCCCGTCGTAATAAAAGCAAAGAGCGTACTGTACATCTTTTGTTTCTGACTTGTTAGAAACAACAATAGTATTGCCGTCTCCACTTATTGCAACATTTGAACCAAAAAAAGGTTGAGAAGTTGTCGTCGATAATAAAGATGTGAAAAGTTTTGCTTCTTGAATCCAAGAATTACCAGATTTTCTGAAAACATAAGCACACCCGAAATTTGATTTCCCTGCTATGGTTGTTCCGGATGCCCCTACTACAATTACGCTACCATCTTTACTTATATCTACAGAAATCCCAAAATTATCTCCAGTGGCTATGTCATCTGAGACTATTTTTTGAATCTGTGAATAAAGAGAATCTCCTCCCAGAGAAAAGACGTAAACGGCTCCTGTCTGGTTGTGCTCTGAAGCTCCAGAAACTAACAAGGAACCGTCTCCTGACATAGCAGTAGAGCTTCCAAAAGAATCTGAAGTAATTGTATCATTTCCTAAAATGTTTGGGCGTTGTCTTATCATTTTTGTATCTCCAAAAGGAGATTTAATTTATGAAATATCAAGGAATTGAGGCGATAGCTCGCCACCCTCACAATTTCAAAGGATTAGGTATGTGACACCCGACTAATTTAAGCAGTAACGATTTTTTTGAGAGTTTCACGAGAGGCAACACTGTATTCAAATGGTGCTTCGCCTTTTTTCACTCTTAGAACGCTTTTAGAAGCTAAAGAAGCTAGAGTTCTTCGGCTGTGACGTGGGCTGGCTTTAGAGGCTTTAGCAATCTCAGTTGATGTAAAAGTCTTCTTTTTGGTATTAAGAATAGTTTTTACAATAGCCCCAAAAACTGAAGCTGTCTTAGTTACTGTTCCTCGACGGCTTGCCATAGTTTTAGGTTTTTTTGCCGTCTTTTTGGTTTCTTTTGCCATGATAATCACTCCTTTGAAATTTACGGTAAAATTTTATATTTTACCAGTTAAGATAACTTTCTAGGTCATTTTTCTTTAAGTCAATAAAAAAGTTTTTATCCAGATGTTTTTCAAAATTTACGTTACGATCAATCCATTTCCGTAAATTCACTCCAGTAAAGTTTTCAATCGTTTTGTAAGCGTCTTTACCACATTTTACTTCCCAAAATTCTTCTAAATGCTCCAAATAATTGCTGTTATCTGTCTCTCTTACTAAAACCAAAAGTTTTGTGCGAGGCTTCCATAATTTGTAAACTGCCCCGACTGTCCTTAATCTTTGCATGTTACCTTTTTCATGACTGTTAAAACTAGATTTAAGGTCAATTACATGTAATTTACGATCAGTATAAAAAAGACTGTCTGTTTTTAAATTAACTTCTCCTACAATCTGCCATATCTCTTTAGGGATAGATTTTTTTATTTCTTTTTTAATGTCATTAAATTCAGGGGCATTAACATGTCTTACATCATGTGCATTATAAAAGGCGGCTTTACAGAAAGACTCCCATAATTCTCCCACTCTTCTAGGGAAGGACATGTAGTCATATTTCCAAATTCTATTTCTATGATTTAAAGAAGATATTATGTAAGCGTATTGTGCTTCGAGGACATCATTCAAGGTTTTAGACTTTTTGCACAAATCGTCTCGGACACTTTTTAATTGCTGGGATACTATTAAAGTTTGCTTTTGAATTGGTAAAGATTTATCAACTTGAACAGCTTTATCATACTTAGATAGCAAATATTTTATTCTCAAAAACAACCTCCGTCCTTGGTTAGTTGTTTTGATTATAGATAAAATTTCATTTTACGGTAAAATTTACGGTAAAAGCGGCAGATTTTTACGACCTGCCGCCTTATAATTTAGAAATCTATTTTTGCAAGTTCATCAAATTTATCAATAGCTTTGAAAAGACCGTTTATCCAGTCAATTAATTTTTTCCAAGCTTTTGAAATATAGTCAAACATGTTGGTCATAGCTTTAAAAAGGGCATCCCAAAAAGCTGCCTCTTTGTCGAAGGAAGCTACTTTTTTGCTGTCCATCTTTTTTAATGTGTCTTGGAACTTTAACAGCATATCTTTTTGCTTATTAAAATCTTCAACATTTAAAATAAAGTTAAGAACATCTTCTAAAGCATCTTGAGCTTTTTGTTCATATTTAACGGTAAGTGCTGGAGATTTTTCATAAGATTTTTTAGCGTCATCAAATTTTTCTTTGGCTTGCTTTGTTTTTTTCTCCACTTCTTCTATTTTTGCAGAATATGTTTCCAACTCAGATTTCCACTTTGGAACCCTTTCTGTAAATTTATGAGGTGCTCCCGATTTAGTTTTTTCTTTAGAACCGCCCGGACCGTAATCACTAATTTTTCTTTGCAGATCGCTCGCCGTATTTTTTAAATAAGTGATGAACTCATCAACATTTTTAAAAGCTGACTCACCTTGGTCAAGCATAGTTTTAGTTTTAGCTGCTTCAGATTGCCACTGTTCAGGGGTTTCTTCAGGAGAAGGGGTAGCTATAGGAGGAAGAGTTATTTTAGGCTCTTTAATTTTTTTAGCTTCTTGTACTTGTTGTTGAGGTGCTCCTTGAGATGCGAACCACTCATCAAAATTTACATCTTTTCCACCAAAAACATTCTTTTTAACAGAGTTAGTCCCTAAAACTGTTGCTGTATCCCATCTAAGTCTAGTTTGAGGATATTTAGCTACACAATTATTCCAACCTTGCATAATTTTATCTGCTAAATCATCCCGACCAGCCTTTTTACACTGTTTAATCCAACTTGCTATATTAGCAGGAGGGTAATTTTCCGCAGGTAATGAAGCGTATTTGTGGAGTTGCTTATACATTTTATCAATTTCCACTTTTACAAATTTGTAATCCATCTCAAATCTCCTTAATTGAACTTACCTATATTGTAGAAAATTAAGGGATTATGTATAAAAAAAGGGGAGTAAAAAATACTCCCCTTTTTCAAATCCTTTTGAATTTACAATTACTTACGTAATTTAATTGAACCGAACCAATCTAAAACATAAACGATTGTTGCATAAGTCTTGCTTTCTAAAAACTTGTTTAGTTTTTCGTTATCCGTTTGAGACGGAGTAACATCAACTACAGCTTGAGCAAGAGTCATGGCAGGCTTTAATAAAATTCTTAAAGCTCCGATGATTGATACTACCTGAAGAACAACACCGTTATTCCCTGCAAATGTTTCAATTAAAGGTTTAATTGCGACTAAGATGACTTCCATACGAATTCTCCTAAGAGTTAAAGGGTGAATTCAAATATGTTCATATACAAATAATAGCTTCCTTGCTTCCCATGGACCGATCACTAATATGTATTTATTAGAGTATTAACGCACCATATTACAAAGCTTTGATTCTATTGATAAATCTAAGATAGCTCTATCAGAAGACGAAATTTCTTTTCCATCAAGTACCGCATCAAGAATACGTATTTTGTCGTTTAGAAGATCATTAATGTACTCGTCCAGCGTTCCTTCAGCTACCATCTTGTAAACATTTACTGAATTTTTTTGACCGATTCTATGTGCTCTATCTTCACACTGTCTTAAATCGCCCGGAGTCCACGGAAGATCATTAAAACATACTTTGTTAGCTGCCGTTAAAGTAAGTGCTACCCCTGCGACTTTCATAGTGGCGACAAAAACTCTTACATTTTCATCTTCTTGAAATTTCTTTTCAATCTCGAATCTTTCTTCTGTTGAAAGTTCACTTAAATAGCATACAGCTTTTTCTCCAAGAGCATCTGCTATACTTTTAGCAGTCTCAATATAGTCACTGAAAACAATTACCTTGTCCCCATTCTCAACCATGTTTTCGACGAACTCGATTGTATGACTAACTTTTTCCTTAGCTAACTCAATTTTCAGATTATTAATTTCATCAAGAGCGTTTTTTGAATGTCTATTTAATTTTACTTTAACCCCTTCAATCATTATATCTTGATGAATTTTTGAAGGTAACTCAGTAAGAACTTCTGATTTAATCCTGCGAAGGTAGATAGGAGAAATAAGTTTGCTTAACTCATCCAAGTTCGTAGCCCCATTAGTATCCCAACCGTAACCGTTATTGTGACCTCCACAAAATTTAGCAGTATAAGAACCATAAGAACCGACTAATGAAGGTGAAACCATTTTAAGCTGTGTGTAAAATTCAACAGGTCTATTAACAATCGCTGTACCTGTCAGCAAAATTACATGTTTTGATTTGGATACAATTTTATCACAAGACTCGAATCTTTGTGTTTTAGAATTTTTAATTTTATGAGATTCATCAATAATAACTGTATCGTAATTTAATTTTGAAAAATCATGTTTTTTAATATTTTCATAGTTGATAATCGTAAAATCAGATTGCTCAAATTCAACATTTTTACTTCCTAAAACTTGGCTAGTGCAATTTGTGAACTTAGTTATCTCTCTAGCCCAACCGAGTTTATAAGAATTAGGACAAATAACAAGAGCTTTCTTTTTTCTCCAAGCTACCCATCCTAAAGCCTGCATAGTTTTTCCAAGACCCATCTCATCTCCAACAATTGCTCTGCCGTTAGCAAGATCAATGAACTTAATTCCTGCCATTTGATATGGGTATGGTTTAACCTTCATTCCAAGATTTAGATCAATCGTGAAATCTTTTTTTGTTGCTTCAAGTTCGATTTTCTTTTGTTTTAAATCCTCAAGGTGAGAGCTTATAGATTCATCAACTTCAAATCCTATATTCTTTGCAAATTCTATAAGTTTTTTTAGAGTCTCTGCTCCTGAAATAATGTTAATCTTTCTTGAGTGATTTGAAGCGTTATAAATAAACCCTGAGTTATTTCTGAAAAAATTAACCAATTGAGAGTTATAAGGTGAATTGATAATTGCAGTATCATCTTCAATGGATATTTGCATCAAAGGCTTTTCGACTTCTGCATCTTCCACGCTTAAATCAAAATTAAATCCTAAAAGTTTAAGGGAGTTTGATTCTTTTTTTACATTTTGTAGAGATACTACCCATGACTTAGAAGAAGCATCCCACTTACCGTTCATTGAACGCATCTTATTCAAAATATTTTGGAAATCTCCGCCTTTAAATTTGAAAGTAACTTCTTGACCTGAAACTTTTATCTCATGTTCTAATTTAACTTCTACTTTTTCTGAATCATTTTCAGATTCAGGAGAGTCTCCTTCGATTATTTGTCCGTCTTCACCTACGATTCTTTTAATTTGTGATTTTGGAATCCAAATACTTGTAAATTGACCTTGTTGTTGTGATAAAGATTCCATTAATTTAACGGTTTCTTTTGCCGACTCTAGTGTTGGTCTTGGAAGACCTATTTTTTCAGCACAAACGGGACCAATTCCAGTCGCTTTAGAAACTGCGTTCGATAGAATCCTTCCGCAGACTCCGCAAGTGCAAGAGATACCTGAAAAAAACTCTACATCAACATGATAAGCTTTTGAGGTTTCCCCTAAAAATTTTAGAACTTTAAAATTTCTAAAAGCGTAGGAAGTGCCGTGACTTTCTTTAAAAGTTTTGGCGTACCAAGCAGTTGTCTCAATAATTTTATTTTCAATTTTGTTGGATTTCATTCTAACCTCTCAAAGGCTATACCGAATCCACTAATGATCGCAAGTAATTGATACTATTCATCAAAATCTGTGAAGGCTTCTTTTTTTGACAATATTTTTGGTTTAATATCTAAATTTGCGTCTTTTTTCTTTTGAAGTTTAGTTACGTCAAAAATACCGAATTTTTTAGTTTTTTGTTTGGGCTTTTTTATTTTGTCAGTTTTTTTATTGTCCAGTTCTTTGCAAAGTTTTAACAAATAATGGTCAAGGTAAGGTTCGTTTTTAATATAATCTGAAAATTTTAAACTTGAAATCTTATCTTTGTTTCTCTTAAAAATTTCAAAACATATAACTTCTAAAACTGAAATAATTTTTTGTTCATGGGTCATTGTCGTAAATTCCCATTTTAAACTTCTTAAACTAGGTGAACACAATTTTATCAATTTTTTGATTGTGAGCTTATGAAGTTTATTCACACACTTTACTCCAAGCAGTACATTACTCGATATTGTTCAACACTAATAGCATTTTGGCGGTCTTTAACAGAAGTTAAAAATTCTGAAATATCGTATTTATTCGCAATATCTAACCAAGGAGCACCAAAACAATCATAAGAAACCGTGAGGTCTTCGTTAGGTTTCCAAGTTTCAGAGCATTTATAAACAAACTCAGAATCTTCTAAAGCTAAAAACCCGTGTGCAAATCCTTCAGGAACATAGAACATATTTTTAATTTTCGGGTCTAATAAAATTCCAGCAAAATGACCAAAAGTTTTACTACCTTTTCTTAAATCAATTGCAACATCATAAACTAATCCGCTATTACATCTTACAAGCTTTCCTTGAAAGGTAGGGTTTTGTATGTGCATCCCTCTAAGTACACCTTTACTTGAATAACTTTGATTATCTTGTTTAAACTGTGTAGGTATCCCAGCGTTTAAAAATGCGTATTCATTATAAGTTTCAAGGAAGTAGCCTCTACTGTCTCCATAGATTTTAGGAGTAATAATAACTAAACCTTCTATGGATAAACTCTCAAATTTAAAATTTCCAAATTCTTGAGTCTTAGTTACGTAAGGATTATAAGGGTTTTGATAATTAAGATCAAACATCTAAATTTTCCATTTTCTTCTTTAAATCTTTTTCGTTCAATTCGCCTTCAATTTTACTGGCTATTTCTATTAAAATTTTTGGCAGACTCCGCATGTATTTTTCATCAACAGACCTTACTTCAAAGCTAGTTCCTTTTGAGCCATCCAAAACCAAAAAGCACACAGCTTTTCCTTTTGTTTTTAAAAGAATATCAATTACCTCTTTTTCATAAGGAGATGCCATTATAGTTATCCTTGATACGGAATTTTTCCTTCCATAAGACCAGCTATTTTTAATATTTGCTCTGCACGATTTTTAAAAGTATGATTTTGGAGAACAAACTCTTGAGCAGTCTTACATAGTTTCTCCCGTTTTTGGTCTTTAACTATCCAATACGGAGCTACATTAAAAACAAGATCATCTATGTCGTTATAAGTGTCATACATATCAGGTTCAAGAAGTTGTGATATTCCACTATCCAATCTAGTTTTTCGAGTAATACAGAAAGCCCCTGACGCAATTATTTGAAAAAGTCTAAAAGAACAGAACTCAACTATCGGTACATCGACACCTATTTTAGTAACATTCCAAATCTTATTAGCTTCAAATGCGTAATAACCTCTGGCTACCATTGAAGGTTTATTATGAGCGTCAATAGCTCGTATAAAATCTAATCGTGTCTTACCATTAATGATTTTAACATTATCATCATAAGAACCTAAAAACGCTGTATTATATATTCTTTCCTGATTCAAATTTTTAAACACTGTCGGGTCAACTGCACCGGGCACCCAATATGCGTTATTAACGCCTATATGTTTTACAGCTTTCCAATTTATGTAATCAAGAAATGTGACCGCATCGTAGTAGTAACTGTGAGAAGCCGCCCAAGAAACTGCACAACTAGCCTCTTCAGTAAAAAATACGTTCGGATGATAAATTTTTGGATGATAAGTTAAATTTGTTAAAAACCCCGGAGCGTAAATGTAAAGATCATATCCTGATCTATCTTCATGGTCATCCCATGAAAAATAATGTACAGAGTGCCCTAAACTTTCAAATCCGTACTTCCAACCAGAATTGTAAAAACTGTACCAAGTATTTTCATCGCAAGCACCGGGCAAAGTATGTCTTCCACCCCAAAAAACTGCTATTTTCATAAATTCCATTTTTTATAGTAAGTTTCAAATAAATGCTCGTGTTTTGCCTCTCGAATTTCTCCAATATGCCAAGATTTATGAGGCATGACCATTATTTTTAAACCGTTTTTAGTAATTGTACGAGAGTAGTCCATATCATAACAATGAAAACCTTTAATGTCCTCATCCCATAGAATGTCTCTATTTGTTGCCATGAAAAAGCCATCAATACATTCTACTGTTGTCGGGGCAATCACAGGCAAAAAAGTCCAATCAGCTTTTTCTTTTCCTGACCAAAGCTCTCCACGAATAAATTCTCTTCCAGAAGTCCACCAAAACCCTCTATTCGGAAAATTTACGGTTCCTACCAATCCTACTAATCCCACATCTGGGTAATCAGCAAAAATTTTTAGAAGTTTAAAAGCCCAATCTATTTCTAGCATATCTACATCTTGGTGAATAAAAACTTTTACCTTGTAGATGGCTTTTCTTATGCCTTCATTGTAATTCTTGCCGATAGACTCTGAACCAGAAACTTTTACTATATCCAGAGTAGGAAGATTAGAATCCATAAGAAATTTCTGAAGCCTGTTCATACTAGGCATCATAAATTGTTCATATTGCTCTTGGTCATTTACGCTTGTAATAATACTAATCATAAAATCAAATTATACTATTCGTTTGAAAATTCCAACACATTATTTTAAACTTTTTCCGTAAAAGGGGATTTATGGAAAACAAATATATCGTGTTTGAAGGAATCGACGGGTGTGGTAAATCAAGTCACAGTGAAAATTTAGTAAAAAGATTAATCAATTCAGGGCACAAAGCAATTTGGACTAGAGAACCCGGAAGCCCTTTGATAAATTTAAAAGTTCGAGATTTTGTTTTAAGCCATGAAAAAATATCTCCAGCATCATTGGAACTGCTAATGCAAGCTGATCGAGCCGAACATACCGCCAAGGTAAAACAGCTTTTAGAAGACGGTTATTTTGTTGTTTCAGACAGATCATTTATGAGCGGTTTAGCTTATGGTGTAGCTTGTGGAAACAAAGTTCAAGACATTTGGAACCTGTTAAAATTTGCTATTCAGGTTTTCCCCTCTCATATTTTTTTCTTAGATATACCTATCGAAGAAGCTACAAAACGAAGGTTTGAAAGAGGTGATACTTCTTCCACGAGAGAAGAATCTAAAGGTGACAGTTTTACGGAAAAAGTAAGAGAAAATTTTTTAAGAATTTCTAAGGATTTAAACTCTTTGAATAGCATAAACGGACAAAAATTTGCTATAAATAAATTAAACTGTCCCTTTTTAGGAGAAATTGAATTATCTACAAATTTTCCTAAAGTTTTTGAAATAGATGGAACTCTATCAAAAGAGCAAATTACGGCGATAATTGATAAAGAGGTTTTATGAACAACATAATTGAAGTAACCGAAAAGGCAATCCAACAAATAAAAGACATCTGGAGTACCGAAAATGCGAACAACGAAAAGGGTTTACGCATCTCTGTAACAGGAGGAGGATGTTCTGGGTTATCTTATAAAATAGAATTTTCTCAGTTTAAAGAAAAAGACAACATATTAAGTTTGGATAACATCTCCATCTTAATAGACCCTAAATCCGCTATCTATCTGAAAGGAGTCACACTTGACTTTAAAGACGGTCTTAATGGAAAAGGTTTTGTATTTGAAAACCATAATGCCAAAAATACCTGTGGTTGCGGTGAATCTTTTTCAATTTAATTTGGTGTTATTTTAAAAATAACTTTACCTTCATCGACTGAAAGAATAATTTCGTCATAATCTTGATTAGAAGTTCCTGAAACCGTAACATTTTGTAGATTATCTTCTATTTTTTTAATGTTTATTTCTAAAGTATCTGTATCACTCAACAAAGATTCAGCTTGTGCTTTAATACCAGATAGAACCTCACGGCATCTATTATCTTCTTCTATTTCTTCTTTTGGTACGTTATTACCGTAACGATTTTCGTTAAAAAGAAGCTCGCTTTCTCGAATTTTGATAAGCTCCTCATCACTAAGAGCCTCTTTACGTATCCTGTTCATAAAACTCATAGACACCTCCGTAAAAATATCCTAATAAATATATATGGATAAAGCCATAAAATTTTTATAATTTTTTAGCTATAAATATGTTAGAGGTAAATTAATGGAATTAAGCAATAAATTTGGAAAAAAAGTTTTTTTATGTGTACCTATTGTAAATTACGGTAAACATACCCTAACAGTTTTAGAAACATTAGTTTATGAACTTTCCATCGTTGATTATTTTGTTTTCGTAGAATGTAACCAAGATTATAACGGAAAGCCGAAAGCTCTACTGTTTGAAGAAAATAAAGACATTTTTGATAAGTATAAAGATAAAATTTTGTACAGCGTCATAGACTTACCTTCAGAAAATTCACTTGTTGAAAATTTAACGCACCACTATTCAAAACTGTCAGAAGCTCTATCTTCTGCACAACCGGAAGATATTGTCATACTCTCCGAAGATAATATCGTTTTTAATAATCAAACATTAATGAGTTGGACAAGAGAAGCTCATGCTTTATTTACAGATAATCAGGAGCCTATTGTTTTCAAGCTCCAAAATTTTAGATATTTTTTAAATTTGAAAATTCAAAATAATATTCAAGATAGTAAAAATTTAATGTGTCTAAAAAAGAATTTTGACCCTCTTTTTCATTTTACGGTCAATAACGTAGATAATTTAAGATCAAATTCTTTATCTAATGGTGAAATAATCGGATGGCATTTCAAAGATTTAGATAAATACCCTATATTTGGGGTTGATATACAAAATAGGAAGGGAAATATGTTTGCTGGTCAAATCAAAAATATAGGGACTGTATCTTCAATTAACAACTTAGAGGAATCAAAAGAATTTATAATTTCTTGCCCAGAGATACTAGCTGATTTAAAGATAGAAGATTCTATTTCAGTTAATGGGTTAAGTTTGAATGTTTACAAAATAGAACAAGACCATTTTACAGTAAATGTCCCAAATTCAATAATATCTAGCTCTGCTTTAAGTGAAATTCAGATAAATTCTAAAGTGAATTTAGAAATCTCTGAAAGATACGAAAGATTCGACATTAAAAATTTGCCAAATTACGCCAGTAAATTTTTTGATGACTCTGATCTTTTTTTAAAGATACCTGTTTTAAAACCTAACCCACCACAAATCAAAGATTGGGCTAAATATTTAGTAGATTCCTATGAATCAAATACATTCTCTAACAACGGACCCTGTGTAAAAATGTTAGAGGAAAGGTTCAAGTCCTATCTCAATCTTGATAATGTCCCAGTTTTAATGAATAACGCAACAATAGGATTAACTGTTGCTATAAAAGCACATGATTTAAAGAACTGTGATATTTTAATTCCATCTTTTACGTTTTCTGCTACAGCACATTCTGTATTAAACGCTGAATGTAATCCTGTCTTAGTTGATATTGAAGAAGAAGGTATTCATTTATGTATTAAAAACGCAGAAAAAAAATTAACTGCCAATACAAAAGCCATGATTGTCGTTCAGGCTCTCGGCTACACATGTGATTATAAAAAGTACGAAGACTTTGCTAATAAACATGGATTAATTTTAATTTTTGATTCGGCGGCTGCACTTGGAGCATCGTACAGTGACGAAACAAAATTAGGGTCGGCAGGAGATTGCGAAATTTTCAGTCTGCATATAACCAAAACTTTTGGTATTGGTGAAGGGTGCTTAGTGACCAGTAAAAATTCAAATTTTATTGAGAAATGCAGAAAAATTATAAATTTTGGTTTTACCAATAATGTTTCAACCTTATCGGGTACAAATGCAAAATGCTCTGAATTTCATGCTGCTATAGGTCTATCTGTTATGGATACTATTGAAAATAAAATAAATATTAAAAAGCAAAAACACGATTACTATCAACAAAAATTTTCTACAAGTTCAATAAAAACAATTAAAAATATTAATTCAGGTTATCAGGTTTACCCTATTATTTTATCAAATAAAGAAGAAAGAAATTTAGTTATTGAATCTTTGAACAAAAAAGGTATTAACACCAGAATATACTACATACCTATTCACGCACAGCCTTTTTTCAAAGATAATTTGGCATTTAACGACTTGTCAAAAACTGAAAACATGTCAGACAGAATATTGTGCATACCGTTTTACGAAACTATTACAAATGAAGAAATGGATGAAGTTTTCAATGGAATTATTGAGGCTCTTTCATGAAAAACATAGTTATTCTTGGAGCAGGGGGATTTGCAAGGGAAGTCTTTTTTCACTTAGATTCTTTTAATGCTGATTTTATTTTTGTGGATGATTTCACAAATATTGAAGAAATAATTATAAAAAATAAAAGTTACAAGGTTGTTAAAAATTGGAACTTTGATTCATTTCAAAATGCTGAATTTATAATCGGTGTAGGTAATCCCGAAGTTAAAAAAATAATGGTAGAAAAAGCATTGAAAAGCGGATTAAAGCCAATGAAAACATTTGTTCACCCAAAAGCTTTAGTTCAAGATGCTGATATAGGTGTAGGAGGGATTATAACCGCAGGGTGTATAATCACTACTAATGTTAAAATCGGGGATTACGTTGTTTTGAATCTTAACTGTACTGTTGGGCACGACGCAGTAATTGATGATTATGTAACAGCAAATCCGGGCTGTCACATTTCAGGTAACACAGTTATCGGAAAATATTCCTCTTTGGGAACAGGAACAGCGGTTCGAGAAAAAATTTGTATATCAGAAAATGTAATTACTGGTGCTCAATCCGCAGTTGTCAAAAATTTAACAGAAAGTGGTATTTATGTTGGAATACCTGCCAAAAAAATTACTTAATTAAATCTTTCCAATTTTTTGGTCGATACTCTGTAAATGATGTTAAAAAATCATTCATTGAGCTTCCGTAACCTATTACTAATTGCCCTTCATGACCGCTTTTAAGCATAGCTTCTTTTACTGCGGAAGCTTTTTTCATGGTAGGATATTCTTTTACGTCTAAGTTTTTATTTTTTTTATCTCTTATAACTAGATAGTATTTCATTTTCTTATCTCACTATGTCATTAGCAGGGAAAGCTAAATTTTTCTTTTTTAATATTTCTGGAGTTTCTGGAAAAGAACCGGGGTCTTTGCCAGTATCCACAGCATAAATATAGTCACTAACTGCTTTAGTATATTTATCTATATCTGGCTTGGCTTGTATTATTTCAGGGTCTTCAGCTTTATAAATTGTGTCATGTGTGTACCCTGACCATAATTGTTGATTTTGCGTTTTAACTTGAAGTTCAATTAATTTACCATCACTTGATTTGATTGTAAAATGATGTGCTCTGTACCCTTCAGGTCTTACTTTTTCTTCTACACTATCATCGTGTTCTAAAACATCATAAGTGTCATAAACATGAGAAATGATTTTTTTAACATCGTTCATATTTTTGCAAATAGCTCTACTTCCTACAATATCCCCTGCCGAATTCAAAGTTCTTTCTTTGAATCTTCCTTTCATTTTATCATGTAGAGAATTTTCGTCTTTTAATCTTCCTGAAAAACTCATCGCTCCTGATTTTTTAAACCCTTCTCCCCATGAAGCGGCTTCTTCAAAAGCAGGGTGAAACTCTTTAATAAAAGAAACACATTCATCTTTTGTTACTTCAGCACCCTTTTTATTGTATTCAGGTTTATTCATCCCATTCGAGTGCTTTTGATTAGTTTTTTTCTGATTTTCTACTCTTTCCTTATTTTCTTTAGCTTTAGAAATTGTTGAAGGAGCAGGTTTATTTTCAACAGGAGATTTTTTTGGCTGTTTCCCCAAAAATCTATCAGCGTATTCCTGTGTCACCATTTTCTTAACACCGTGAGGGTTAGGATTTCTCACTAATTTTTCTGAATCCTCTTCATTAAATTTGTAATCAAAGGATGGTCCAGATGCCGCATATTTTAAAGCTACTCTTCCTGCTATTTTTCTTAAATTCATAACCCTGTCTTTTATTAGAAATATAAATCACTGATAAATTAAAAAATAATTACTACTATAATAGGTAAGAATGAATGAATTAAAGACAAAAACTTGGCAAAAAAAAGCAATTGAAATATATGACAGATTGATTTGTGATATGTCATTCGATCATATTTCAATAGAAATGAAGAAAGGCAAAAAAGACTCTTCAATTTACCATATCCAAGAGTTAGGCTATGAAAAATGCCCCTGTTGCAAAAAATTAGCCCCTATAGTTAATTTCAATTTCCATCAACCAAAAATGTTAATTAAGATGTGTGACTGCGGATATGAATCAAACGTATTTCGCCCAGATTTATTGAAATCTTACAAACAAAACCAATAATTCTTTTAATTTATATTATTCTTAGGAGGAATTACCTATGAATAAGATTCAAAAACTATGCGGAATAGCTTCTAAACTTGTTGGAGTCAAAGAGTCGGGTAAAAACAAGGGGAAAATGGTTGAAGAATTTCAAAAAGCTGTAGATGGGAAAGCTCAAGGGGAACCTTGGTGCATGTCTTTTGTCCAATACTGTATAAAAAAAACAGATGAATTTGGAGGCATTAGTTCTTGGATATTCAAAACAGAGCACGTATTAACATGTTGGAATAAATCACCAAAAGAAGCCCGTCTAAGTAAACCAGAAGTCGGAGCTATTGTTATTTGGAACTATTACAAAAACGGAAAACCTACAGCTTCAGGGCACACAGGCATCGTTGAAAAAATCATAGATAACAAGACCATGATTACGATAGAAGGAAATACTAGCGACGGTATAGGTATTAATCGTGAAGGTGATGGAGTTTATAGAAGAAAAAGACTTATAGGAAATTCTGGTTCTTTTGTTCTTCTTGGTTATCTTAAACCGTGGAAAAATCCTTTAGTAGTTGTTGAATCTGAAAAACCGAAAGAAAATGAAGAAGTTGTTAAACAAAAAGCAGTTACAAAAAAAGATAAGGAATTAGAAATTGAAATAATCCCAGAGCCGAAACTAGAATTAAAGCCAAACGCTTGGGAAAAATTACTTAAACTTTTTAGAAACTGAGTGATGCCAAATAGATAATGAGGGATGATAATAATCATTAATATTTTTTTTACCGCAAATTTTATGTATTGCTAAAAAATTTTGATCTATTTTTTCTCTTATTTGTTTGGCTGAACTTTTCCATTTAGGGTGAAAAATAACGTAGCCTGTCCATAACGGATTTACTAATAGCTCATACCCACTGAAAAATTCAACTTCTGTTCCATGATAGTATCTATTATCATAAACTACCGCCCAGCTTCCTTCTTCTTTGGTAGTATGTTGGGATATTAAAACTACATTCAAATGGTTAATATTTTTTTCATAGTAGTTCTTTCCAGTAAGTTTTTGACGATGGATTGTAGAATCACATATTTTTAAATATTTATATCCCAAATTTTTTAAAAATTTCAAAATATCTTTATCCGACCACCAACCTTTTTTAGGAGTGAATTTATCAATGTAAGATAACTTTAATCCTGTAATGTACGATAAAGCGTACACCCCGCAACTTCCAACAGGTTCAAAATTTTGTATTGGCTTGAGTTTGAATTTAACTGTTTGCATTTCATAAAAGTTCTTCATTTAAAAATTTTACAAAATGTTTTAGTTACCGACAAGGTTTGCTTTCCACCAACCTAAACTATATTTTTGATCTACGTCATTGTCTTGAATTATTGATTCTATCCACTTAAAAACTAAAATATCGGATTCTGCGTCCATGTAATCTCGTAATAATTGCATGTTCTGTGTAGTGTTGAAACCTTTTAAAACATACATTACGCCTAGAGCAAATTCTTTAGGAATATCTGGTCTATAAATAAACACAAGGTTCATAATTTTGATTAAAATTAAACTATAATTAAATATGACATTAGTAGCGTCAGCTTTTAAAGGTTTACTAATAGGGCAATTTGCGGCACAAGGGATTTTAGGAAAATCCTCTCCTGCACTTGCTACTGCAATATCCGATGCAGTTACAATAAATATTTTATCCACCGCTACAATTCAAACAATAGACTCAGGAACTCTCGGAGGAGGAGTCGGAACTTCAAAAGTTCTTGGAATTAATTCCGCTGCGTTAAAAGGGTTAATGATAGGTCAATTTGCTTCACAAGGGATGCTTGGTCAATATTCACCAAAATTAGCAGGAGCTATTTCAGAAGCTTTTGCTTTGTGGTTTTTAGCTGGAAATCAAACACAAACCGTACACTCCGGTGTAGGCGTGGGAGTAGGTCAAGGTTCAGTTTCAGGATTAACGCCTACAGCCATGGAAGCTTTGCTTGTAGGTATGCTTGGAGCGAATGGCATGTTAGGTCAATACTCCCCAAAATTAGCTAAAGCAATTGCAAACTCAATCGTGCCTCATGTATTATCTTCAGGCACAGTAGTTACACCTATTTTAGGTGCTCCCAATATTGTTGGGGGTTCTGGGGTAGGAGTTGGGAAGATATTATAATGCCTATTAATTTAACAAGTTTCATAATTAGACAGCCACGAGTTTCGGCAGTAAATCATAAAAAAACATTGCCTCCTTCAACTTCAGGAACGTACACGCTAAGTAACGCTTTTACCGTAAAATACAACGGTTCTGGTGACACAGCTTTTCTTTTTCTTAACGCTAAAGAATTAGTGACTCTAGTAAACGAAGACTTAACACACTCAGACAATCTCGTTATACCTTTAGTCGGAAAACAACTTCAAGACTTAGTTGACGCTATAAACCAAAACTCTAATTATGAAGCGATTTTACAAGGCAATCCTTCTGATCGAGCAATAATCGAAGGAAAAATTGGAGTGAATGTTAAAAATACTGTTCAGGTATTTTATGCAAAAACCGCAGAATATTTAATTGAATCAGAGACTACCGCAAAACTTGGAAGCAGTTCAGTTAAGTGGGTAAAAAATAATTTTGTTTTTTCATCCATAGATTTTAAATGGATTAACCAAAGTCAGAATTATGATGCTACTGGAGTTTTAGTTCCTTCGTCAGGAATAACTCCGATAGATAACGGGGCGAACATTATTTTTGTTAATAACACAACAAATCCAGAATTTGATCTAGCCCGAATAAAAGTTGTTGTTGATGAAATTTTGGTTAAAAACGCATCAAGTGGTATTCAGTTTGTAAACATGCCTGTTTTAAAATTGATAATTTCGGGAACGCTACAAATCAGCATAAACGAAGAAATTTCAGAAGAAAATATAGGTTACACAATATCACTTCAAGATAACCGCATCAATTTTCTTCGCACAATAACAAATGAAGTTTATACGTTCGATTCTTCAACTTCGCAGTTCGATCTCAATAATACGGGAGTTGGTGGAGTTATTAAAGATTTAATCTCCATTACATTAAACGGTAATCTGCTCACTCCAAATGTAGATTTCATAGCCCAAGATACTACAGAATACCAAAGTAGAGCGATGAGTTCAGGTCGGATATATTTCACTCAAAGTTTTACGGATGATTTGATTGCAGAATATGTTTTATCAACTGAAGGGGCTTTGATTTCAAATGATCTTATAATCAAAAAAAATGGAACTATAGTTGATTCAAGTGAATATGTTATTGCTTTAGAAGCAGGATTTTTAAATTTAAACACCCCTTTGTTTCCAGAAGACGTTTTAACTGCAAGCTATAGATCGGCGGATTTTGGACAAATAAATGATGAAATTTTAGCAGGAACTCCTGCTACGGTTACTAATACTTTGCCTGCCCCATACACCATAACGGCAGGAGAAAATGATAACATTATAATTCAAGTTGAATCTGTAATAGAATCTATTACTCTACCTATCGGTCTAAACGTAAGTTTAGATGAGATAATAGAAGCTTATAATTCACAAGCCTCTAATAGTTTTGCGACAAAGAATACCGCAGGTAATAGATTTATCATTTCAAGTAGAATTGCAGGAAGTTCAAGCAGTATTCAAATTCTTCAAGCAAACGGTAACATAAATTTAGGTCTTACCACAGGTTTAAACTCTGTAGGTTTTGGTGCTAATGGAGGAGAATTTGCATTTGATTTGGTGAACGCTCCTATTGAAATTAATTCATTTAAAGTTCCTCAAAACGGTAACACTTTTTATATCAGAGAAGCTAATGTTGCGAACAATTACCTGCCTGATACTTTAATACAAATAAATAATGATTTTTATTTAGTAGAATCTTCTAGTACGTCAAACAAAGCCACTCTTTTTTCAAATCCTGAACCTTTCAGAATAACTTCTGGCATCAACGACAAATTTATTATTGAAGTTGATGATGTCGAAAAAACTATCATACTCACATCTGGAGATAGAACTGCTCAAGATATTGCAGAAGATATAAACTTAATAGTAAGCATAGCCTCTTCAGTGACTATTAATAACCAAACAGTTGTTAAACTAGAGTCACAAAGTTCAGGAATAGGGAGCAGATTAAAAATTAAAGAAGGAACTGCTAACTTAATGTTAGGATTTACAAACAATCAAACAGATTCCGGTCTAACTGACACCATAATTACTGTGCAGGGTTTATTTTATACTGCTTATGAAAACCCTATTTTAAGAACGACAAAAAAACCTGTTACCTTCATTACTGAAACTAACAGCCCAGAAAAATGTGTTGCAGGTAGTAGCACTATCGAGTTTAACGGGGTAGATGTTACAAATAATTACAAACCTAACACAGTCATTAAAATCAACAATAACTTATACTCCGTTTTATCTTCAAGATTTGAAGACGGAAAAACAATAATTCAATTATTAAGTAGAACAGTAGCTCCGATATATCCTATAGATGTTATCCAATTTACTAGAAGACCTGTATTTTTAGAAGGTCAAACAGAGCTATCTTTCTTATCGACACCAATAATTGATCTTCCAATAACAGTGAAAGATAACAATGTTATTTTACAAGAAGGCATTGATTACACGATTAATGAAAACGGTACTATAACTTTATCTGATCTTAAAAAATTAAATTCAAGCTCTAGTATTCAAGCAAGCTACACAATATTTTCAAATATACCTGAAAATTCCACAATAGTTGCTACATATAAGTTTTTTTCAAACTTAAACGAAGGGAGCATTGTCAAAGCTTCTTACGAATTTATTTCTCCAGATCAATTTTTCTATGACGTTGTTTATGAAAATGATATTGCAGAAAAAATATTGGATAAAATCCGCTCTGAAAATGATAGTTTATCTAATCCTTCGTCCAGTGGTTACTCTGCAACGGCAGGAGGAGAAGAAGCTAATTCAGATTCAGGAAATGAAACTCCTAAGTGGGTAGAATACAAAGCTAGAATAGAGGACGGAATTGCCAAAAAATATTTTGATTTTTTTAATAACAGAATTAATGCTTTCACTAACGAAAGATTGAAGTACAACGGATGGATTGTTGGAGCAAATAACGGTGTAGTAACCGAATCAGATATTCAAAATATAGTTAATTCTTCATCGAGATTATTTCCACAAGGTTATAGCTCATCACTTCCTTTCAGAGTTCCAGCTTTAGATGGAATCAATCAAAATGATAATGGAACTACTACAGGAGGAACTACTAACAATACTATTGTTACTTATGTAAATAATGAAAAATCTAACATAAATTCTGAAACCTCATTACTCAATGTTATTTTATCTCTTCCTACTTTTTCTTTTCCTCTTCCGGGTCAAGAACCTGAAACTACAAGACTCACTTCGGAAGAGTATCAAGATTGGCTGAATCTTGTTCAAGGGGAAATAAATAACCAAAATCTGTATTTAGTTCTTTTAAATCAAGTAAATGATTTTCTATCTGTTATAATGGAAGAATTTAGACCTCCTTATGATATATCTTTTAACGAAGCTAAAGAATGGAGAGATAAAGTTAATTCTTTCATTTCAGATACGAATCAATCAAAATCTAAAAATCAAATTGATTTAACGATGGATATAAATCAAAATTCAAACATTACAAATAGACGTGATGTTACTAACCCTAGTCGTTTGAATGAAATAAATACATTTTTATCTAATTTGAATGATAGGTTATCTGAAATTTCCAATACTCTTACGTCAACGCAAGAAAATTTATTCAATAAAAGATATTCTTGGCTAACTTACAGAGCAAGTAGAGGTACAGGTACAGTATCTTCTATAAAAAGAGCCGTTGATTCTCAGAATTCTTCTAACGAACAAATAGGTATAAATAACACTATTCTTTCTTAATCTTATTTAACATGTCATCCAATTGATCGGATGTCATAAATTCTCCACCACATTCGCAAATGTAGGCTTTAGCATAAATCTCATATTCAGAGAAATATATATCTTTTTCCTCTGATAACTCTATTCCGCAATTAAGACATACAATCATTTTTTTATCACCCTTTCTAATTTTTCTAGTTCTTCTTGTACTTCAGGGTCAAAAATACTTATTGATCTTTCTTGAGTTAATTCTGAACCTTGTATTTTTGTTTGAGAAATTTTGTTCAAATATCTATCAGTCTGCTCTGAATATTTAGGTATATCGTTTGGTGATTTATTTAAACTATCTTCCATTTCTTTTTTAGAAACAGCTTTGCTTCCGCCAAAAATATTTTTGTCTTCTTCTCCAAAAGACATTTGAGATTTCATAGCTTCCATTTGTAAACGTCTCTGTTCAGCGAATTTTTCCATCTGTTCTTCATGTTGTTTTATTATTCTATCATGCACATCCATTTCACCTTTGATTTGCTTTTCTAGTTCTTTAACGAGATCATCTGAAGTTAAAATTGGAGCAGAGAGAATAATTTTATCTTCTTTATTTTTTAATCTTACGTTTTGTCGTCTTTTTAATTCTTCATTCCAACGATTCTTTTCTAATTGTTCTATACGCTTGATCTCTTTGCTTCCAATAAAAGCTGAAGCTATGAACTTAGAATGGATGAAATCATTTTCACTTTTTTCTCTTTCGTCTTCTCTTTGATTAAAACTAACCCAAACTTCTTGAGCAGTATTGTAATCTGAAAAACCTTTAATTAAACTGTTTAAAGCTTTGTGTTTATAAACTTCCCATTTGTATCTGGATTCTTTTTCATACAAATAACCCTCTAAATTTTCATAGCATTTAGTATAGTATCCTTGAAGATACCCCAATAATTGCATTATTCTATCTATGGTTTTATTTGAAAAAGAATTAAATAAATTAAAAACGTCTTCGTGAAGTTCTTTTCTGAATGGGACTATTTCTTGACCGTCAAAAAATACAAGAGAATATAAAAAATACAAAGGGACTTTGGAAGACGATGAATTTGTTATTAAATCAATGTATTTAAAATCGGAAGGGTTTAAAGCTTTTACTACAAAATTATAATTTCCAAAATTTATTCTTACAGGAACAAACCCGTCAAAAATTAAATTCTTTACTTGAAAATAATTGTCTTCAAAATCAGGAGTTTGAATTTCAATGAAGTCGTTTTGCGACTCAAGAAAGTATGAGTCATCTTCCATCTAAATTAAACCCCATTAGATCAATTAGTTTTCTTGTTTTTCGATAATTTTATCTACAGTTTCGCTAACTTTTTTAACATTTTCTTCTTCAAGATATTTATTTATTAAATCAGCGTTATCAAATTTAATCTGAGATTTGGATTTTTCTTCCATCTCAATGCCTAAGACAAGATAAGCGTTGAAAAGAATATCAGTTGCTTGTTGTGGTAACTTAGACAAAAAATTCTTCTTCAAATATAAAGATTTAGGCATAGAAGAACCACTATCATCTGTTATTTCTTCTTCTAATTCTTCATCATCAATACTAGAAATGGAAAAACCTAAAGTTTCTTGTTTTAATCTTAAAAGATATTCTATACCAGATAAATCTGAAACTAATTTGTGAAGTTGAATTTCTTCTATGCTTTGCAATGGTCGAAGTTTTACCTTCATACCATGAACTTCTACTTCTTTAGTTTGAATTGTTGATGCGTGTAATTCAGCGAATTTTTTTGAAAGTTTTTTTATATCCATATTTTATATTATAGTTAAAGGGAGTAAAAAATTAACTTTTACTCCCTTAAAAAATTAAATAGCTTTGTAAATGTTAGACTGGTAAGCGTCATTGCCTCCAAGACCAGCATCAATAAATTCATTGTAAGTAGAGTCAGCGTCCACAACGTCAGTAACAATAATTTCTACGTTTTCTTGAACCATCGCAGCATCAGAAGTAAACTCGGTGCTCCAGCTTGTCATCCAACAACCCTCAAAAATAGTGATGAGAGCTTTTACAGTTTGACCTGATATTGTTAAATCTTTAGTGCCTGAAGCTGTAGCATTTTCTGTAAGAGAAGATAAAATAAGCTCATGTTTTATATCAAAAGGGAACTTATGATGTCTTAATGATCTTACAACTCCTGAAGTACCTGACTTGTATCCAAACACTTGGAAAACATTAGCAAGATATAAAGCAGTTCTAACGACAGAAATAGTCATTGCCTCTGTTACGCCCGGAACAAGTTCAGCAATCATGTCTCCGTAACCAATCCCTCTAACCTGTTCAACATTTCGTGATTCATTAGGTGAAAAACTTGCCATTGCTCCAATTTGAAGTAATTGATTACCTTCTGCCGCAGGAGCAAAAATTCTGTTTTTACTGCTTACGACTGATCGTGTCTGAGGAGTTGTCCCCGAACGATAAATGCGTGAATTTGTAGGAATAGCCATAATATGAAACTCCGATAAAAAAAGTTCTTAAAGTCTGTATAAATGATTTAATAATTGATTATCTATATTTTTATACGTTCCCACTAAAGAACTAACTCATTATGTCATTTTTATTATGCTATTATTTTATACAGCCTAAATCTGAGATTTTTCCATATAAAAAGTCGCTGTAGCCATCTCCGCTGCAACTCCCACTCCATTTTTAGTGCAAAGTCTAATCAAAGATTTTTGCTTATAATTTAATTCAGGAGAAAGAAGAAAAATAAAAGGAAAACACATCACATCGTTTTGTAATTCTCCTGCCGCAGGAATTACAGGATATGAGTTATTACACCAATTTATTAAATCTTTAATTGAACGGTAATAGGCTCTTGATATTCCAAACCCTAAATCAAAAACAGAACTGCTAAAATTTCCATAATTTTCTAAGTTCGCTCCTGCCCAAGTTTCAAAAATTATAGTGTCATTAAAAGCAATATTTTTTGATACTTGAATTTCTACGTGTTGAATTCTTAAAGTATAGCCTGTTTGAGGTTTGATAATAAAATCAGCTAAATTATTTGAGCTAACTCCATCATTATGCCAAAAATCGGCTGAAATACTTCCAGCTTGCGGGGAATTAAAACTTACTGAACCATTTTCAAAATCTACTGAATATTCCGAAGAATTTAGTAAAGTACCGTTTGAATAAACTTTAACTTCACGAAGAGATATTGCTGATAAGCTTCCATCTTTTTCTAAAACTTTATTATGATCTAGCGTTAATTTAGGATTATGTATATTAATCCAGTGTCTTTTTCCTACAGGTGCTTGATACATGTTACCACTTACCAAACTGAGACTTTGGTTTGTAACTTGAATAGAATTTTGATACCAAGTAGTTCTATCAGAAAAATCATGTGAAACGATTGTAAAAGTTTCTGTTCCTTCTCTACCTCTTCTCAAAGAAGGCTCGAAGATTGGGATATTTTCCTTATTAATTGGAGCCGTATAATCTGAGGCAGGTAAATGATTTGACACTAAACTATCCAAAGTGTCTTTATCTAATTGAGAGAGAGCACTTTTAAAATAGATTTGTACGTTTTCACCCTCAGTAGAAATATAACTTAAAGCTGTTACAATAGAGCTTTTTCTAATTTCTTCAGAAAGTTGGGTAGGGTTAATTACTTTAATATAATCATACTTAATGTCAGCCATTTATTTTCTCCAATTACGCAATTTTTATAATATCAATAATTCTAGCTTTAGCTGTTGCTGTTCCGCCCGAAGTTCTCCAGTAAATATCTATAGACTGTCCGTTAGTCACTGTTACTATGGCATTTACCGCCACAGGAATAGTGTTTAAAGTTGAGTTACCTGTAGAGTTACGAGGTTGAATCACTCTTTCACTTCCAGAAACCTGTGAACCGCCTTTATAAATACTAACAAAAACAGAAGCTCCTACAGTATCTTGAGATATTACGGTACTAAAAGTCACCAAATATTTACCTGCCGAAGGTGATAAAGTCATTCCTGACATTAAAACATCGGAACTACTCGTTGTTGTTGTATCAAGTGTGGCAGAAGCTTCATTGTTAGCTAATGAAGCTGGACCTGTTGCTCCTTGGACTCCTGTTCCACCTTGGACACCTGTAAATCCTAGTACCCCAGTTGTTCCTTGTACCCCTGTGTAACCGTCAACTCCAGTTTCACCCTGTACGCCTGTATTTCCTTGGATGCCTTGAACTCCTGTGGTTCCTTGGACTCCTGTCGCTCCTTGGACTCCTGTTTCACCTTGAACACCCGTTTGACCTTGGACTCCTTGTACCCCAGTTGTTCCTTGAACACCTGTGGTTCCTTGGACTCCAGTTGTTCCCTGTACTCCAGTTTCACCTTGAACACCTGTGGTTCCTTGGACTCCAGTTTGACCTTGGACTCCAGTTGTTCCCTGTACCCCAGTTTCACCTTGAACACCTGTTTGACCTTGGACACCTGTGGTTCCTTGGACTCCAGTTGTTCCCTGAACTCCAGTTTCACCTTGAACGCCTGTGGCTCCCTGTACTCCAGTTTCGCCTTGGACTCCTGTTTCACCTTGAACACCAGTTTCGCCTTGGACTCCAGTT